TTTATTCCACTTTTATTCAAAATTCTAAAGTTGAAAAGGAAAAGTTAAATCTTATTTTATATCCCAAAAAATCAAAATCCACCAAACCTACCAAAAAACACATCCCTATTGACGATGTTGTTCACGGAAATATACAAGACTAAGTTTATTATAATGTAAAATTTGTTGTAATGTAAAAATATAAGTAAAACCTTTTTTCTATATTGTGTTATTAGTCGAGCTTTCCACAAAGTAGCCTTTGTTCTTCCTCTAAAAATGAATTCGATGGTGGTAAAAAGAAAGATACAAAATCCGTTGCCAGTCCAACAACCAAATCCAAAACACTATCAACTTCGGGATACAATGCTTTTATTTTATGTAGTAGGGTTGAACACGTATTATCTTCTGGCTGATAATACAGTATTTTCGTAAGATGCGCAAATACTTTTTTTGCGTAAGAATAGTATTTGATTTGTTTGTCTCTTAATTTTGGCAATAACATATTTGCTGCAATTATACAGACACGATATTTCATACCCCAGAGCCCGTCTTCATCATGCAACGCTTTAATCATACTTTTAATGCTATCGTCATATTCATCAAATGTAGTTGATAACTTACGTAAAGTCAATGCCGCCTCTACTCTCTCGGTTGAGAAATAGGCGGAGCTTTCAAGTATCTTACATAAATGATATGTATCCGTTATTTGTCTGATTTGTTCTTCACAGCAAATTCGTCGCCCTGTCATTTGTTTTTGTTTATTTTATCTGATAGAGAATCTACAAATCAATTTTACGTAAGAACGACAATTTTCTTCTTTCCAAATAAAATTGATATTAAATGTATAATATGTATATCCAAAATGGATGAAATTAGATGTAGTGGAGTTTGTGAAAAAATGTTCATACCAATAAAAAAAACAAGTCATACATGTGCTCAATGTATACAATTTTTCAAAATAAATTGTTGTGTAGAATTGTGCAAAGAAAAACGAACTATTGAAAATTCATTTTGTTGGAGACATCAAGATTCACATTCTGATACAAATCGAAAAATGTGCACCAATTCAAATGGTGGTTCATGTAGAGAACGATTACTTCTATCTGATGCAAATAAAACATGTAACACATGTAGAGAAAAAGATAGAAATAGCACAAATAAACGAAATAGAATTAGAAAAGAAACATATCCACCATATGATGAACAAAATAATAAATTATGTGTTCGATGTTTTAAATATTTTAATGTAGAACAATTTATTGGTGAAAAGGGTGACGTAATTGGATGTAAGGCATGTCGAGATAAAGATAAGAAATGTGATGCAACAAGAGACCATGAACATCGATTGGAAGTTGCTCGCAAAAATGACAAAAGCGATGCAAATATTTTGAGAAAAAAAGAATGGGAAACAAAAAATATCGATAAACGAAAAGGTTATTTTCAAAAAAGTAGAGCCAAATCTATTGTTACTGATTATAAAGGTTATTTAGAACGTAATGCAATTATGGCAGATAAATGGAGAAAAAACAACCCAGAAAAGGTTGCAGAATATTATGCTCGTAAAAAGAATGACGTAACTTTACGTTATAATGTGTACCTAATATCTGCTCGTGAAAAAAATATAGCGTTTGAACTGTCGCAAGAACAATTAACCGATATTATTTTACTTCCATGTGCATATTGCGGAATTATTCAGGACAAAGGATTTAATGGAATTGACCGAGTAGATTCTGCCAAAAATTATACGATAGATAATTGTGTTAGTTGTTGTGAAATGTGTAATATGTTAAAAGGTTCATTATCCGTAAATACATTTATAAAACGTATAGAACATATTTTAGCTTATCGCGGAATTACTGGAAATACACTATACCCAAATATGTTTATTAATCATGCTGGGTGTTCTTATATTTCGTGCGAATAATAAAAATTTACTTTTTGAAATAAATGAAAGTAGATTTGATGAATTACAAAGGCAAGATTGCTATATATGCGGTAAAGTTTCTTCCGATATACACACAAATGGAATTGATAGAATTGATAATAGTCTTGGTTATATTGAGTCGAATATAGCAACATGTTGTGGAGAATGTAATATTATGAAACGCCATTATTCATTAACTGAAATGATGGATAAATGTATATTAATTGTTTGTTATGAAAATACAAAAAATACAGAATGTGAATTAGTAGAAGCAGAAGCAAATGTGCAATTAAAAATAGATTATAGTTGTCAAAGTAATGAAAAAATAATTACAAAAAATCATGAAAAATTAACAAAAGAACATAACAAATATAAAAATGCGCGGAAGGCAAATACATTTAAAAATTCGGAAGAAATACTAAAAAAATGATAAAACTATGTATTATAATTCGTTCCATATCGTTATGGCATGAATTTTTTTTATTGTTAACGTTTTTTTTATTTTTTATTATTGTTAATAAAATTTTATATATAACAAATAGCAAATATGATGTATCTAATTGGAATAGGCGCTCAACTACCCCTAATTTTCACTAGGGGGATGGACTGTATCTTAAGCAGACTCCGGTTGCTTACACCTTCATCATCTACCGACTACCGTTCAGTCTCTGACGGCAAACCATGGACTAGCAAATCGTCTTTAGGTTTTAACCATGCGGATCGTCCAATCTTTAACATTATTACAATACCCAAGTTCTATTCTTGGCCATGTGCAGATTTCTCATACACACTTTGTAGTTAAAGCTCTAAGGAGTTCCCCGAACAACAAGTAATCTTGCAAGGAATTCAATTCCTCACTAACAACCGACTAATAATACAGGAGTCAAACCGAGGTTATCCGCAAACATTGCCTGTTTGTTTGCAGCGTGTTGTTTTTCTGCGCCATTATTGATAATTGTTAATAACATCTTTACGAAAAAGAAAATTATATGTTCCAAAAAATCAACGTTAACGCCAGCCATTCCAGACATTACTCTTAAGATATTATAATTGACTGCATATACTCGAACTTTGGCAGTTGCAGTTCCGGCAACAGTTCCCGATGAAAGGACCAATTGTAGAACAGCGTTGTCAATTCGAGAGAAATTGCAGGACCCGCTTGGCTGGTGTTCCTCAGGGCGTAGCGCAAAGGAATACACATTAATACCAGTATCAGGGTTACGGGTGTGGTGTTGATATGGTTGACACACATCAAAGTATGAACCTTCACGTTCAGTGAAACGGTCTTGTCCATTCAACTGCAGTTTGGCAGTCACGCAAGGATTTTCACCCCAGCAGTGCATGTCCAAAGCGGTTTCTGACAGAACGAACGTTCCTGCATCGGACACATAGGAACCCGTTGGATTGCCTCCATTTGCAGGGTCAAAGGGCGCATAGTTTGTAGCACTGTCCCAGTCGGAAGTGGCGGAAATGTTCTGGACATCACCCGCACCCGCCATTTGGAAAAGACCAGATGCAGTAATGACCGAGTTCATTCCGGCAGTTTCAGCAGGACCTCCGAATGCGTGGATAGCGTTCGGCAACGCATCAATCGCATCGGTATAGTTGAAAGGCTGGGCTCCGAGGGTCTTGAACAGAACCGACCCGTTCTCCAAGGAGGCACAGTAATCAACGTTGGCATCCGGCTGAACAACCCAGATGAGTTCTTTACATGGGTGATTGAAATTCAACTTGATTTTATTGGCAGACGAACCGACGGATTCATCACCAGTGAATTGCAGTTGTTCAATCAGATATTCATGGGGGTTTTGTGCCATTTTACGACGTTCATCCGTGTCCAAGAAGATGTAGTCGATGTAAAGGGATGCAGCAACCAAGGACTGTTGATAGGCGGAAGTGACCGATGCCACACCCGAGTATCCAGCTTGGAGAGTCTTGACTGCCCACAAACATTCACCGATAGGACGGAAATCGATGTTAATTTTAACTTCGTGATACTGTAAGGCAATAAGAGGCAATGCAAGTCCGGGGTTTCGGCAAAACCAAAATAACAGAGGCACATAAAGGGTGGTTTCAGGAAGTGCGTTACGAGGAGCACACACTTGAGAAGGTCCACCGGAGGATGCGCAAGGACCGGTAATATTGGCAAAGGTTGGGTCTGTAATATAGGTCAATTGGGTGGTGTTACCAATAAGCTTGAAGTAACCACGAAGTTGCTCCGAAGTCTGGGTCAATTGATTCCAGATATGCATCCAGTCACCGTATTGACGGTCAATGCGTTGTCCACCAATTTCGACTTCAACTTGGGCGATGATTTGTTCTCCGATGAAATCCAACCAACGAGCATACACACCGTCGTTATATGTTCCCGAGGTAGGAACCATCGACTGATTAATTTCGGGCAAGGTTAATTGGAGATAGGTGCGGTATGCCAAATCACCATTTCTGGAAATAGTACAGGTTACGCGACGACCGAAATCGGCTTGACCATTGAATGTCTGTTCAATGGATTCCATCGCGAAGTTCGTGTGGCGTCGGTAAGACACCTTCCAGAAAGTAATGTCTGGTGTTCCCGTTAGGAACACATCTTGTGCGCCATAGGCGACTAGTTGCATCACGTTTTATGCGTAAACAGCGAAGAATATCCGCCATTTACGCATAAATACCAGAGTATAAACTATAAGGCATTTCCTCCTTATATCCTCCCTGTGCGTTTTTAATCGGCACAGCACTCTCTCGAGTGGGTCTAGACTTTATCTTAAGCGGTCATTAGCACTTGTCAAATGCTTCTCGCCCATCCACGTCAAGTCGTTGAGGTTCGACCATATCCTAACATAACGGACACAGGTCGCTACCTGCGGATTGCCCTATAATATATACATTTTTACTATACCCAAAGTAGTTAGCTTTGGCCACTAGGATGTTTCCAACATAGTTTAGTAGTATATACTTTCAGGGTGTTCCCGCATATTGGAGATGTTGCCATTACGATACAATATAAATATTGTATTTATAATGACTTGCCCTGCTTTTGACAGAACACGCCCCTGATGCTTTTTGAGGCTCCTCCCATTTTGGTGTTATAGTATGCCTAAAGATATTATCCGCCAGATGAACCAATCTTGCCTACATTTGTTTTTTATTATGCGTTTTCGGCAATTAATTGTATCACATTGTAGGCAATTCATTTATTGGACGTGATGAACATCAGCCAAACTATATACAGTGATTTGGTATATGTTTACACATATCCAAGAAACAATATAAAGACGTAACACAATAATATGTATATTATGACAACTCTTTCTTCTTCTTCCGCTTCCGCTTTATCAGCGCCTCTTCCGATACTTAATATTGTGCATTTGATTGAGAAAAATCCGATTATGAGATTTCAAAACAACACATATCAGAACAAACTTATCCAAAAAATACAACAAAACTTTACCGAATCACACCAACAACTATTTATTGGTAGTTTTTACTGCTATTTAAACTACACGAAAACAGATTTTGTTATTGATTTGGATAATATTTGGAAATGGTTGGGATTTACAAGAAAAGACCACTGTAAAAGATTGTTGGAAAAATATTTTATAATAAATATTGATTATATAGTTAGCGCTCCACCGATCGGTGGAGCGTTCTTTTCGGACAATAAGGTCGAAAAAGCTGCTCCCCCGATCGGGGGAGCAGCTTTTTCGGAAGACAAAATAAATAAGGGTGGAGCTGGTATAAATAAAGAACGAGTGCTTTTAAGCGTAAATACTTTTAAAAAATTATGCATAAAATCAAATACAAAAAAGGCGGACGAAATTCATGATTATTTTATCAAATTAGAAGAAACCATACAAGAAGTCATTAATGAAGAAAGTTATGAATTACAACTTCAATTGTTACAGTCCAAAGAACAAATCCAACGTCACGAAAAACATGAAAAACAACAAGTATGTGCTTTTGATAAATTACAACAAAGTAAAGTTCTTGAAAAACACAATATGTTATTACGAGAATTTGCAAATAAAGGTTCTATTGTATATGTGGTTAAAATTAAAACATTTCACGATGGTAAATACATAATTAAAATTGGAGAGAGCCGGCGTGGAATAGAACAACGATATAACGAACATAAATCGCATTATGATGAGTGTATGATTTTGGATTGTTATTCAGTTACACATAGCAAAGATTTTGAATCCTTTTTACATCATACCCCCATTATACAAAATAATAAAGTCACTAATTTATCTGGTCACGAAACAGAGAATGAATTGTTTTTGATAGGAACCGATTTGACATATGGTATGGTAACAAATATAATCAATACGCACATTCGACAATTTAACTCTCCTTATGGAATAGAAGATATTGAAAATATTATAATAAAGTGTTTATCGAATCAATCGATACATCCGCCGTCAAACAATGATCTGGCTGAAATAGTTATTCAAAACAAAATACTTCTAACAAAAATGCAAGGATTAGAAACAAAAATCCAAGGTTTGGAGAAAACGATTCAAGAATTAAAATATTCGGTGGATAAAAGCCAATCCAAAATAACAACGGGATTTGGTGAAACGCATCCGAACATTGGTCCAAGAGTGCAGAAAATTCATCCAGACACATTACAATTGGTAAATGTATATGAATCCGCAAGTGATTGCATGAAAGAAAATAGTAATATTAAACGCCCCAGTTTATCAAAGGCTATTTTAGAAAACACTATATATTGTGGATTCAGATGGGCGAATGTCGACAGAGAGATGAATCCAAATATAATTTCAATTGAGCCAACCAAAATAACTCGCCAACAAAATTTGGATTATGTCGCAAAACTAAATCAAGAAAAAACACATATTGTTGCGTTGTATTTGGACCGAAAAACGGCATCTATAAAAAATAAATATCCAACGGACGCGTCGTTGGACACGGTCGTTAAAAAAGGCACACTATCAAATGGATATTATTATGTTTTATATGAGAATTGTAGCGACGACATGCGACAAATATTTGAACAAAAAATAGGGTCAAAACCTGTTTTATATAAAGACGGAATTGGTAAATACGATATAAACAACCGTTTGGTTCAGGAATACACGTCAAAATACAATTGCACCAAAATGGATATTATTAGTGAAAAGACACTGAAAAAGGCACTCAATGAAAATAAACCATATTGTGGATATTATTATAAACGTATTGTGGATAAATTATATCTTGGAAATGCGTAATTATCACATCATGTAAAGATATTATTTCGGCACACATATGAAAAGAAATATATTGTGTAAGCATCTTCCTCCATATTGTAACAATAATCAGCTCACTTCCTTTGTTGTTCAACTTATAAAAAATTGAAAATCTTTTTTTATAAGTATTTGTATTATTATAACCCTTACCCAAAGAAAACTCTTACCCCCCAAAAGATGCCTCTCGTAAAAAAATATACTTCATCAAAGTTAGAGGAGTCGATTGATAAACTAGGATTACAGCAATTTGATGTAAAGGCTGACGGAGATTGTCTATTTCACTCCTTGGTATTTTTGTTTAAAGACCAAACCGTTACATCAAAAGATATACGAAAGAAAATGGTTGATTATATATGTGAAAATAGTGAAATCTATGAGTATATTACAGTAATGGGAGGATATGGCGATAGAATGCATATTTTAAGAGAGGAACTGGAATATATTTCAAATCCAAAAACATACGATGTTCCAATATTTGATTTGTTTCCTGTGATAATAGCAAGTGCATTTCAGATAGAATTGCAAATATATCCTTGGCAATCAAACGATGAAAACGATATAGGAATAACCGAATGTGATATGGAATCGTATATGCCGTTAAACCCATCTGTGTATGTGCCTATTATAAAATTATTATATGTTGATGGAATTCACTATAAACCTATGGCATACGTTGGTGAAACCGACATGAAACTTCTTCCACCAGAAAAGAAAAAAAGACGAAAAAATTATTAGTGCGACTGTCCAACTAACAACTAACTTTAAATCAATATAGCGATAAGCCTACATATCATCGTCATGTTACGATTAATGCAAATAAATCGGTATGACCCACATATTCATCTTTTTTACATAAATAATAATTATTGATTGTATTATTTGTTTTATGTAGTTCAATTACATGCAACAATTCGTTTTTCCAGTCATATATATCTCTCAAAACATCATCTTGAATCATTCGCACAACCGAATACTGATTTGCATTTGCTTGTGTTTGTTTGTAATTGTCATTTTCTAATGTTTTTTCGGGAGAAGACCAATTGGATATTTGTTGAAAGTGTTGTGGTCCGTCCAATTCAATAATAATTTTTAATTCGGGAATGCAAAAGTCGAAGGGAAGATGATTTCTTTTTTTACACCAATCTTGTTTAAATTGCCGTTGAATAGTCGGAAAGATGGTAACGAGGTATTCATATAATTTTTGCTCGGTTTTATTAACACAATAGGGACACCAAGAATTTTTGCCAGAAATACTATTCAATGATGAGCTAAATTCGTGTGCACATTTGTCACATTCAAACCAAAAATTTTTATTTGATTGTTTAAATACATCGCGAGGACGCACTATATTTTTATCGCTCCAAAACTTGGATTTTTCATGGGATGAAAATGAATTGTTAAAACATACATTACAATCGTTATTTTCGCATAATTTTCGATTTGCACAATAGGGACACCACTGATTATTTTTGCCCGAAATATCTGCTAATCGTGAATTAAAAGAGTGTGTGCATTTGTCACATTCAAATAAATATTTTTTATCAGTTGATTTAAATATGTGACGAGGATGAACTTTATTTTTATCACTCCAAAACTTGGATTTTTCATGGGATGAAAATGAATTGTTAAAACATACATTACAATCGTTATTTTCACATAATTTTTGATTTGCACAATAGGGACACCACTGATTATTTTTGCTCGAAATATTAGCTAATTGTGAGCTAAATGTATGTGTGCATTTGTCACATTCAAACCAATATTTTTTATTTGATTGTTTAAATACATCGCGAGGACGCACTATATTTTTATCGCTCCAAAACTTGGATTTTTCATGGGATGAAAATGATTTATCGAATGGAATAATATTCATATATTTAATACAAATAGCCATCAAATATAAGTCAATTTTCTTCCAACAAAAATATGTGGCGTTTAAAATATAAAAAGGTAAAACCGTCTATATATAAAAACAATGGAACATATTGACCGAGTTTTTTACATAAATTTAGATAAGCGTCCAGACCGAAATATATCCATCCAATACGAACTGTCTCGAATGGGAATTCCTTCACACAAAATTGAGAGATTTTCTGCTTTTGAATATGGACAAATAGGATGCGCCATGTCACATAAACGAGTGCTCCAAATCGCCCAAGAACGGGGATACAAAAACATTTTTATTTTTGAAGACGATTTTCAATTTACGGTATCTTCTGACCAATTTAAAAAAGAATTATCGACATTTTTCGAGAAATCCTATAGTCGAAATTTTCAGGTGCTTATGTGTAACTATTTATGTAAAAAATGCGTGCCATTGGACTCACAATTGAGTATTGCTCGTCAATGCAGTGATGCATCGGCATATCTGGCGAATTATACGGTATTTGCCCCGTTAATTCAAACATTGGAAGAAGGAAACCGGCTACTTTCGGAAACGGGCGAACACTGGAATTATATGAATGACCAAATATGGAAACGATTGCAAGATGATGGAACAAATAAGTGGTTCATGCTGAATAAACCGGTTGGAAAACAAAGCGACTCACAAAGCAATTTGGCAAATCAAACAACCTATATCTTTGTTTAGTTACATTATAAAATTATTACTTCACCTGAAATATTAATTGGTATTGTTACTGGATGTGTTGGTGGTGTTTTTGGATTAAATATCTATATAAATAATAGGATGGATATAATCGAAAATAAAATGGAAAAAAGATTTGAACAAATGGAAAGAAGATTTGAACAGAGTGAAAATAAAATGGAAAGAAGATTTGAACAGAGTGAAAATAAAATGGAACAAAGATTTGAACAAATGGAAAGAAGATTTGAACAAAAATTTGAACAGACGGAAAGAAAATTTGAACAAAAATTTGAACAAAATGAATTAAAAATGGATAAAATTATTGATATAATAAATAGAAAATCATGGTTTTAGAAATGTTAGCTATTATACTCCTCCAATTTTTATTAAATCTTGGCTTGTGCCATACATATAAAAATGCAACAATGCAAACATAAGCATTTTTTCACATCTAAATTCAGATTTAATTTTATAATAAAACACAATAGTTTCATTTTTTAATTCATCTCTCTCTTTTTGGATTTGGTCTCGGGGGTGGTTTTCTTTTTGGATTGTTTCTTTTTGGATTGTTAATGATTGAATAATATCGAGAGACGAGAATCCCTTTTCATACCATTCTGTAACAATATCGGTTATTTGGACGGGCGTTAAAACTTGATTCTCAAACCCCGACAATAGATTGCAATATGAACTACGCATGGACATGTAATATTGATGTAAATTTCCCATTTCCGGTAACGGCACACATATTTCACAAAATCGCGATAATATTGGATTCAATAGTTTATTTTTGTTCTCCACAATAATAAAAAATCGGGTATTATGACTAAACAGTTCAATGCATCTTCGCAATGCAGACTGTGCATCTACGGTAAGAAAATCGGCATTTAGCAAAATAATAGATTTGAACGCGACTTCCTCGCCCTTTTGAATATTGGTTTTTGCGAAAAATTTGAGTTCTTCTCGAATAAATTTGATGCCTTTTCCATGACAACAGTTTACAAATAAAACATTGTCTTTTATATGATTTTTATCGTGATAAATATCATTTATAAATCGATGCATTAATGTTTTTTTTCCACTTCCGGACGGACCATAAAAAATAATATGGGGAATTTTATTGTTATGTCGTAAAAAGGTCAGTTTTTTATATATGTTGTAATGAATGGTAGAATCAATTATATCGTTCATATTGTTATACGTGTATAAAATCTATTTTTTATCTTTTATCTTTATAGACAATGGATGTAAATATAAAAAATATTGTATTTACTGAAACCAATGCAAAAAAAGATAAACTGCAAAACAACCAACAACAAAACCAAAAAAAAGAGTTCAGTTCGCCCGTGTTAATAAATCGAGATGTGGTGCATACCGAAAAATGGGTGCATTCGACCGCAGATGAAGCGAAAGATGCATTGTTGTTACTACATAATAATCCAACTATACAAGGGTCAGCGCCTTTGGCAATCGTCGAATTACTTCGTAATCAGATTCAACAAAAATTATATGGATATAGAGCACAAGATATAGAAAAACATGTGTGGTCGGAAATTCAATTTATTTCTTTTGATAAAACAGTTGAAAAACTCATTGGTTCAAATCTGATTTGTTATTACTGTAAAGAGCCCGTATTATTATTATATGAAATTCGAAGAGACCCGAAACAATGGACACTGGAACGAATCGACAATAAATACGGACATTGGACGGACAATATTGAGATTGCGTGTTTGGCATGCAATATTCGTAGACGAGTCATGCAAACGGAGAGATATATGATGACAAAACAAATTATGCGATATCCAGTCATAAAAATGGACTAATATAAATAATATAGTATTGTATTTTATAATGAAAGAAGATATAAATAATATAGTATTGTATTTTATAATGAAAGAAGATATAACTAATAGATTATCTAATCGTTTTTTTCAAGAACACAAACCTGATATAGATGTCGAAGCATGGAACTGGATGGTAAAAGAGACCCAACGAGGCTTTAAAAATAAGTTTCATGAAGAGAGACGAATATTATTATTTAATAAATTAAAATATGAAATTATGTTTAATTTGTATGATGGAAACATAAAAATGAATAAACAGATAGATAATGATATGAAAATGTATATGAATATTCGCCAAATACCATATACACCAGTATAGGTCCAATATCTTCATATGTCGAGTATATTTTCGTCATTATGCGTCTCCCCAAAGGGACCTTTGGGGAGACACGGTCTACGACAAATAAACATAGGGATTCAAGAAAATTGAATGTAAAAATCCTCTATTTTATATTAAACACACATGTCTTCTTTCAAAATAAATCTGGACCAAATCAATCAAAAGTCGGATGATTACTTGATAAAAATGAAAGAAAGTTTAAAAAATAAATATATGGAAACGATAGCCTCTCCAAACGGTTTAACCTCTCCAAACGGTTTAACCTCGCCAAACGAATTCTTGGAATTTCTGTTTGAATATGAAAAACAAGTATTCGACCCGTCCGAGTTTGCTCCTTTAAAACGCGAACGAAGTAAAAACACGGTTCCATTAGTCAATCGGTGTTGCGGAAAACGTTCGGACGGTTCACAATGCACGCACCGAAAAGTAAAAGAAACGAATTTTTGCGGAACACATATGAAAAACTTATCCTATGGAAGCGTGGACCCGGTGTTATCCAATGAATCTTTATTGGGAGAAAAGGGTGAAACGGAATGTCATCGACTGCTAACATATGCGCGAGAAATTCGCGGTATTTGTTATTATATAGATGAATTTAATAATGTATATCGAACCGAAGATATTGTAAATAATATGGAAAATCCTCGTATTATTGCGAAATGTATTATTGATGCAGAGGGCGAATATCATATACCGGCTCTCGGAATATAACAAAAGACTTTTTATCCAGAAACAAATACTTCTTTATCCAGAAACCCAGAAACAAATACTTCTTTATCCAGAAACACCCGAAAATAGAAACCCGTTATTTATATCCGTAGATGGACTGCTTGTTATAATACAATTGGATGAATTTATCGTAGTAAAATTACCGACCATTCCCGAAACTATATTTGTATATGAATAATTGGGAGCTAAATTTGTAGTAATAGTTAATCCGACTTGAACTTTAATGTCATAGATAAATCCCGGTTGGGTAAATAAAAACAAATTTCCGACCAAGAGCGTTCCACTGAAAAATGTCGCCGAAAAATTCGCTGACTGATTTTGCACATTTAATACCAAAGGCAAAAAGTCGGATTGAACAATGGGCGCAATGGTTTGTGATGGATTTGCGTTCGGGTCATTACTACTGATAAGAGTGGAATCGTAGTACACATATACATATATATTTGAAATAGATACGACAATTTGATTTCCGTTTGGTGGTTGATTCGTAATATTATAGTTTTTAACAATCGCTCCTCCCTGTAATGAAATACCGACGGGAGAAGTGAATTGAAAATAATATGTATTATTTGTTATATTATTTTGAATATACAATGTAAAATATTCGGTTAATAGGTTTATAAGAATGTCATTTGTTGTATATGTCGACCATGGCAAAGTATCATTCGGATTAATAATTCCGTAATTGCGAACATTAAATGCATAATTATAGAGAGGTATCGTTGGGTCGTAATTCAATAAAATAACGGGTCCGGGCACATCACATGACGAAGTCGGTGTGGCGAGGAGTTCATCGGCAACACATTGCACAATACCATTTGAAATATCGACCAGAGTTTGTTGAGATATTCGGTTGTTTCCGGAGACGAGTTGTGCATATAATTCGGCTTTTGTGAAATTATTTGTTTTTGTATTGGTCGCATTGGCTTTATATTTAAGAATTTCGGTTTTACGACGCATATCCAATTGAAATTGTGTGTATTGTGGATATGGACTAACTGGGTTAAATCGGACAGGAGGAGGAATAAGCAGTTGTCGCCGAGCGCGCTGTAGACAAATATCGGTCATATTGTAATAAATAGACGATTGATTGGACATGTATTATATGTATGATATAATATATATATATGCAAAACAATAGACCATTTTTTATGGAACAGCATCCGCAAAACTCGTCGTCGTCGACAAAAAGAAGTGCATCGTCGTCGAGTTCATCGTCATCAGAAAAAAACTCATCCTCAACAACGGAAACAAGTGATTTGGTAATTACGCGAGAAAATGAAGAAATCCTTTATTCGCATTTTAAAGATACCTATTCCGACTTATCTATTTTAACGATGAACGGGTGTTCTATTTCATCTCTCCCCCTATTACCCGAAAAACTCATTCTAATAAATATTTACAACTGTTCAAATCTTACATATATACACGCCAACACTATTCCAAAAAGTGTTACTTTTTTAGAAATAGTTCGATGTCCTAAACTGAGTAAATTGGATATTAAAGATAGCAATATTGATACGTTACATTTAGAGGGGATAACAATTCCTACATTAGACCAATTTCCGGATTCACTTAAAATACTATCCATAACAAAATCGGATGATAATCGCGCAAATATTCGGCAACATAATAATATTATAACGCATATAAAAAACATTAAAAATCTTCCTGATGGATTAAACGAATTGGAGATTATTGGATTGAATGTGTGGATCGACCGATTTCCGGAAAACGTATCAAAATTAACATTGACTGGGAGTCAATATGAACAAAATGTTCAGCAGTTGTTTAAAATGCAAAGAACAAAGAAAGACAAAAAAACCTTTTTAAAAAAGGTAAATGATTATTTGGCAATTTCGGGAAATTTTGCGAACGCCTCTCCATTATCCTCCTCCTCGGAAGAAGAAGAACCAATTATGTTTTATGAAGATAGAGGACCGAATAAAAAACGTCCATTACAGGATACAGGTATAAAAATAAAGAAAACTCGCGCAAAAAAACATGCAGAAGCAGTAGCTGAAGCAGAAGAAATTCCTTTAGTAACACATGTAAGTCCTGTTTCAGAAGAAGGTTATGATTATTATTTGGATGAAAATGGCAATCGAGTAAATGTGCCATTAATGACAGAAGGAGTTGGAGAACGTATTAATACAAAACCATATTCGGCAGGACGTAAAAAACAAAATTATAAAACTAAAACAAATAAACGAATAAAAAAGAACAAGACAAAGACAAATAAAAGAAGAAACGCCTAATTTCACTTAGAAATCTTGAAAATATAATTTCCAAACATATATATATAATATGGTACGTTGTCCAAATGGAAGTCATAGAAATAAAAAAACAGGTGAGTGTGATAAAAAGGAACAACCCAAACCACAAGAAAAACAACCACAAGAAAAACAACCACAAGAAAAACCGCAAAAAAAACAACAACAACAAGAAAAACCGCAACCACAACAACAAGAAAAACCGCAACCACAACCACAAGAAAAACAAAAAATAAAACGATGTCCAAATGGAACTCGAAAAAATAAAAAAACTGGTAACTGTGACAAAACGGAACAAGTGAATCCGGTTTATCCAATCCATGTCACACCCGTGTTCGAATTCCCGTTCGAGGGTCAAACTTTTCATCCAGCTCAAAAAGCTACCTCTGTAGAAAAAGAACAACAACAACAACAACAACAACAAAAAGAAAACCACCGACAACAACCACAACAACCACAACAACCCCGCCAACAACAACAACAACAACAACAACAAAAAGATACATCTGAAGAAACTCGTTTGCGTTCAATATGTCCGGATAGTGATTATTGCATTGGATTTGGGAAAGAACTTGAACGCATCCGCGCATTTTATGACAATTTCGATTTTAAATATGTAGATGTAACAAAAATAAAACGTTTAGGCGCTCCCTCAAAAAATGGATTTGTAAATGAATTTGTGTATAATAAAAACGGATACGAAACACATACTGTTCTTAAATCAAGCACAAAAGTGACATCGGACAATTTATTTTATGAAGGATTGGTCGGTAAATACATTAATAAACAGGCTCTATTTTTTCCATGTTTTATTGATACATACAAAGTGTGTATGCATAACCGATACGACCAAATGGACTATTTAAAAACAGATGTGCCATTACGTTCTCGACTGGAACTATTCGATAAAAATATTGATTCCGAAACGTATGAATCTCTAATGAAAATAAATGAACCAAACATAAAAGTATCATGTACTAGTTCGAGGCGAATGTGTATATTAAATCAACACATTAAACGAGCAGTTTCATTTGATACGTTCTTAACGAATAGTTCCGATAGATATTATTGTTACGGCACATTAATTCAACATTTATTTCAAGTATACGCGCCTCTCTCAACATTAATGCATGAATATACCCATTACGACCTTCACGCCGAGAATGTTTTGTTGTATAATCCAACGGTTGCAGGAGATAAATATATGGTAATGAAATATCATAATACGGATGGAACTATCACCGAATTCAAGACATTTGAAATTGCGAAAATAATAGATTACGGTCGGTCCTTTTTCAATGATAAAACGGAAACTCCAAAAATCACATCAAGCAAAATATTAGATAAAGTAATAACGGAACGGGCGTGTCAGATGTACAGTTTAGGAACTGAATGTGGATATAGTATTTTACACGGTGAAGAATATCCGGGAAGTTTTCATTATATATCTTCAAATAAACGAAATGTGTCGCACGATTTACGATTGTTAAGTACTGTAGCTTTTGTTATTACTTTCCCGATATATACAGATATTGGTAAGATATGTAATAATACTGTATATGATGGTAATTATGGAACAAAGGAAATAATACATGAAAAACAGTTTGACACATTTGGAGATAAAATAAATAATGTAATGGATGCATATTTGGCAATAAAACGGTTGATAGATACATCTATGTATTTTCGGGAATGTGAAACACACATATATGGAGGAAAAATACAATTGGGAACGATGGAAATTTGGTTAGACCGTTCCCGTCCAATGACATATACAGCTCTATAAACAAAATAAAATTATAATCATGATTTTAATTTTATAACATGTAAGGATTTGAAGACGATAAAACGATACAATAAAATCAAACGAATGTCGTCCTCTATTGAAATAATTCTTCTCTTCGTCTCCCTTGGAAAACACGGTCTGCCAAGGTATTAATGATATTGTGGCGGAATAACTGTTCCCGTTGGAATGGTTCGATGTCTGACCCGATTGTAATATGCCGTATCCGTCAATACTGGCGCAAACGATATAACTGGATTTTGTCCAGGAACAGACGAATACGCGCCTCCTTTGGAACGAAATGTGGTATATTGAGAATCGGTCGGCAATCCAAGAAGAGCTACGGGTGCGTGGTTTTGTGTACGAATTAAAGGACCACTTTGCCAACTGGGCGTTAAATTATTGTTTGGATTTGCCCGAACTTTTGGTGTAGTAACATATCCAGAATTACGAACACGAATAAGAGCATCTCGCGTCGTATTAATATCATTATGTTGCGCAAATTTGGTGGGGACACCTTGTAAATTTAGAGAGCCTTTTCCAATTGCATTGTATCTACGACGTTCTATTACCGTAGATGAATCGCGGTTTCCGAACCATTTTTTATTGACGACAGAAGAAGAGGTTCGTGTATATTCTTCGCGACTTTGTGCAAAAGTTGAACCGTCATTGTACATATCACGTTGAGGCATAGCTTTTACGGAAGAAAGAATACCATTGTTGATATTTTGAATAATAAAAGGTTGATTATCTGGAACGGCAGACATATTTTATTGTATTATACGGGTATTTTAATCTTTGAATCCTCTTGGTATTTTTTCATTTGACGCTCACAATATTCTTGTGTGGAATCTCGAATTATTTTTTTTATTTCCGGAGATATTTCAAGAGGAGGAGGAGGAGACGTAATGAAAACTTGTTTTATGGGTTGTTTTATTAAAAACATAATTTATATAATAAATTATATTTATCGTAGATTCATAACGCTCTTAGAATCCTCTCTGAACCGCCATTCGTGCGACAAAACTTCCGTTGCTCTTATCGCCAACTGCTGAAATATCATTGAACTGTTTATTGATAGCCCTTTGTTTTCTAAACGTCGTATAGTCGGAAGAATCGGCTACATATCGTACATTACATGAACTTGGCGGAATTCCAGTGCCGTCGCACATGTTTGGAATCGACCCAACTTTGTCTGAACCTTCTGGACGCACTAAATTAATTGGGTTGGGTCCTCCACAACTATAATTTTGACGACCTAAAAAATCTCCGGAATTATTTACTGCGCGAAACGGAGTTGTTATTCGACTATATACTTTTCCATTACTTCCTGTAACAGAACCAGTTGCATATTGACCGTTCCATGAATACTTTAAAATTTTACGTATATCGACAATTTCTGTATCTCGATATGATTTCGTGGTTTGAATTGTACTAAATCCGTTATATGGTCCTCCAAATACATTGGTAGCGGTTTGTGTATGAACAGACATTCTTATATACTACCAGATAAATAAATTTTTTTGACAAATTAAAATCTTTATCAAATTAAAATCTTTATCAAATTAAAATCTTTATCAAATTAAAATCTTTATCAAATTAAAAGAATGGAAAAATCAGAACAATGCATAGACGAAACAAAAGAAGAAATTCCAGAAGAAGAAAAAGAAACCCAAGAAAAAGAAATCCCAGAAGAAAAAGAAACCCCAGAAAAAGAAACAAATGCCTTAATAGATTTATCCATGGAACTTATGATGAATCGCCGTCAATACAACAAATATTTGGCAAATTCAAATCCAAGTCGTTTTCAAGAAAGACGTAGATATTTAGATAAAATAACCGGCATACGTGATAAAATTATTAGCATAACTACCGTTATGTTAAATCCAGACACTGACGGAGGACGTAGTATATATAGTGCATCTTTATGTGATGAATTTGAATCATTTGCACGTAAATGTATGGAACATCTTCAAAATTCAAACGATGATTTTGTTGATATTCTTTTCGACCAAGTCAATAGATAAAATATGCGTATATAGTAATGCAACGATATACGCGTAAAAGCACACAGATAAAACAAAAACAGATAAAACAGATAAAACAAAAACAGATAAAGAGACACATCCAAAAAACATCTAAATGTAGTCCGGCGGTAGAAGGAAAAACAATACAATCATCATGCTATACAAAAGATGTTTTACAAAAAATATGTGGTGCGTATAATCAAAAACATCCGACCGAACCAATATTATGTCGAATTCCTCCAAATGATTTATGGAAACAGTTAAAGCAACGATTGCAAACATCTCCCGATTGTTGGATGAATGAACTTCCGGTATCTTTAAAACAATCTATAAAAAAGTATATTTTTAAACCAAAACAGCCTCCCGAATGGAAACGTAATCATAAGGCATGGTTATCGAACATTGACATATTAAATGTATTAAAACAATTTGAAGAAAAAACGCCCACATTTTGTTTTATCGGTCCAACCTCCATTGATTTTGACGCGAAACCGGCAAATTTTGGAGGGTCGTGTGTAGAACAAGAATTGTGTCAATTTTCATTGCAAAAAATGAAAGAGCGAGGGAACACTTCCGTTGGTATTATTTTTAATTTAGACCGACATGACCAAAAGGGGTCGCATTGGGTATCTATGTTTATTGATATATTTGAACCAACTATTTATTTTTTTGATAGTGCGGGTTCGTGCAAAGAAGATGGACATATGCCGGATGAAATTCGTATATTTAAAGAGCGAATTTTAAAAGAGGCGAATGATGCGAATATACAAGAACAAAAACAAAAACCACCACAACAAGAACAAAAAGAACAATTATTAGAAAAACATCCTAATAAAATGAAATACATGACAAATTCAATTCGGCATCAGAGAGGAGGTTCCGAATGTGGAATGTATAGTTTATATTTTATTATTTGTATGTTAAATTCAAAACATCGCCGTAACACATTTAACGAAATATTTAATACCAAACGAATTTCGGATGAAACGGTTGAATCATATAGAGATATTTATTTCGATTTACAATGAATACTTGGACAAATGTTTCGAGTAATACTTATATATTGCGTTGATTCAAAATCCCACACAACGTAGAACATTTTTGTAGATAAAAGAAAAAATGTCCTCAAATAGAATAAGACAAATGTTTAGTATAATGTGTGTGTAATATATATAGAAGATTATGCGTTTAATAAAAAGACAAAACACAAATACCAGAAGACATACAAGAAGACAAAAAACAACTACAAAAACAACTACAAGAAGACGTAGACAACCTATATTGAAAGGAGGCTCAATGCATTTGCTACCTTGGATCGATGAGAGAAAACTAAATTGGAAAGAATTATCAGCAAATCCAAATGCGATATCTATATTGGAATTAAATCAAGAAAAAATAGACTGGAGCAGATTATCATCAAATCCAAATGCAATACATTTATTGAAAGAGAATACAGATAAAATAGACTGGGACAGATTATCAGGAAATCCAAATGCAATTCCTTTATTGGAAGCGAATAAAGACAAAATAGACTGGGAACAATTATCAACAAATCCAAATGCCATGTCTTTATTGGAAAAGAATAAAGACAAAATAGACTGGGACATATTATCAGAAAATCCAAACGCCATTTCTTTATTGGAAAAGAATCCAACAAAAATAGACTGGCATGCGTTATCGTTAAATCCAAATGCCATTTCTTTATTGGAAGAGAATCAAGGAGAGATAATCTGGTTTTTGTTATCAGCAAATCCAAACGCCATTCCTTTATTGGAAAAGCATCCAGAAAAAATATATTGGACAAATTTATCAGAAAATCCAAATGCAATACATTTATTGGAAGAGAATCCAGAAAAAATAAACTGGGACAGTTTATTACGAAATTCGAACGCCATTTCTTTATTGGAAAAGCATCCAGAAAAAATAAATTGGGACATTTTATCAGCAAATCCAAACGCCATTTCTTTATTGGAAGAGAATCCAACAAAAATAAATTGGTTTTGGTTATCAACGAATCCAAGTATTTTTACGGAGAATAATAGTAAAAATAGCATAACCAGAAAAATACGTTCTTCTCCCCTTTTTAAACGAACCTCTCCCATTCCCATAAAACGAACCTCTCCCATTCCCATAAAACGAACCTCTCCCCTTTTTAAACGAACCTCTCCCATTCCCATAAAACGAACCTCTCCCATTCCCATAAAACGAACCTCTCCTCTTTTTAAACATACATCTTCTTCTCCTGTTAAATCTTCTCCCAATTTTAAACGAACCTCTCCCACCGAATCAAATATACGTTCAATATGCCCCGATAGTGATTATTGCATTGGATTTGGAAAAGAAACCGATACGATTCGCGCATTTTACGACAATTTCGATTTTAAATATGTGGATGTAACAAAAATAAAACGTTTAGGAGCTCCTTCAGTAAATGGATTTGTAAATGAATTGGTGTATAATAAAAACGGATATGAAACACACACCGTTCTTAAATCCAGTTCAGAAGCGGATTCAGACAATTTATTTTATGAAGGTTTGGTCGGTAAATACATTAATAAACAGGTCCTATTTTTCCCTTGTTTTATAGAGACATATAAAATATGTGGACACCATACACATTTACAAACCATCGATTTACAAAAAAATCGACCATTGCATAACAAATTAGAATTTTTCGAAAAAAATATTAATTCTGAAACATATCAAGATTTAATGCAGTCGCCAGTTCCAAGTATAGAAACATCGTGTTTAGCCCCAACGGCAATGTGTATATTAATTCAACATATTAAACGGGCTTCTACAATTAGAGCAAGAATAGAACACGCGGATAGATATTATTGTTACGGCACATTAATTCAACATTTATTTCAAGTATATGCGCCTCTCTCAACATTGATGAATGAATATACCCATTACGACCTCCATGCCGAGAATGTCATCTTGTATAATCCAACGGTTGCCGGAGATAAATATATAGTAATGAAATATTATAACGATGATGGAACAACTACCGATTTCAAGACATTTGAAATTGCGAAAATAATAGATTACGGTCGGTCCTTTTTTTATGATAAAAAAGGACCCCCTCCGACTTCATCAAGCCGTATATTGAATTCCGTCATGGATACACCTGCATGTCAAACTAAAGATAATGGAAGTGATTGTGGATACAATATATTACATGATGAAGACACGCCCGGAAGTTTTTATTATATTTCGTCGAACAAACGAAATGCGTCACATGATTTGCGATTATTAAGCACTATTCAACAAATAATACAATTTTCAAAACAGTCGGAGTTTGGACAAGTTTTAAATGAACTTGTCTATTCACATTCTTTTGGAACAAAAGAATTATTACGAAAACAGTTTTCAACCTTGGGAGATAATATATACAATGTATCTGATGCATATGAGGCGATGAAATATTTAATTAACACATCGATATTGTTTAAGGAATGTGAAAAACATTTATTTTCGGGAAAAACCCAGTTGGGAACGATGGAAATTTGGTTAGACCGGTCACAACCGATGATATATACTCCGGTATAAGTATTATATGTGCATACAAATAAATGTTTCCTTTTTGGAAGGTTTTATTTCTTTCTCTTTTTTATTTTTTTTCGTTTTTATTAAAAACGATTGAAATAATGGATGGTTTAATTGTGATTGTGGTAGATGATTATGCGCGGTTCGGGCAATCATTTTATATAATTTAAAGTGTGGATATCTATCTTTTCCGGATTTCATGTATAATAAATGCTTGCCACAATCATCCAAACACCACTGATGAATTAAGTTTTGTAGAGGTGTCTTTTTTTTTAAAGAAGATAAATCGTCAATATCCATGAAAAAATCATACATTGAACAACCCAATCTACATAAATCAAAACTATAATTTGGTTCAACTATTGGTTTTCTGTTGTCATAATAATTATTTTCGCCATAAGGCGCGATAAAATTATATTGCGAATGTCCGTCTCCCAATTCGGCAAAACTATCACTACACATAAATAGGGGATTTTTGGTGTCGGCGTTAGAAATTGTATATATACTTCTTCCAAAATCAATTATTTTATATATACGTCCATGGGTAGGAACTTTATATGTATTTCCATCATAATAATACACAAAATGTGTAGCATCGGTAGATTTATATACAATATTATTTGTATGAAGGTCGTTATGTGTAAATTTAAAATGTTTTTGATACATAATCAATGTCATAATAATTTGAAATAAACAACTGGCGCATTCTTGTTCATTTAATGTATCATATAACAAAAGACTATCCAGAGTATCTTCGCATTTTTCGAGACATATCATTTGTGTGGGAAAATCATAAATATGAATATAAATAGGAATATCGTCGTTTTCTTCTTCATCATCTTCATCATCTTCGTCCTCCCAATTGTCTTCTTCTTCTTCTTCTTGGTCGATATCTTGGTCGCTTTCGTCCTCTCTATTAGTATTTACATTTTCGTCCTCTCTATTAGTATTTTTGTCATCGTTGTCTTCTTCATCTTCATCTTCATCGTCTGTATAATTTATTGAACTATTTGAAGTTACGGACTCACAATAATTCGTTTCATTTTTATATTTATGATTACGTTGAATATGTATTATATCGTCAGTAGATATATGTGTTTCCGTTAATGATATTTCTTTTATTTCGGATTCGGATTCTTTTAATTCGGATTCGGACCCCCCTACATCTGGTTCTTCTTTATCCAATGAAATTATATCATTTAAATAATCGGCATTCGATTCTGAAATTCTTAATTTCGGATTTGTGGATAATAAACATTCCATATTTTCCGCCGAAAATGTTTTGCCGGCTCTCTCTGAAAAAATAGGAAAACTTTGCAAATGCTCCAAATCATCGGCAATATTTAAACGAAAATTCTTTTTTATTCCTAAAAATGAACCGTAATATTCGGTGGCATGAGCAAATCCGTGAGTATAACGTAGCTGACTGCTAATACACGAAAAAAGACTATCAACATAGGATGAATTATGTATATTGTATAATTTTTTAAATGGTATTTGGTCGTTAGATTCACATGGAAGTGCCCGTATCGCATCATATCCAAAATCATCGTATTTACCCAAAAGATAACTGGATGGATCTAACAAAGGAGAGTATTTTATGAAAATATCTCGTTCAGAAATGATACCATGTTTATCAATAATATGTGTTTCATTCACAATCTGATTTGTAGGAACAATCACAGGTAATACTTGATATACGGGTAAATAAGCTTGCAAATTCTTCATATCGGGAAATGAATCTGAATTTATCATATGAATTTTATCTAAAGTCATCTTATTTGTATTAGGTATCATTTAATACAACATTTATGCATTTTTCTTTATAATTACAAACGCAAATTGGCGCAAAATAGTTAAAAAGAATATTACATAAATGTTAATATGCAACAAGATGCAATCGAACAAGAACAAGATGCAATCGAACAAGAACAAAATGCAATCGAACAAGAACAAAATGCAATCGAACAAGATGCAATGCATAATCAAGACAATATAACGATTTTTAATAAAGAATCTATTCATAATTCATCCATTATTGAATTAACCGTTACACCGGAGTGGTTCAAAGATGCGATACATAATGATACATCATTTCGTAGTTATACAAATATACGTGTATTGCGCATTAATGGGTGTAATTGGATTGGACTACAGTTACATTATTTGCCGGTGTCACTGGAAGAATTCTACTGCCACAACAATGGAATATCATTACTTCCGGAACTTCCTCCCACATTAAAAATATTCAACTGTTCGTATAATAATATAAGGTTTTTTCCAAAATTACCAAATACATTGGTAGAATTAAATTGTTCGCATAACAAATTAACATCTATGGAAAATCTTCCAAATTCATTGCAAGAATTATATTGCAATGGAAATAGACTTATAACTCTTTCGCATTTTCCGAAAGTGTTAAGAAAATTAAATTGTGATAATTGCGAACTACATACATTACAAAATTTACCTCCACTATTAGTGGAACTGTCTTGTTCGGGCAATCAACTGACTCATATATCGGAACTTCCTTCCAAATTAACGCGTTTTATTTGTTGTAGCAATCAATTTACCGAACTTCCGGAAATACCAAAAAGTATGCAAATAATACGATGTGGGACAAATTATATTGTTACATTGCCTCCTTTACAACATGTAACATGTTTGCATTATTTGGAATGTTCGGGCAATAAACTGGTTACACTTCCCGACCTCCCTGAAAATATCAAATCGTTGTATTGCTCACACAATATGCTGACTATTCTGCCATATCTATTGGCTACCGAATTATATACATTGGATTGTGCCTACAATAAGCTTGTTGCAATACCAAATTTACCGCCGAAATTACAGACACTATTTTGCAACAACAATCAAATCATATCGTTTCCCTTTTTACCGAATTCATTGATTGTATTTGAGTGTTATCACAACCCGATTTATTATGCATATGTAATCCCTTTAACAATGATTCCAAGAAGTTTATATAATTATGCAAAACGAATGGGATTTATGTAATGTCAGGTCCCAGATTTACCACAAATACAATATCGTCAAAACGTCCTTTCAATGGTCGTAAATCATACATGCCTATATATTTTCGCAATTCATCGGGAACCATTTGTCGTAATTCTTCCATCCACTCCCATGACGGAATATCTTCAATAATAAAAATACCATTTTTCGATAAATAAGGCACGTATAATTCAATCGCGCGTTTCATGGTTTCAAGTGTATGAGGACCATCGTCAATAATAATATCAAACGATTTCACTTTTTCACAAATATATTTCGCAAATTCGGAGGAATATGCGTCCGACTGATATAACTGAATACGAGATTTATTTTGAATTTCGTCCCATACATGATTGAATTCAATATCTACTCCGTAAATAGTCGAATTCGGAAAATAATCATGCCACAATTTGATACTTCCTCCAAAATTTACACCAATTTCCATGATATGTTGCGCGGAATACTGTCGTTGATGAAACCAACGATTATACAGTTCCAAATACGAGTGTGAAGTTCCTTTATCTGTATATGGATTATTATATGCGTTAAGACAAAACATAATAGTTATATATTTTTTTAGCTCTATATATTATAATGTCAAAAACACAAACAAAGAAAACAAAGGCAAGAGGTAGAAAAACAAGGACAAGAGGTAGAAAAACAAGGACAAGAGGAGGAGTAAATTTATGTAACAATAGTAATCCGTTTTTAGAAAGACCAAAAATTCAAATGAAGGGTGGATATGTAGATGTGCCAAGTTGGACAAATGACGGGTCAGTTCCTACTACTGCCTACTATCCATACAATACAAATATAGGAAATACACATGACCCGTTAGACCCATCGACTGTTATTAGCACGCGTTTATTACCAAATATGACATCTGGTGGAAAACGTACCAAGAAAAATAAAACAAATAAAAAACGACAAAGACAACGACAAAGACAACAAAAGCAAAGACAAAGAGGTGGATTGGCATTTTCAGATTTTATTCCGAATCAATTGTCACTTCCGACATCATCTATGGGAGCACTTAATTCGGCATCTACGATAACCGGACAACTACATTCACCGCAACAAACCACCAATGTTCTTCCTTCTGATGCTATATACAATTCACATTCGATAAATCCTTTAGGGAGTATGTATACATCTCAACAAATTCCAATCGTTTAATAAAATAGTTCTATAGAAAATTATATAAAATTGAATGCTTTTTATATATCATAATACAATATAGATAAACTGATAAAAGGGGCTTGTTGTTCGGTTAGCGGGAAAAAATATGAATTAGAAGTTTATAATATTGTAAAAAAATGTAAATTAAATAACAACGATTTTAACACACAAAAAGAAGATGAACTTGGTGGGTGTAATTCAAAAAATGATATTGAATGTATTATGGATAATGTTATTATTCCAATTGAAATAAAAAAATCAAAAACTCCCGATTGGATGCAATGTTCAATAAAATATAATTTTGAAAGTGAAAAATGGATAGGAAGTTATAAAAATAAAATACCAGACAAATCTAAAAATATATTTGAAGAATTAATATCAAATTCTATCTTATTTAATGGAAAAATACCACCATTTACGCTAAAAGATATAACACATGAAGAATGGTCACAAGTTAAAAAAGATACAACTGATTATAACGATACATATTTAGAATGTCCAAATGATACAATTAAAAAATTATATAGCGAAAAAGGTTGTTTTTATATACAAATTTCTGACAAAGGACTATATCATTTAGGAAATGATATATGTAATTTTGATATTCCTGAATTTGTATGTGAGCAACAATTAAGAATAAGAACTAAAATACATACAACAAAAAATACAAAGGGGTTTTGTAAATTATCGGTAACAATTTCTTGTAAACCAAAAAATATAAAAAATTTAGTTAAAAGCAATTATAGTTTAGATAATAATTCAAAATTACCTATAAATTTATTATATAGTGATTAATTTTGATAATATAATAATTTCTGATGAAGACTTTGTTTTATTCATTCCGTAACTCCAATTTACGTCTATTATTATATAATCCTTGTATAAATTTTTTATATATTCGCAATTATTATATGTTATAATCCAATTTTTTTTTGTTTTTATTAAATTAAATAACATTAGATGATTAAAATTTTCGTGCATATCGCCATTATTACCATAAAGTTTTGATTGTTTTTCTAAATAATATGGTGGGTCTAAAAATATTATTGTTTTTTCATTTGTAAAATTATTAATAAAATATTCAAAATCATAATTATATACATCTATATTTGAAAAGTCTAACATTTTGATTTTGTTTATAGATGAAGGTGTATAACGCTTTAAACTTGCCTCTTCCGAAAACCCACCAGATAATGTTGCTCCACTAAAAGAACATCTATTTATAATAAAATATTGTAATGATTGTTGTAGCATATTATCATTTAATTCAATTATTGTATTTCTATAATTTGTAAATTGTTCTTTTGAAACAGATGTTATATTATTTAATTTATCACATAATATATCTTTATTTGTTTTTATTTGTTTCCAAAAATTATATAAAGGTATGAATTTATCATTTACTATTAATTTGTGATTATATTTATTTTGAAAATAGAATTCAAATGAACCTCCACCAAAGAATGGCGAACATAATGTATCAAATTGTGTTACGTCAAAATGCTCTGTAATTACATTGTCTATTATTTTACACGCGCGAGTTTTTCCACCAGGATATCGTAATGGTGAAATATTATTTAGTATTAGTATATTTTCTTTATGAATAATTTTACTTTCAGGATTATTTTTATTAATCAAAATAATTAATTCTGATTTATTTTTTGATTTACACTTTGTAATTCCAAGTTCTTCACACTTTACTAAAAGTTTTGTTTTTGATAATTTGGTTAAATCCATTTCTTTAATATTATTATATTATTTAAATCAATTTTTAATAACCAACACCAAGGTAAAATTGATATTTGTTTTTTATTTATTTAACAAACAAATAAAATGACGGATTCTACCGTAACCAAATTGGATTTATCTTATCAAAATCTGACCGTTTTACCAGATTTATCTTTGTACACAAATTTACAAACATTAGATTGTCAAAACAATAAATTGACTTCTCTAACCAATCTTCCTCCGAATCTACAAACATTAGATTGTCAAAACAATCAATTGACTTCTCTTGAAAATCTTCCTCCGAATCTACAAACATTAGATTGTCAAAACAATCAATTGACTTCTCTAACCAATCTTCCTCCGAATCTACAAACATTAGATTGTCAAAACAATCAATTGACTTCTCTAACCAATCTTCCTCCGAATCTACAAACATTAGATTGTCAAAACAATCAATTGACTTCTCTAACCAATCTTCCTCCCACTTTACAACAATTAGATTGTTCTAATAATCAATTGACCTCTCTAACCAATCTTCCTCCCGATTTACAAGAATTACATTGCTCATCTAATCCACTTACTTCTCTGGATAATCTTCCCTCCAATTTACAAGATTTAGGTTGCGCAGAGACTCAACTCACTTCTCTTGATCACCTTCCTTCCACTTTACGAGAATTATATTGTGGAAATAATCAATTGACTTCTCTGGACAATCTTCCTATAACTTTACGAACATTACATTGTGACAATAATCAACTGACTTCTCTGGACAATATTCCTTTCAATTTACAAGAATTATTGTGTTCATTTAATCAACTAACTTCGCTGGATAATCTTCCTCCCACTTTACAAAAATTATGGTGTTGGAATAATCAACTGACTTCTCTGGACATTCTTCCTCCCAATTTACAAAAATTATGGTGTTCATTTAATCAACTCACTTCTCTGGACAATCTTCCTATAACTTTACAAAAATTATATTGTGGAAATAATCAACTGACTTCTCTGGACAATCTTCCTTTCAATTTACAAGAACTACAATGTGAAAATAATCAGATTACTTCTCTTGATAATCTTCCTCAAATAAAAAAAATCAAGTGTAATAACAATCCAATTTATACAATACATGGATTTGAACTTTCTATAAAAACAATTGAACAATACAATGAAATTAAACGATTGGAAAAAGAATGTTGTCCACTACTAAAATAATAATATCCGTAAAAGACGAAATACGAAAATTTCACGTCGGTCTAACTAAACATGGACGTAATTGTTTGTAATCGCAGTCGTTTATTGTTAATTTTAACTAAAAAGGGGTCAAATAACATTTGTTTAATATGCGTCGATGTTTCTTTTTCTCTTATTTTATTATAAATCTCCAAATCCCCGTCACATGCTTTATATGCATCCGACATCTTTTTGCGAAATGTTTTCAATAATCCCGTTTTCGCATTGTATTCCCATAATTTTTCAAGAATAAGTCCAAACAATTGTAATAATGGATTCATCAGTTGATTTGTAATATAATAGGCATAATCAATACGTATCTTTTTTTCATTTAACGCTATGAATTCCGGTGTTTCAATCCGGTCTCCCACAAGTGCCTTCGGATTTGCCGTTTCAATAAACGCATAACTTATTCGGTCACCGGGTTTTGGACGATTTCCAGGGTCGCGTTCGCCCACCCGATCCGCCAATACTTTATGTCCAATGGTTTTTGGATTTGCGTAATCCGAACGGAGAGATTTTGTAATGGTTAATTTATCAATAGGAACTTCTCCATCGACCAATTGTTGCAATGCAAATTGAAGTTTTTTCACGGCTTCACGAATAATATATTCTTCCGTTTGACCGTTTCCGATAAATATATTAAGAATTCCACCGTATGTATCTTTAAAATAATCACACGAATCACGTTTCTTAACTTGCAATCCCATAATCTTCAAATAACAGTCGGACAATTCCGTTTTAAATTCATACAACATTCCAAAGTATCGTTTTTTTGATACCAACCCGAAAGGCGTCAGTGTTTTTTCATAACATAATTCCATTGGAGACATTAGAAACATAGTACACATTTTCGAAAATTCTTGCGCCAGTTCAATCGTTATTTTTAACGCTTTTTTCCCCACAATTTTCTGTTTCGTAACGGGGTCTTCCAAATTAAATGTATAAAATACCGAATCTGTATCTCCGTATACATATTCTGACCGTGTATGCACCATTCCGTATTCTTTTGTTTGACAATCCGTGTCGGCATATATGGTTTCCACCATTTTTTTCACATACATAATCATCATTCTTCCCGTTGCCGTGGTTGAGGCGGCAATACTTTTTTCGTAAAAAGTGGATGTTTTTGCCCCACATTGCCCATAAATAGAATTGGCGGTCACTTTTAACGCCAATTGCCGTTGATTTAAAATATTCGCCATGAATTCATCTTTTTCGGTTTTTAAACGTTGGCGCGTCTGTTTTCGCGCAGCCAATATTTCTTCCAAAATAGTCGGCAATACGCCCTTTTTTCCGTCGGGGAATTGCGCCCACCGACAAGTCATTTTTCCGGAAATAATCTTTTTTGCGTGTTTTGATGTCGGATTTTTTTTAATATAGGAATATGTATCAAAGGTAGTATTAATATACTCATACCCTGGAACATTGTCATATATATATTTGCCGGTTGAATCTTTAACACCACTTTCACGAAGTAGATTTCCTTCCAAATCAAATTCTTTTGTCCACGTTAAAGAATCGTGTGAATAATTATTACTTATCATAATAGACGGATACAACGACGAAAAGTCGGAACATGCGACGGGATTATCTAAATAAATACCGGTTTTGGGGTCCAATACAATTGCGCCTTCATATCCATCGGCATATGACAATTTCTCCAAATCGGGCATTAAAATTCCCTTATTACGACATTCTTTTGCAACAAAACTTGTAAGTTTGATACCTTGTCCTCGAAGCACCAAGAAATTCATAGGAACACTACAAATAGATGCCATTTCAATAAGACCCGAGAGCAAATCCGTTTTCAACATTAAATGTTGCACAATATTACAATCTTGAATACAATATTTGGCGACAATGGCGCGGTCCGAATCCGAACCATTTGTTAATATAAATATATTTTGCGGGGACACATCGTCTTTGGCAAGAGCCCATGAAACCACTTTTTGCGAATTCTCCGAACTATGCAATACACATAATTCGTCCGATGTTGGTTCAAAATGAAGTCGAAGTATTTTTTTACCAGTAGTGGTGTCTGGTAGTATATCATGCACCAAGAATTTTTGTCCATTTCGAAAATAATCTGTTGTGAATTCCGATATTTCAATGTGAATATAGTCGTTGATATGAAGTCCTTTAATATTATCTGTATATACATCGACGATTCCTATTTCGGGCAATTGTATGTCATGAATTGTATCGTGAATGCAATGTCCAGCCACATCGTCCAATTTATAGGATGATAAATTTTCATTTTTTCGAAAATGTCCTAACAAATCAATTTGAAGCCGTCCAATCATCACGGGATAAAACAATTCATATTCACCGGTTGCTAATTTAATACTTGTTTTATCCAATTCATATTTAGTGACATCATATTCTCCCGTTCCTTTTTTCGCAGAAATGTGGTTTTTAATACGGGATAATTCTAAAAAGGCGCATAGACAGTCATATCCATTTTCTTTTGCCCGTGAAAACATAAACGGATAATCAAACCCGAAAATATTGTATCCAATAATTATATCTGGATTTTCTCTCTGAATTAACTGTGACCACTGAACCAATAAATCCGCTTCCGTAGTGGCAATTTCAATTGTTGCCCCCGCAACAGAATTGCACGTTCCTAACGCCAAACAGTGATTTAAATAAGGTTCAGATTCACCGTATCGTAGAAAGGTTGACCCAATAAAGGTTACTTTATCACCTTCCAGATTCGGGAAATTTGTCATTAACAATTCATTTAATTTTTGCATTTTTTCATCTCTCGCAATCGTTTCAGGAATAAGAATATCGTATATCGTATTCCTTTTTGCATCAGTAGTCTTTTTTACATTTACATCAGTCTTTTTTGCATCAGTCTTTTTTGTATCGTTCCTTTTTGCAATGTTCCTTTTTTTTGCATCGTTATCTTTTACATTTGCGTCATCATCATCATCAATATCGTCGCCATCGTCTTCTTCTTTTATAGGTCCTTCTTCTGTCGTATTATCAATACGCATAGACATAAAGGATTCAATACGCATAGATTCTTGCATAGTGGAAGAAACGACGATTTTATCAATCTGTGTATTCAAGAATATATCTATTTGTTTCTCAACTTGTTCTTTTGTCCATTTTTCTTTCGGATATACCAAATCAATACGGTCCATCGTTTCATGACCAAATGCGGTTAATATCATTTTACGAATAATTGTGCAAAATGTGTCTCGACTAATGTCTATTTTTTTATAAATATCTATTGTTTCCAATATATTTGTAGCCAAGCGTTTGTATGTTTTAATAGGAATTGGAAAATCTCCGTGACTACTACTGGCTTCAATATCAAAACTACATATTTTATAGGGAACTGCTGTTTCTTTTGTTGGAAGAGGCGTTACATACTGTTTTGACCCAATATATTCGTATTTACATGTGGTTTTTTTAGTAATGCAATTTTGCATAGATGTTGTTTTTACGGAAATCCAACCGGACGGACTAATATTTTGAATATGGAAATATCGAAGTAATGGCAGAATGCTGGATTCGTAGAGAGATAGATTTACATTTTTAAAATAAAACGGTTTTTTTACACGCTGATTGTCTATATATTCATACCACAATCCCTGTGTTTGTTTAAAAACACTTTGATTTCGAAATGTAATTTGTGCGAACTGGTCTTTTTTGCCGGCAGAGAATCCATATAATTTTTGATATTCAACCAAATGAACGGAAAGAATATCGGCTTTTGCCCATATTTTTTTGAAAATATAATCGCGTAATTCATCCACATCAGACTGAGTCCAACGTTTTTCTTTCACCTTTTCTTTCATTAAAGGAAGATGAATAAAGAAAAAGGGACAATAATCGGTAATAGTAATGCTGGCAGTTTCACCAAGTTCATTAATACCAAATAATTGAATATGTGAGGTTTTTTGTGGTTTTTTGTTGTTGGTTTCGTCCTCTACATCATCCTCCACGTCGTCCTCGTATTTATCGGACATATGAAAATCAAATATACGAAATTGTTTTATAACCGATGCCTTCTTTTTCATAGGAGATATTTTCATTGTTGCCGATGCCATTTTTATATATTATTTTATTGTATTTATCTTTCAATTTTCTTCAACATTCTGGTTTCGTTTTTGCAAAGTTTTGTTTTGCAAAGTTTTGTATTTTGGAGGTTAAATCAGCAATTTGTTTATCTTTTTCAACTAATAATTGTTGTTGTTGTTGAATTAGCTGAAGAATTTGTTGCATTGTCATTTCTATTGGAGATTGATTCGGTTGTTGAATCATAATTCCGGTTTTTTGTTGTTGTTGTTGTTGTTGTTGTTGTTGTTGTTGTTGTTGTTGTTGTTGTTGTTGTTGTTGTTGTTGTTGTTGTTGTTGTTGTCGGTCTTTTTCAATTTCAGCAATTTGTTTTACAACATCTGTTTTAAGTGAAGGAAGTCCCGCATTATATGTTTTTAATATGGTTTTCATATCAGACATAAAAAAACGATAAATTAAATTACATCGAGCCTTGTTTATTTTTGAGGAAGATTGAAAAAACTGAGCAACAGTCTTTTCCGATTCATGAATCGTTGGATTCAATTCGGCATTTATTAAAAGCTTACGTTTATCAAATGAATTATGTTCATGTGAAAAAACCAAAATTGTTTTCATTGGGTCCAATTGCACAAATGGAATTGTATATCCTTTTAAAAAATGACGTTCTTCTGCAATACAAGCGGTTTCATCATAACTGGTAATGTTCAACAATTCTTTACGAAATCCAAATGTTCCCGCAGTTGAGTGATTTGGACCATATGGACCAAACTGATACATTTTTCCTTGATGTATTTTTTTATCCTGCATTTTTTTATCAGTTGAATAAAAATAAATATATAATTCACTGGACCCACATGCCATTGCCAATGGATTTTGTTGCAATGTTTCAACTACATGACTGATTCGTTCCGGCGGATAATAATCATCATCGTCCATATATACAATAATATCTCCTTTACATAAAGAATGAGTTAAATTACGTTTTTTTCCAAGAGGTAATTTATCGGGTAATGCCACATATCTTATAGGAAGGTCTGAACCAAATTCAGTTAATATATCGCCAATTTTATCCGTGCCGTCATCTACTATAATCCACTCAATTCTGTCATGAGGATATATTTGCTGTCGGAAACATTCCATAATGGTTTTAATAAATGGACGACGATTAAAGGTAGGAGTGCATACACTAACAAAAGGAATATTTTGAGACATTTATATAATAAATATATACAGTTTATATTTATTAGAAACACATGCAATCATTAACTCTTTTTTGTTATTACACCTTTTCTCATTTAAAACGCCGATTTTCACGGAAAAAAATAAGAAAAGTTGTAAAATCAATGTTGCCATTGATAAAATAGTTTGTCTGGATTTGTCGATATTTCAATATAACTATTTCCACCCACCAACACAACTATGTTTTGCGTATTTCCCGAATTTTTGTCTCTCTCCTTCCAATATATAAATATCCTCTTTATCTGGGTAGTTCATATATATGGTTGTTACGTAATCGGGTCCGGTAGTCTGATACACAAAATCATGCGATTTTGCATAAAATTTTGCCTGTCTCTGAATATTGGAGAGATTTTCCACAATTCCGTCAATGAGTCGTTTTATAAACGGATGTTTGGGCGCGCAACCAAACGCATATTGTCCCAGAATTTGTTTTATTCCATTTCTGGCAAATTCACGAAATCGGTATTGGTCACGATTGGCAGATGTAATCGGTTCATCGACGGGAACAACTACATCATGATAGAGTAAATCGTCGGACAATGGTTGTAACGAATGAATGTCCATATCAAAGTAAAATCCGCCAAAATGATAGAGAGCTACATATCGAAAGAAATCCATTTTTTGTATATTTAATGGTAGTTCTTGATATGTTTTATAATAATAAGGATAGTGCATTTTCAAAAAATCATCAATATCTTTGTCTTTAAAAAAAATATAATTGTAATCGGAATTCATTTGTTTTAACGCGTCGGTATTTTTGGCAAACTGGGTATAAGACTTGGCGGACCATGTTTTCCATACTTGAATAATATTTTTCGGAATTTTGGGAGATTCCAGAACAAGACTTTGAGAGAACGATTCTTTCTTTGTGTCTTTTTTTGTTTCATCTTTTACTGTTCCGTAATAACACGTTCCTATAAGAACTATTACGGCAAAAAAGAAAAAAATAGGAATATACCATTTCATTATACCTCTCTATTATAATAGGAGTTTATTTATTCTAAATTTAGTGTGTCTTTATTTCTCAGGAATTTTTCCGTGAATCGATACAAATATTTCGGATGCAAGCACACACGCCTCTTTTAATTTGTTTCGGATATCATTTATTTCCATTTTTTGAATAAATGCCAGTCGTAACACGGAATTTTCGTCATGCGGATGAAATTTCTTGAATCCTGAAAATGTAAGTATTTTCTGATTTTCGAAAAATTCATTGTAACAAATATATTCCAATACTTTTCCGAATGTATAATCCTTTTTCTCTAAAATAATATTAAAACTATTTTCCATAGTTGAGAATTCTTTTGCCGATTCACTCGGTCCAATTACTACATCGTCATTTTCAATAGATTCTACAAAATCAACGAATTGATTCTGCAAAATAAGACACGCTTTTCGCATAATTTCATAATTTGTATATACTCCAATGGTTTCAATTATAAAATCAAAACTATCTTCAACATAGAACCGTTGTGCATCTAAAATATGAAAATTCTTTTTTGCCATTTGAATTTCTTCTTCCGCCAATTCTTGGTCTCTCATTTCTTTTTCTTTTACATTCCATATATCTTTTGCCCGCACATGGTCAATGGTATTTCCGTATGCACATGAAGATACTACACTGTATCCACCATTTTGTTTCGCCGTTTTTACGGTAAATTCTGCCGTAAAACTAAGATGTTCCGGTTTTACGGAATCTCCGACCATGGCACGTAATCTCGAAAAATCAATATACATTTGTGTTTCGGGATTTGCCGGAAATATTTGATTTCGGTCTTGTTCATTCATATAAGAACCAGTCGCCTTGTTTTTTATACGAAAATCTTTTGTGGTTACAAACATTATATTGTCGGTTTCATTTGTAACATCTACCTCTACCATATATTTTTCGATAAATGTTTCGATTTCATCTTTATTTTTTACAAATACGGGGATACACGCAAGACGTTGTTTTAAAATTTCGTTATGGAGTCGTCCAGTATTTTCAATAAAATTGGATTGTTCGTCGTCGATACCAATCGCTGGAATATCGGCTAATATGGTTCGGCGAATGGCATTGGCAATACTAACATTGATTCCAGAGAGGGTAAATCGATATTTGCCATTTTCTTCGGATGCATTTTTCAAGATGGGATTCATGTTGTTATTGGATGATATATTTTATTATTTATTTACATTCAATTTTTTACGGAGCTCTTTGCCGAGAATCAACGAATAAGAATCAACGAATAAGAATCAACGAATAAGAATCAACGAATAAAAATTCTAACGAGAGTTGTTAGGGAGATAATAAATAAATCGATGCAAGTCCAAGTATAATTCCAATCGTAGTTTTGATATTTAATGTTTCGTGAAACCATATGTATCCAAATAAAATAACTAATAATACAGAAAGAACTTTCAAAAATGGATATACAATCATAATATTTTTATTCGAAAGAACAATTGTATATGCATATATAAGCAATACATAGGATAAGCCGGATAATAAAATCCATATAAAATGTCCTGTTTCTGTATATCGTTTTATGAATGGAATTGGCATAGCCGCGGCTATGCCCGCTATAAAGAACCATATCCAAAGAATTATATCAAATGCCATATACCAATACATGGCATTTTTTGGTTTTAATTCGTTTTTACTAAAGCCCGTTGAAAAAATGCTTGTAATTGAACGGTATCTGCCCCAATAACGGAATCATCTGCTATATATGTCACATTTCCTTTGTAATATGCTAAAACCGTCGGCACGCCATTAATCATACGTTTTGTTTTTAAGAAACTATAAAGCTCTATATTTTCATCAACGTCAATATCGGCTAATGTTATATTTGGACTCGTTTTTTGTAAATGTTCGAACCACTGATGCACGAATGAATGAATTCGCTTACACGGGGCGCACCAATCTGCCCCAAATTTAAGGATGATAATACCGTTATTTTTATGCAGTAATTCTTGAAACGTTGTTTTATTTAATGATGTAATTAATGGCATTTATGTTTTATAAATATATATTAATTTTTTAAGTAACGCGAACTGGGCAAAAAAAATTGAAAATATTTTTTCGATAAAATAATCATAACTAAAACAAATAACCATGACCAATACGATGATACAAATTCCATCCATTGTTACAGAAGAAGATGAGAGTAGCTTTTACCAAAAACCATATTCATATATAATCGACCTTAACATCACAAACAAACAAATTCATCATGATTTATGTCTAGAATATATGGATATTATGAACTCATCTATCGGACAAAAAATAAAAAAACGAATATATTTTACGTATTGTATATACTATTATTATTTGGTGGTAAAAGAAAGCGATGTGTTTTATTCTCCTCCTATCCATCAAAATCTTAAAAATAGTATGATTCGTATTAAAGAAGATGTTATGTTTTGTTTTAATACATTTAAATGTAAAATTATTGAAACAAAACAGTTCGCAATAAATGAAAATTTTATGGGTAAAAATGAATTTATTGACATTTTAAATTTCTATATTGACAAATTAGAATTTGAACTGACCTCAATAAAATTAGAACTATTTGAACTAAACTCCGCGCAAAAAAAACAAAAAGAACTAACATTTGACGAATTAACATATTATTGTAAAAAAAACAATATAGATTTGGATGAAGATTCTCCCAAACAAAAAGAACCTGACACCGAACAAAAAGAACCTGACACCGAACAAAAAGAACCCGATATTGAACAAAAAGAATCCGATATTGAACAAAAAGAATCCGATATTGAACAAAAAGAATCCGATATTGAACAAAAAAATATGACGTATATTCGATTACATGCTACAGAAGAAAATGAGAGTAGCTTTTACAAAAAACCGAATTTTTATTTAAGTGATTTTCCAATAATAAATAGAAAATTGAATATTTATAAATATAATACATATTCGAACTATACAAAAGACGCGAATTTGAAAAATTCGTTACGACGAATATACTTTACATATTGTGCATATTACTTTTATTTGATAACTCAAGGAACAACTCACGAAATTGGTATACATCATATGCATCACGCATGTAAACAAAAAGTTATTGACGCTAAACTGGTAGTGGGGGCACAAAATTTTATATATAAAAAGGAATTTATCAATATTATGGACAAATATATTGACCTTATTGAACCGGCTATTGACCTTATTGAACCGGCTATTGACCTTATTGAACCGGCTATTGACCTTATTGAACCGGCTATTGACCTTATTGAACCGGCTATTGACCTTATTGAACCGGCTATTGACCTTATTGAACCGGCTCCAGCACAAAAACCGTCCATGCCGAAAGAACCGGTTGTGTTACAACCAAAACCTACATTAAAACTCGTGCAAAAAGAACCATCCCGTAAAAAACCGACAATCACTCATAGTATGATAACCAGAAGTAAAAGTAAATTATTAAAGTAAGCAAGGTAAAAAAGTAAAAGCGAAAAAGGTAAAAAAGTAAAAGGCGATTCTTTTTTATTTATTCGACCCTTTTTTATTTGTTCGATTTTTTTTATTTGTTCGACCCTTTTTATTTGTTCGACCCTTTTTATTTGTTTGATTTTTTTTATTTGTTTGATTCGATTTTGTTCGGTTTGTATGTTTGTTGGGTGATTTTTTTTGTTTTTTAAAAGGAATTGAAGAAAAAGAAGAAGATGCGGAATCCTCGCCTGGACCATAAAATCGGTATTCATAATCCTTAAAATGCAACGGTAATTTTGGTTTTCGTTTTAGTTCTCGTATTTGCATTGGATTATATTCTAATTCATGTTCATTAAATACACCATATTTATCATAATATATTTCTACTTTTTTCTCAACATCCAAATAAATTACAATGTCATCTTCTTCCAAATCGGAAAATAGATTGGGGTTCAGTTCGGTTTGCATTTTAAGTAATCCTTTTCTAACATCATTCGGCGATTCACTGATTGGACTAAAATCCTGCCTTTTATAGAATGGTATGGCGGACGGAACCGAGTGCAGTTCAATTAAAAAAATGCCACTCCACATACACACACGTTTTAATTCATCTATTATTTTATACCCATCTTTATAATTTTTCGCCTGATTCACACAAAAACTACTAATATATACGACCGGCATATTTTTATATCGGGCTTCATATACAGTCAATACCATAATTGAATGAATGTCGCCATTTGCAAAACGAAACATAATACTAATATTTTCCGATTTTTGCATATCGTCGGTAAGATACGTATAATTCATTCCATGGGCGGTTGTTTTTGAGCAAAAATCGACCCCCGTTTTTGTATAACTGTCGATTTTATGGATGGTTTGTTGTAAATCCGACGTATCATTTAATGTAGTATATCCAAAATCATGCGTAAAAACATCCGTCAGTGTTTGTAACGACGGATTTATATCATTCTCGTTCGAATAAAAAATATATTTTTGTAGTATCGACATATATATTATATTACTATATTCCCACCTCCTCCCAAATTACGGTAGGTCCGCCATCCGACCATTCAGAATAAGGAATGGCGGATGTAGTTGATTTGTCTAATTCTAATATTTTTTCTAATGCTTTTAATCGTCTTTCGGTAGGATCTGTAATAGATGCAGAAATTCTACGGGTCATATGTTTCCACCTCCATTCAAATTTAAGAGCACAATTCCATGTTGGAAATCCGGATACATAGACAATACGTCGCCAATGAAATCCCTGTTTAACTTTGGAGGTTGTATATACAGCACCCCCCGTTATTTCTCCATTGTGTTTTCGTAGTCGTTGTTCAACATCTATGGTTGCGCCTACATATGTATATTTTTTGAGAGGATGGTTTGGGTCTATAGTTTCTAATAAATACACAAATGATGGTGAAGATGATTCGGATTCCATATATGTATATAAAAGATATTATGCTACCATGGATGCTTTAATTGAAGGATGGTATTGGTAGTCACATAAATTCACATTATTCCATGTAATATTATTCGGATTAAAAATATTGGTATCTTTTTCTTTAATTTTGGCATCATCATTAGTAGCATCGTCATTAGTAGCATTGTCATTAGTAGCATTGTCATTAGTAGCATTGTCATTAGTAGCATCGTCATCTTTCAATTCATCTCGAATAATTTCTTGTGCCCGATTCTCTTGTGCCCGATTCTCTTGTGTCCGATTCTCTTGTGTCCGATTCTCTTGTGTCCGATTCTCTTGTGTCCGATTCTCTTGTGTCCGATTCTCTTGTGCCCGATTCTCTTGTGTCCGATTCTCTTGTGCCCGATTCTCTTGTGCCCGATTCTCTTGTAAATCTGTCTGTTTTTTTTGTTTATTCACAAAACAAATGGATGGAAATGGAAATGGTTGTCTGGTAAGTTGTTCTTTTACGGCAGATATATGAGACTCATAAATATGACAATCTCCCAAACATATTACGAGTTTTCCCGGAATTAATGGTGGATTTGTCAATGATACCGATAATCTACTATTTACCTGTGCGCAAACGGCATATGTTAATAAGGAATACGATGCAATATTATAAGGTAATCCCAAAAAACAATCTGCCGAACGTTGCGTCATAATACATGTTAATTCATCGTCTTGTTCGACCACAAATTGAATTAAAAGTCCATGACATGGATATAAAACGCCTTGTTCTGCTTGTTCTGGATTAAATGTAGTCATAACAATACGTCTTGAAAATCGGTCATTCACTAAAAGATGAATTACTTTTTCAAATTGATTTAGCCCTTGCCCACTATATCCTATTTCTGGACGACAGCCTCTATACGGCGCATTAAAATGATAAATTTGAAAGAAATACATCGGTCCCATATCTCCTTCTTCGTAGGTGGCAACGGTAGAATTCACTGAATTTAAAAACTCTCGGCTGGTGTTTCCTTTCCAAATATTCACGCCAACTTTTTCTAATTCTTTTGTGTCGGTTTTTCCGTCCATAAAGAATTTCCATTCTTCAAATATCCCACGAAAGAACATTTTTTTGGTAGTAATAAGTGGAAATATATGTCCTCTTTTTAAATCAAATGTCAATTGTTTTCCTGCCAATTGAAGTGTATATCCATTACGAGTTTTTCGGCGATGTCCGTGTTCGATAATATCGCTTAATAATTGTAAATATTGGTGTTCGTCAGACATGTTTGGATACCAATATTTTATTAGTTTTTTAAAATCAATTTTTTTATTTATGGTCGCTTGATATTGTTAAGCTTGCGTTGGTAGACAATTCTCGCATTATAAATATTTTCGTCATTATGCGTCTCTCAAAGAAGGGGCAAAGCCCCTCTTTGAGAGACACGGACTACGACAATAATACATAAAACCATAAAAAAGATTCCACATAAACCCTTTATAATGGTGTGTTTCCGCTTGTTTAGTGTTGGTTTGTTTTTTATTTGTTTGTTGGTCTACACAATTATTTATTACATTTTATTCAGGAAGTATTTGACAGTTACGTATCCAGACTTGTACATAAATCCATTCTTTTTCATTTGAATCTTGATTATAAAATACAACCCTTGACCCAATACTTACAATTTGTTTAACATCCAATACATCAAACGCTTTACGTGTTCGAATAACTATATTTTTAATTTCGATGCAAAGATTTGTATCCATAATGTTATTTGCGTGTAATACCATTGTTATATCATCTTTTGGAAAAAAATTAAGTTGTTTAACAAACAAATTATTTGAAACGTCGTAATCATCCATTTACAATAGATTATTACATATTATTTATATTCTTTGTATTACATTCTTTGTATTACATTGAACAAGGTAAAAAGAAAACAACAACAACACAACAACAACAACACAACAACAACAACAAAACAAAACAAGTAAAATTGAATATACATATATGTATATATTCAATTATGATGAATGAATATGAAGAAGAACTTTGGGAAACTATTTTTGAGTTTGCGGATGAGTGGAAAGCTGTAAACTGTGACAATGTGGATATGGATATCGACCAAATGAATAACGAAATAACATATGTATTGTATTTATCATTTCCTCCGTTATTTATTGATTATGAGGATTTGTATGAAATTGTAGAGAATGTTACGTTAATATATGTAGATTTACCAGAATTAGATGTGTCACTCCCTTTTTCTCGTTCTATTGAAGAACATTTGTCCTATTTACGCTCTCTTCCTCAACCAGAACAACGAACGCCTGAATGGTATGAATTTCGTCATAAACATATTACGGCAAGTTCTGCTTGGCGTATTTTAAAAAGTCCTGCGACATTAAACAGTTATATTTATGAAAAATGTATAGACGAAAAACCGCATTTTATAAAACGATATGGAGGAAAAGAAGATGCGCGAGATTGGGGAGTAAAATATGAGCCCATTAGTGTGCACGTATATGAATATTTATTTAAAACAAAAATCGGAGAATTCGGATGTATTGAACATCGAGAACATGTATTTTTGGCAGCGTCGCCGGATGGAATTAATATAGACCCTCTATCGGAAAAATATGGCATTATGTTGGAAATTAAAAATATCGTAAATAGAGAGATAACGGGTATTCCAAAATATGAATATTGGGTGCAAACACAATTACAAATGGAAGTTTGTGAATTACCTACATGCGATTTTTTGGAAACGCGGTTTAAAGAATTTGAAAATGATATTGATTTTGAAATATATTCAGAACATGCAAAAATAACCGAAAAAGTAATAGGCGAAAAAGAAGACAATACAAAAGAAAAAGAACCCATAACCAAACAAGTAATAAAAGGAATTATTGTAGTGTGTGAAACGGTATTTCCCGAATATATAAAACATTATGAATATATGCCATTGCATTGCCTCCCAAATTGGAGAGAATGGGTATCCACTATCATGGCAAAATGCGAATATACATATTACAGAACTATATATTGGTATTTAGATGAAATTTCATGTGTGAAAATTATCCGTGACCGAGAATGGTTTCAAGCATCATTGCCTATATTTCAAACTGCATGGGAAACAATTACACAAGAACGAATTACGGGAGTTGAACATCGAAAGCCGAAACCAAAAGTAGATAAGCCACATAAATCATTTCGCACAGATGGATGGAATGATATAACACCCACTATAAAACCAACGATAATTGTAATTAAGCGATAAAATTGTATCTATAATATAATATGTCAACGAAAACACCCTTTTTTATTCATATACCAAAAAACATGGGTAATTTTGTGTATAAACATTACGGAAAAAATCCGGCATATTTTGGTTTGTATAATTCCATTTATGAATATTACGACGCATATAAAATACCAAATCGTAGAACATTAAACTCGTTTTACCCTGGAACAAAAAATCCTCCCTACAATTCGACTATCAGTATTGACCATTTGACTTTAAAGGAAATGGTTCATTTACGAATACTTTCCATAACAAAACCAATGTTGTTCTATATGATTTTCCGAGAGCCGATACAGAGATTTATAAGTCTATGCAATTACTGGAATCTTTCCCCCAAAGAAATAATATACAATATCCAACGAATTGCACATCATCGACAAAATAAATTTGTTTTATATCAACATTTACGCCCCCAAATGGATTATGTGAAAGATACCCAACAAATTGTCTCCGAAAATCCATTTTGTTCCTATCAAATATTAAAGATGAATAAAATGGATGATATGCGAAACTTTTTTGAACGAGAATATCCTTCCGTTGTCTCGCCAAATTTTAATGAAAAAATAGATAAAAGCAAGGAAACATATACGGTGGCAGATTTAACAGAAAAGGATTATGCGTTTTTACGAGTATATTATCATGACGATTTTGTATTTTATCTTGGAATCTAATTCTTTTATTAAGATTTTATTATGCTCGCTCGTCCAACCAAATCTTTTATAATTCCAAATAATGGATTTATTTGTGAAATTATGCCCGGAATAACAAAATCATATAGCTCATTCGGAATTTTATCTATATATTCCATAAGTTCTTTTGTTTGTAATGATTCAATTGCTCCCGTAATTCGAATAATTAATTGTTGAAAATGTGTTTCTAAATGAATATATGTTTCTAAATGAATAAATGTATGAATAGATGCATTCATAAATGTATTCATAAATGCAATAAGTTCTTGGTGTTCCGTATCATCATGTAAATGAATAAACTGAAGTAATTCATTTTTAAATATTTTTTTAAGAGTGAGTTGATTGTATATTTTTAACATTTCTTTGGTTGTTCATTATTTCTTAAAAAAAGATTATCAATTTTATCAAGGACTGCTCCCTTCAAAAATATAATGGACACTAAGGACACTAAAGATCCGTATCATCCTCCTCTTCTTCATCTTCTGTATCATCTCCGTCTCCTCCTCCTCTAATACGATGATTTTTATTACCTCGGTCAAGTTCAGCAAGAACAGTAATATATTTATCGTTTAATTCAAAACGAACACCAATTACTCGAACAATAATAGTTTCTCCTATTTTTACGGAATTAAAGGCGGGGCTATCAAAATAAATATCACGCGGAATATTTGCGATAATGGCGGGTATTTTTTTATTATCGACTGTTTCTACCGTATATTCCGCATGAATGCCTGCTTTACTAATTTCGGTTACATTACATTCAATACGCATACCTTCAACTGGAAAACATACATTATATTGAAATGTAACCTGAAATTCTACATCTTGACCATTTATTTTTCCGGATGACCAAGAAGTAATATGAACGGAATTTGGCAGAATAAAACCTTCTGATACACACCGACTTTCTACGTTATAGATGATTTTTTGTTCTAACAGGTCGCGAATATTTTCACCTATTTCTAAAATAGAGAGACACACCTTAATTGTTTTAAGAGATGTCATATATGGTTTTTTAATGATTTCTTGATTTTGATTTTGCATTATAATTTTATTATTATATATACATATATCATTTTCAATTTTCTTAGGAACGACCAGAAGTTTCAGGTAGCAAACAAAGAAAATTGATGCATATATTATGTATTTTTTAATCAAAAAACAATAAAATGACCAACTATACAGTAACCGAATTGGATTTATCATTTCGAAATCTAACCATTTTACCGGATTTATCTTTGTACACAAATTTACAAAAATTATATTGTAATTATAACCAACTCACATCTCTCGATAATCTTCCTCCCACTTTACAAGAATTATATTGTTGTAATAATCAACTCACATCTCTCGACAATCTTCCTCCCACTTTACAAGAATTATATTGTGAAAAGAATCAATTGACTTCTCTAAGCAATCTTCCACCCACTTTACAAGAATTATATTGCGGAGATAATAAAATCACTTTTCTCGAAAATCTTCCTCCCAATTTACAAAAATTATATTGTGAAAATAACCAACTCACATCTCTCGATAATCTTCCTTCCACTTTACGAGGATTATTGTGTTATGCTAATCAATTGACTTCTCTCGACAATCTTCCTTCCACTTTACGAGAATTATGGTGTTATGCTAATCAATTGACTTCTCTCGACAATCTTCCTTCCACTTTACAAAGATTAAATTGTAAAAATAATGGTCGACTAACTTCTATTAAATATTTTCCTCCCAATTTACAAGATTTATATTGTTACAATAATCAAATCACTTCTCTCGAAAATCTTCCTTCCACTTTACGAGAATTATGGTGTTATAATAATCAATTGACTTCTCTAAACAATCTTCCTCCGAATCTACAACAATTATATTGTCATACGAATCAACTGACTTCTCTCGATATTTTACCTGTTACATTACAAGTGCTCTATTGTGAAGAAACCCCAATTTATACAACATGTAAAGAAATACATGGATTTGAACTTTCGATAGAAACAATTGAACAATACAATGAAATAAAACGCATTGAAAATTTGGAAAAAGAATGTTGTCCTATTCTAAAATAAAATTGATACATATATTATTTATTTTTTTAAACAAAAAACAAATAATATGACCGACTATACCGTAACCGAATTGGATTTATCGAATCTAAATCTAACCGTTTTACCGGATTTATCGCTATACACAAATTTACAAACATTATATTGTAATAATAACCAACTGACTTCTCTTGATAATCTTCCCCCTAATCTAAAAAGATTATATTGTGAATATAATCGAATCACTTCTCTAAACAATCTTCCTCCCAATCTACAAGAATTATATTGTAAATATAATCAAATCACTTCTCTAAACAATCTTCCTCCCACTTTACAAGAATTACGTTGTAATTATAATAAACTAACTTCTCTCGATAATCTTCCTTCCACTTTACAAGAATTATGGTGTTGGAATAATCAAATCAATTCTCTTGACAATCTTCCTCCAAATTTACAAATATTACATTGTGCAAATAATCAACTAACTTCTCTGGGTCACATTCATCCCACTTTAAAAATATTATATTGTTACAATAATCAATTGACTTCTCTAAACAATCTTCCTCAAAATTTACAAGAATTATGGTGTTATAACAATCAACTTGGCACTTCTCTTGATATTTTACCTCTTACTTTACAAAAATTATATTGTCACAATAATCCCATTTATACAACATGTAAAGAAATACATGGATTTGAACTTTCGGTAGAAACAATTGAACAATACAATGAAATAAAACGCATTGAAAATTTGGAAAAAGAATGTTGTCCGCTACTTAAATAAAATACCCTTCTGATAGCAAACAAAGAAAATTGATATTTATTTTTTTAATCAAAAACAAATAAAATGACCGATTATACCGTAACGACGTTAGATTTATCATATCAAAACTTGACTGTTTTACCGAATTTATCTCTCTATACAAATTTACAAATATTACATTGTTACAATAATCAATTGACTTCTCTAGACAACCTTCCTCCCAATTTGCAAACATTATATTGTGAAAATAACCAACTCACATCTCTCGATAATCTTCCTCCCACTTTACAAGAATTATATTGTTGCTATAATCAACTCACTTCTCTCGACAATCTTCCTCCCAATTTGCAAACATTATATTGTGAAAATAACCAACTCACATCTCTCGATAATCTTCCTCCCACTTTACAAGAATTATATTGTTGCTATAATCAACTCACTTCTCTCGACAATCTTCCTCCCAAGTTACGAACAATATTGTGTTCAAAAAACAAGCTTACTTCACTCGAAAATCTTCCTCTTACTTTACGAGAATTGTATTGTCGAAACAATCAAATTATATCTTTTGACAATCTTCCTCCCAAGTTACGAACAATATATTATGAAAATAATCCCATTTATACAACATGCAAGGACATATATGGATTTGAACTTTCTAAAAAAACAATTGAAAAATACAATGAAATCAAACGCATTGAAAAAGAATGTTGTTGTCCTATTCTAAAATAGGACATAAAAATATAGAACATATTTTATAAAAATGCAAATAAACTTTTCTGAAATTCAATCAAAAGTCGATAAATTATCGAAAATGCAACATATTGAAATTTTAAAAATCATTCGTAAACATCCGGAAACCAAGTTAAATGAAAACAAAAACGGCACATATATTAATATGGCATATTTAAAACAGGATACATTGGAGGAAATAATAAAATATATTGATTATGTGCAAGTGCAGGAAACGTCATTATCTTGTGTTGAAAATGAAAAATTAGAAATTGAAAAGACCTATTTTTTTGATAAATAACAAGAATCGTTTTATTGGTTAGAGAGGTTCTCAAGAACAATATAAATAAAATAATACATATAATTTGAATGGACGTATATAATGAACTATATCAAATTTTTTATCCATATGATATATTTTTGACGGAATCAGATATGGACAAATTATATCCTCTTATGTATAAAGAATCCGTAAAGGAACTTATCATAAAAGAAAAAGAACAAATCATAAAGGAAAAAGAACCCATTATTGTAAAGGAAAAAGAACCCATTGTAAAAGAAAAAGATAAAACAATCAAAGAGTCCATTGTAAAAGAAAAAGACCCTTCTCTCGAAAAACCTTTTTTCCCCGAATTTAAAAACACCATGTTTTGGAGTATATATGCGGGAGTTCATGGAATGTATGAGTATTCTGTCGTATGTCATCAAAATATACATTCATCGATTGAACTGAATGTTCAGCAGGAAATAATAACAAAATTTCAAGGAAAAGACCGAATAAAACAATTAAAACAAACAAATCAAAAAATCACTCTTATTCAGTGCCAAGAGATATTGTCGGATATGATGATGAAAGGTAATCAATTGCATGTATTGGTGGCATATGCTCTACATTACAACAAAAACATTCACGTATCATTTGACAATAAAAAAATAGTTCTCCCTATAATAGTAGATACAACGCAACAAACCATATATCTACACTTTGATACAAAAAAACACAAATATGGGCTTATTTCTAATATACCCGACGATTTTATTGTCATCGAACAATACAATAAACCGTTAAAAGGAGTGTCCACTTATAAATTGGCAGAATTGGAAGAAATGACTCAAAAAGCGGGAATTGTATTGGACACCGGTTCAAAAAAGGAACAAATGTATACGGCATTGTCCGAATATTTTTATGTGCGTGTTGTATAAAATTTATTGTATAAATTTCCAAGTAAAATTGAAGAAAAGAATGATATAATATGTAAATAAATATTATATCTCTATTATCTATCATGGAAAAATCCGTATCTTCTGAACAAAAAAAGACCACAGCAAGAGAAGATTTACTTCGTATGGTCTCATGCTATTTAGACAACCAAAAAATACGAAAAGAATATATCGCAAATGAATTGGAAGTGCGTTTTGGTATTTTCGACAACAAACGCCCAGGTCCTATGTCGGTAAAACCAATTACCAAAATAAATTATGATGCCGTTGTAAAACAATTATTTTCCGTGGGATTTCAAATATTTGAAGAAAAACACTTTTTACGTATTAATACCTATCGTCAACAAGAAAGTCGAAATGAATATCGGTCAGATACAACTCGCGCCGAAATCGACGGATTGTTTCTTATTCAAAAATACTGCGAGACCAACGATTTAAAACAGGTTGCCGAAGGGCAAGGACCGCGGTCGCGAGCTATTAAATTTACACGAAAAACATCTCCCAAATATTCGGATGGTTCTATTGTAAAAGCCGTGAATTTTGACGATTTTAATTATCGCGTGAATTACAAACTTGAACAGGATTTTTCATTAAATACCGACGTATCAAAACAAATTCTGGGCGAATGGACAAATTTAAACAAAGTATTTCGTTATATGAATCGCGTTCGTTTTCGACATCCAACCATTCCGGTGTTTGCCGATATTAGTATTATTAAAACAAATAAAATGAGCGGACAAACCTCCATTCCAACACACACCATTCAAGAAGCCGATGTATTTAATGGATTGGAACATTATGAAATCGAATTGGAATTCGACAATTCGCGTATAGGTCTGGGAACTTCATTTGAATCGGCAAATTCATTGTTAGGTGCATTACGAACCATGGTTCGGCTTGTTATGGTAGCATTTCAAGGCACAAATTACCCCATATCATATACGGAACAGGACCAAATATTATTTTCCTATATGAAATTGATTCAAATGCCTGCAGACGCAAGTGCAAAAGAAAAGGACAATTTTACACTAACTCGTCCCGTAAAACCCAGTGATTTCTTGGGATATTCTTCCATGACTCTTCAACGCGAACACTTACACGAATCGTCAAAAATGAATGTATTAAAAAATTATTGTATTACGGATAAAGCCGACGGGGACCGCCGTTTATTGTATATTTCAACAAAAGGTCGCATGTATATGATTGACACAAATATGAATGTTATATTTACGGGAGGTGAAACATCCAACGAGAAATTATATAATACATTGATAGATGGCGAGCATATTCCGTATGATAAATTGGGAAATTATATAAATTATTATATGGCATTTGATGTATATTTTGTAAGTGGAGAAGATATGCGTATGTTGCCATTTATGGAGCAACCGGAACAAGAAGAGGAGAAGGAGGAGAAACCCAAAAAAAAGATACAATATCGTCTGAACATATTAAATCAAAAGGTGGTTACTCGAATAAATACCTCTCTCATAAGCGGTAAAGAAAATGAGGAGAAGTGTTTATTCCATATTTTATTAAAACAATTTTATTCGGGGAATTTCTTTATTGCGTGTCAATCCGCATTTAAAAATATTCCATTTCAAGTATATGAAACCGACGGTCTTATTTTAACTCCATGTGATCAACCAATTCCCACGGCGAAACAGCACGGCAATGATTTCATTGCGAAAACCACGTGGAACGAATCGTTCAAATGGAAACCGGCGCACTATAACACAATTGATTTTCTGGTTCGAACTAAAAAAAACAAACAAGGCAAAGACGAGATTCACATGATGTATCCACAAGGCGAAGATTTAACAAAATCCGATGTTATTTACCAATATAAAACAATTGAACTTTGGTGCGGGTTCGATAAATTTAATAATAGACTCTCGAATCCGTTTATTAGTATGGTATCTTTACTTACGGAAGAACCTGTCCAAACACGTGCCGAAAAAGACCAAACTCGTTCTACCTATAAACCTCTGCAATTTCAACCCACCGACCCATTTCAACCAAACGCCTATTTATGCAATATTCGTTTATATCCAGATGCGTCTGGTAAAATGATTATGAAAACAATCGACGATTCAATGGCGCATGATACGGATATATCGACCATATCGGATTCGGTTGGAGGTGAATATTTTGAAGAAGGTATGATTGTGGAATTTAAATACGATGTAAGTATTTCCGACCCGCAATGGCGATGGAAACCATTGCGGGTAAGATATGATAAAACCGCCGAACTTCGGGCAGGATTGCCGAATTACGGAAATTCGTATCAAGTCGCAAACAGCAATTGGTCATCGATTCATAATCCAGTTACGGAAGAAATGTTACGCGGAACAACCGCTATTCCATTGTTGGATATTGATGAATCGGCGATTTATTATAAAAAATCGGAAAAAGGAGGCGGAGGCGGAGGAGAATCTTTTACACAAGCGTTACGAGATTTTCATAATTTATATGTAAAACGAAAACTTATATTGTCCGTTGCGCAACGTGGAAACACATTAATCGATTATGCCGTTGGAAAGGCGGGGGATTTGGCGAAATGGAAGGCGGGAAATATATCGTTTATTTGTGGAATCGATATTTCCCGCGATAATATTCATAATGTGGGAGATGGTGCATGTACCCGTTATATTAAAGACCGATACCAATTTCGAACTCCGATATATCATTGTTTATTTGCCGTAGGAGATTCGGCATTGAATATTCGGACGGGAGAGGCATTTACAACCCCTAAAGAAAAACGATTAATCAAAGCAATGTTTGGTTCAGGAGAAAAAGATTCGGAATTAGGAAAATGGAACGGAACACAAAAGGATGGTTTCGATATAAGTTCTTGCCAATTTGCACTTCATTACTTTTTCAAAAATAAACATACGTTACACGGATTTTTACGAAATGTGTCGGAATGTACAAAAAAAGGGGGGTATTTTATTGGAACGTGTTATGACGGAGACCGATTGTTTCAACGGTTATTGCGAGAAGACGCTATTTTATTTACACGAACCGACCGCCAAACGGGCGAACCGACGAAGATTTTTGAGATACAAAAATTATATGAAGAAACGGGATTTTCAGAAGATGAACAAAGTCTGGGATATGAAATTAGCGTATATCAGGAATCTATCGGGAAATATTTCAGTGAATATTTAGTTAATTTTAAATTCTTTCAACGTATGATGGAAAATTATGGTTTTGTATTGGTGGATACCGCAAAAGATAAACAAATTCATTTGCCGAAAGGAAGTGGATTCTTTGATGAATTGTATCGCGAAATGCAGGACGAAATACGCAGAACGGGGCAAAATCATTATAAATCGGCGGATAAAATGAATGCATCCGATGAACAGCAAATTTCATTCTTGAACCGGTATTTTGTGTTTCAAAAAAAGAGAGATGTTCGAACGGAAGATATGGTAAAAATTATTGGACAAAAAGAACGGACAGAAGGACAAGAAGAAGAACAAGAAGAATCGTATTTGCGTTTAAAAGAAAAAGAAAAAGAACCGGTCAAAGAAAAAGAACCGGTCAAAGAAAAAGAACCAGTCAAAGAAAAAGAAAAAGAACAGGTCAAAGAAAAAGAACCGGTCAAAGAAAAAGAACCAGTCAAAGAAAAAGAAAAAGAACAGGTCAAAGAAAAAGAAAAAGAACCGGTCAAAGAAAAAGAACCGACCAAAAAGGCAAAAATTATAAAATTAGGAAAAACAAAAATTGCCTTAAATAAATACTCGCCTATTATTGATTCGAATGATTCATAAAAAATAAACTCTTATATAAATAATGAAAATTACATATGAAAATGGAGAAGTTTATGACGGTGAAGTAAAAGACGAAAAAAAGAATGGATACGGTAAAATGACATATCCAAGTGGAGAAATAGAAATATATGAAGGAGAGTGGCAAGACGATTTAAAAAATGGTAAAGGCAAAATAATATTTGATGATGGTGCTGTATATGAAGGAGAGTGGAAAGACGATAATGAAATTGAAAGTTACGGAAAACTCACCTATGCAAATGGAGATGTGTATGAAGGAGAGTGGAAAGACAATTCGCGACATGGTAAAGGTAAAATGAATTATAGTGATGGTGAAAAATATGAAGGAGAGTGGAAAGAGAATGAAAGGAGTGGCAAAGGCACCATCACTTTTTTAAATGGAGATGTGTATGAAGGTGATATGAACAATGATGAAATAGAGGGCGATGGTAAAATGATGTATAAAAAGAGTGGAAATATATATGAAGGAGAGTGGAAAGAAGGTAAAAAAACGGTCAAGGTACATATCTATTTATGAACGGAGCTACATATAAGGGAGAGTGGAAAAACGATAAAAAAAATGGTCAAGGTAAAATGACGCATGTAAATGGAAATATATATAATGGAGAATTTAAAGATGATAGGGCAAGTGGTCATGGTGTGCTGACATTTATAGGTGGTTCATATTATGGGGAGTGGAAAGACGACCAACTGAATGGTAGAGGTCGTTTGTATAAAAATGGAAATCTCTATGTTGGCGAGTTTAAAAATAATAAAAAACATGGTCAAGGTAAAATGACCTATGCAAATGGTGATATGTATAAAGGAGAGTGGAAAGACGATGTAAGAAATGGTCAAGGTAAAATGACCTATATAACGGGTGGTATGTATAAAGGAGAGTGGAAAGACGATAAAAAACAGGGTCAAGGTAAAATGACCTATATAACGGGTGATATGTATAAAGGAGAGTGGAAAGACAATAAAATGAATGGTCAAGGCACATTTACATTTGCAAGTGGAGATATCTATAAAGGAGAGTGGAAAGACGATGAAATAAATGGTCGAGGAACAATGACATTTGCCAATGGCGATATGTATGAAGGAGAGTGGAAAGACAATGAAAAAAATGGTCAAGGTAAATCATTTGCAAATGGAGATATGTATGAAGGAGAGTGGAAAGACGATGAAATAAATGGTCAAGGCACATTTACATTTGCAAATGGCGATATGTATGAAGGAGAGTGGAAAGACAATGAAAAAAATGGTATCGGTAAAATGACATTTGCAAATGGAACGGTTCAAAAAGGCAGGTGGAAAATGGGTGTTTTTGTTCCATTTTTAAAAACCGTGAAATTATCTCCTCCTAAAAAATTCAAACTATTGACCCATATGAAAAAAACAGAACACAAACTCACGAAAAAACTTATACCTTCTCATTCTCGAAAAACAATTATGTCATTAGAGAGAAAAAGAAATTCAATAAAAACAAACTCTATAAAAACAAATTCTAAAATAGAAGGATTTGACCCGATTATGTATCAAGACCAACGTGTACAAGAGTATTTGGAAGAAGATAGAAAAGACAATATTGTTATTTTTTATGCAAAACAGTTGTTCCTCTCCAAACGTAGTTATTTCCAAGACGCCAAAGATGATTATTTCTATGCTTGTAATCGTACCGCTCGTGGATTATTACCCAAGACAGAAGATGTGGACGAATCTTCCAAACTTCTCAACACCGGAAAATTGGGATTGGTTCCTTCCATATATGTTCCAGAGAATTTTGTTATACATGTTATTTTTGGAACAACTCCCTATTATATTTTGTTGGATACTGGAAAGGAAATGGTATCGGTTATTAGCGAAAGTATTTGGGAAAAACATAAGAATCGTGATCCAACGTTGGATATTGTTTCTGGGTCTCATTGCCAAGCAGGTCAAAATGGAAAAGTTGGTATTTTATATTCATATAACCAATCTATAAGTAAAAGTAAAAGTAAAAGCAACTCACAAAAAAGACAAACCAGAAAAAAAACAGTATAAACATATTTGGACAAATATGATAATGGGAATTCCGTCTTTTTTTTCATACATTATAAAGAATCATAGTTCCATTGTTAAAAAACAATTGCCGGATGATATTGATATATTATTAATTGACGCAAATTCAATTATTTATGATATTGTGCATATGGGCGCAAATGAGAATAACACAATTATTCAAAAAGTCATTGAACAATTGTGGATATATATACATATGTTTTCTCCCAAATTATACGTATATATTGCGTTTGATGGAGTGGCATGTATGGCAAAAATGGAACAACAACGAACCAGAAGATACAAGAGTTGGTTTTTAGAGGAGAATATGACGACAAAAGAAATGACAACAAAAGAAATGACAACAACAACAACAATAAAAGAACCCACCACCCCAATACAACCAAAATTCAATACAATGTGCATTAGTCCGGGAACTCCCTTTATGAATCAACTGTCCGACGCTATTACAAAAGAATTTACATCAAATACGTCATGTGTATCATCATCGAAAGAATCGGGAGAGGGCGAACATAAATTATTCGAATATTTACGCAACAATCCAAATATAAATGCAAATGTAGTCATTTATGGACTGGATGCCGACCTTATTATGTTGTCTATTTTACATGTATCCTATACAAAAAATATATATATTTGTAGAGAAGCTCCCGAATTTGGTGAAAAAAATGCGGCATTGGCAAAAGAGATGTTGTGTTTAGATAGTCAATTATTAACAAACAATATTTTGGTTGAAATGGACTGCAAATGTCAAAACATTGGTCGGATAACGGATTATATTTTTCTTTGTTTTTTCTTGGGTAATGATTTTTTAACAGGATTTCCGAGTATTTCGATTCGAACAACGGGAATACAACGTTTATTAGATACATATCGACTTTATATTGGTGCATATGACCGTTTATTAATTCATCCAGAAACAAAGAAAATTCAATGGAAGTGGGTAACCCTTTTTTTACAGATGTTGGCGAAACAAGAAAAGGAAAATCTTATTCAAGAATACGCCAGTCGCGAAATTTGGGCAAAACAAACATGGCATCGACTATTACAGACAAATAAGACCAATACCAATCAACCCAATAAATCAAATCATCCTAATAAATCTCATCCAAATAAATCATATTCAATAGATTCTTGGGTAGATTCTGTGCCTCTTTTATTTCGAGAGAGGGAAGAATATATTTGCCCAACTGAACCTCATTGGGAGAAACGTTATTATCGGTCTCTTTTACGAATTCAATCTACTTCTGAAATTCATGATGTGTGTATAAATTATTTGGAAGGACTTGAATTTGTGTATCATTATTATACCCAAGGTTGTCCCGATATAAATTGGAAATATAGATATGCATATAGTCCATTGTTATGCGATTTATATAAAACATTACATACAACAAATAATAATAATAATACAATGTATTTGTGCGCAAATGACAAACAAACTTCACGAACAGAGAGAGACGTATTAAAATATATTTTACCTCCGCCTTATTTTGAGAAAATGTTTGATACATCAAAAAACGATGATGATGATGCGTCTGTGTCTTTTACATGGGAGTGGTCGTTTAAAAGATATTTATGGGAATCACATATTCATTTATGAATAATTTATTGAGCTAAAAAAATTGAAAATCTATTTATTTATTATTTTATTTAAAAAAAAGAAAATGAATGAATTTATATTACCTAATAATTTACCTTTACTTTCAAAATATATACAAAATATTCCTGTATTCGATGATACATTTTATTCTTTACCCATAAACAAAAAACGTATATATGAATTATGTATTAACGGAGGAAATAATTCGGTTTATTGTGGAACTATTCATGACGAACCAATTTCTTGTGTAATTCGAATTTCAAAAGATGTATTTACGGAAGAAGACCAAACCATACATAAAGAAGAACCCAAAGACACAGAACACGAACCCAAAGACACAGAACACGAAGACACAGAAAAAATACATATAAATGAATTTATTAAAGATTGCAAGGTTGCTTTATATATGTCGAATAAAAATCTATCTCCCCGTTTATATTCAATATATCAAAATCCAATGGGATTTACCACAATGATTAGTGAAAGGTATCAAACATCATTATCTGATTTTATAGTAAAAACAAAGACTCATAAATTGCTCAAAAAAACAATTACTCAAAAACTGGTTGAATTAACAACAGATATAGTAAAAAATAATATTTTACTATATGATTATAAATTTGCAAATTTGGTATTAAACTGTAGCGAGGGGGACGACGATATTATAATTAAGGCAATTGATTTTGATTCCATGTTTATTGATGTAAATATAACTCGTATGAAATTATTTCGTGATGTAAAAAAAATATATAAACTAACTTCTGCAAAAATAAAACAGTATTATGTTGTTATTATGATGATGTTTTTGAGTAATTTGTCATCAAATTCGTATTATGAATTTATACATAAACGATATATTCCGTATCATAATGAAATCGCAACGTGGATTCGGGAGGAACAGATAAAATATGAATTATCGGATGATATATTTTGTTATATTTTAGCCGATATGTATAAACGCCATAAGGGTATATTTATGACATATTACAAATTTGTATCAGTAACAAAAGAACAAGAACGTATTCAACAGTTTATACATAATATTCAACAATTTATACGTAATGCATCAACATAACAACCAAGATTATTGATTTGTAAGGAATGAAGAAAATTGATACATATATTATTTATTTTTTAATCAACAAATAATAAATGACTGATTATTCCGTAACCAAATTGAATTTATCATTTCGATGCTTACAAGTTTTACCGGATTTATCTCTCTACTCAAATCTACAAACATTATGTTGTGATGGAAATGAACTAACTTCTCTAAACAATCTTCCTCCCACTTTACAAAGATTACATTGTTCACATAATGAACTAACTTCTCTAAACAATCTTCCTCCCACTTTACAAATATTATATTGTTACCATAATCAACTTACTTCTCTTGACAATCTTCCTCCCACTTTACAAATATTATATTGTGATAATAATCAACTGACTTCTCTAAACAATCTTCCTCCGAATCTACAAGTATTAGATTGTGCAAATAATCAACTTACTTCTCTTGACAATCTTCCTCCCAATTTACAAGAATTATATTGTTATGATAATCAACTTATTTCTCTTGACAATATTCCTCCCACTTTACACAGTTTATCTTGTTATAACAATCGGCTCACATCTCTTGATACATTACATCTTACTTTACAATATTTTGTTTGTAAAAACAATCCGGTTTATACAACATGTAAGGAACTATATGGATTTGAACTTTCTATAAAAACGATTGAACAATACAATGAAATCAAACGATTGGAAAAAGAATGTTGCCCACTACTTAAATAGATAGCAACCAAAGAAAATTGATACATATTATTTATTTTTTTTAAACAAACATTAAATAATGACTGACTATTCCGTAACAAGTTTAAATTTATTAAATCGAGGCTTACAAGTTTTACCGGATTTATCTCTCTACTCAAATCTACAAACATTACATTGTGATGTAAATGAACTAACTTCACTTGAAAATCTTCCTCCCAATTTACAAGTATTATATTGTTCAAACAATCAACTTACTTCTCTTGACAATCTTCCTCCCAATTTACAAGAATTATATTGTTCAAATAATCAACTAACTTCTCTCTATAATCTTCCTTCCACTTTACAAATAGTATGGTGTTCAAACAATCAACTGACAAGGCTTGACAATCTTCCTCTCACTTTACAAGAATTATGGTGTTTTAATAATCCAATTTATACAACATGTAGGGAACTATATGGATTTGAACTTTCAGAAAAAACAATTGAACAATACAATGAAATATTGGAAAAAGAATGTTGCCCACTACTTAAATAAAACAATGCTCTGATTTATAAGGAGACCAAATAAAATTGATACATATATTATTTATTTTTTAATCAACAAATAATAAATGATTTATATCTCTATAAAAATCTACGAACATTACATTGTAACAATAATCAACTCACTTCTCTGGACAATCTTCCTCCCAATTTACAAACACTATGGTGTCACAATAATAATCTCACAAGGCTCAGCTTTCGAGAGAGTGATAACGACCGATTAGAGTCCGCCTTTGGGACTTCTCTAAACAATCTTCCTCCCACTTTACAAACATTATATTGTCAAGATAATCAACTTACTTCTCTTGATAATCTTCCTCCCACTTTACAATTGTTGCATTGTTCACATAATCAAATCGTAAGGCTTGAAAATCTTCCTCCCACTTTACAAAAATTATGGTGTTATAATAATCAACTAATTTCTCTAGACAATCTTCCTCCCAATTTACAAATATTGTATTGTGACAATAATCAACTAACGTCTCTGGACAATCTTCCTTCCAATTTACAAAAATTATATTGTAAAAACAATCAACTCACAAGGCTCGGCGGAGCTGAGTCCGCCTTTGGCACTTCTCTGGATAATCTTCCTCTTACTCTACAAACATTAGTTTGTTCATTTAATCAACTGACTTCTCTGGATAATCTTCCTCCCAATTTACAAGATTTATCATGTAACAATAATCAATTGACTTCTCTCGAAAATCTTCCTCCCAATTTACAAGAATTATCATGTAACAATAATCAATTGACTTCTCTCGAAAATCTTCCTCCCAATTTACAAGAATTATGGTGTAATAATAATCAACTCACAAGGCTCGGCTTTCGTAACGACCGATTAGAGTCCGCCTTTGGGACTTCTCTAAACAATATTCCTCCGAATTTACAAACATTAAATTGTTCAAATAATCAATTAACTTTTCTCGATAATCTTTCTGCCACTTTACAAAAATTATGGTGTTCAAATAATCAACTCACTTCTCTCGATATTTTACCTCATACTTTACAAGATTTTAATTGTAAAAACAATCCGGTTTATACAACATGCAAGGAACTATATGGATTTGAACTTTCAGAAAAAACAATTGAACAATACAATGAAATCAAACGATTGGAAAAAGAATGTTGCCCACTACTGAAATAAACTAACTGCCTTAAACCGTAGGAAAATATTGCCAATCCAAGTGGTTGCATACTTTTTTCCACGTTTGGTCTTGTTCTCTTTGATTACTAATATCTTTCAACAGTGGAATATGTGGTAAATACTGATGTTGCCCTAACAATACACAAAGTTGATATAATGTATAGGTATAATTAAAAAAATTGGTTCTCTCGGGAGGACAGTATAGTGTCCATGGTTGTTGAATTTCAACAAATAATACGCACAATGTTTCAATTAATTTATCTTCCATAATAGGTGGCTTAATTCCAAATAGAGAGTTGATATATTGAATATGCTCGAAATATTTATTGAGTCCAAGTTTTCGTAAAAGGTCGCGCATGATTTTATAATTAAGGAGTTTGACATCCTGACGTTCCTTTTTTATGCGTTGCCGAATACGTTCAATAACTTCGGTTGGAATTTGTGTAGTTTCTTTTGCCTGAAATTGAGAGAGAACTTCTTTAAAGTGATTTAGTTTAATATATGCCGTATACGACACCTCATTCGGGGCTTCTTTATTTGAAGGTTTTGCACTGTCCACAATATAACTTATAAATCTTCCACATGCAGTATTATTACAAATAAGAATACCTTCTTCGTCTTGCGGGATTAATTCTCCCATGCAACATGTTTCACAAATATCGGAAGAATACATAAAATCCTGAATTGTATTTGAGTTTTTTCCACATATATTTTGCAAATATGTTTTTACAGTTCTGCGAGACATACTCATATTATTATTGTCATCTGTTATATTGTCGCCTTGTTTATTTTCACTGTGTTTATTGTCACTTTGTTTATTGTCGCTATGTTTATTTTCACTATGTTTATTTTCACTATGTTTATTTATTTTGAAAAATGAGTTTAAAATATTTACATTCTGTATATTTTCGCCCGAAGATATTTTTTGTTTATCCTCAAAATAACGAAAAATATCTGCCGAATTTGCCAATAAATATTTTTTACGTCTATTTTCCAAATGGTGCAATTGTTTTATTATATTTTTTAGTTCATCTTTAATATCCATCGTATCATCTATTGATTCAGCCTCTATTAATTTGCGTTTTAATTCTTTTTTACGTATTTTTAATTCTGGAATTACGTAGGTATCATTATGATGAAAAGATGCCATCATTTCACTGTGAATTTCATCTACCGAATATTTGTTAATTGTATTGGGACTAAAAACGGGAGTTTGTGGAATGGGAAGAATTTGATTCATGAATTATATATACTTAACTTTTTATAGTTTATATGTTTTTTTGACTTCCTTATAATATTTTCGTCATTATGCTCTCTCCTTTTTGAGAGACAGGGTCTACAACAATATTTAGAGAGACAGAGGTTATTATTTATGGTAATAAAACAAAATATTATTTTCTGATATCAGTCGGACCTATTAAAAAGGAGTTGTGTTAAAATAATAAGTAATTATAGCTTATAGAATATGTCTATTATTACTGAATTAACACATTGCCGGATTTGCAAAAATCGTCATTTAGAAACTGTTATTTCATTGGGAGAACAAGCAATTACATCAAGATTTCCAACATATGGCGATTTTTCTACTCCAAAAACTCCCATTCAATTGTGTTTATGTGACGATTGCGGTTTATTACAATTGCAACAAACCACATCAAGCACCGAATTATATGAACACGAATACGGATATCGTTCCGGAATTTCAAATACGATGCGCGAACATTTACGACAATATCAGCAAGACGTTTTTACTTTAGCCGACGTTCAACCAAATGATACGGTATTGGATATTGGAAGTAATGACGCGACCACATTACGGTATTACCCTGATACAGTTCAAAGAATTGGTATGGACCCAACCGGAGAACAATTTCGCGAATATTACAATGATACTATTACTCTTATTCCAACCTATTTTACGAGAGATAATTTTATGGATATAAAAGGTTCAACCAAATGTAAAGTCGTGTCTTCTATTTCCATGTTTTATGATTTGCCCGACCCAATTCAATTTGCAAAAGATATATATGATATATTGGAAGACGATGGTATTTGGACATGCGAACAAAGCTATTTATTAACCATGTTAAAAACAAATAGCATTGATACGATTTGTCATGAACATTTAGAATATTATTCGCTTCGTCCCGTAAAAGAAATTGCCGATAGAGCTCAATTTAAAATTGTGGATATACAATTCAATGATTGCAATGGAGGAAGTTTTCGTCTGTATTTTGCAAAAGAATCCTCTCTCAAATTTAAAGAAAACACGGAATTGGTTCAACGTATTTTAAATGAGGAAATCGATTACGGCATTTTAAAAGAAAGCACCTATCGTTCCTTTTTTCGTGGGTGTGAAGAAGAGGTTCAAAAATTAAAACTATTTTTGGATGCAACCAATAAAATTCATAAGAAAACATATATTTACGGAGCATCGACCAAGGGAAATTGTCTATTGCAATTTGCGGATATTAAAGAAATCGATATTCCGTTTGCGGTTGAACGAAATCCGAAGAAAATAGGCAAGATGACCATTACGGGAAGTCGGATCATTGGAGAGGATGCTATGCGAGAACATCCTCCCGATTATTTGCTTGTTTTACCGTGGCATTTCAGAAAAGAAATCGTTGAGAGAGAATCTGCCTTTTTAGAGGGAGGTGGAAGTCTTGTTTTTCCGTTTCCATCATTTGAAATTGTCAGTCGCCGACAAAAAGTTCTTATTACGGGAAGTGGGGGACATATCGCAAAATATTTGATTGATGCACATAAAAAACATAACCATATCGATTTGTATGGAATTTGTCGCGCGAATGGGGGGACTATAGACACAACAGAAAAAATTCCCACATTTGTATGTGATATGGTATTTCAACCGAATTTATGGAAGCAGATTATTGTATTACTACAACCGGACAGTATTATTCATTTGGCTGGAATATCGAGTTCAATTGATGCACTACATAACGTTCCAAATACATATGTGACCAATGGTTTATTAACCGTCGAATTATGCGATTTTATTTATAAACAAAAACAAACGAGCAAAAAACAGATAAAACTATTTAATGCATCCAGTAGTGAAATATATAAGGGTCATATAAATTATATAGTAACGGATGACGATACATATTATAAGCATTTACACCCATATTCTATTGCAAAAATAGTAGGACATATGTGCGTGGATGATTATAGACAAAGATACGGATGTTTATTTTCAAATGGCGTTTTATTCACAACCGAATCAAAACATAAATCAACTCAATTTCTATTTAATAAAATCGGAAAATATATCCGTCAATACAAACAAGATTCATCGGAAAAAGATTTATCAGAAAAAGATTCATATAAACCACTTATAGTTGGAAGTTTAGATTCGTATCGTTCCATGTTACATGCGAGTGATGTGGCGGATGCAATTTATACAATTATAGAACAACCACTTGGTTCAAATTATGTTATTTCGCCAGAAAAATCTGAAAAAATATCGGAACTTGTCATGAAAATGTTTGAGATAAGTGGAATAACGATTGTCCAAGAAACTCCCAAAAAATGGGTCGATGCAAAAACGGGGCAACCTATTTTAATAATAGACGAAACAAATTTTGATGTAGCGCCAACAAATATTTGTGGATATGCCGAAAAATTACGAAATATTGGATGGACCCCTGAAAAAACCGTCGATTTTATATTAAATGAAATAATAAGTTAAAAGAATACGTTAAAATAGTTATAAAAATGACACATAGATTTTGGTATGATATATTCATTTCGATTATACCATAATACATACACCCATATAATACGCGTCGCAAATAATTGTATCTAACAGTTCTTCCGGATTTATCTCTCTATACAAATTTAAAAATATTACACTGCGACCATAATAATCTTATATCGTTGAACAATCTTCCTCCCAATCTACAAGAATTGCATTGTTCAAATAATCAGATTACATCGTTGGACAATCTTCCTCCCAAACTACGTGTATTATTTTGTTATAAAAATAAACTAACTTCGTTGGACCATCTTCCGCCGAATTTACACATATTATTTTGCTTACACAATTCACTTATTTCTCTGGATAATCTTCCGATAACACTACGAGAATTAGATTGTTCTCATAATCAAATTACTTCTCTAGACCACCTTCCTTCAACTATAAAAGAATTGCATTATAATTACAACAATTTCAACTGGTTGATATAAACATTTTTCGGATTTTATTTCATTAGTGAGCAACATTCTTTTTCCATGTATTGTTCAATTGTTTTTATCCATTCTTTTTCCATGTATTGTTCAATTGTTTTTATCGAAAGTTCAAATCCATGTATTTCCTTATCTAAAGTAAGAGGTAACGTAATAAGTTGATTACCGTAACAAACTAATGTTTGTAAATTTGGAGGAAGATTATCAAGAGTTGAGAGTTGATTATTGTAACAATATAATTCTTGTAAATTTGTAGGAATATTCTTAATAGAAGTGAGTTGATTGTCGGAACAAGATAAATATTGTAGATTCGGCGGAAGATTATCAAGAGAAGTAAGCTGATTATTATAACAAAATAATACACGTAGTTTTGGTGGAAGATTCTCGAGAGAAGTCAGTTGATTTTTTGAACAATCTAATTGTTGTAGATTTACATAGAGAGATAAATCATCCGGTAAAACAGTCAGATTTTTATTTGATAAATTCAATTCTGTTATGATTTTATAGTTTTTTATTTTATTCTTATTCTGTTTTTCTATATTACTACCGCTTATGTGCTGTCTTTCCATTTCAGAATATTTATTAGTTAATTCAATATTGTTATTTTTAATTAATTCTAAATCTAAATTCCAGTTATATTTATTTCTTTCTTCCCAAACCTCAATGCTTGTTCCATAATGACCATTAAATTCAGTTTCATTAAAATTTCTTAAATTCATTATATGTGTTTTTGCTTGTTCTCCATACCCAATACGGCGAGCATTTCCATAATGAGTAGTAAGATGACACATTTTACATAAAGCTACAAAACGAATTAATTTTTGGGTTTTAGTATCAATATTATAGTCCCATCTTTCATGTGCTTCTAATTTAAGTTTCGTTATTTTTGTATCACATCCACAACATTCACATATATAATTAACTCTTTCATATATGTGTTTTCGTAATATATTCCAACTACTTGGTTTGATGCTGGTTCTTACATTTGTAAACCAACAACTTCGTGGAATTAAATCAATAAATAATTCATTACCTCCAAATGTTCTATCCTCTCCAATAATTTCGGTTAATTCTATATTCATTTTATTTTTATTACATTCGGTTTTTCTATTTGAATGTCTTGTTAGGGATAATTTATTATTAAATATTTTATCACACTTTACGCATTTATAATTTTTATTCATAATATTTGGTGTAATATTATGATTAATTACCGATTCAATGATGTTTTCTACTATAGGCATAGATTCAACAACGTTTTCTTTAAAAATAGACATGATTTGTTACATGAATTAGATACAATTTGTATATCAATTTTATTCGATTATGCAATATGATTATGTTGAATCTTTTTATGGTTTTGTATTTGGCATATATATTTTACACATTGTTGTCGTAGCCCGTGTCTCTCAAAGAGGGGCAAAGCCCCTTTTTGAGAGACGCATAATGACGAAAATAGTATGCGTACAATTTCAACTAATTGATATAAATAATATTAAATCAAATATATATTTGAATGTCAATTACATATATATCGGGTGGATTATTGGGAGATTTTATACAACAATTATCCGTTATTCAAGAAATGTACATGACGACCGGTAAAAAGGGTATTTTATATATTTCCGATAAGGGGGATGCATTCCGAAATGGATTGAAGAAGACATTTGAAGACACCTATGAAATAATAATGACGCAACCGTATATGGAAGACTATATGATATATCCTGAAAATGGAGAGTATGATATAGATTTAAGTTCTTGGCGAAATTCAAAACTGTTATATAAAGAAAATTGGCATTCTATATTTTCATCATGTTATACGATTTCATGGGGACTTCATCCATGGTTGTCTGTATCCAAAAATACTATGTGGGAAAATGTTATATTGGTAAATGTTTGTTGGTATCGTCCAATTTCATCCTTTTCCATTACAGATATATTGAAAAAAACATACGGCACTTCAAAAATCGTATTTATTTCAAATGATATTGAGTCGTATGAAAAAATAGGCATTCCAGAATTGGAATGGTATCAACCAAATTCATTTACAGATATGTGTGTTGCAATTGGTTCATGCAAACTATTTATAGGAGGATTATCCGCCATGCTCACAATTGCACATGCCCTGCATCATCCAAGAGTTATTGGATTGTCCTCGGGCGAAGACGCAACGCATAATGTCGATTTTGATAAAATATTTGACAATGTATATTATGATATTTCAGAAATACCTGAACTATCCAATAATCACAAAATAAGTCGTTGTCGTCCTGCCAAACTTGTTATTCAAGTTTCTGTTGGAGAGATTGTGGATAAGTTATCTATTTTGGAAATTAAAGAAGCGGAAATACGCGATTCAAATAAACTGGTTCATATTACATATGAGAAGGAATATTTGTTAAAAGAATGTTCCATTTCCGGAATATTTACGTATCCCCATTCAAACTATTTTTATCGATTGTTGCTTTATATAAATAAAAAAATATGGGATTTTACAAATAAAATTAAATTATTGTCATACGAAATGAATCCGAACGAGTTTGCGTGTATTTCAAATGAAATTTTTATGTATAATCAACAACGATTTCGATTGAAAAATTATTTCAATATAAATGCAGTTTCAACGATAAAAGAACAAAAGAGTTATACGGAAAGTTCGGTATTCATTCTTTTGAACGAGTCATTGCCATTATCTACCATCGTATGTGCCAAAATTCAATGGCTGTGTTTACAATATGATGTTTCTTATATGTATGAGTCGGCAAATATACTACAAATACCAACGCTTTATACTATAAAGGAAAATGAAACGGTACCAGAAACAATGAAAAAAATATGTATCGATGATGTTCCGGTCCCGGACGATGTTTTTATCTTGGATTAGGAATCAGAGATAAAACACTTTTCCCAGATTATTTGGGAAAAGTTGCGTATGCATTGTTCCGTATTCATGAACAATACTGGTTCGGATGTTTGATTTATTGAGTTAATTTCAGTTTGTATTTTATCGCAAATTGAAGTATCATACGACGAAGAAATGGTAATTAATGTAAAATGTATTATGTTCGCTCTATTTATATTTCTGTATGATATTCCTACAGAAATAGTGGCAAGTATGAAATTGTGATGGTTGTCGAAATAGGTAATCGTGCATTTATCTATTCCGAAAATGGTAATTTTCATATAAAACCGAGAGGAAAGTATCTGTTTATATTCGAATATGGTCGGTTTATATATAGGAGGACGAGATTTATATATATGTGTTCGTAAAGAAATAGCCGACATGTTTAGGTTGTATTTTTTATGTTATAATAAATTATCAATTTTACCCTACTCGGATTTTATTTTAATAAAGGACAACATCATGTCATATAAAATGGATTCTGAAAACAATATAATTCCTGTAAATTGGGAGGAATATTATCCAAAGAAGTGAGTTCATTATTATGACACCATAATTTTTGTAAAGTGGAAGGAAGATTGTTTAGAGAAGTGATTTGATTATTATAACAATACAATTCTTGTAGATTCGGAGGAAGATTGTCAAGCGAAGTAATCTAATATATGTATCAATTTTTTATTGGATTGTTTTATTTCAGTAGTGGACAACATTCTTTTTCCGCATTTTCAATGCGTTTGATTTCATTGTATTGTTCAATCGTTTTTTCAGAAAGTTCAAATCCGTATAGTTCATTGCATGTTGTATAAATTGGATTCTGATAACAACATAATTCTGGTAAAATCACCCCAAGTCTTGTGAGTTGATTAAATGAACAATTTAATATTTGTAGAGTAGAAGGAAGATGTTTGAGATGTTTCAGTTGATTATTGTAACAAATTAATGTTTGTAAATTAGACGGAAGATGTTTTAGATGTGTCAGTTGATTATTGTAACACCATAATCCTTGTAAATTGGGAGGAAGATGATTGAGAGAAGTGATTTGATTATGGTCACAAACTAATTCTTGTAAAGTGAGAGGAAGATTGTCCAGAGAAGTGAGTTGATTGAATGAACAATGTAATATTTGTAAATTTGTGTATAAAGATAAATCCGGTAAAACAGTTAAGTTTTCTAGCGATAAATCCAATTCTAGTTGGTTGTTGCACTCTCTCCTTAATTGGATTTGTTCAGTCTCTGGCATTCCCTTAAGAATCAATTCTGTTATGATATATGTCGTCATTTATTATTTGTTTGATTAAAAAATAATTCATTTTTAATAATCAATTTTATCTTGGAACATACTTTTGCTTACACGTGGCGAATCTACACGCTATTTATTTCACCTAACATATTTACATAATTATTTTTAGAAGCATTCTCAAGTAATTTGTTAAAATATATATCCGACATTTCACATCTATATTTTAATTTAATATAACATCGCATACATACAAGAACATCTACAAACGCATTATGTAAATTATCGACCTTTTCAAGAAATAATACATAATATAATTCAGATAACTTTGGCCACTTGAATTTCATTTTAATCGGTGGAACGGTTTGTTGTAGTTGTGGGGGTTGTTGTGATAGTGGTTGTTGTAGTGGTGTTTGTGGTGGAACTGTTTGTTGTTGGGTTAATGTCTGTGGTGGAACGGTTTGTTGCAGAGGTGGTTGAGTAGGAAACGGATTTGTTGACGGCGGTTTAACAATAATTATTTTTGGGTGTAGAGAGGTTGTTGTTGTTGGAATGGTTGTTGGAAGATATTTTATAGTTGGGACTAAAATTTTACATAATTTTATAGTGCGAATCATGGTGCAATAGTGTTCCGGTTTAATAACCGAATCATATGCCGGATTAAAGAATGCATTTACATACGGAATGTATTGAACCAAACGGTCGTAATACCGGATAATTTGGCATCGAATAATATTAATATCAAATGAAATATTGTGTCCAACTATTTCATCACACATTTCAATATCTCGTAAAAATTCTACCAATGTCAACACAACATCCTCTCCTTTTTCTGCACATATTTCGTCGGTAATTCCGGTAATTTCTGTTACCTTATCAGGAATATGAACTCCATCCGGCAACGTAATGTATTTATTTACACATTTTATAATTGTAGGGTGAGTAGAAGAAAACTGAACAATCATATATCCGATTTGTGTTATATGTGGATTTTGGTGTAAAACATATTCCTCATTTGAATTATATGTAATGGGATACATATCATTATGTATATCAAGCGATTGCAATTCCCTTGTTTTTTTATTGGATATGTTTTTTTTCGATGCAATACTTGGGTCCGGATTGAAATCTCTCTTTTTGGGAAATAGTCCAGTAGTTTCAGTATCAAAAATAAGCGTATAGTGTCCTCTATTTTTGCATTGTTGACGTGTTCGCATGTTGTTTGGTTTATTACTTTTTTATAATATTATAACAATCAATTTTATGTGTCCTAGTCCGAGTCATATAATTCTTCCGACAGTTCTTCCGAACAACCGATATACACCACTTCTTCGACAATCTTTTTTTTACTACTGGTTTTTTTTGACGCAATATTTCTTTTTTTTATTCCCGTCTTTTTCGTTCCTATTTTTTTCGTTTTCACCTTTTTATCCACAATATCTTCGTCGTAGTCGTCTTCTTCATCGTCGTCATCGTCTTCTTCTTCATCATCGGTATCCGGCATATCGTCGTCCGCGTCTTCCACAATAAATCCATCCTTTACATATCCTTGTTTTGTTTTTTCTTTGTTATCGTCACTTTCTTCTGCTTCCGCTTCCGCTTCTGCATCGTCTGCTTCCGCTTCCGCATCAGACAAATCATCAAATCCACCAAATAAAAACTCATAAATATCTTCCCACTCATCCGATGAAAGTGATTTCGATACAGTATTGTCGATTTCACCATTTACCAATACACAATTTCCGAAAAACAATGCCGTATCGGCGGGTGGAGGAAATTCGTATTTATTTTCGGTATTTGCCTTACCTTCTGTTTTACCGTATAACGAAATAGAATACGATTTACCCGTGGATAAAGTTACGGACCAATTATGAAAAAAGTGAAATCCATCGGCAGATTTAAATCCGGCTTTTTTATATAAGTCGGAAATAGATAATGGACCTTTCACGTGTAATTCTCGAACCAATCCCAATTTTTCGACGATTAATATAGTTGGCATGTTAGGTCAATAGCAGTTTTCTTTTTATATTTGTTTTCTTCGCTTAACTCACTTGGACATGTAAAACTATTTCGGTATATAGTAAAACTAAATATGACAGTTGATAATCAAGACAAATTGGACGCGGTTAAAAAACCATATAAGGTCAGAGATTTGACTATTGATGCTACTACAAAAAAGACGAACCAAAGCCAGAAAAAATAAGACAACCAAATCAAAAAGGTAGAATATATCAACAATAATATATAATGAATTTTGTTGATAATCAAACACAAATAGATAAAATTAAAAATCCACATATGGTGGAACAATTGACAATTATGAATATGTCATCTTTTAATCAAATAATGTATCAGGAAGAGTATCAATAGAAGTTAGTTGATTATATTGACATTTTAATATTTGTAATTTGGAAGGAAGATTATCGAGAAAAGTCAGTTTATTATGAAAACAATGTAATATAGTTAATGAATCTGGAAGACGAGATAAATCGGTTAGTTCATTATTATTACAGTTTAATTCCGTTAATGTATCAGGAAGAGTATCAATAGAAGTAAGCCGATTATATTCACAATGTAATGTTTTTAGATTGGGAGGAAGATTGTTTAGAGAAGTCAGTTGATTATTATAACAAATCAAGTCTTGTAATGTATCTGGAAGTATCGGCAAAGAAGTTAGTTTATTATTCTGACAATATAATTCTTGTAATGTATCAGGAAGAGAAGGCATTTCGGTAATATTACAGGAATTGCATATTAACATTTTTAATGATGCAAATGCATCTAAAATTAAAATGTAATAATAATGAACTAACCGATTTACCTCGTCTTCCAGATTCATTAACTATAATCGAATGTGCTGGGAATATTATTTACGATGAGGTGCGTAAGGCACGTGGTTTTACTATTGATGCTACTACAAAAGAACGTTATAATGAATTTTATGATGAGACCCATAAGCCTCTATTTCATGGAGGTAAAAAAAGACGAACCAATGTCAGAAAAACCAACGCCAGAAAAACTCGACGAACCAACGCCAGAAAAACTCGACGAACCAAATCAAAACGGTAGAATATATATAATGAACTTTATGAATCGCATTTTAGGAAGAACATCGAAAATTGTCGAGAATCAATCACAATTTAATGCAATTAAAAATCCACAATTGGTAGAAGAACTAATTATTAGAAATATGACATCTTTTAATTTAAATGCATTTACATCATTAAAAAGATTACATTGTTATAGAAATCAGCTGACTTCTCTAAACAATCTTCCTCCCAAGTTACAAGAATTGTATTGTGACCATAATGAACTAACATCTCTTGAAAATCTTCCTCACACTTTACAAATATTGTATTGTGACAATAATGAACTAACATCTCTTGAACTTCCTCCCAATCTACAAGAATTATATTGTTATAGAAATCAACTAACTTCTCTCGACAATCTTCCTCCCAAATTACAAATATTACATTGTAAAAATAATCAACTTACTTCTCTTGACAATCTTCCTCCCGCTTTACAAACATTATATTGTAATCATAATAAACTGACAGATTTACCTACTCTTCCCGATACATTAACTGTGTTAAGTTGTGCGTATAATGAACTGACTGATTTACATCGTCTTCCCGATTCATTAATTGAATTAAATTGTGACAATAATCAAATCATATCTTTTAATTATCTTCCTCCCGCTTTACAAACATTATATTGTAATCATAATAAACTGACAGATTTACATACTCTTCCCGATACATTAACTGTGTTAAGTTGTGCGTATAATGAACTGACTGATTTACATCGTCTTCCCGATTCATTAATTGAATTAAATTGCGAACATAATCCAATTGACGATAATGTATTTGCTTACCATGGATTTCATATTAACGCTACTACAAAAACAAAAGACCAATACAATAGAATATATGATGAAACACATACAGGAATTGGAATAAAGGGAGGTAAAAGTAAAACAAAATCTCGACGAACCAACGCCAGAAAAACTCGACGAACCAACTCCAGAAAAACTCGACGAACTAACTCCAGAAGGTAGAATATATCAACAATAATATATAATGAGTATTACTGTTTATAATCAAACACAAATAGATAAAATTAAAAATCCACATATGGTGGAACAATTGACAATTCGCAATATGTCATCTTTTAATTTAGATGCATTTACATCATTAAAAATATTAATATGCGGTTCCTGTAATATTACCGAAATGCCTTCTCTTCCTGATACATTACAAGAATTATATTGTCAGAAGAATGAACTGACTTCTCTAAACAATCTTCCTCCCAAGTTACAAGAATTATGGTGTGAAAATAATGAACTGACTTCTCTAAACAATTTTCCTTCCAATTTACGAAAATTAATTTGTTATGATAATCAGCTTACTTCTCTAAACAATCTTCCTTCCCAGTTACGAGAATTACATTGTGAAAATAATCAGCTTACTTCTCTAAACAATCTTCCTTCCCAGTTACGAAAATTACATTGTGACCGTAATCAGCTTACTTCTATTGATACTCTTCCAGATACATTAACTGCGTTAAGTTGCTCGTATAATGAACTGACTGATTTACCTCATCTTCCCGATTCATTAACTATTATTTATTGCGTACATAATCCAATTGACGATAATGTATTTGCTAACCGTGGATTTCATATTAACGCTACTACAAAAGAACGTTATAATGAATTTTATGATGAGACACATAAGCCTCTATTTCATGGAGGTAAAAAAAGACGAACCAAAGCCAGAAAAACTCGACGAACCAACTCCAGAAAAACTCGACGAACCAACTCCAGAAGGTAGAATATATCAACAATAATATATAATGAATTTTGTTGATAATCAAACACAAATAGATAAAATTAAAAATCCACATATGGTGGAACAATTGACAATTCGCAATATGGCATCTTTTAATTTAGATGCATTTACATCATTAAAAATATTAATATGCGATTCCTGTAATATTACCGAAATGCCTTCTCTTCCTGATACATTACAAAAATTGCATTGTAACAATAATCAACTGACTTCTCTAAACAATCTTCCTGATACATTACAAGAATTAGATTGTTTCAACAATAAGCTTACTTCTCTGGACAATCTTCATTCTACATTACGAACATTAGGTTGTGACAATAATAAACTGATTTCTCTGGACAATCTTCCTTCTACATTGCTGGCATTACATTGTGAAACTAATCAACTCACTTCTCTAAACAATCTTCCTTCCCAGTTACGACAATTATATTGTTATGATAATAAACTTACTTCTCTAAACAATATTCCTTCCACTTTACAAATATTAGATTGTCGCGATAATCAACTTACGTCTCTTGAAAATCTTCCTTCTACTTTACAAAATTTATTTTGTGAAATGAATCAGCTTACTTCTATCGAAATTCCTCCCAATTTACAATACTTATATTGTCAGAATAATGAACTAACCGATTTACCTCGTCTTCCCGATTCATTAACTATTATTTATTGCGGACATAATCCAATTGACGATAATGTATTTGCTAACCGTGGATTTCATATTAACGCTACTACAAAAGAACGTTATAATGAATTTTATGATGAGACACATAAGCCTCTATTGCATGGAGGTAAAAAAAGACGAATCAAAGCCAGAAAAACCAACGCCAGAAAAACTCGACGAACCAACACTCGACGAACCAAACCCCGAAAAACAAAACGTAGAACTATGGGTTAGGCGCAGTAGGTGGGGGTGTTTGTGCCGGAAATACCTTTTCTTTTAATTTTCCCATAAATAACGCAATAAACGAGTTTATTTCGGTTCTTACTGTTTCTGGAAATCCGTAATAAGCGGTTTTAAATGCCGAAACCGGAATCATTAATATAGGAATGTATCCGACAAATTTAAAAAAAAGAGCATTTGTTTTTACGTGGTCCGTCAGGTCCAATTCTTTCAGTTCTGTCGCCGATTCGCCCTGAATTTTTAGGGCAACTTCATCCATTTTTGCATTTATTTTTTCTTTAAATGCATTTATATCAAACAAATTCCCGCCTTTATATTTCGGACGATGTTTTCGACGTGTTTGACGTGTTCTATTACGTCTATAAGATATTCTTTTTTTGTGGGTAAACCCGTTTGCCATGTTACGACGAACCCGCATTTCACGTTTTTTTGTCATATCTATAGAAGTTACATATAAAAAAATATGCGCATTGTATAATTGGAATATGTCCGATGAAGAAGAAACAATGTCCAATAAAGAAAAAGAAACACCACCAACAAATATTGATATTGAATTAGGAGATATTATCGAACTCGTCTCTACAAATCCCGAAATAAACGAAACTCTTTTTTACGTGGACTACATCGACCCATATGAAATCCAGCTTCTTATGACACATTCCGACAATAGATACAAACTTTCAGTTGAAAAGGGTATGATTACGGACCCAACACTTCGAGAGATTCATTTAGTCAATCGTTCCGAGGAAAAAGGATATGCTCGACAAAACGGATTGAATATTGACCAATGGATAGAAATGCATTTTTTACATCAAGCCGGCTCTATTACTGGTAAAATTACGAATGTTGAACAAGACATGATTGAATTTCTTCCTCTAAACTACACCGAACCCTACTATATTAATTTTGCGTATCAGGGTATTCCTAAAAATTTACCGATTCAACAAATTGTATTAATTGAACCTCCCGCCATTCAAGGAACGCTTACCGCCGACTCTCGTATGGAAATCAATTCCGAAGTTGCAACAATCGATTATTTAGATGATGGACAAGCCGTTATACGCACCACCGAACATATGCGAATTGAGCCGAATCCACATGACGAACTGCAACAATTATTTTTAACGGATATTGATTTATTGCAAGGAGAAGATTTTGTGCTTTATGCCGAAATACCTCATGAAGAAAAACGGTATAGTTTGGAAGCGCAAACCACGGATCTAATGGACAGTTTATTGACAAAAATTCCCATTTATCAGCGCACGCCAACGGTTCTTTTAGAAATATACAATCGCATTGAGAGATTTAAACAATTGCGACATGACTTTTTTGATTTCGATATGGCTGGATTTGTAAAAGGAATTCATAAAAACACGAGTAAAAAACCTCTCTTAACCGATGCCGGAAACATAAAACACAATGTATCTTGGATAATTCCCGTAGCATCTCTTTCACGAAAATTATATTTAGATGCGGACGAAAAAGACGAAGAAGAAGAGGAAGAAGCGGGAGAAGGCGCCAGACCGACTATTTTAACCTTGGGTAATGAGCTTGAAACGCAAATTAAATTGGAAACCATAAAACCTACCTATGGTGAAAATCAAGTGTATTATGATGTGTATAACAAAGAAACCTCCTATTTTCAGAGACCTTTTATCAGTGGAAACAAAGACGATTCTACGACAGTTGTTCCTATCGGTCAGGAAATATTTATTACCGATAATTCGAATAAAACATGTCCTGTAATTCGGCGCGAACGGCTCTCTTCATCGAACCAAGTTGTTCAGCGTATTACAGAAATAGATGATTATGTAACAAATATCAACTCTATTATTACATTGCCAAGACCGGTGATGGAATACAGTCGAAGAGATTTGTTTTCAACAAATATTTTGACGAAAGCCGGATTGGGATTGATTCCTTTTTATTTATTTTTAATAAATACCAAAATAAAACAAATAGCACCTCTACGACAACAAACACAACAACAACAACAACAACAACAACAAACACAACAACAACAACAACAAAAACGACCTCCCAAAATAACACTTGATATGCGTAAAGAAGAACAGAAAAAATATGTGGAAAAAAATGCATTCCAAATATATCAATACACAAACACAACAAACACAAATGAAGATGATAGCCAATTGTGGGAACAAGTTATTCCGAGTAATGATGTGGCAGTAGCGTTTGTTGAAAACCAATTGACGAATTCGTATTCTGTATTTGATATGGTTCGTTTATTGGAACCCTTTGGCATTGGACACGACGACATTCGATTTCCACAATATGCACAAATAAAACAGATTTTATATGAAAAGAACAAGACTTTCCAAACCACCTTTCGCACCCAATTACGCAATTTTCAACAATTTCAACAAAAATTACAAACGGCGAATCGTTCCACCAAAAAATCCAATGCCATTGTCCAGTTGGTCGCCACAGATGATAAAGAATTTGCCGAACGTCTTTCCGCCATGTGGTCGATATATACAAATGACCCAACTATGATAACATCCTCCTCAGAAACATTGGTGAATATTTTGTCGGTGGATATGGGGATTTTATACACGACCTTTCTCTCTTTTATGATGTTATATCTGATTACACCGGACAAACTTATTGACCGACTGTCAAAACCCGTATTAGAAAATATATCCCTATTAGAAAAAATGACCGCAAATGACCCGTGTCGTCGCCGGTTTATGACAAAAAAATACACGAGCGAAGATATGTTAAAAAAAGACAACGGCAAAGATATTAATTATGATAAAATATATGATGACACACCGTATGATATTATTAAAAAATACGAGAAAAAGCGAAAACAATATTTGGAAGAAGATTTTCGGGAATTTTTACGACAAACATTGGTGGATGTGCATGATTGTCCTGAAGAAATGTCCGGAGAACTGGCTGATACGTTGATTCGCGGAACAAAACGTGTTCAAAATGGAGAATATGCCGTGTTGGAACTTACTCCCAAATTATTTTCGTCCATTAACCCCAACAGTTTATCGCCGGAAGAATTGAAACAAGTAGAACGAGAGAGTAAAAACAAACGTAAATATTTGTATTATATCCGTAAAGATGATATATGGACGAGAGATGAAACGATGCCGGATGAAAAACCGGAAAATCAGACCGCCTTCTGTAATTCGGACACACAATGTGTTAAAGAACCGTCGTTACATACCTGTGAAAAAGATTCCTTGGATGTTATTGATAAAAAATTAGAGATTATTGATTTACAAGAAACCGCTCGTAAACAATATCATATTTCGGTTGAATCTAAAAAACAACAACTTCTTGAACGCGCGATTGCATGGATAGTGAGTTTACGTAGAAAACAGAGAATTATGCGTCTTCAATATCGTCGAAATGATGTGATTGCATTTGGCATTGGAAAACAGGTGTTACCGACTCCCGAAATAAGAGAATCGCCCTATCTTGAATTGCGGACAATGATTTTATCGGACAGTGATTTTGTCGAGAAACAAAGAAATATTGTTCGATTTTATGTGAAATTTTGTCGTCCGGCAGCGCAAGGACAAGGACAAGAAAAAGAATCGCCTCATTGGGGATATTGTATTGAAACGGACACACCATTATTTCCCGTGTCTCTCTATCGTTTGGCGGTTGGATTTCAAAATGGCGAATTTAATATGGTATTAGACCAGCTTATTGCTGAAGTGGGGAGTCCAAGTGATGACAATGAATCGATTGTCGATAAATATACAGGATATGTATTATGTCGAACCGATTTTGAAACGGAAGAAGGGTATGACGAGGCGGGATATAAAATTGTGTCACATGCGGTTATGGAAGAACATATTGCCGATATAGCATTAGATGAAATTCGTAAAGAAGATATAGTCAATAAAACAAAAGAAAATCGTCGTACATTGGCTGAAGAAAATTCAACCGCCCAGCAAATATATCGTGTATATGATGTAGTAACAGAACGACTTGCTATTCAAAATGATGATATGGAAGATTTTGTTATATCTCATGCATTACGATTCATAGAACAATCCATGCCCAGTGAAAAACAGTATAAGCGAGACAATGAAAAATTGCTGGAGGCAAAAAAGGTGCCAATGTATAAAAAATATGTGCAATTGACTATTTTGATAAAAACCGCCGGATTGTTATTTTTTCGTATTCAGACCGCGATTCCGTCGATTCTTCCCAAAAAACGTATTGCCAATTGTGTTGCAAGTTTTGCCGGATTTCCACTTATGGGGGGCGAAGAAAACATTTCGGGGTTGTTATTTATGGAATGTATTATGCACGGAATTGAGGGAATCAGTAAAACCGATATTTGGTCGGCTATTATACGACGACCCGGGTCGTTATGGAAACCAATGGTTGTGTTTTTAAAAAGTATATTATTTGAAGAAATTTCCATGGATTCTATTATGGTGCAAATGTATCGTGAAAAAAAAGAATATCTGTTATCTCAACCCGAGTCCGATATACCGGACGAATTACGTGTAACTCGATGGACGCGTTTTCAACCTCCCTTATCCGATTGTTTTATCTCCTCTACATTAAAACCACTTACCGAAGAACATGGGACGGAACTTTTACGGGAATTAAAACAGGGAGACCCACATCAACACGATTCCATTCATGCATTCATCAGTAAAATCATGTATTTCACCTATGGTATATGTGAAAAAGTGCAAGCCGTTGTGCAACACAAAGAAAAAGTTCTTTCGGCGGTTTATTTGGAAAATGCATGTTGCAATGAATTGGATATGGCGACCTCTCCCATTGAATACTTTATACAAGAAGAACCCGCTATTAAATTATATATTGCATCGGCGAAAAAATACGAGGAATTGTTACAAAGTGCTATTTCGAAAATTTCCATGCTTTATTATTCAACCCTGCCAAATATTTCCATGGCAGTTTCTCCCGAGAAATATTCCAAAGAAATCGTATATAGTGCGTTTATACATTACTGTCATTTTGATACGTCGTATCCGTGCCCCTTGGATTTATCCACCGTATGCTCGGTTCGACCACATGATTATGATATAAATCAATCGTTGTCGGCGAAAATAGAATTTCTTGAAAAACGCGGTATTCATTTCGATTTGAGTCAGTGCACCGAACTCATGCGTTTGATATATCGACGAAAAATGATAAAAGTAGATGAAACGCAAATAGTCCCTCCTCCCCAAATAAAATCATTCCAGAATTTCTTGGAACAAATTCGTAGTAACAAACGCACGCTCCCGCCATTCGAGAACCGTTTTTTAGATATTCTGCAAAAAACTCTTATGAAATACAACGATGATGTTCATCAATACGTTCCCACAAATCAAGTCGAGCACGCATACAATGAAGATGTGATAGAACTAAACGAATATTTATTGGAAGTTACACAGACACAGACACAAACACAAGATTCCATGTATGAAACGGTCCATCGTTTTATTACCGAATATGGCGCAAAAAGTCAAAAGGATCGGGATTCCATATTCACATTTTTACAAAATCCGTTAAATCAAATTACATTTGAGTCGGATATGCAACGCATACGAAATGCTATTTTTACAATGGTTCATGTTTCTCCCGAAATGATTTTACGTCGTCGACCCATATCCGATATTTCTATTGCAAATCATTGGGGATTTAGTGCCGACCATATTGCCGAATTACAAACATTTTTTCAAGATTCATACGGAGAATTAAATGCGTTCATGACGGCAAATGTTACAGGCATGGACTTGTTTCACGTGTTTTTAGAAAAAATAAAAGTTCAATGTTCGAATTATGCATTGTTTATTCGTCATATTCCCACCTATCGTACATTGGAAGCATTTGGCAAAACATTTTATTCGGTGTTGAGTGAACGCACTCTCCAATTATTAATGAAATACATATTATATTCAACGCTGTATCAGATGATTCAAATATTGTATAACGACCAAACATTCTTAAAAGAATTGAACCAAGGAGAGGAAGGAGAAGAGGAAGAGGAAGATGACGGAGATACCGATGAATTAATCCGTATTGATGTATATCCGGATTTAAGTGATAATGTAAAAAATACATTACGAAAACAAGTTGCCTTATGGATGGAAACGCTCCTGCTTTCAGAATATACAAATCAACAGACCATACATTATACATACGACGACATAAAAAGGGAAACATTTAAAACAGTTGAAAAAGAAAAGGACGATAAAATAATGAAATTAAGTCGTATGTCAAAGCAAGAACGTTCATTAGAACAATTACGGTCACATTTAAAGTTGGGAGATGCGTTTGTAAAAACAGGAGATGTGCGATTTTACAATAAGGCGAATCGTAATCGATTTGTGGGAGATGTTATTGAAGAAACGGCGGATGATGATGGAGAACAAATTGGGGATGAAGATGAGGGAGAAGAGGGAGGTGAAGGGGAAGGGGAAGAAGACGAAGAAGAAGGAAATGAACAAATAGATGTTGAATATATGTTGGAGGAAGTGGATGATGGGTTTGGAGAGAGCGATGATATAAATGACTCTGGCGTGTATGTTCCGGATGAAAATTAATTTTCGAGGGAATATTTTATTTTTTTGTTTGGTAAAAAAATAAATAATATATGTATCAATTTTCTTCTGTCGTTTCATTTAATTTTACATGTTCATAGATTTTATTTAAGTAGCGGACAACATTCTTTTTCCAAATTTTCAATGTATTTTATTTCATTGTATTGTTCAATTGTTTGTATAGAAAGTTCAAATCCATACACTTCTTTACATGTTGTATAAAATGGATTGTTTCTACAATCAAATTCTTTTAAAGTAAGAGGTAAAATATCGAGAGAAGTTAGTTTATTATTTGAACAATTTAATCTTTGTAAATTGGGAGGAAGATTGTCGAGCCTTGTAAGTTGATTGTTTGAACAAACTAATGTTTGTAAAGTGGAAGGAAGATTGTCGAGATAAGTCAGTTGATTGAATGCACAATATAAATATTGTAAAGTGGAAGGAAGATTGTCGAGATAAGTCAGTTGATTGAATACACAATATAAATATTGTAAAGTTGAAGGAAGATTGTCGAGATAAGTCAGTTTATTCCCTCCACAATTTAATATTTGTAAATTGGAAGGAAGATTGTCGAGAGAAGTCAGTTGATTGCGTTGACACCCGAATCTTTGTAAATTGGGAGGAAGATTGTTTAGAGAAGTGATTTGATTATTATAACAATCTACTAGTTGTAAAGTAGAAGGAAGATTTTCGAGAGAAGTCAGTTGATTCTTTTGACAATTTAATTTTTGTAAATTGGGAGGAAGATTGTTTAGAAAAGTCAGTTGATTATTGTCACATTCTAATATTCGTAAATTTGGAGGAAGATTGTTTAGAGAAGTGATTTGATTATTGTGACAATATAATTCTCGTAGATTGGTAGGAAGATTGTTTAGAGAAGTCAGTCGATTATGAGAACAATGTAATGTTTGTAAATTTGCGTATAAAGATAAATCCGGTAAAACAGTCAAGTTTTGTCTCGATAATTTTAATGATGTTACGGTATAATCAGTCATTTTATTTATTTGTTTGATAAAAAAATAAATAATATATGTATCAATTTTCTTCGGTTTTTATAATATCTAACTAATTTTTCCATGTTTTCCGCAATCCAAACATGTAATAAAAATAGTAGCTGGTTCATCTGCGCTTCGTGTTTGCAATTCATAAAATGTGCATCTTGTAGATTTGCATTTTTTACACGTAAATAAATCGGTCGATGCTTCAATATTCAGTCCCATTTTACTTTCGTCCTTTTTCGCCTTTTTTTCCAATAATTCGGACCACTGGCTTGGATTAAATTCTTGATGTGTCATTGTAGCCAAATGTTTGGCGTGTAATTCTCCCGATACAATATGTAATACAAGCTCGCTGTTTTTCACAGACAAATTTCGATAAATAGTTCGTAATCGGTCTATGTAGAGGTGAATAAAATGATGATTGTTCCATGATTTAATAAGTCGGTTGCGTCCAGATTCAATAACGGTATAATTGTATATTCCCTTTTCAATATTAACGGAAATAGATGTTTTAATAAAAGGAGGTGTAATTGCACCTAATTCCATGCAGACGGATATAAGTCGGTTGTGTATTTTTTGGCATATATTTTTGCGAAATTCATCTGGGTCAGATATTGGTATCATGTATATCATAGAAAAGGAGATGTTTTTAATTTCAATTTTATCTTTGTGGCAGAGCCTAATAAACCGTATCTTATCCAGATAAAATTGATTATTTATATATATATATATATATATAAAGTAACAAAGTAACAATAAAAGAAATGCAATCTGACCCACGTATTTTTATTACATGCATTAAACAATGTTTGCAAAAATATAATAAACAGTATTCTTATTCGGTTGGAATGAATTCAGGAAAATATGAATTTATTTTCTTTGATGATAATGTATCTACCGAAGAAGCAGATACATTTATTCAAAATTTGAAGGAATTTATGTCGGAAAAGGAAAAAGAATGTATTATACGATTTGGTAAAAAAATAAGATTACTGTGGTAGTTATTTTTCAAAAGACGATGATTTTAATGTATTTGCAAAATGTTCAACTTCTTGTAAAAAAGGTCGTATTTTTTCAATATTTTCCAATAATGTTGTATGTGTATTCATAAGGTCGCGTGTATTTTCCTGAATTCGGTCTAATGCCTTATCATCCGGATTTGCTTTTACTTGGTCTGTCTCTTTTTTTTGGTTCGATGTTTCATCCATTTCACTGTCATCTGCCACCATAGATTCAGGTATTTGTTTCGCATGAATATTCTTTTTTATGTCATTTGCTTTTTGTGTGGTTGTTTCTTTTTCTTGTGTGGTTGGTGTGGTTGCTTCTTTTTCTTGTGTTGTCATTCCTTCCGTTTCAATATTGGAACATACGCGAAAAAGCGCTGTAATGGTTAGAGAGAGGAACAAAATAATGATAAGATTTTTATTAAACCACGATAAAAGAAAAGCCGTCAATAAAAAAACCGTTGCCGATATAAATTCTTGTTGAACAGCTAAATATAAAAGATGCACAAGTGCAACCAACATTAAAAAATACAATACAACACGATTATGTAAATAAAATCCAGAAGTTAAAAATACACTTGATGCCTTTATTTTCATTATACTATTCGTCTATATATTATCGAGACTTGTTATTCGCCTATAATAATATACCTTTTGCCTGAGTTGCGATAAATTTTTCTAAATAGGATTCTAAAAATACCTCTCTCCGATTCTCGTGTTTCTTACTGAATACATAAGAGTATCCTTTTGTCGCATCCTCGGCGGATATTTTTTTAACACTCCATCCATTTTCCAAAGCATTCATAATAAATATCATTTTTGCATTCATCTCTAAAATGATATTTATAATAAAACGTTATATTTTGCGCATGAACATTTAAGCATTTATAGAGTATAAATATATCAAATATAATATAATATATAATATAATAAATATGGAACAATATTCCTCTGCATTTATTTTACCAAATACAAATAAAATTTTTATCGATTATCCTTGTTTTAAACGCCAAGAATCCGATATAAATATTGTATCTATTGTGCACAATTTAATTTGTCAATCCCTAACTATATATTCATCGTTTGAACTTCATTTAAATTTACATTTATTTACAATATCGTCTTTTCAAAAACATAAAAATTTAATTCAGTCATTCGCAAAAATCGGTCATGAATTTTCAGAAAAAATATCGCATTTATACGTGTATTATACTCCCAATATTATTGATAGTATATTTAAATTTATTTCATTACATACACGAAAAACAAACAAAAAAACCGACATGACTCTTTATAGTAAACACGAATCTGAAAGTGCGATACACCAAATCTTTTATCAAGAGTCGCCCATGCCTCTAACGCCCAGTTGACCCAAATCCACCTTCTCCTCGCTCGGTGGAAGAGAGAGCGGATTCATGAACCAATTCTACCAATATAGGGCATAATGACGGATGACAAATTTGCAACAATCGGTCAAATGGTTGTGTAGAAAATACACTGAAAGAACGAAACGCACCAATTAAAAACCCGCGATATCCAGAATCAATGATTCCCGTGTGATTTGCCAATATAAGAGGCGTTTTAGATATGCTCGACCTCGGAAAAATATAATAGGCACATGTATTTCCATTTGGTTCGACCATTTCTGCCTTAACATGCATATTCATAAATGTAGAATCCGAACTGTTAAATGTCGCAACGGTATCTGATAAAAAAAGGTCGAATCCAGAATTCGGAAATAGAGAACCAAGCACATCCGCATTGTGTTTATCAATATGAGTTTTATATTTTTCCACCAATAAGGGAAACGCAGGGTCGACAAATAATTTAAGAGTTGCAGACATGTTACGATAGAATCCATATATTCTTTATATAGTTTATTTACATAGTCGTCGCATCATTGCTTATGGTCGCATTATTGCTTATTTCGCATTATTGCTTATTTCGCATTATTGCTTATAGTCGCAATTGTATATTTGCATCCATATAATTTCCGCCAACCGATATGATATACGATTGCATATTTTTATCATTGGCATATCGTTTGGTGCAGTATAAGGGTGTCTCTCCGTTGTTGTTTTTCGTATTAATAGTTATTCTTTTTTTATCATCATTGTTTTTTGCATTTTCATTTTCATCCATAATAATGGAATTTACCAACAATTTCACAATTGGTAAATTTCCTTTATATTGACATGCAATATGTAATGGAGTATCACCATATTCAAAATTGTTTGGGTCCGATTCATCCAATCTATTTTTATCGCAAATATTTTTCGTGAGAATTGCGCCAACCTCCAATAAATATTGAATAATTTGTTTTGCGGAAGAGGACGTATTCCAACATGCAAAATAGAGAGCTGTGTTTTTTCGGTTGTTTTTTGCATTTACATAATCTGCGGATTCTTGTTTTATGATAAATTTTATTATTTCATAAGGCGACCCATATTCTGTAGAAATTTTATCGATATGCCAACAAGCAACCATTAAAAATGTACTACCATTTTCATTTTGTTCATCAGGTAGATATATTTGCATTAAGGTTTGCAAATTATTAGTTAAAATAGCGTTTGTTATGTTTGCGTTCATTTTTTAAGTTGAGTTTATTATAAATTAAAAAAATTTCAATTTTTGTTCATTTGATTTTAGTGTATTGACTGAAAGAATACAGAATTTGGAATTTTTCATAAATAACGGATAGCCGATAACGATATTATCCAATAGCCGATAACGATATTATCCAATAGCCGTTATTCGATACACAAAAAACAACAAATAATAATCATTTATAAGGAGACATCAGAAAAAAATGATATAAAGAATACACGTAATTTAACACAACCTCTTAATTATGTCTGATATTATTACTGTTGAAATTACTGTTGAAAATTGGATTCCTACCTCATTTAAAACATTGTCCGTTAAGGCAAATAAAAGTATGGGAAAATCTGTGGGTATTTTATCAACACAAACAAGTGGATTGCTTTTATTATCAACTCCTAGAATGTTTACATGGGGACCATCTATTTATACAAATCCAGAAACAGGTGAAGCCGGAAAACCAAGTATGTCTATTTGTTTTCCAAATGAAGATAATAAAACAAACGAAACGAGTATGTTTTTAAATAAATTAAAGGAATTTGAGGAATGTATTTTAAATAATGCGTTTGAACACCGCGAATTATGGTGGGCGGGTGACCAAAAGATTCCGGGTTCAAAAGAATCGGTAAATGACAGATTAAATCCAATTCTAAAATATCAAAGAAATAAGGAAACAAAACGATTGGATTACACATTGCCTCCATCATTATCGTTATCCGTTCCATGTTATGAAGGTAAGTGGAAGACCCGAATTTTCAATACAGATAAAGAAAAAATCTTTCCTCTCGAATCCATTCCAGATGCAACCCCTATGGATTTTATTCCAAAAGGGTCACTTGTTCAATGTTTAATTAAATGCGGTGGAATTTATTTGAGTGGAAAGGGTTGGGGTGTAAAGTGGGAATTGGTTCAGTGTATGGTAAAACCTCGCGAACAATTTAATTTAAATACTGAGCATTGTTTGATTGCCATTTCGGAAGCAGATAGAGCATCTATTAAAAAACAAAAATTATTAGATGCTGAACAGGAAGACAAGATTGAAATTAACGAAGAAACTGGTTCATGGATTCCCCCTACTCCCACTATTGTAGTTCAACCGCCTCCAGCTCCTATTCAAGAGACAGCTCCTATTCGAGAGACAGCTCCTATTCGAGAGACAGCTCCTATTCAAGAGACAGTTCCTATTCAACCGCCACCAGAAGAACCAGTTAGTGCAGTCCAAGCACCAGAGTCCGTAGATGTTCCAAAGATTAAAAAGGTGATTAAGAAGAAGAGTAATGTATAATAACAAGGCTCGTAATACAAAAATATAAACACATCATATAAATAAATGTAACTATGATGTTTTTTTTACTGCCACAAATGAATTCAGATTTATATTCCTATTTGGAGTATAGTTCAACGGATTCATCCAACAACCAAGCCATTATTTCACAAAGTTTGTATCAGTATTTATTTGAAATTAAGAATCAAATTCATATTCATCAAAATGAATGGGATATGTATAAAAAATATACGAATCCATATGAATATATACACACAATCAATCCCTTGAAAAAACGCCCAATATCAAAATGCAAACCTCTCTCCCGCTCTTATTTTAAAATGATTGAAATATGCACTACGTTTAATACATTGGTTCCAAAAACACATGCTCCTATAAAAACATTTCATTTGGCGGAAGGTCCCGGCGGATTTATTGAAGCAATTGTGCATTTACGTTCAAATCCGGCAGACCAGTATATAGGAATGACGTTGTTGGAAACAGATGACAATGAAGACGGAATTCCCGCATGGAAAAAATCACATCATTTTTTAAAACAAAATAAAAATGTGTTTATTGAAACGGGTTCTGATAAAACCGGCGATTTATTGCAATTGCATAATTTTCGATATTGCGTGAATACCTATGGACCCACCATGGATTTTATTACGGCGGACGGTGGATTTGATTTTTCCTCGGATTTTCAAAATCAAGAATTGCATATCGGTAAATTGTTATTTGCCCAAATTGCCTATGCAATATGTTTACAAAAATCGGGAGGTTCGTTTGTATTAAAATTATTCGACTGTTTTACGCAACTAACGAACGATTTAATTGCATTGTTATCGTCGTTGTATGAACGCGTATATATAACAAAACCAAATACAAGTAGATATGCAAATTCGGAAAAATACATTGTTTGTATGGGATTTCGTTCATCAGGTATGTTTCCGATGATGGACAAATTATTTGTTCAAATGACTTCCTCCAACGTGGATACGTTTCCATTACGTTTTTTGTCGTGTCCTCTAACACATTATTTTTTAACAAAAATGGAAGAATACAATAGTATTTTTGGACAACAACAGATAGACAATATTCACACAACATTAACTTTAATTGAAAATAAAGATGTTCGTTATAAAAAAAAGAAAATAGATGAGTTTATTCAAACACATACTCAAAAATCGATTCATTGGTGCATTAAACATAATATATCCGTTCATTAGATAGAAAGAGGACCCAAGATAATGTATATCTATACACTATATTGTATATAATTATGGCGAATAAGGTGGAAAATTCAAATAATATTTTTTCTTTTTCTTCTATTTCCGAACATCCTTCCATTCCGTCTCCTTCTCCTATCCCTTTTGTTTCTCCTATCCCTTTTGTTTCTCTTCCACATGTTGAATTTATTCAAACCAAACTTATACAATTTCAAACCATTATTCAACGAACGTGTTCAAATACATCGCATAACGCAACCACAGAACAATTAACTGCATTATTTCAACAAATCCTTCTTTTACAAAAACGAATCCATTCAGAAGAAGAAACGGATCAGGAAGTGTGTATGACCGAGTTACAATATATTGTCGATAAATTATCGAAAATACTTGCCAAATATGGAACTTATTATTTAGACGACCTTATAACCGTTATGTTTGGAGAACAAGATATAGATTATACCGATGACCCAATCGTGCGTTCAAAAATAGATTTATTATTTCAGTATTTTCACCCAACACAATATATTAGCATTCCCTATAAAAAAAGTAGAGAGCCCAATTTTATTTGTTCCGAAATAGATGAAACAAAAATGCCCGTATCTGTGAACGGAGTTCAATTTATTTTACATAACGATAAAAAAAAGAAATCCTATCTAATTCAGGGAACTATGGACAATATTCCGTTTGAGTGTATGGATAATTTGTTTTTAACACAACAAAAGAATTATTTTTGTGAATTGCAAAAAATCATTGTGGCGGATATAGATATATCATCGTATGCCGATATGATGACTATTCGCGATTATGTTATATATAAAGATGAACATTTTATAACCAAAATTCAAAATATAATATCGACGATTCAAATATTTATGAAATTGGGCATATCGGAAATCCTTCAAAAAATATCGGACATGTCTTTTTTGGAACAGAGACACACATTTATGTCACTTCTTTTATGTCAAGATTCGGCAATACAATATGTATGTTTTAATTTATACGACCGTCTCGTTACCGAACATGATATCGAGTCTACCTCATTATACAATAGTTTCCCTTATTCAGTAAAACAAATGTTGAAAAATACCGTTGTGAAAAGTGCCGAATTTATAGATTCCTCTCTACAAACATTTGAATCTACCGGCGCAACATTGATTGAACAAGTGTGTTTATTTAAAGCTCCCCCCGTTGCAAAAGAAAAGGCTGTTATGAAATTAAAAGAAATTAATGGAAAGCCGGACGATAATTATAAACAGAAACAGTATTTGGAGGGTTTACTGCGAATTCCGTTTTATCGATTCAGAGAGGAGCCCATTTTACGAAAAGTGAAAGAGGCACAGGTCTGGTTTCATGATATTTTGACATTTCCTTTTTTTATTTCAATGCCAAAAAAATGCGTTGTTACAATTAAAGAAATGGAACTTGAAATTATAGAATTACAAAAATATGTGTTTTTTAATATAGAACCAGTCGTTAAAATTCTTATTCAAGATAAGCCATTGCATGTGTTAAAAACAATTGTTGCTTCTATTAGAGGAGGAAAAGAAGAAAAGAAGGGAATAAGAGGAGAAAAAGAAACAACCACCAAACGAATAAAAGAAAAGAAAAATTTGCGTACACGAGGTGCATACCTAACCGAAATTCAACGATATATTGATTGCCAAGAAGAAAACAAAGACAAAGAAGAAAACAAAGACAAAGAAGAAGAAAACAAAGACAAAGACAAGATTGACACGTGTATTTGTATATATGATATGTTGATAAATATCAACAACAAAACATTAAAACAAATATGGAACGAAATGTTACAATTTAAAACGATATATTCAACTATTTCCGTGAGTAATATTAAAAAAACATTGGACCACTCTATTTACGGACACGAACATGCAAAAAACCAGATAATGAAGGTTGTAAGTCAATGGATAACAGGAGAACATAAGGGATATTGTTTTGGATTTGAAGGGTCGCCGGGAATCGGGAAAACATCATTGGCGAAACATGGACTTGCGCAATGTCTAATAGACGAAAATGGAGAGAAACGTCCCTTTCATTTTTTGGCTCTCGGCGGTTCATCCAACGGGTCTTTATTAGAAGGACACGGATACACCTATTTACACTCTACATGGGGACGCATTGCCGATATATTGATGCAAAGCAAATGTATGAACCCTATTATTTATATTGACGAATTAGATAAGGTCAGTAAAACCGACAATGGAAAAGAAATTATCGGTATTTTAACACATATGATTGACACTACTCAAAATACGGGATTCCAAGACAAATATTTCGCGGGAATTGAATTGGATTTAAGTCATGTTTTATTTATTTTTTCGTATAACAACGCCGACGATATTGACCGTGTTTTATTAGACCGTATTCATCGCATTCGATTTGAAAATTTAACATTGGACGAAAAAATTATTATTGTAAAAAAACATTTGTTGCCCGATATTTTCTTGAAAATGGGGTTTTCAGACACTACCGTTGAATTGAGTGATACCATGATACGATTTTTAATACAAACATACACATGTGAAGCCGGTATTCGGAAATTAAAAGAATTGTTATTTGATTTAATGGGAGAGATTAATTTGGAAATAATACAAGACAACCAGTCATTTACGACTGTTACTATAACAGAGGAAAATGTGCAAGAGAAATATCTGAAAAAATATCATCGACTTCGTGGGAAAAAAATACACGGGTCGAATGAAATTGGTGTTATAAATGGTCTTTATGCAAACGCTCTCGGACAGGGAGGTATTATTCCTATTCAAACCTCTTTTTTCCTCGCGACAAATGCACTTGAATTAAAACTCACGGGTCAAATTGGAAACGTGATGCAAGAATCCATGACGGTGGCGAAAACCGTGGCTTGGAATATGACCTCTCCGATAATTCGAGATACATGGTGTCAATCGTTTAACGCGACAAAATTACAAGGAATTCATATTCACTGTCCTGAAGGGGGAGTTCAAAAGGACGGACCGAGTGGCGGTTGCTGTTTGGTTATGGCGCTATATAGTTTATTAAATGGGAAAAAAATACGTAATGATATTGCTATTACCGGCGAGGTTGATTTATGTGGAAATGTTACGGCAATTGGAGGATTGGAATATAAAATTTTAGGTGGCATTGAATCGGGCATTCGTGTATTTTATTTCCCAGAAGAAAATAGAGAGGATTTTATTACAATTCAAAATAAACACGGCAAAGACAAATTTGGGTCGGTTGAGTTTTATGCGGTATCACATGTAAAAGATTTGCTTGAGAAAGATGCATCATCGATTCCTACCATTTTTTTACAATAAATTATGTAATGTCACGGATGAACTATAACACGCAAATAATAAATATGTTGCCAAATTATTATAATCGGTCCCTCCACTGGTAGATTGTTGTGCTTTATTTATAACATTTAAATAGGTGGTTCGTACATCTGCAACCGTATGACCACATGGAGCATATACTGAAAATGGAGTATAACAAATTTCTCGTAATAAATATTGCAACAACAATCGGGCAGTTCTTCCGTTTCCATTTTTAAACGGATGAATTCGTAAAAATTCACAGAAAAACACAGTTGCTAATTTTATCATTGGTAGTTGCATATTATTATTTTCACTATTTGAAATTATTTTGGCTTTTTGCATATTCCAAAATGTAATAAGTGCGTGTATTTTTTTCGAAATATTGTCAAAATGTATATATGCACCATACAAATAACCAGACGGTTTTACATTTATAGTTCGAAATTCACCACCATTGTCAAACAAATCTTTTGATACACATTTATGTATATTCTGAATAAGTTCTAATGATAATGCTATATTTGGCGTTAAAGATTGTAGATACATAAGTGACTCTAAAATATTATGTATTTTTATGTTCGTTTTATCACTTATATCGTCTATTGTAGGTAGTGAAGGATATGATTCAAGAATATCTATGAGAATATCGGTTTTACCTATACAAATATTATGCTCAAGTTCCATTAATTCTTTTATAAATTGCAAGGTTAATATGTCAAAATTACCTTTATTTTCTTCAAGTTCGAGTGTTGAAAATTGTTTTATTTTAGCGTGTATATTTGTAATATCATGAAGCATTTGATTTACCGGTCGTGTTGGTGTATAAAAATCATTGTATTTATAAAACCAAACAGTATCTAAAAATTGAATTCCGTTATATTTACACAGATACTCTGCTATATCATTGTTATTCATTTTAATATATATAAAGTATATTTTTATTATTAATTATATGAATTATATGAATATTCCACATGAAAAAGAAACAACAATAACAACAACAACAAAAGAAAAAAAACATTCTACCAAACAAGACCGTATTTGCAATTATCAAAAGTTTTTACAAAATAGTTGCGATACTACGGTTACATCAGACCACAAAGAAGCATGTAAAACCATTTATGAATTTGTAAAAAATGAATGTAGTCGAATTACAAATACAAATAAAACAGAGGTAAAATAACTGGATCTATTATAATGGCAAAACTTGATTTACAAAATATCGCATATTTAATGTTTCGATTAATGCCAATTATTCTTCCCAGTTATTTTATATTGTCGTCCATATTCGCACAGGATTTAAAGGCGTTTATTTATTTAGCCGGACTATTATTTGCATCCGTTGTTGCCATTTTTACGAGTAATTGGATACCAACAATTGCGCCAGATATAAAAGGTATTTCGTGTAATTTAATTCGTTTAGGTGAAACCTCTCCGATTTCAAATATTCCTTTAAGTATGGTAGTATACGCATATACATTTTGTTATTTGTTGTATGTTTTAATTGTGCATAAATTAATAAGTCAAAATATACCGACAATGGTTGTATTTCCATTGTTGATTATTGCAGATTTTTACTGGAATATTACAAATACGTGTAGCACATTATGGCAATTATTGGCAGGAGCTCTTGTTGGTGGAGGAATTGGTGTATTATGGGCATATATGATTGATGCTGGAGGAATAGCGAAATTGCAATATTTTAACGGGTTAAGCAATCGCCAGTATTGTACCATGCCAACTTCCCAAACGTATAAATGCGATGTATCCCGAGACTAGATTCCAAGATAAAATTGATATATAAATTCATTAATAAACATTAATAAATGACTGATTATACTGTAACCTATTTGAAATTATCTTATAAACATCTGACCGTTTTACCTGATTTATTTTTATACACAAATCTACAAGAATTACATTGTGACAATAATCAACTTACTTCTTTGGACAATCTTCCTCCCAATCTACAAAGATTATATTGTGAAAATAATCAACTGGCTTCGCTTGACAATCTTCCTCCCAATCTACAAAGATTATATTGTCATGATAATCAACTGGCTTCGCTTGATAATCTTCCTCCCAATCTACAAAGATTAGGTTGTTCAAATAATAAACTAACAATGCTTGACAAACTTTTTTCCAATTTACAAGAATTAAATTGTTCACATAATCAACTAACTTCTCTTGATAATCTTCCTCCCAATCTACAAAGATTATATTGTGAAAATAATCAACTTACTTCTTTGGACAATCTTCCTCCTAATTTACAAACATTACATTGTAAAAATAATCAACTTACTTCTTTGGATAATCTTCCTCCCAATCTACAAAGATTACATTGTTCAAACAATCAACTTACTTCTCTTGACAATCTTCCTCCCACTTTACGAGAATTATATTGTTCAAACAATCAACTTACTTCTCTTGATAATCTTCCTTCCAATTTACGTGCATTAATTTGTGATAATAATAAACTGACTTCTCTCAACAATCTTCCTTCCAATTTATATGCATTAATTTGTCATAATAATAAACTGACTTCTTTTGATATTTTACCTCTTACTTTACAAGAATTCTGTTGTTACGATAATCCAATTGATACAACATGTGAAGAACTATATGGATTTGAACTTTCTGTAGGAACAATTGAACAATACAATGAAATCAAACAAATTGAAAAAGAATGCTGTCCAATGTTAAAATAAAACGCATTAGAAGAAAATTGAAAATCTTTTTTTTATATTTTTTAGCAAACAAACAAACAAACGAATAAAATGACAGATTATACAATTGAATGGTTAAATTTATCAAAACAAAACTTAACTGTTTTACCGGATTTATCTCTATACACAAAATTAAAAACATTATATTGTGAAAAAAATAAACTTACTTCTCTTGACAATCTTCCTCCAAATCTACAAACATTAGTTTGTTCATTTAATCAACTGACTTCTCTTGACAATCTTCCTCCCAATTTACAATACTTACATTGTGAAAATAATGAACTGACTTCTATCGAACATCTTCCTATCACTTTACAAAGATTAATTTGTAGAAATAATCCAATTGATACAACATGTAAAGAAGTGTATGGATTTACACTTTCTAAAAAAAAAATTGAACAAAAAACAATTGAACAATACAATGAAATCAAACGATTGGAAAAAGAATGTTGTCCGCTACTTAAATAAAATCCATGAACATGTAAAATTAAATGAAATGACAGAAGAAAATTGATACATATATTATTTATTTTTTTATCAAACAAACAAATAAAATGACTGATTATACTGTAACACGTTTAAATTTATCATGTAAAAACTTACAAGTTTTACCGGATTTATCTTTATACATAAATTTACAAACATTACATTGTCCAAATAATAAGCTAACTTCTCTCGAAAATCTTCCTCCCACTTTACAAGAATTATATTGCGGAAATAATCAACTGACTTCTCTAAACAATCTCCCTCCCAATTTACAAATATTACATTGTCAATATAATCAACTAACTTCGCTTAATAATCTTCCTCTGAATCTACAAGAATTAAATTGTTCGCATAATCAAATCGTATCTCTTGATTATCTTCCTCTCACTTTACAAGAATTAGAATGTGAAGACAATCCAATTTATACAACATGTAAGGAAATACATGGATTTGAACTTTCCCAAAAAACAATTGAAATATACAATGAAATCAAACGTGTTGTCCATTATTAAAATAAGCAAGCACCCAGCGAATATCGGTTCCTATTCTATTGGCTGAATAAAATTGAAAATCTTTTTTTTATATTTTTAGCAAACAAACAAACGAATAAAATGACAGATTATACCGTAACATCATTAAATTTATCGAATCAAAACTTAACTGTTTTACCGGATTTATCTCTATACACAAAATTAAAAACATTATATTGTCAAAAAAATAAACTAACTTCACTTGACAATCTTCCTTCTACTTTACAATACGTAGATTGTTTCCAAAATCAAATTATTTCTCTAAACAATCTTCCTTCTACTTTAAAAACATTAAATTGTTCCAATAATCAAATCGTATCTCTTGACCACATTCCTTCCAATTTACAAAAATTATATTGTGGAGGTAACCAAATCGCAAGTCTTGGCTTTCGAGGGAGTGATAACGACCGATTAGAGACAGCCTTTGGAACATCTCTTCCTCCCAATTTACAAGAATTAGATTGCGGAGATAATCAACTTACTTCTCTAAACAATCTTCCTTCTACTTTACAATACTTAAATTGTTCCAATAATCAAATCGTATCTCTAAACAATCTTCCCCCCAATTTACAAAAATTATATTGTTCACACAATCAACTAACTTCTCTAGACAATCTTCCTCTCAATTTACAAATATTGTATTGTTACAATAATCAACTTACTTCTCTTGACCACCTTCCTCAAAATCTACAAATATTACATTGTTATACGAATCAACTTTCTCTTGACCACCTTCCTCAAAATATACAAGTATTATATTGTGACAAAAAACAAATAACTTCTCTAAGCAATCTTCCTCTCAGTCTACAATTATATGAGTCTTTTCCCAATCAAACAGAACAATGGTCTTCAAATACTTCTCTTGAAAATCTTCCTCTCAGTATACAAAAATATACACACAAATACATGACGAAAAGAAACGAGTTGTCCTCTACGGTTCAAGATAGAACTAATTTATGAACTTTTATGAACTAATACATCATTCCCATAGATCCACCTCTCTTTGGTTTCGGTTTAAATGGTATGCTTCCTTGTCGTAAGTCGTGTACTTTACTAAATTGTTTATTTTCTTCAAATCCCGTGTTAAATCGGGTTATATTTATAAATCCCGTGGATTCGTCTACATTGTATTCTAAATCGCGAATTGAACGAATTCCTTCAGTTGTTTTTTGCTGATATCTGTCAAACTCCTTTCGATTCACAACTCTCTCCAATCCATCTTTACACTGAAGTATGTTTTTATCCATAATCTTATAAAAATTACTTCTATCAATACGCAATCCAGCGGTGTTTAATACACGCTGACATATGGCATTATCTTCCATCGACCATAAGAAAAAATTGGGGAATCCATTCACTCTCTCAAAATCTCCGCCTTTAATAGAAAAAATACCACCAAGTGCAAAATCATATCCGTAAAAATGTTTTACAACTCCTTGTGTTGTATCATATGGCAAAAAATTTGCCGTAAATGGCATCGTATCAACATCATTAAATACCAATGTAATATTTCGATAATCGTCCGGATATCGGTCTTTCACATATAAAAATCCAATATTTTTCATTCCTCCACGATTAAAGGAACGAGAATCACACTGATGAATATAAAAAATCTTGTAGTCATCGACACTCATATTTTCCAACACTGTTGTGCGCATATGTCGGTCAAAAAACTTTTGTTGTTGCTCTCTATCACGGTATGGCACAATAAAAATAAGTTTTGGAATAGTTGTCATATGTTGTTACGGAAGATTTTCTAAACAACACATTAAACGGATATAAGAGAATCGAAACTAAGAGAATCGAATCTCGAAACTAAGAGAATCGAAACTAAGAGAAGAGAATCAATATAGAATAATAAAATCGTCTATATTATTAAGTATGTCAGAATTAGGAAAAAGACAAGAATCCGGAGAAGAAAAAGAAGAAGATATCCATGAAAATTTATTTTCTGATAAAGAAGAACAGGATCAGTTATTATGGAATATTATTCGCGCGTATACAAGAGACACCCCAAATTATTTAGTGAACCATCATATCGAATCCTACAATGATTTTTTTCGCAACGGCATTTTTCAAATATTTCGAGATAAAAATACATTGGAGTGGAAATCCGTATACGATAAAACTCTTGATATTTATCGTCATCAGTGTATTTTTTATTTCGGAGGAAAAGGCAATGAAAATGAAACTCTTCCGGAACACCCACATATCGCCCAAACGAAAAAAACATATAAACGTGGAGAAAAATTATATTTTGGAAAACCGATGATTCGCGACAATGACCGTTCTCACTACATGTATCCAAATGAAGCCCGATTACGAGATATGACATATGCAATGACGATTCATTACGATATTGATGTAGAATTTATAGATTATTTAGAAGAAAATGAACCTTTGAAACCTCTATTGGAAGAAAATTGGATTGAAATCGACGGAATTATTACGCCAATTGATAAGGAACAAATTATAGGAGGAGGAGGAGAAGAAGGAAGAGACAAAGACAAAGAACAAGAACAAGAACCAACCAGTTATAAATCGCAACAAAATCAACAACAAAAACACCAGCAACAACAACAAAACCAACAACAAAAACGAGAGTTATCTATTGCAGAAAAAGAAGTAATTTTAGGAGGAGCTCCAAAACAACAAGTGCGAAAACCGGCACCTCTACAGCGCCTTCGAAAACAAATTCGCCGTAAAGTAATTCCAAAAATATATCTCGGTAAATTTCCCATCATGGTGCAATCGGATTTATGTATTTTGGGAGGTCTTCCTCGCGAAATGCGTTATTCGTTGGGTGAATGTAAAAATGACCAAGGAGGCTATTTTATTATTCAAGGCAAAGAGAAAACTGTTATTTCACAAGAGAAATTCGCCGATAATATGCTTTACGTGCACGACTATAAAGCATTCGATAGTGAATTTACACATTCTGCTGATATTCGCTCCGTAAGTGAAAATGTGTCTAAACCGATTCGTACGCTTGGAGTGCGTATTGTTCGCCCAACCTCCACCTATACAAACGAAAATATTGTAGTGGATTTGCCAAATGTTACAAAACCCGTTCCGTTATTTATTGTGTTTCGCGCTCTCGGCATTCTTTCTGACAAGGAAATCATACAATATTGTCTGTTAGATATGGATAAATATGCACATATGTTGGACTTTTTTATTCCATCGGTTCATGATTCGCAAGAGGTCTATACCCAACGCAATGCTCTCTATTATATTTCACAACTGTTATTGAAACAGCGAACTATTCCAAAAACCATGGAGATTTTGGTGGATTATTTTTTACCACATATCGGAGAATTAAATTTTCGCGAGAAGGCTCTCTATCTCGGACAAATGGTATTCCGTCTTCTCTCCGTAAAACTCGGTATGGAAGTAGTTACGGATAGAGATAATTTTAAATACAAACGTATTGATACAACCGGAACGCTTATTTCAGAACTGTTTCGAGAATATTATAATATTCAACAAAATACGATTCATAAAAAGTTCGAGGCGCAATACAAAGTATATCACAAAGAAGGATTGGAAACCAATTTATATAAATTGGTGTTTGATAACCAAGAACAAATTTTCAAGGAAAATCGGGTCATGGACAAAGGATTTCAACGAGCATTCAAAGGAAATTGGGGAGCACAGGCACATACGAAACGAATTGGTGTAATTCAAGATTTAAATCGTCTATCGTTTAATTCGGCGATGAGTCATATGCGAAAAACCAATGTTCCAATTGATTCAAGTGCCAAAGTGGTTGGTCCACGATTGTTGCATACATCGCAATGGGGATATATCGACCCCATTGATACACCCGATGGTGCGAGTATCGGTATTCATAAAACATTGGCAATAACGGCACATATTACAAAAGGAGGGTCCCGAGAACCCATTTTACGGTGGTTGCGAGAAAAAGCAGGAATGACGATTTTAACGGATTGTTCGATAGATATGTTGGCAAAAATGACAAAAGTATTTGTAAATGGATTTTGGGCGGGGTCGATTCACAATCCCACGGAAGTTGTCGAACAATTACGAATATATCGCCGTAATGGACTTATGTCGACCTTTATTAGCGCCACATTCGATATTGCGCGAAATACGGTTATTATTTATACGGATGCGGGTCGGCTTTGTCGTCCTATTTTTTATACGGATTTGAAAAACGGCAACGTATCGGTTTCTGCCAAACGAATTCAATCCACTATTTTAAAAGGAAATGTGACATGGACGCAACTTACCACTGGCATACACGAACGTCGTCAGCCATTGTCAGAAACGCGTATTTATAATCACGAAGATGTATTTCCTGCATCGATGAATTTGGAAAAAAATCAGGCGGTAGTGGATTATATAGATACGAGTGAAAGTGAAAATGCAATGATTTCAACAAGTATCGACCATATATCCTCTTTATCTAAACGAGATGCAAGGACCATTACACATATCGAAATTCATGAATCCTTGATGTTCGGTGTCATGTCGAATCTGATTGTGTTTCCAGAAAACAATCCACTTGCCCGTAATTCTTTTTCGTGTGGTCAAAGTCGGCAGGCGGTCTCTCTCTATCATACAAATTACCAGAATCGTATGGATAAAACAGCAGTTATTTTAAATTCGGGGCAGACGCCACTGGTTCAAACGCGTTTTCTGGATATGGTGAATCACCGAGAGAATGTATATGGTCAAAATGCCATTGTTGCCATTATGTGTTATACGGGATATAATGTAGAAGATGCTATTTTAATCAATGAAGGGTCTCTCCATCGCGGTCTTTTTCGAACAACGTATTTTAATACATATCACGCCTTTGAAACAAAAGAAAAAGGTCCAGAAAAAGGAGCGGATTCGGTATTTTCCAATATTTTATCGTTAAATGCAAATGTGGCGGATGGTGGAGGTTCGGTAATTCGAACAAAACCGGGCTACGATTACGGATATTTGGACAAACATGGTATTATTAAAGAGGGGACCGTTATGAATGATAAAATTGTCATGATTGGAATGACTTCATCTACGAGAGCCGACCAATCGGTCACATGTAAAAAGGGACAAGTGGGAGTGGTGGATAAGACATTTATTACGGAAGGAGAAGAAGGAAACCGTATTGCGAAAATACGAATTCGAGAGGAGCGCATTCCCGCCATGGGCGATAAATTCGCATCACGTAATGGGCAAAAAGGAACTATTGGACTTATTATTCCAGAAAAAGATATGCCTTTTACAAAAGATGGACTGCGTCCCGATATGATTATTAATCCCCATGCGATTCCCACGCGTATGACGATTGGTCAATTGATTGAAGCAATTGTTGGAAAGGCTTGCCTAATATATGGTGCGTTTGGGGATTGCACCGCGTTTAATGTAAAAGGTAAAAAGGTTGCCGCCTATGGAGAACATTTATTGAAAATGGGGTATCATTCAAGTGGAAGTGATATTTTATACAATGGTATGACGGGAGAACAATTGGAATCGGAAATATTTATTGGACCAACCTATTATATGCGTTTAAAACACATGGTAAAAGATAAAATTAATTATCGCGCAGCCGGACCCAATACGGCATTAACTCGACAGCCCGTTAGTGGGAGAGCCAATGACGGAGGATTGCGTATTGGAGAGATGGAACGAGATTCATTGATTTCTCACGGAATCAGTAATTTTTTAAATGAGTCCATGATGGATAGAGCGGATAAATATTATATGGCAGTGTGCAATACAACGGGAATGGTGGCAGTATATAATTCGGCAAAAAATCTATTTTTCAGTCCAATGGCGGATGGACCTATTCAATATGCGGGTTCTCTGGTAGATAGTCAAGATATTCGCATTCGACATGTGACAAAATTCGGACGTAGTTTCAGTATTGTGTGTATTCCCTATTCGTTTAAATTATTGATTCAAGAATTACAGGCAATGAATATACAATTACGTATTATTACAGAGGATAATTTACCCCAATTGGAGAGTCTATCCTTCAGCACAAAAAATATATCGAAATTATTACGTGTTCCAGATACAACACCCATGACGGACCTAATTGAACTAACCGGAAAAATCGTATCAAAAACAAATGTTTTACAAAATAAAATACATAAACCATTTGAATCGGAAGATGAGGATGTTTTACGTGTTCATATACCGACCAAACAACCAGTTCCAATTATTCCCGTTCAAGGTTCTCCCGAATTTGCCACAGGGTCTCCCGCGTATAATCCGGAAAAAGGTTCTCCTGTTCAAGGTTCGCCCGATTTTGCCACGGGTTCGCCCGCATATAATCCGGAAAAAGGTTCGCCTAATTTTGCTACTGGTTCGCCCGATTTTGCCACAGGGTCGCCCGCATATAATCCGGAAAAAGGTTTTCCTGTTCAAGGTTCGCCCGATTTTGCCACTGGGTCTCCGGCATATAATCCAGAAAAAGATTCTCCTCTTAACGGAGGACAAAGTAACGGAGGACAAGAACAAGAATATTTTACAAAAGGAGACAAAGTGTTTTTGCGAGGAGGGGCAAGTAAAGATTCAAAACCAAATCGAATTTGGAATGTTGAAAATATTGGAAATAAATTTATTACAATTACAACGCAAGATTTAACTGAACTAAATGCGGACGATAGTATACAGGTGGTTAATCCAATTGATATTTATAAAATAGAAAACGGATATCACACGAATTCTTTTTTAAATCCGCCGGAATATCTACCGGAACAACAACCACAACCACAACAATCCCCAAATGGAGTGTATTTTAATCCGACTATTATTATTCAGGGGGACAATAGTAAAAATGAAATGCCGGCATCGGACCAACCTCACGAAAAAAAGGGAGGAGATATAAGAGAAGAAAATGCAACTCCAACAATACAAGAATCCGTTTCTGAACCGATTGATTTTACAAAAAATTTAATTATTAAAAAAATGTAAAACAAAGGTGCAAGGTCGACCCATCAGGTAAAATTGATAATATATTACCATATTTTTATAAATACTGATACTATTATTATTCTTAATGGGAATTAAAAAATTAAATAAATATTTGTATGAAAATTGTATAAATTCAATTCACACATTACATTTTAGAGAGCTTTCTGGAAAAACAATTGTGATAGATATAAGTATTTATTTGTATAAATACAAAGACACAATTATTGAATATTTGTATACAATGATCACGTGTTTTCTACAATATAATATAACTCCTGTATTTATTTTTGATGGGAAACCTCCTCCCGAAAAATATGCTTTGTTGTTACTCCGCGAGTCAAATAAAGCAAAAGCCGAGGCAAAATACAATGAAATAATTACAAAAACAAGTGACCACCGAAAACTGGATTCCTTGAAAAATCAGTTTGTCCGATTAAACGATACCAATTTCAAACAAGCCAAAGATTTATTGGATGCATATGGAATTCAACATATTACATCACCAACCGAGTCTGACCCATTGTTGGTATATTTAGTTCAATCGGGAAAAGCTTGGGCGTGTTTATCCGAAGATATGGATATGTTTGCCTATGGTTGTATTCGTGTGTGCCGTGGATTAAATTTAGATACACACGAACTATTATTATACGATACAGAATCTATTTTACGTGAATTGGACGTGTCTTTGGAAGATTTTCGACAAATCTTGGTATTGTCTGGAACCGATTACAACGAAGAAAACGGTGACCTATACATGACATGGAATTATTATTCAAAATACAAAGAACAAAAAAAAGAACAAAAAAAAGAACAACAACAACAAAAAGATTTTATTCAGTGGCTTTTACAAAATACAAACTATATTCAAAATTTGGATAAATTCTCTCAATGCTATTGTATGTTTTTGATGGAAAAATACGATGTTTTATTTTCATCTTTCAATCGCATGCAACTTATGCGCACTCCCTATCACCCAACCTCTCTTCGTCGTGTATTAGAAAAAGATGGATTTATGTTTTTAACGTAGTAATTATTTTGAATAGTCCAAGAACCAAAACCATGGGAACAAATCCCCAAAATGCAGTCCAGCCATATGTTACATGATGATAATAACCGTCTAAACTTGGAAAGATGCGGGTAAATCGAAATAGTATATCCAATACAATACCAAATAGTCCAACATACAACCACGTAATAGGAAACTGAAATAAATACATATATATCACATAAAAAAAAGATAGCATTCCTCCCGCAATAAACATGGATTCAAATTTGCCGTGTTGTTTAAAATAGGAATCCCCATCCAGACGGTCCGCCCAAATAAGGAGCGATTTGTTGTAATAATGCGTCCCCTATAATACCGACCATACACGCACTTGCAATTATTCTACAGTCCATTATACTTGAATAACATTTTTTTATTTTTTTGTTCCTATAAAGACCGCTTGCTCTAAATAGGAATAAAACATTCAGTAATATTTTTAAGATTTTTTCCTGAAAAGGAGGCTAAGAACAAATGATGAAATTTTTGGGAGTAACAATGAAATTTCCTTCATAATAAATAGGCGAATCTCCCAATTTTTCAACCGAGCCAAAATATTTATTATTATCCGTGTAATGGACCAGACTTGTTTTATTTTTTTTATTTGTATATGAACCGATTGTAGTTTTTATGTTTAGCAATCTACTATCACAATGATAGTAGATTTTTTTATTGTCGTCAATGATTTTCCATAGACCTTGCTCAATAAGCAATTGTAAATTTGAACGACGATAATTTGAATAACGATAGGATGATGACATTTATTTGATTTATTTGAGGGTTAATTTAAAAAAAAGATTTTCAATTTTTCCCACCATCTACGATATTTTTTTTATTTTTTTTTTAAATTCTAAATTCTAATGGTGTCCATAGTATCCAATAGAATAGAGTCCAATATTGATTGAATTTCATTGTATTTTTCAATTGTTTTTTTCGAAAGTTCAAATCCATATTGTTCCTTACATGTCGTATAAATCGGATTTTTTGAACAATGTAATTCTTGTAAAGCAAGAGTCTTTACTCCACTGAGCCTTGTGATTTTATTATTTACACAATGTAATCTTTGTAAATTGGGAGGAAGATTTTCGAGAGAAGTCAGTTGATTATTATAACAAATCAATTCTCGTAGAGTGGCAGGAAGAGTCCCAAAGGCTCCGCCGAGCCGTGTGAGTTGATTGTTGTGACAAACTAATGTTTGTAGTTCGGGAGGAAGATTGGTTAGAGAAGTAAGCTGATTATGTGAACAATCTACTGCTCGTAAATCTGGGGGAAGATTTTCGAGAGAAGTTAGTTGATTGTTATTACACTGTAAAAATCGTAAGGCTGACTCGGTTTTTCCCTCTGTTTTCCCATCCTCTAATCGGTCGCGATCACTCCCTCGAAAGTTGAGACCCGTGAGTTTATTTTCCCAACACAATAATTCTTCTAAAGTGAGAGGAAGATTGCTGAGAGAGGTCAGTTGATTTGTACAACACAATAATCTCTGTAGATTTGGAGGAAGATTTTCGAGAGAAGTAAGCTGATTGTCCGAACAATCTAATATTTGTAAATTGGGAGGAAGATTTTCAAGAGAAGTAAGTTTATTATCCGAACAATATAATGTTTCTAGATTGGGAGGAAGATTGTTTAGAGAAGTGATTTGATTGATTGAACAATCCAATGTTTGTAAATTTGTGTATAGAGATAAATCCGGTAAAACTTGTAAGTTTTGTTTCGAAAAATTCAAATAGGTTACGGTATAATCAGTCATTTTAAGTTTGTTTATTAAAACATAAAAAAAGATTTTCAATTTTATTCAGCTAATAGGAACAGATAGTAGATTCTTATTTTAATAACGGGCAACATTCTTTTTCTTTTTCCATTCGTTTGATTTCATTGTATTTTTCAATCGTTTCTTTGGTAACTTCTTCAACTCTATACATTTTCTGGCATATTATAGAAATTGGATTATTTTGACAATTGAATGATATTAAATTGGGAGGAAGATTATCAAGAGATGTTATATAATTATTTATCAATTTTATTAACTCTCTCATCAATGGTCCAAGTTTTATTTTAATAGAGGACAGCATTCTTTTTCCATTCGTTTGTTTTCATTGTATTTTTCAATTGTTTCTATAGAAAGTTCAATCCATATAGTTTTATAAATTGGATTATTTTCATAATATAATTGTTGTAAAGTAAGAGGTAAAATATCCAGAGAAGTGAGTTGATTATTCCAACACCATAAGTTTCGTAAATTGTGAGGAAGATTTTCAAGAGAAGTCAGTTGGTTATGGTGACACCATAATTCTTGTAGATTGGGAGGAATATTGTTTAGAGAAGTCAATTGATTAGCATAACACCATAATACTTGTAAAGTGGGAGGAAGATTGTCAAGAGAAATAAGTTGATTGTTTGAACAATGTAAGTTTTGTAAATTGGAAGGAAGATTGTTTAGAGAAGTCAGTTGGTTATTATAACACTGTAATGTTTGTAAATTGGAAGGAAGATTGTCGAGAGAAGTCAGTTGATTATCGTGACAATTCAATTCTCGTAAAGTGGGAGGAAGATTATCCAGAGAAGTGAGTTGATTATCGTGACAATATAATGTTCGTAAATTTGTATAGAGAGATAAATCCGGTAAAACTTGTAATTTTCGATTCCATAAATCCAATCTTGTTACTGTATAATCTGTCATTTATTATTAATGTTTGTTTAAAAATAAATATCAATTTTCTTTGGTTGCTATCTATTTAAGTTAAGTAGCGGGCAACATTCTTTTTCCAATCGTTTGATTTCATTGTATTGTTCAATTGTTTTTATAGAAAGTTCAAATCCATATAGTTCCAGTATGTGTACTAATACATCTTTTTTTATTAGTAAAACAATCACTACACCATTTGCTAATACAATTATAACAATTATGGTTTGATATGACTGAAACATAACTATTATATTTTCCACATTCTATACACAACTCACAAGTATGTTCATCATCTGAACTATATTCATAACATTTTTCACATTTATAACAAGTATGTTCATCATCTGAACTATATTCATAACATTCTTTACATTTATCACATTCGCGACAACTACAATTTTTATTTTCATTTCCACAATCTATACAACAACATTCTAAACAACTTCCGTAGCAATCATCACCCCAATAACTTTTACCCGTTCCATAACAAACCTCACAATAATTTCCATCGCATAATTCATTTTCATCACTATCATTGTCTTCACAACAATCTTTTGCAAAATGCCCTTTCTTACCACATTTATAACATTTATCACTTATTGAGCGAATAGTTTGTAATGCTTTATCTTTATCATATTGTGATAATTTTACATTACAATATGAACCTCCGCGCACATTATCAATTCCATATTTTTCCATAGCAATTAAAGTATATTTTTCTTCATCAAACGCGTCACCCTTCACTTCCGACAAAACCTTTATTGGTTTATATAATTTACTCCATTCACTTCCTTCTTCTTGAAAATGTTTTAAGATTCTTTGTTTTGGAACACACGACTTTCCAACATAATATTTATTATTTTCAAGTTCAAGTGTATAAATAGTTGTTGTCATACTGATTTTATAAAAAATGTTTGTTTAAAACATATCAATTTTATTCGGTATGTGTTCCAGATAAAATTGATGAATAAAATGCATATTTTTTAATCAAATCTATCATGTCTGAGGTAAAGAAACCTTCCTTAAAAAAACAAGTAAAATCATCCTCTGAACAACCGCAACCACAAAAAAAATTATCCACTGAAGATGAGGTGTTGGCAGATACATATCAAATGAAAAGCGAAATTGAACACATATTGGACCGACCCGATACATTTATTGGTTCAAATCAATCTCAATTAACGGGAATGTGGACAACCACCTTACAAGGACAATCTTTTATTGATTTTAAAGAGATTGAGTATAATCCGTCACAATATAAATTATTTGACGAGATTATTGTAAATAGTTGTGACCACATTGTTCGTATGAATCAATCCACGCTGGCTGATAAAAAAATGGTAACCTTTATTGACGTTATCGTAAATTCGGACACCGGCGCTATTTCTATTATGAATGACGGCGATGGATTGGATGTAGCGAAACATCCGATTCACACAAATATTTGGATTCCAGAACTTATTTTCGCACATTTGCGCACATCCAGTAATTACAAAGCCGAAGACCGAACCGTCGGTGGTAAAAACGGATATGGGTCAAAACTCGTATTTATTTGGTCAACATTCGCCCGTTTGGAAACGGTGGATCATCGTCGCCGATTAAAATATACACAAGAATTTCGAAACAATTTGAATGACATTGGTATTCCTGTAATAGAACCCATTCCATCGAGTTTAAAAAATGTAAAATCATATACTCGCGTAACATTTATCCCTGATTATGCGCGTCTCGGATTGGCGGGAATTTCGCAAGATATGTTGGCACTCTTTTATAAACGAACCATCGATGTTTCGGCTTTATCTCCCACATCTATTAAAGTATCGTTTAATGGAACACTTATTGACGTAAAATCTTTTAAGAAATACGTTGAATTGTTTTCATTTAATAGGGATACGGATAAAGATAAAAACAAACATATTTTCGAGATAGCAAATGAACGCTGGGAATATGCGGTTTCTATATCATCAGTCGGCGAATTTAGACAAGTGTCGTTTGTAAATGGTATTTGCACATTTAAAGGCGGGAAACACGTGGACTATATTGTCGACCAAATCACTCGAAAAATGTCGGAATTTATCGAGAAAAAGAAAAAGGTCAAAGTGAGTCCTTCCTCCATTAAAGAACAATTGTTTTTATTCTTACGATGCACCATTGTGAATCCGGCATTTAATAGCCAGACAAAAGAATACATGGATACACCTATTTCCAAATTCGGGTCGTCGTGTGTTATTAGTGACGGATTTATTGAAAAAGTCGCCAAACTCGGCATCATGGACCAAGCCTGTTCGATTACCCAAGTAAAAGAAAATAAACGAATTGCAAAAACTACCGACGGAAAAAAGGGAACTCGTGTGCGATTGGAAAAATACATTTCGGCTTCATTTGCGGGAACAAAAGAATCGAAAAAATGCGTTCTTATTTTATGTGAAGGAGATTCGGCAAAGTCCGGTGTTATGTCGGGACTTTCGCAAGAAGACCATGATTATATTGGCATTTATCCATTGAAAGGAAAAGTATTGAATGTGCGTAAAGCCGATGCGAAAAAGATTGGAGATAATAAAGAAATATCCGAATTGAAACTCATTCTTGGTTTAGAAAATGGACGCACCTATTCTACATGGGAAGATGTCTATAAATATTTGAATTATAGTAAAATTATGATTTTATGCGATGCCGATGTAGATGGTTCTCATATTAAAGGTCTTATTATTAATTTATTTCATAGTCAGTGGGCATCATTAGTTCAGTTAGACGGATTTTTATCTTATATGTTGACTCCCATTCTACGCGCAAGTCGGACGGGACATAAAACGCTATCCTTCTACAATGACGGAGAATACCGAGAATGGGAACAAAGTAACAATAGTAATAGTCAATGGAAAATAAAATATTACAAAGGATTGGGGACGTCTACCGCCGAAGAATTTCGCGAGTATTTTGCGAATAAAAAATACGTGGATTATATTTATACTCCTGTTATTAGTGACGATAGTATTGACAAGGCGTTTAATGATAAACGAAGTGACGACCGTAAATTATGGTTAGGGCAATATGATAAAACACAATTTATTAATACAAATGAAACGCGTGTAACATATGAGACATTTATCGACCATGATTTGATTGATTTTAGTATTGAAGATTGTGCTCGGTCGATACCCAGTATCGTCGATGGACTTAAACCGTCGCTACGCAAAATTCTGTATTCGGCGTTTAAGCGTAATTTAACATCCGATATTAAAGTTGCGCAATTTGCAGGTTATGTATCCGAACATGCGGCATATCATCATGGTGAAGTAAGTCTTCAAGGAGCTATCATTAATATGGCACAAACATTTGTCGGTTCAAACAATATTGCGCTATTGTTTCCCGCAGGTCAGTTTGGAACGCGAGTTATGGGCGGAAAAGACGCAGCTTCACCGAGATATATTTTTACACATTTATCTAAAATTGCGCGAACCATTTTTCCGAAATCCGACGATGCCGTGTTGCGGTATTTGCAGGATGACGGTCAATCGATTGAACCCGAGTTTTATGTGCCCATTTTACCGATGGCACTAATTAACGGGTCGGACGGAATTGGCACGGCATATTCGACGACTATTTTACCTTATAATCCAAGAGAAATTGCATTGTATTTACAAGAAATGATACAAACACCGACGCAACAAATACCGACGCAACAAACACCGACACAACAAATACCACAACAAAAACTATCTCCCTATTATCACGGATTCAAAGGAACCGTGGTTGAAGTGAGTGCCGATAAATATCTTATTCGAGGCACATATTCGGTTATTTCGGATACAGTCATTCGTATTAGCGAGTTACCGATTGGGATGTGGACCGATACGGCGAAAAATATATTAACCGAATTATGTGACACATCGCGAAAAGATAAAGACGGTAAATCCATTCCAACATTCATAAAAGATTTTACCGAAAATCATACCGATACAATTGTGAATTTTACCGTTGAGTTTATAGCGGGAAAAATAGAAGAATTATTGGCACAAGTCGATCCAAAGACGGGAATCAACGGCATTGAAAAACTATTGAAATTAACGACTACTGTATCAACGACAAACATGCACATGTTTGACTCTAAAGGACGTTTGCGAAAATACAACCATGTGAATGAAATTTTAGATGAGTTCATTGAAGTGCGATTGCACACATATATGGAGAGAAAGGCATACCAAATAAAACAATTGGAACATGACTTGATTATTCTGTCAAATCGGGCTCGGTATATTCTGGCGTTGTTAGATGGTGAATTGGATTTGCGTAAAAAAACAAAGGCGGATATTTATCGTATATTAACAACCATGGGATTCGATTCGATGATTCACGTGGATTCAGAGGAAGGTGTGGATTCAGAAACGACTGTATCCTATGAATATTTGTTAAAAATGCGAATGGATTCAGTGAGTAAAGAAAAGGCGGATAAAATAATCATGGAACGAACTCTGGCAATTCAACAATTGTCGGAATTAAAAGAAACTACCGTTCAAACTATGTGGTCGCGAGATTTGACGAATTTTATGACAGAATACGACAAATATGTAGTTGAACTTAACGAGACAAATTCAACCGTTGTAAAAGAAAAGGTCGTGAAGAAATCTGCAAATGCAAATGAGAAAACAAATGCAAATGAGAAAAAAAAGAAAATCGTTAAAGGTTAAAAAATATGAGATTGAAATGTAAAAATAGATGTTCCTCCCGAATTATTTCCATAGCCGGTTGTTATGGTTGAAACATTTCCCGTATTTCCGGTAATAACAGTGGATGCATTTTGTCTACGATTTCGCACATACTGGGAAAACCGCATAGCTTTTGTAATAGAGGGGTCATTTCCTCCCGTTTGAAGAGGCACATATTGAATTTGTTTAAGACAATTTGCGATGGAACAGTATTTTTGTATGTTGTTGGTTCTCGCTAATTGTAGATTTTCGACAAGGTCGTCTTGTGGAAAAGTTGCCATATTGGTTATACATTATATTACGATATTATATTTTTATTTATTTCTTTCATTCGTAAAAATTTCGTAACTTTACTGCTATTTTTTTGTTCCGTGCGAATAAATATGTTTTTACCATCCGGCACACTAATTGTAAAGTATTTATTGTCAGGTGTTTTCAATGCCCAATATCCGTTGATTTGGGAGTCGGTTGATAATCCAAATATTGACGCAACATCAGGGCTAAATATATGCCCAACCGTTGTTTGATTTGCTGTTATAATTTTTTGTTTTTGTTTTTCGTTCTCATAGGCGACTATAACATAGGGGTGTAAATCCATTATCGGTCCGGACCCATATATTGTGCGTCTGGTTGCATTGCGTTTGGTTGCATTGCGTTTGGTTGCATTGCGTCTGGTTGCATTGCGTCTGGTTGCATTGCGTTTGACGGTTCGTCGGCGTTTATTTACCATAATACAATATATCTATATTATTCTGTATGTAAAAGTCGTTGTGCAACCAATATACATTGTTCTTCCGGAGTTAATTTTTGAAATATAAGAGCATTATGGAACGAAACCTGAAAAAAACGAACACCCTTTTTGCACTTTATATTCATATTTCCATTTGAAGTTTCAACAATATCAGTGACAATTCCCCCGTTTGTTATTTTGTCTTTGGGTATTTTTTCATCAATGTCAAGCCTTTTTTCATCAAGCCTTTTTTCGTCAAGCCTTTTTTCGTCGAGCCTTTTTTCGTCAAGCCTTTTTTCGTCGAGCCTTTTTTCGTCAAGCCTTTTTTCGTCGAGCCTTTTTTCGTCAAGCCTTTTTTCGTCGAGCCTTTTTTCGTCAAGCCTTTTTTCGTCAAGCCTTTTTTCGTCAAGCCTTTTTTCGTCAAGCCTTTTTTCGTCAAGCCTTTTTTCGTCAAGCCTTTTTTCGTCAAGCCTTTTTTCGTCAAGCCTTTTTTCGTCAAGCCTTATCCATCGAATGTATTTACCTTTTTTAATTTGGTCGATACGGTGTATTACATAAAATCCCGTTAAATTGTGATAAAAATCTTCATTTAAATTATGCAGTTGCAATGAATTGATTACATCTATAGATATTTGTTCTAATGATACGTTCATATAATATATTATTTTTATTATTTATATGAATTGGTTCTTATGAATTGGTTGTTGTAAATACGGTATCACATGTTACGCAAATATATGAGTATTTTAATTGTTCATCGTCATATCTCACATAAATAATTTCAGCCGGATTTTTCTCTCCATTTTTTCCGATAACATTTGTTTTACATTGAGCATTCGGACATTCCATATTATATACGCGCGGAAGAGTTGGATCATGTTTTGTATATGGATTAATATTGTAGTTATAATTTTGAGTATTGGTTGTATTGGTTTCTAATACACAAACACTTTCAACCTCTTTATCCACATGTCCGCATTTTCGACAGTAAGATGATAATTTGTTTTCGTTTTCTTCGTCAATGCGAATATAATACATATTGTCACAATTAGAACAGAATTTCATAATAAGTCGTATAATATATAATATCTATTTGTTTTATGTTTTAATTATCAATTTTTATCTTTGATTGGATAAAATCTATTTGATGAGCAAAATTGAATTCTATTTTTCATATTTTTTATTCAAATTCCTAAAATATGACTACACCCGAACAATCTACTTTTATGAAATCGTTTTCATCCGCTATAAATAGTTTGACTCCATTATGGAGTGCAAATATTTTGGCGGGGGTTGCACTCGGTAATGAATATAACATGATTATCACACTCATATTGGGTCAATTTACAACAAAAATTCTCCAAAATATAAATGACGTAACAGTTATTATTATTTGTATCGTTTGTTCTATAATAGCTCTATGTATCAAATACAGTTATATTCCAACCATTTCATTGTTTCATGTATCGGAAGAATGTTTTGGATACTCATATCACAATGATATGAGAAGCTCGATTGCATTTTATATGTGGAATGATTTTCTGTTAAATCAACCTGAAATAACCATGCGTATGAATTTATCAAATCAAAATATACATTACAAACATATAACGCAAATTATACAAAGTTCCCATAAAAATTGGATTCCTATTTCTGCATTGAAAGGTATTTCTGTAAAAATCGTTGTTCGCGATGATATTGGAAACTGTTCCATATCGATAAAATCAACTCTAAAACGAGGAGAATTAGACAAACTAGAGCAAGAAATGTTGAAAAAATATATGTCCGACAAACCGAAAATATATGAAATCCTATACCTGCACGAAAAAGAAGACCCTTTGATTCCCATATCAAACGAGTTCAAAATGGTTCATAAACAACTCATTCAAAATGAAATACAAGTTAGTTCAACGGTTTCTGTAGCAAAAGGAACATTAGACACACAAATGAAAACAGCGGAAGAAAAATCCGACGAAATATATGCAAAATCCCGATTTATGTGTATTTATTATGAAATTGTTCCTGATGTATTTATTACAATTGGATATGGATATGCATCAGATTACCATACAAATACCAGTGGATACACATGTAATATTTATTCGAAAAATAAAAAACAATTCAATGAATTTATGGAAATGATTCAACAAAAATACGATTCCGAGATGTGTATTTACCAACAAGCCTATATGCGATATGAAGGATATGAAGGATTTGATGGTGGTAATACAGGAAGAGCTTTTGGAGGTCGTTTGACAGAAATGATAGATTATTGTTATCCGATTATTGCATTAAATTATTATTTGGTCCACACATGTAATATAAACCCGATTACAATTTCAAAATTAAGCAATGGTTCCTCTGATAGATATTGGTTTTATGAGAAAAAACTGCTATATAAAATAGGAAATTTATATCATCATAAAATAACCTATAATAAAACCAATACAATTCATTTGAATATCGCTCGTATACCGGAAAAAGACCAAAAGGTATCCATGTATCAAACACCATCGACCAATGTGATTTATTCTCTCCGATGTGAATCCGCCGAAATATTACATGAGTTTACAGAAAAGATGATTTCCGAATTTACGAAAATAAAAATAAATATAGAAAATGTGGACCCAGCTCTCTATCATTTTGTGTATTCAGGAAACAATACATTTATATCTAAAATTTTGTCGAGTCCCACAGAAGAGTTATATGAAACGTTTGACCACATACACAATGAACATTCGGATGTTTTCAAAAAACAATTGGACCTGTTGAAAAACAAAGAATTCTATAAAAAACGTGGATTAAAACGTAAATTGGGGTTTTTATTTAGTGGTGTGTCTGGTTCTGGAAAAACATCGTCCGTAGTGGCAATGGCGTTGCATGATAAACGACACATTATGGAGATTAATTTTAGTGCCATAAAAACCCAATCTGAACTTGAAAATATTATTAATAAAACAGAAATTAACGGAATTAAATTTACCAAAGAACAATTAATATTGTTATTTGATGAAATGGAAGTTGGATTAAAAAATCACAATAGAAGTATTAGTGGCGAACAATCTCCCGTAAGTGATTTTTCCGAATCGGTGGATAAGTGTTTTATGGATAAGTGTTTTATGGATAAGTGTTTTATGAAAATACAGAACCAGAACAAAAACCAGAATGAGAACCAAAACCAGAATGAGGACAAGAACGATACAAAAATAGATATTAGTAAAGTGTTGAGTATTTTGGATGGAATTGGAAATTACAACGGTCTTGTTATTATCGGAACAACCAATTACAAAGAACAATTAGACGCATCTATTTACCGGTCCATGCGATTGACATTGTATGAGTTTCAAAATTTGCGTAAATGTGATGCCATTGCCATTATTGAACAGTATTTCGATTGTTGTATGACAAATGAACAAAAAGAATTGATTATTGACCGACAATTTGTCCCCGCTAAACTAATTCATCAGTGTATTACCTATTGCACTACATTAAAAATAGACGAATTTATGAAACGTTTAGTAGGATAGACAGCTCCATCTAAGAGACAGTTCCATCTAAGATACAGTTCCCTCTAAAAATCATTCGCAATATCGCATGTTTCATCCTCGTCGTCTTCCGTTTCAACCATAATAATTCCGATACCTTTCCAAATATTGTTTTCCGGTTTGCCATATTCTTTTTCAAATCGTGTGTATAATTCCATCGGTTTTGGCACATTTTTTTCACCGTATAAATTAATAAACCATTGTTTAAAACAATCTCTCAACTGCGTCTGGCTTAATTTCACTTTGGGCGAGTTCGGCAATTTCTCTATTTTTTCTTTAAAGAACAGTGCCATCACATCTTGTGCTTGTTGATATGCATTACTTGCACCCATAACCGTTGGACAATCTTCCACCAATCCTTTTGTTCGTACCGCAACTTTCACCAACATATACATGAAATATTCTTTCCATTCATCGAATTTTTCATCAATCTTTAAATTCAATTTGAATTGATATGGTTTTAATGGATCTCCCTGAACGGGATTCTCTGTAAAAAGAGACGGAAATGGAACTTCACGAATACGTCTCCATGTTCCGTGAGTCGCCTCGCCAATTTCAAGACGTTCATTGGAACAAATAGCCAGTTTAAATTGCGGTAAATATTTTAAGGTATTTGTCATATAGGGAGCTCGACATTGAATTGTGTCTTTTCCACTGGTAAGTTCTTTCATAATACCATCATTGATTTTATCGCCTTTGGTCGCTTCTTGCATCACTCCATACCGTGTGCCTTTTAATTCAACTAATTCAGGAGTTAATCCACCGACCTCCGCTCTTCGCCCTGTAACCATTCGCAACGGAACACTTCCTTTGTATTCTCCCAAGATTTTAGACATTAAATCCATCAACACGGATTTACCGTTTTGTCCATGTCCGATATACATATTAAAGGTTTGATTCGCAGCAATACCGATAAGAATAGAAGCCAAATGTTCCCACATATATGTATGTAAATCTTCAATCGGAAACAATTGTCGCATAAATAGACGAATTTCATCCATAATTCGCATGGCTTTTGGAGTTGATACTTCTTTATCAGACAAATACGTAATACCGGTGCTTTTTGTAATACAATCTTCGGGTCGTCCCGGACGAAAATATCCTTCGTTGTCCGTTTCTTTAAAATCAATAACTCCATTTGTGAAACAGAGTAAATAGGGATTTAAATCCATTTTCTCCAAAAAGTGACTATCGTAAAAGAATTCCATTGCTTCTGTCATTACATTATTTTTACTTGAAGTAGAACACAGAGAGGATTGTATTTTCGCCATTTTTGCTAATTTTTTTAATTGTCGATTTTTTTCATCTTCGTTATCTTTAATTTCGGCAACACGAGTCGACTCGGCACGATGAATATCTGCAAATAATTCGTGTAATTGTCCGGATATTTTACTACGTAATGTAGTGCCGGTTTCATCAATTGCCCAGCGATGATTGCAAAATCGATACCATATTTTACCTTTAATACTGGCACACACATATTCGTCTTTAAACAAATGAAATAAAAGTTCGGCAGTTTTTACATCACCACTATCGGGATTTTTTATTAAATTATGAATATATTTACTGACGGAATTGTCTCGAATTTTTGTAAATTCCGCCTCATTTTCAGATTTCGACCAGTGCATAATAGAACGTTGTGTTAATCCATCGGGTCTATTCATATCAAATTGCAACCATTCGGCATAATAATTTTGTATGCTTGTTGGATACGTAAAATCGGGTCGAAGTGATAATAAATATATCCAAACAATAAACATCCTATCATCAATATTTCTCAATGCCCAACCTACCCGCATACGACGGTCGTATGTTCCCGTAACACAATATTTTTCGGGAGGTAGAATCATCGTATAATTAAATGTATCAATTAAATCATATTCTCGGGATTGTTCTAAATCCGCCAGCAATTCATCCACGACTCGTTTTAATTCGTCTCGACACGTTACTGAAAAGAGTGCAGTCAAATGATTTTGGATAAATGGACTCGTCTTTTTATTTGTTAATGACGTATTTCTGGAAGCGGAGGATTTATGAGGGGCGGTTGTGGAGGAAGCTACCAAATAATTTTCAATAAAACTTGGTCGATATATAGGATTGTATAATACTTTGTTTCTTGCGGACATTTGTTTTAATTCATCAATAGATACGATACCTGTAACTGCCCTACACCGGCGCATAAATTCTGAATCGGAAGGGTCAAATGTGATGTCGTGAATATATGTAAGTGTGTATGCTTCGTGGTCTGGTTTGCGCGAACCATACATTTGCCAATTTGTGGTTCCGTGTGCAATTCCCTCGTCAACGACATCTTTCCATGTATTAATAATAGGCAAATCTTCCCACATGTTACTTAATTCCGTAACAATTTTATCACGAATATATAAATGCACCTGACGATGTTCAACTCCTAAACCAAATATAAGATGAATTCCGTCTTTTGTCATATTTTTTTCAGATACAGGATTTACATGTGCCTTTTCAAGCACATACACCGGAAATTTTGTATTTGCATCGAATGTATAAACGGATTTTAGTTCTTTTAAATATGTGTCTATCAAATCGTCAATGTGGTCTTTTGTGTACAGTCGTTCTTTAATATCAAGTGAAAAGTGAAGGTCCAAATCCACGAGCAAAGGTCCTCCTCCATGAATATGTTGAGCTTCTGTCAAATATTCTTTGTTCCCTTGTTCAAAAACATGGGCGTGATATAGTTCAATAAAGGTGGAATAATCTTGGTCATTAATATGGTAATTACCACCGTATATATCCTTATCTTTATTTCCAATACGGGTATTTGTTGAGGGCTTGTCGGTGAATTCCTTTTTGGTTGTATGTGACTTTAAAAAGGAATGATAGGGGGCATTGTTATGCATATACTATATTTTTAATGTATATTTATGTTGATTGCCTTTCAATTTTTCTTGGCGTGCATTCACAAAAATGTAATTGGCATATAAATTTATGTGTGGATTATTTCAATAAAGGGCAACATTCTTTTTCCAAATTGTCGATTCGTTTCATTTCATTGTATTGTTCAATCGTTTTTACAGAAAGTTCAAAATTAAAATCATACATTTCCATATAAATTGGATTGTTTTGACAATTGAATAATTGTAAATTGGGTGGAAGATGGTCAATAGAAGTTAGTTGATTCGTGCTACAGCATAATACTTGTAACTTGGAAGGAAGGCGGTCAAGAGAAGTGCCAAAGGCGGACTCTAATCGGTCGTTATCACTCCCTCGAAAGCCGAGCCTTGTGAGTTGATTATTATTACAATATAATTTTCGTAAATTGGGAGGAAGATTTTCGAGAGAAGTAAGTTGATTATTGTCACAATGTAATTGTTGTAAAGTGAGAGGAAGATTGTTTAGAGAAGTCAGTTGATTATTTTCACAATGTAATTGTTGTAAAGTGAGAGGAAGATTGTTTAGAGAAGTAAGTTGATTATTGTCACAATGTAATTGTTGTAAAGTGAGAGGAAGATTGTTTAGAGAAGTCAGTTGATTATTTTCACAATGTAATTGTTGTAAAGTGAGAGGAAGATTTTCGAGAGAAGTCAGTTGATTATTGTCACAATGTAATTCTCGTAAATTGGGAGGAAGATTTTCGAGAGAAGTTAATTGATTATTCCAACAATATAAATATTTTTAATTGGTTGTACTTCTTCCGTGTCATTAATTTTCCCTCAAAAATCATTTTATTATTATTTGTTCTTATATCGGTTTTGCCAAAAATTCCGTTAAAGGAATCGTTTCTTTTTCAATTCCTTCATCTAACAATTCCTGTGGAATTGAAAATAGAGAGCCATTCGTTTTTGTAATTATACTATAATTTGGAACTGTATATGTCGATGGAGCAGGAGACCGCACAAAATAAAATCCCTTCTGTATATCTCCCGACAATACTAACCATAACATTTTCCCCCACGATGTCTCTCCAAATCCCGTTCCACTATGAAATAGTTGTTTTAATCCATACACGGAAAACAAAACAATGGGTAGATTTTTAGCGGTTGCTAAAATCCATAAATCAATATCGGTAAAGATATAATCCGCTCCTACTATGCGCGACGTAATGTATTCCATATCTATTTTTTTCTTTAATACCGTCGTCATGGTTTTATCGGTCTTCCAAACAATTTGTATCTTTTGTAAAAGACCCGTATCTATCTTTTCGTATCCGCGAATTAATTCCTGTTTTATATCGTCTATAGAAAATACCATATTATTGTCTTTGTTTATATCATTCATAATATATCGTATTACGTGGAAGGAACATGCGGGAGTATCGTATTTGAAAAACAATTCTTCGCCCAATAATGTAAAATGTCGAACCCAAACCGATTTTGCGTTACCCTTTATTTTTTCACGTTTGTCGATACATTCAATTTCTAACTGTGCCATATAATTTGTTCCTTGTTGTTTATTGCGAAAATCAGATACTTTAATGGAAGGATAGGTAAATGCATCATGAATCATCGGCTCCGCCATATCATACGACATATTTCGAACATAATTATTTTGATGAAATACATGTATATTTGTGAAATAGGTGGTGGATGATGTATTTGTTCCAAATAAAAGTGTTTCCATCATCACCAATTCATTGTCCCGAATTTGGTATTCAATATTAGAGAGATTGATTGCATTTTCCAACATATACATGCGAATTCGTGCATATCGTATCAATTCATCTGCGAGACGTGTATAATAATATGTTTTATTGTCCATTTCTGAATGCATTAGATTTTGTTTTGGTATTAAAAGTCGGCAACGTCCCGTTTCTTGGTCTATTTCACATAATGAAGAAGATGATGCTGATGAAGAAGATGATGCTGATGAAGAAGAAAACGATGAAGAAGAAAACGATTCCGGAATAGGTAATTGAGAGAAATCCACGGTGAGTTCAAATCCAATTTCACGTTTTGATGCTTGATACAAATAATTACGTAACCATTCTATTTTATCATTGTATACGTATTTTTTGCTCTCTACTAATTGTATAATTTTATTACGATACGTGCGATTTTTATAGTCATTTAATAAAATACGCATAGATGTATAAAATGCCGTATAAAACATATTTTCCCATTCAATATTTCGAATCATCCGCAATCGGTCTGGGTCTTCATGGAGTTTAACGGCAATTTCTCTATCTATATCTAACGAATTCTGTCCATCCATAAATTGAATTCCGTCAATTAACATGGCGTCTGTATATGGCTCCGGTTGCACTTGAATAAACTGATTTGTTTCCGTTAATATTCCCGACACAATATATGTATCCGTATCCGTATTTTTATGCGCAATTACATATATCGGTTTGCACGGAACTTTGTGTTGGGATTTTTTGGTAACGCTATTTATTTCTGTTTTATGAAAGGTGTATATCTGTTTTAATATATCTATTGTATCCCAATACGAATTCCAAAGTTCGGGAGTGTCCATCGACTGTATATTTGTAATTTGCGAAATAGGCGATGACGGAAAACACGGAATAAATTGATAAGGACTGGTCGAACTGTTGTTGTCGTGCACCATAAACCCGATTACTTTCGACTGGTAATTTACAATTTGGCTTTGCATGTGCCACCTATTTCCTTGTATTAAAATATCATACAAATCTGTCGGGTTTTTACTACGGATGAATTTTGCCACAGATAAACTTGGAACTGAGGTGCATTGGGTTTGTTGATAATGTTGCACCTTTTTCAATACATCCGTTAACGTGTTCATGCGCAATAATGTTTTGTATTTCACGTCCATTTCATTTAATACGAATGTTTTTGTGACGGTGATTTGATGCAATCGTTTATTTGTTTCATTTTGTTTTTCTTCATAAATATAAATAGGTTCATAGGTATCATTTTCCTTATATAAAAGAACACACTCCTTGGTTTCATCATACAGTGCATTTGATGAATATGAATTTGTCGGACAGATAACGCGAACCAATTCCCGACTGTCGTGTTTCACAACTTCAAGAATAATTAAATTTATAGGATACGGAATCAATTCGGGTATTTGTGTTGTAAATATATCCCATAAAAATGTATGGTCTTTTACAATAGACGGTTCTACTATATACGCGATAAAATTTTCATATGATGCAATTGTATATCTCGCAAAATCTTCTTGTGCATCCGTAAAATAATCCGATGACAATCGTTGATAAAATTGACTTTCTCGGTATTTGTCAATATCAATGGACGCATAATCCGGATTTAACGGTGCGAACGTCGCCACAAGAGAACTGTTATGCATAACTAAAAATAAATCAATCGTAATATATTTCGCGAGAATCGCAATCATATCCGACAATGATGTGGAAACACTATGTTCCATAAATTCGTCTTTTTTTTCTGGATTGTTCTGGATTTTTTTTCGCAATTGCAACACGTCATATATTTCACAAAAACAGGAAAGAAACGACTGTTGTGGTTGCATTCCATATCGTAAAAGAATCGGCGGAATATTTCCTTGCATTTTACGTTTTTGGGTGAAATCGGTTCTTTGAATTTGGAGAAACATTTCGAGAGAAGGTGAGAGATATCCAAATCGACCATATTCCAACGGAAATGCATTACTTATATATTCATTTTGGTTGATGGCTAATTTTTCAAGTTGGCTTTGCTGTTGCTCGCGTTCTTCTTTTTGTTTTCGATGTTCCTGTTTTTGTTCGTGCGTTTTCACGAAACAACAGGGAATTTTATAGGGAGAACGTTCGGTGGTTGAGAGAAACCCGGGGAAATTCTCAATATAATTACCGCTTTTATCTTGTCGTTTAAATTCATACACAAAGTTCCCGTTTTTCATTTCTTTTACTTTGTCCGTGGTTTTCATAATTCCTCCACACACTCCACTTTTTGCTTCTTTTTCACTCATGCTTCGATTTTCATTCATACACCAATATCGGGGGCAAATATAATAATATGGATTGTCCGCATCCGTTCCATATTCTAATGCATGATTGTTGTAACTGGCACTTCCAGATGTGGCATCAATATGTTCTTTTTCGGCTTTTGTTAAAATAACTGGTTGGCGCATGGACTGACAAATCGTCGAATAACCGCTATAGCGTTTATCCACACTGTCTTCAAATAATATAGGTTCTTGTTTTTTTAATCGTTTCAGAAAATAATTTTTAATATCATAGGCTTTCGTATTTTTTTTAATAGCCATATTTTGTTGCACTGGTTGCGAAGTCTCTGGTAACGAAGTCTCTGGTAACGAAGTCTCTTGTAGAGAAGAGGAGAGGAGTGGTTCTTTTTCTTTGGGCTGTTCTTTATTTTTGGGCTTTTCTTTTTCTTTTGGCTGTTCTGGTGTGGATTCCTCTTCCTCATCCTCTTCTTCATCTTCATAAATATATTCATCCTCATCATCGTTTAATAAAAACAAATTCTGTGGTTTTTTAATACTGTCGGACGACGATTTATTTTTAGATGACGATTCGTTTTCTTTTTCTTCTGATTTTTCTTTCGATGATTCTTTTTCTTCTGATATTTCTTTTTCTCCCAATTCTTTTTCTCCCGATAATTCTTTTTCTTCTGATAATTCTTTTTCTTCTGATAATTCTCCCGATAATTCTTTTTCTTCTTCCGCTTCTGATAATTTTTTCTTTTCAGGCGATTCATTATCAATAGGGAGAACGGGTAATACTATATTTTGTGTATTTGCCGAAAAACAATCCACCCCTTCAATGGTATCTTCAATAACTCCAGATACATATTTCTTAACTGTCGACAAATATTTTAACGATGAAATATCTTCTACTGTCACAGTTAGTTCATTCCGCAAGTCCACATCCATCATTGTTAAAAATCCCGCATGATCTATTCCACGTCCTTCCGCAAACCATGAAACCCCCTCAGTAAACACCCTTTTCGCATGTTCTTCCGTAAAATCACGAAATTTGTCCATTAATTTTTGAACTATCTTTGTCTCCAAATCGGGAGAGTTAATTCCCAATCTCTCCAACGTCTGAACAACTAAAATTAAATCGGGGTTCATGCGTTGATACTCTGACACACGTATATATCGTAATTCTGCATGTTTGTATTGATTTTGGTTTAATGAACTTTCAAAAAAATCAAATATAGGTGACGGACATTGTATTTGTTTATGCAGTTGCACAACATTATTTTTTGTCATTTGTGTCGTAATTGCATACGTAATATGTTTGTAATATACAGAGGGCGTTTCATGAAATGAGGTTGGATGAGGAATTGAAAATCCCATACTCGATAAATTTTGATTTAATTGTTGTATTACGGGAGAAACAATCGTTTGTAATAATTCATGCAATTCGGCAAATTCCAATAGAGGTGTGACATTTTCAGAATATACAGTAATAACACCATTTGATTTGAAATCCAAATACAATTCCATATGTCCGGACACTATATACAGAGTGATTTTATCGGAACGTTTTCCAATAATAGATGTATCAATACCACTAATATATTTATTTTTCGAAATAGTGCGGACTATTTTTAAAAGTTCTTTTGTTTCTATCGACGGAATCAGTTTCCCGTCCATCGATTTTTTATCGCAATACAATCGAAATATATTTGTTGACATAATACTTGAACGATATTCGATAAAAGGAATCGTGGGCGTTGCATGAATATTCTTAAACACAACTTCTAACGGGGGGGATATGTGTCCTTTTTCAGGTAACATAAAAAGCGTAAATTTGGATATACCCGAAGATTTAATAGAGGGTTCTTTTTTATCATAATAGGAGGAGATGTGCGTGTATTGGTCAAAAAACGGTTCGCTGTCGCGCGTATTTTCAATTAATTTGGGGAGAGCATATTGAAAATCCTGAAATGTTTTAAATACATATAAATGTGGATAATACATGGGATAAAAAGAATCTTCATTTCGCGCGAGACATACGAAAATATCGTCGCCCTCTTTCCAATTAAATTCAAACATAAGTTTTTGGTCAAATTGGTCAAACACGGTTTGCGATGTTTTTACGGAATTTATCGGATTCACTGGAAAAATAAAATTCATTGCCCCCATTTCAAATCCGAGAGGTATATCTCGAAAAATTTGTTTTGATTTCGGTTGGCGGTCGAAAGCGTCATAAAACATTTCATAAGTGGATAAATCGCCCACATTATGAATATCCACATAAATAGATAGATTATGCATAAATTGTTGAAATACGCGTGCCGATATTTCAACGGTATCATCTTTTGACAAAATACGGTAAATGGTCGGAAGTTGTTCTACTAAAAATGGCACCTTGTGAAACAAATACAATTCTTCGAAACATATTTTTGGTTTTTCCGAATGATTGGTTACATAAATTATTTTGCGTTTGACCGTTTCTATCGTATCATCTTCCTGAATAATAAGAGAGTCCCGACTAAACGTTATTGAATTGTAATTCTTATCTAAAAAAATAACCGAAGACATATATATTTATTATATATATATAATATGAATTTTATTCGTATAGCTGACTTTTTTATATTATTCCGACATATTCTCAAATAATTTACACAAATAATCTGTATCCAAATAGGGTGTCATAATATACGAATTTTTATGCCGTTGTTTTAGTTCGGATTTTATTTTTTCATAATTCTGACATTTTAATTTATTTGACATTCTTATATGTCGTTCATGCACGTCTACATATTTTATTTGTTGTTGTTGTTGTTGTTGTTGTTGTTGTTGCTGAGGCACTTCTTTCTCCTCACTAAGTAAATCATTTCCTATATCACTGAATAATGCAAATACTTCGGTTCTACGAATTGAATCCATCATACGAATCATTGGCAAATATTCTACTTCTTGTTCTTTTTCATTTGTTTTATTTGTTTTTGTTTCATTGTTTTCTCGTCGTAATGATAATATCCAATTTCTTACAAATAAAATTAAACTTGGGCAACAAACAAATGCATATATTCCCTGTTTATACACATAATTGCATTGTTTATTAATAATAGATTGAAGATATATATCCATATCCATATTACAACAGATTGAAGGTTGAGGCGGTTGCCAATATGGATGTCCATATGTAATACATTGCCATTGAGCAGAGACTTTATTATGTAACTGAAATTCACTATAGCTCGAAGTGGGATGTTGTTCCGATGAAGAAGAAGAAGACGAAGAAGAAAAAGAAGACGGTAAAGAAAAAGAAGACGATGTAGAAAAAATATAATGTCCATTCTCGTTATTGAATGTGCAGTATTCAGACGAACTTACTCCTATCCAAAGTTTACTATAAGATTCTTTTGAATTATAATCCAGTAAAAAAAACACAAAATCGCCACGTAACATACGTATCATGTAGTCAAATCCATATTTTTTATACATTCGTGCTATTTCCGCTGAATCATAATTATACAAATTCCCCTGAAATTGTATAAAAATATCCGGCTCATTTGTTTTTATTTGGGTGTTCTCGCCCTCCTCTTCACAAAAAAATACTTCAATTCCCATTCTATGAATCGGCAAAATGACCGAAGATGGAACTATACAGTGTTCATAATTTAATAACAGATACATACACATTTTACGTAATTATATCTTTATGTTATTTGATGAATATGGATTGCGAATAAGCCCTCGTCCTCCATTGTATTTCCAAAATACATTTAATTCATCTAAATTATGATTAAATCGTATGGTATGAACGAATTTATTTTTGGGAAATGTTTTTCGAATATACTCCAAACAGTGCTGGGTTTCTATAAAATACAACATGGTTAAATCGTCTACATAAAATGTAAATTCCGATAAATCCCCGTTTGGTAAATAGCAAACATTATGAATAGATTTAAATCCATTGTTTTTTATATATGAAGTTAGCGCATGTAAAATATGAAGTTCCTCAATAATTTGAACATTTGTTTTTTCTTTTACGAACATTGTCATAATTTTATATGTATGTTTTATTTTTTATTTTTTAAATTCAATTTTTTATTGGAACTTTTCGTCACTTACATATATACAATGTCAATAGAATGTCATCTATATTTTTGCCCTCTCAACAAACAAATAACCATAGATAAAATACGAAATACACTAACCCCAGATAAATGGCATATTGCGTTAAAAACCGATGAAATGCATATTCAGTTGCGTGAATTTATTAGTGAAGGAAATATGTGTAAAGGATTACGTAAGGAATATGTATTAGAATCGTTTATTGATTCGGATGCAATTCTTGTGATTGTTTTAGACGGTTATTTTTGTGGATTTTCTACCATATTGCGTAATGAAAAAGACAGTGCATTGGTAGTTGATGTAATATGTTCTCTCAAAAAAATGAATGGCATTGGTGCATATATGATAGAAGCATTGACCGAATTGTGTAAAGCCGATGAAATAAAAAATATTACATTGGGGTCGGTTACGGAAGCAGTTCCTTTTTATCTGAAACAAAATTTTGAATGTGAAGGACTTTGTATGATGACAAAACGGGTGTTGGGAGGAACAAAAACACAAACCAACAAGAAAAACCGCACTGGATAATCCCATTATTTGGATTGTTTTGCCATTAATGCCGTTAACCACGGTTTCTCCAAATCCAAAAGTAAATTTCGATAATTTACTGTTTTTTTTTCAATATCACTATAATTTTCATATTGTATTACCGTTAATGGTGTCAACATATACCAAACATCTGTTTTCTGTAATTGTTTCCAATATATATCCAATGCATATTGACGATGATTGTTTGGCTGTTTTTCCAACATGAACACACTTTGTTTAAAATTTCGAATAAGTGTATCATAATAATGAGATGCTACTACATAACATGTCGTGGTTTGGCAGTTATACACTCTACAAAAATAATCAATTCCATTATATTGTTCAAATGGCGGACAATTGTTTCCGCCAATAATTAACACATCCCATAAAGGTTGTATTGGCTGGTTCGCTTCTGCTTCTGCATCTGTATGAAAATATTGTTCAAATTTAGAGAGACTTGATAAAAATGTAGATGGGTCTGTAAAGGTTACATCGTCTTCACAAATAACTACATACTGCCATTGTTGCTGTTTTGCATATTCTAAACATTTTATGTGACTATACGTGCATCCAATAGCCCCTACTTTATGTTTAACCGCATTTATTCGTTGTCCCTGAACGTCATTTAATTTACGAAACTCGGTTTGAATATGCGCATTACGGTCGATTCGGTGCTCTAAATTAATATATAAAATATGATTTAATAACATTATTATTACATCATTGTTTTTTCTTATTTATGTATTTTCTTATTTTCTGGTTTGTCTTATTTTTCTGGTTTGTCTTATTTTTCTGGTTTGTCTAAATCGAGAATGTTCATAATTTTTTCGTGCCAGTTTCTTTTGATTTTTAAAATGCGATTTAATCTCGGGTAATTTGGATAAAACATATACTATTTTTTCTTGAAAGAATCCACGAAATTCTTTCATTCGGTCATGTATGTTTTCCGGCGAAAACCAGTCAATTTCTATTTTTTCAAAGAGTCTTGATTTGTTTAGCACATTTTTATCCATATGTTTCCATAAATGACGATGACTGTTGTTGTAATATTCAGGAAGAAAAACGTCATATGGAATATAAAATAAATGAAAATGATAGGTATCATGAACCAGTGGAAAAATGCCACCACTATGTTTTTCAAGAACTCTTTTACGTAAATCTTCTCCGTCTCCTAAAAAAAATGTCATTTCTTCACCTCCCTCTCGCAAAGCAGTTTCAAAGGGGGTTTCATTTCCTTCACTACCTCCTCCAAAATCGGACCATCCTTTTGCAGAATCTTCCATTGCATTTTCTTTACCGAATAGAAATAATAGTTTTCCATTTGGTGTAAATGTTATAGGCAACATACTTCCAGCAACCATGTTTTATATAATAGAGAGATTATTTTAGCAACCAAATATGGCAATTGAATCTATCATCTCTCGACCTCTCTAAGGTTTTCGTCATTATGCGTCTCCCAAATTGCGTCGGTCGCTAAGCTCCCTCCTTTTGGGAGACACGGTCTACGACAAGTTATTACGACAATAAACAAAAGACTGAATATTACCATTTTTTCATGAAAAAAGGTGTAAAACAATTTAAATATCAATCCTTTCATCTATATAATGACGGAATCGTTAAGAATAAAAACAACGGAAAGACAAGAAAAAGACCAATACAGACAAGAAAAAGAACAAAGACAAGAAAAAGACCAATACAGACAAGAAAAAGAACAAGAAGACGATGTTGTTACGGCAGAGGACTACATGGGAATTCAAAGTCAAAGCGGATTATTACTACAAAGTTTAATGGAATTCTATATGAGTGATCATAACCACATTGATATATTAAAAACGGCGGTTTGTGGTGAATCTCGCATTTCATTACGAATTATTGATTGGTTTGTAACAAATTTTTCAAAAAAATATTATACAATTTATGTGCTAAAAAATAGAGGTACTAATTCGTATCGGTTTAAAGTTCATAATGAATACAAACTTAAATTAAAAGGATACAGTAAAGAAATGTTCGATGTATTTTCGCGAGGTCCACGATTGGAAATGATGGATTTTATAACAACCGTTGGACAAATGTGTTTTTTTAAATGGGCTATTGAGAACCAAATTTTAGAATATATTGAAGCAAATTACGACAGTATTTTAATTGATATGAATAGTCGGAATAGCACAGTGAAACGCCGAGAAACCGATGATGACAACAATAAAACGAGAAAAAAACGACAAGAATTGAGTGTATCGGCATTAAAAACCATTAAAAAAGAACACGTGCATATTATTGTTAAATTTACATGATACATTATGCAGTACCACATATATAACAAATCTCATCCATTTCAATCCATGTTTTACTATCACAATCCGTGTTATCCGATAAATTATCCAACGGAAATATCTCATAAATACAAATATTTGTTTTTATAATAGTAATAATAATATCGTATGCTTTACGTAAAGCAACATACAATTTTCTAAAATCATCTTCCGCTTTAATATGGTATACGTCACATACATTCGAAATTGCCTTTAATTTACCATATATTTCATTATTATCGGAATAATCATAATTGATTATTACAATATGTTTATTTTTTAAACAAATTAATTTGTTCGGGTTCAATAGGGGTGATAATTCGGTCATTTTATTATTTTATTATGTTATTTGTTAAACAAAAAATAAAATTATCAATTTTATCTGATTCTGTACACCCAATAGTGGGGGCGTGGCGCATTCTGTGATGAAACCGATGCAGAAAAAATTGAAAATCTTTTTTTTAAGAAATTCTTTCACATAAAGACAAAAGAAATGACACACGTTCAACAAAACATCGCACAACTTGTAGATGAAATGTTTACATCTACTCCTACCTCGACTCCTACATCTACTCCTACCTTGACTTCTACTGCCGAACTTAAAAAAATAAAACAAAAACAGTATTATCAACGACAACAGGCAAAAATACGTTCAGACCCTGAACTTTACAATAATTATTTGTTGAAATGTCGTGAATCTGCAAAAAAAGCTCGCCAAAAAAAACAACAAGCCCGTTTACAAGAACGGGTTCTACAAAGACAAGAACCAGAACATGTGCAAGAACAAGAACCCGTGCAAGAACCAATGCAAGAACCAATGCAAGAACCAATGCAAGAACCCGTGCAAGAACCAGAACAAGAACCAGACCTCATGCAAGAATTCGTGCAACAACTACTAATACACATTCAAGCACCAATAGTTCGCGTTCGTAGTCCAGTTGTTCGAACCGAAGAACAAAAAGAACGCATAAGACAATACAATAAAATGTATAGAGAAACCCATAAACCAATCATGTCAATGGAACAAAAAATTGAAAAGAGAGCAGAAGATAAAGAACGTGTCATAATGTCAATTGAAAAATGTAGAAAAATTAACAAAGAATTTAAAAAATTACTTGTTGCTCATTTGCGTGAAATGTTTGCAGATTCACGCAAATTTGATGCATAAATTATTAAAAACTTAAAAACGCATATAAAAATACAACAATCGCAAGAAGGTATTATATTACGATAATATATAATGTTTTTTTTCTTTGGAAGTAATAAAACAAAAAGTAATAAAACAAAAATAATTCCAAATGATGCGGATAATTCATCTGTAAAAAATCAACCATCAGAATCCTTTTCAAGAAAAGAACTTATTGTGCCAAATCATACTTTAGTATCATTAACTGAAAAAATTATTTGTCTAGAAACACAGGTGCGTATATTGACGGAAAATGTGTATCAAATAAAAAAACATCAACAAGACACATATGACTTACTTCAAAATATACATGACCAATTATCGAACAATTAATTGCATTTGTCTTATTTTTTGTGTTTTATATTCATGTTCTTGTTCATTTTCTCCCATAAAAATAAGTCGATGGAACCGTTCTATTGCATATCCTTCGATTGGGTGAATATGATGGTCTAATAAATGAACAATATTTTGATAAAACGCGCGCGAACGAGATAAAATGCGGGCTTTAGAAACAACAAATTGTGCGCCAATAGCAAATGTAAATTTTTTATCTGTTAATCGTTTATGAAATATATGCGCATATACATTTTGTAATGTTTCCGCCAGATTTGGATGCACTGGACACCCTGATAAATTCGTGTCTACATGGACCTGACTTATAAACGCAAATTTCGTTTTTTTGGAAGAAAGATAAAATGGATTTTGTACGCATTTTTGAAGAGTGGAAACAATATCTGGAGAGTGGTCAAACGGATTTCCCTGTAAAAAAATAGTATATTCCGCTAAATTATTGTAATTTTGCACGATATGATGATAATATGTATGACCCTCTCTACCGACATTTGGTAATAAAATACTTCTGTCTTGTATATTACTTCTGTCTTGAATATTCGTTGTTCCTTTGCTATAAATAATAACATTTGTATAAGGAGTCAGCCATTCGAGTGATTCATTATAATGCGCTACAACAATTTGTATAGACATTGATATAATTGTCTTCCAATATATAGAGATATTTACCTAAGATTGTATATGGATATTTGGTTTATACGACATTGTGATAAAGACGCACATTCTGGAAATGACTGTTCTATAAAAGGATATGACCGAGCCCGAAATTGGGCAAATTATCCGCCGTTTTCTTCTATGCAAGAACCGCCTATAATTATAACATCGTCGTATCGACGGAACAAAGAATATCCATTTTGTAGGCAACGTTCTGAACGTATGTATATAACGTCACATATTTTACATGATACCCTACAACTTACATCGGATGTAGATGCGAATCACTGTGTTGGAGAGGGGAAACACGTTTTACGCGAAATAGTAGCTAAAAAACCAAAGAATGTCATTGTTGTGTGGGAACACGATGAAATTATAGAAATGATACGGATGTTAGGCATACCTCTTACAAAATGGAAAAATAGATGGAGAGACGAATATGGAATTGTATTTCGAATACAGCTCTCTGATAGCTCTACATTATCATACGATTGTTTTTCGTATACATCTCCAAATACATCGTGCATTACAAAAGATATGCAACAAACGTGGCTTGCGCCATTTATTAAAATAGACCGAACAAACCAAGGTATAGAGAAGAATGTCGGCATTGATTTTATTGGCGTTGAATTTATCGGAATTGGTTTTATCGGTATTGTTTTTATAGGTATTTTTATTTTTTTTATTCGAAATAAATGGAAAAAACAGCAAGAACAACAACAACAACAACAAAACAAAAGACAGTATTATACCATTATTATATAAAATCGGATTCTATGTTTGTGTCGGCTTCTGTTTCGGTGCCTGTATCAAATTCTGTGCCTATATAAATTTCTGTGTTTGGTGGAGTTACTGGTTCCATTATTTTACGATAAACGGACACATACTTATCGGGAACACATATTTCATTATTTCCAATGTATTCAAATACAAGTAATGTTGGCGGTAATTCCGGAAGTTGTTTTATATAATTGCATACACAATTTATACGAACCAATAATGTATGTGTTAGTGGGGGTAGGGTAGTTAAATTATTGTAGGAACACGACAATTCAATTAATGTATTTGGTAAATCGGGTAATTTTCGAATTTTATTATTCTCGCACCATAATTTTTTTAAATGGGAAGGAAGTTTTGGGAGAGATGTAAGCAGATTATCTTCACAATCCAATTCTTCCAATGAATTCGGAAGAGTCGGAAGAAATGCAAGACAATTGCCGGAACAATATAATTTACGTAGATTTACATATCGTGACAAATCAGGCAGTTTTTTTAATTTTTGTAAGGAGAATACCAATTCCGTAGTTGTTCGGTCTACGGGTAAAATGGTAATGTAAGGCGAATTCCAACCACTTGTTTGTTGGGAAGAATATTGTTTTTTATTGGGTTCTTTTTTTTTATCTGGTTCTATTCTTTTATCCGATTCTTTTTTTTTATCTGGTTCTTTTTTTTTATCCGAATTATTAGTTTGTATTGATGCGCCTCGTGTCCAATTCGTTTCCATATCACGTGTTCTATTTTACATAAAAAATATTCAATTTTATCTCAAGAGATAAAAATGAAAATAGAATTATTACAAAAATGAATATAACAAATAACAAACAAAAGAATGAAAACTGGTGTGTTAATTCTCGATAAAAAAACCTATGGAAAAATAGGAAAACGTTTATTGTATCGTTGTATAAGTAGTAGCGAAATAGGTAGCGAAAATGAAATATTTCTTATTCCCTATGAAATTCCCCTCTCATTTTCAAAAAAAACATGTCAAAAATATGTATCCTTTATAAAAGAACCAATAAAAGAAAAAGAAAATGAACCAATAAAAGAAAAAGAAAAAAATGTATCTATCGGAATATTACATGAGGTATTTGGAGATACCGACGATATTTCCGCCTATTTTGAATATCAATTAGCTACAAAAAATCTACGCCATTCGCATAAATTATTTAACGCACATATAAAACATTGTTTATTATCATCTCCTTGTTTATCTCCTCCTTGTTTATCTCCTCATTGTTTTACAATTGACGGACAATTTACCACCGATTTTGATGATGCCTTTTCGGTAAACAACGAAGGTGTTACGATTTATATATCAAATGTAGCCTATTGGATACATAAATTAGATGCTTGGCAATACCTCTCGGTTCATCGCCCAAACACCATGTATCTTCCAGATAAAAAACGTTGTATGTTGCCAGACGATATTTCCAATATTTGTTCATTACAAAAAGATAACATTCGACATGTGGTTGCATTACAAATTCGAATTATAAACGGACATGTTACATTTTCGGATTTTTATGAAACAACCATTTCTGTTTCCAAAAATTATGTATATGAAAGTTCGGATTTATTAGAATCGGACGAATATCAGAAATTACTTGCATTTACATTACTTGCATTTACAGATAAAAATGCAACGAATGATAGTTATGCGGTTGTTGCGTATTGGATGGAACAATACAATCAATATGCGGGAGAAAAATTACAACAATTAAAAAAAGGATTTCTGTATCATTTTACCAAACACAGTTCTCACGAAACAAATCATCCAATATGGGAGCCAATTCCGACAAAACAGAGAGGATACTATTTACCCACAGATGCTACTATTTGTTATGCCCACGCAACAAGTCCAATCCGGCGACTTCCCGATATTTACAATCAGTGGTTTTTATTACAAAAGGAGGGAGATGTATTGTTACCATTCACCGATGAATTAAATAAATATATACGATATTCCAGAAAATTACAGATGGAAATTGCATTATTGGACTGCATTACGCATATATCAATAGACACAAGTTTTACGGGAGTCGTAGTACAAACAGAAGAAAAAGAACAAAAATATACATATACCATTTATTTACAAAAATTCAAATTATATTCACAATATAAAACATCCGTTCCGTTAATTGGCGATACCCATTTGTTTCGCATGTTTTTATTTCAATCGGAATATTCATTGAAAAAAAAGGTTCGAATATGTCTATTGGAGGAGTGAGTTATGCGAGTGATTTATAGAAAAAAGGAAAAAAGATGATACAAGTCATAGATAAATAAATTTCATACTCATATTATATATGTTTTCTTTTTTTCGTCAGAATCAGAATCAAAATCAACAGAATCAACAAATGCGACAACAAGAAGCGAATTTACAGAACCAATTGAATGAAAAAAATGCCGAACTTTCGGATGAACAATCTCGTTTTTCTCAGATGAACGGACAATTTGAATCCGAGAGACACAATAATTTTGAATTGGAACAAAACTTGACGAATAAATCCATCGAAAATCGACAGTTGGCACAAAATATTCAGAAAAATGCGGAAGATTATAAAAAATACAAAAAAGATACCGATAACGCGATAGAAGATATTCTGGCAATGGAGATTTCACATATTAATTACACCTATATCGGAAATCAAAATAAATTATTAAATGACAAAATACACGAACAAAAGAATTCACATATAACCGACAATCAACGAACCATGTATTCACAAACCGATTTAGCCAATGCGAAAAAAACATACGACATTCTTTTTTACATATATTTCGGCATTTTTATAACGCTGGTCGGTTGGTCCATTTTTTATGCAAATAAAACATTTTTTTTATTAAGACTGTGTGTATTGCTCCTGTTTCTATTATTTCCATTTTTTATGTCAGTGGGTGTATTTCAATCGTGGTATAAATATATACGTGCCATTTTTTTGCAAATTCCATTCTCTAACTAATACAACAACATAACAATGAATTTTCAAGGTCCTCAGCCGTCTATTCCTATTGCCAATCCTATACGAACAATTCAAGAAAGTGTGCAAAAAGTAGGAGATACTATTGCACCGGTTATTGCACCTGTTATTGCACCTGTAGTAAATGCCGTTTCAAATACGGTTCAATCGGCTCAAGATGCTGTATCGAATACTATTTCTCAGTATGGTTCGGTTCAATCAATTCCAAATGCGACACAGAGTTTTCTTTCGTCAAATAGCATGCTTGCAAAATTCGCATTTATTATATTTGTATGTATTGTGTTTTTATTTTTAATGAATTTAGGAATTACCTTAATCGGACATTTTTCACATCCGCCCGCCAATCCAATGGTGATTCAAGGATTGTTGAATGGAACGCAAAATGTTACCGTTTCGCGTGACCCAAAACAAACAAATTCGGTGACTATATTAAATTCAAATAATGCGAAAACTGGATTGGAATTTACATGGGCGGTTTGGATAAATATTGGTCCATCAACTTCTACTACAACGACTACCTATAAGAATATTTTCAATGTAGGAAACAATACATATGACTCTCAAACCGGAATTGCCACTGTATCAAATGGACCGGGTGTTTATATAACACAACAAAATGGAATCAATACATTACGCGTTATTATGGATGTTACTCCAGACCAAACTATTCAAAATCAGTTCATTGACATTTCAAATATTCCGTTCAATAAGTGGGTAAGTGTAATTGTTCGTGTAGAAAATATGATTATGGATGTGTATATAAACGGCATAATTACAAATCGGTTGAATTTTACCAATGTTCCCCATCAAAATTATGAAAATATAAATGTTTGTGCGAACGGCGGATTTTCGGGACAATTGTCCAATTTACTGTATCAAAATAGTGCCATGAATATTTTTGAAATTGGAAAGACCGTATTCAGCGGTCCAAGTTTAACGGCATATGCGGGACCATCTGCCTCAACTACATCGGCAACTCCGTCCAGTAGTAATTATCTATCATCTCAATGGTATTCGTCAAAACTACTGACATCCAATTTTTAGAGAAGATTTATTTGCTTCTTCTTACTTCATGATTCGATTCAAGATATTTTTCTCCATATAGAATATAATGAATCATCTCTCTCCCGCATCCATTAACTCGGCATATAGCAACACAACTGGCTATATTGCCCCCATGCATGCAACGGGCGGAACATCGACAAATGTTGCGTCGCCCTCCTCCATCCAAGCATCCAATTTGGCAGGAACTACGGGTGGACGACGAAGTAAAAGACGATTAAGTAAAAATAAAAGTAAAAGACGATTAGGACAAAGTAAAGGAGGAAGCACCCGACGATTAAGTGAAAGACGACGTATAAGAAAACACAATAAAACCGAAAAACGAAGACGTTAGAAAAAGTATATATATATATATGAAAAAAAATATAAATTTATCTGGTAGAAATTTAACAGTTTTACCAGATTTATCAGGTGATTTAGATACAACAACTTTAAATTGTTCAGAAAATAAACTAACTTCTCTTGAGAATCTTCCTCCCAATTTAGACACCTTACTATGTGATAGAAATCAAATTACGTCTTTAGGTAATCTACCCTCTCGTTTGACCGTAATAGACTGCGGTCATAATGAACTGACAGTTCTTCCAGAACTTCCTCCAAATGTAATGAGATTACAATGTGAATATAATCAACTAACGGTTCTTCCAGAACTTCCTCCAAATTTAATGACATTATATTGTTATAATAATCGACTCACTGTTCTTCCGAAACTTCCTCCAAGTTTAAGAACATTAGATTGTCACCGAAATTGGCTGACAGTTCTTCCAGAACTTCCTCGAAAATTAGATATATTAAAGACTTTTTCTAATCAACTTACGGCACTTCCTCCTATTCCTGTTTCACTAAGACACTTAATGATTGAAAATAATCATATTAGATTTCCTCCAGAAAATATGCAACAACTTTCTCCTGAAATTCAACAGATAATTCGCAATGAAAATCGAGAGCATGAGCATGAAGTAGATTCAACTCAAGTCCATAAAGAATCCGAGAATATTAATTATAAAAAGCTTATTTCTGTGTTAAAAACGGAATTGCATATACCCTCTCCATCGCCGTCTCCGAATTTAACTTTTGACTATATTGAGACAATATTAAAAGAATTGTCAAATAATGACCCCACTATTTTAAATGGAATTGAATTATTAATGCAACAAAGATTGCGTGGATTGTATTATGCGCAATTTTCAAAATCAATAAGATATGCTTCTTATTATACGCTTGCATTTGTAAAACAACAACCTCCAGAATTTCAAAAAGCTTATATAGAAAACTATATACATGATGTACTTACCGCAAACAATGGAACTGGATTTGGAGCAATATCATGTGCCGGAGGCGCATTAGAACGAATTATTTTGTCATTGAGCGCATCATGTTTATTATATGTTGATAAACCCGAATATGAAACAAATAAATATGATATACTTGTTCGTGCAATTTCAGGAGTAGATATTGTGTCTATTCCATTATTAACTGAATTTACAAAAGAATGGTTTCAAATTCATAAACAAGGCACGCCAGAAGAATTTTCTGTAACAGAATCCACTGAAAATAAAATAAAAAGCTTAAAAGATTTTTTATTAACAAAAATACATGTTGACCAAAGAACCTTGCCGGAAACAAATCGTATGATAGATGAAATTATTTCGGGGGTTACATTTGATCCAGATGATTTTGTATATGGCGGAAAACGTCGTTTTAAAAAAAGACGATTTACAAAAAATAAATACAATAGAAATAAAAATAGAAGAAAATCCAGAAAAATCAAAAGGTGAACTACCAGTTTCTATTTTTTATATTCGAGTTGAAACGTTCGACATTTCGTTTTTACTATAATGCCAATATGGGTAAAAACCCCTCTTTGAGAGACGCATAATGACGAAAACAGAAAACTTATCTATCTAATATGGATAATTTAGATAGATGTCCTTTTGAATTAAATGCCGACGCATCATGCAATCGATGTTTCACCAATACCTTTGGACAGTTATAAAATAAAACATGTCCCGATTTTTTTAATCGTAGCCACAATTCATAATCTTCAATTCCGTTTTCTTTCCACGAACAATATCTTTTATGTAAAATAACACTGCTGTTAATAATCGGATTTGGTCGAAACGATGTATTTGTAAAATCTCCCACCGGAATTTTCGGAATGATGCCATTCAAATGCTGTTGTTTTCCGGATGCCATATATACACATTGTGTGCCAACAACATCAAAATGCTGTAAAATAGGAGTTTGTATTTCTAATTTATGTGGGTGCCAAATATCATCTACGTCTAAAAGCGCAATAAATTCGGCTTGGCACATGTTCATCATTGCGTTTAGAGTAATGGATTTTCCTTTCAAATGAAACCAGTCGAAAATACGAATGGTATGTGTGGCTTGATATGGTAAAACAATTTCACATGTTTTTTGATATACGTCTGAATTTTCTTCATGACCATTTACGGCGATTAATACCTCGTAGTTCGAATAGGTTTGATTCATGACAGACAAAAAAGATTCAGATAAAAATTCAATACCATTGTATAAAGGAATACATATACTTATTTTTTGATTTTGTTTTTGTTTTTGTATTTGTTTTGATAGTTGCATTATAATATAATATATGTTTTTTTATATTATCTTACTTATCTCCCATATAAATCCCCTGTTTCCAAGTTCCCGACAACAATATACCGTCCATATATTGTATTCCAACACCATTGTATTTCCCAGTTTCTGAGTCAAATTCTCCTTCATATGTGTCTCCATTGGCATACGTTATTTTTCCGTTGCATGGATTTGCGTGTAAACCGTCCCAGTCTCCGACAAATACATCTCCATTTGCATATTGAATGGTTTGAATGTTCATAGTTATGTATGTATTTATATATGTATTTATATATTTTACGTGCGTGCTGAAATTTATGGAAATAAAAATCGGTCAATCGTTGTTCTCACACAAAAGAATCGATGACATAAAATACTTACTAAAAACAATCCCAAAAGCGTTTTACATAAAAATAACAAAGAATAATCTCCCCAAATCCACCATATAAAAACCGCTGCAAGAATCGTAAAAAAAACATCTACCCCCGCTAAACCGAATATTCGATATTTATGAATACCTTCCTTTGGTTTTCCAAATATATTGGCAAATGCACAAATTTCTTTATTCATCTCCTATATTGACAGACAAAAATCTTATACTATTATAATAATATGAATAATGAACAAGACCTTGGATCAGGAACAGAAGAACAAAGACAAGAACAAAGACAAGAACAAAGACAAGAACATTCATCGAATTATCATGTAATTCGAGAGCAAGTATTTGACGTAAGTCGTCCAATGTCCGATAGAGAAGTAAATGCGAATTTACATGTAATTCAATATCATTATGACGAAATAAAAATGTCGGAAACTACGTGTGCCATTTCGTTAAATTTATTTACAGAGGGAGAATATATACGACAAATAATCGTATGTGGACACTATTTCAGTAAAGACGGATTAAATAACTATTTAAAAATAAAAAATAGACGAAATATACCATGTTGTCCATTGTGCCGAAAATGTTTTATATTTTTCAATGTCTATCGCGGTGAAACAAACACATTACACGAATCCCCCCTTATTCGAAATGGATATGGCGAAATGCAATATGCAAACGGTCCTGTATATAAAGGCGAATGGAAAAATGGAATGTATGATGGTAATGGCACATATATTTGGAATGATGGAACTCAATATACAGGAGAATGGCGACAAAATCAAATGTGTGGATTTGGAAAAATGATGCACGCAAATGGGGATGTATATGAGGGAACATATACATTCGGAATGAAATATGGATATGGGAAAATGACATATTCAAACGGCGATGTATATGAAGGAAACTGGTATGGCGGAAAACGGGAAGGTCTTGGAACACAAACGCAACTAACAACCGGATGTTTTTTACGTAAAAAAAAAATAAAAAAAACGGGAATTTGGAAAGATAATGTGTTTTGTGATTCTTGAAGCCAATGCTTATTTATAAAAATTGAAAAACTTTTTACATGTATTTTTATTATTAAAAAAAAATAATAAAATGAATTGCCATTGCGGAATATGCAAACAAATTGGACACACATCCGCTGTATGTCCCTATAAGACAACAAATCGTGTTGAACAAACCATTCTATTGTATGATTTGTTATATAAAAAAACAAAAAAATCAAAGAGTGACGTACAACAAAATACATTCTATTACCGATTCAATAACAATAATTATGTTGAGTGCAATCGTCAGATAGATTTGTTCTATAATATGCTTGTGCATCGAATATGTAATGTTCCATCTGGCGATGATATGTATTATTACAGGACACACAATACGCCGAATAAAGTTCAAAAATATTTAACTATTCGCGATAGTGAAATTCCACCGCGTCCATTACATCAACACATACATAATAAAACAAATAAAACAAAAATAGATGTTCTTTACGCACACAATGTACATTTACAAAATGTGATTTTACATTTGAAAACAAACATTGATAAAATAATTAACGCAAAAAGAATAACCAACGTAATGATTGACGTGCCCAAACTGTATGTATTGGTTGAAACTATGGAACAATCTGTCGAATATAGTAAAATAAAAATAAGCCAGATAAGGCATCAAATGATAATGACGGAATATGTGTCGTCGGACTATTATGCGAAAAAATTAAGATTCATGGTTGCTTCACGACCGACAATGCAAATTACTACAGAAAGTGCTTGTGAAAGAAAAATAGATGAGTTTGACTGTTGTATTTGTTTGACAACAGTTAAACCTGAATTTTCCGTAAGTCTTGGGTGTAATCATAAAGACTATTGCCGAAATTGTATATTTGAATTGTGTAAAATAACATCGACCTATGAATGTCCAACTTGTCCCATGTGTAGAGCAGTCGTAACAACTATTTCGGTGTAATTGGTGTAAATTTTTGGTGTAATTGGTGTAAATTTTTGGTGTAATGGTTATTTTTTTAGTTTTCTATAAATATATTCGGATTCTCGGATAACTGATTCCAGTCTATTTTTGCTGGATTGGCTTCCAATAAATGGATTGCATTTGGATTTCTGGATAACGAAGCCCAGTCTATTTTTTCTGGATTCGCCTCCAATAGAGAGATGGCACTGGGATTTGTGGATAACTGATTCCAGTCTATTTTTTCTGGATTGGCTTCCAATAAATGGATTGCGTTGGGATTTTTTGATAACGAAGCCCAGTCTATTTTTTCTGGATGGGATTCCAATAGAGAGATTGCACTCGGATTTCTCGATAATAAGTTCCAGACTATTTTTTCTGGATGAGATTCCAATAGAGGAATGGCATTCGGATTTATTGACAATGCAATCCAGTCTATTTTTTCTGGATGAGATTCCAATAGAGAGATGGCATTTGGATTCATCGATAACAAGTTCCAGACTATTTTTTCTGGATGAGATTCTAATAGAGAGATGGCGTTGGGATTTTGAGACAACCATTCGAAACATGTTATTTTTTCTGGATGTGCTTCCAATAAAGAGATGGCGTTGGGATTTTGAGATAACCAATACCAAACTATTTTTTCTGGACGGGCTTTCAATAGAGAGATTGCGTTTGGATTGGTAGATAACCGATTCCAGTCTATTTTTTCTGGATGGGATTCTAATAGAGAGATTGCATTTGGATTGCAAGATAATGCGGTCCAATTTAGTTTTGTTTCATTTACCCATGATAGTAGTTGGTTCATTTGTATTCATATTATGTTATCTTTGAGTTTGTTTTTTTGTATGTTTTACAAGGGGTCGTCGAGAAGTTTGTTTTATAGTTTTTTTGTGAATATTTTGTATTTTTTTCTTGGCGGAAGCCAATGAATTAAACATATTATCAAACAGTGAATCATCAATTACTTGATTAAGCGAATCTGTTTGAAAAGGCATTTGTGGACGCGAAATAACAATTAACCCTATTGGAATCGCAAGTGTATTTTCTTCTTTTATGTTATTTGTATTTTCTCCACCAATCATACCAACTCCACCAATCATACCAAAATGAACTGGGTATCCTCCCTTAAACAAAGGGTCGTGGTCGGCGGTTTGTTCAAATGTATATTTCGACAAAAAAGACATCTATAATATACTCTTTCTTTATTTTTCGATAATCAAGAAACAATAAACAAAATCAACGATTTTCTTGTTGAAAATCTCGTTTTAATTCAGTTGTTATTTTTACGTCACGATGTTTTTTTAAATAATTAATAATATATGCGACTTGTTCCTTATCCGGAATAATTGCGCCTAAAGTAGATTCAAGATATGCATATGTTAATGAACTGTAATCACGTTTTTCAATAAGAGAAACAGATGTTTGTCCAAATGTTACTGTAGGCAAAGAAGCATTTTTCATATGTTGCACCAATTGCGTAGATACAGTCGTTCGTTGTTGGCGAAGTTGTTTTGCTTTTTCATTTAAAATAGCCAATTGATTTTCAATAGTATTCCATTGTTGAAATAATTCAAAAGGCGTTGTTTGTGTTGTTGTTTTTGTTTGTGTTGTTGTTTTTGTTTGTGTTGTTGTTGGTGTTGTTTCCATGTTTGATTGTTATAAAAAGAAGTATGTTTTTATTATCAATTTTCCCTCGCGAGGCACACCAAGCCTTGTATGTTCCATAAAATTGAAAAGGAAAAAAGAAATAAAGCGAGACAAATTAATTATATATATCCATTACAAATGTCAGAAAATCATTCACATAGAAAAGACGAAGAGGATGACGATGCGTCCTCCGCGTCTTCATCAAACTCCGATTCTGATAATGAGTCTGATTTAGAAGGAGGGGATGATTCAGAAGCCGATATAGATGTCGATGCAGAAGCAGAGGCGGAAGCAGACGATTCAGATGACTCGGACAATGAGCACGACCCATCAAATAAAATATTTAAAGAGGTTTCCGTGAATCATCCACAAAATAATGATGACGACAACGAGGATGACGACGACAATGATTCTGATGAACAAGATAATTCAGAAACATATTTACAAAAGTTTGAGAAGGGTCTTCGTCAAAATATTATATCGGATTTTCATCCAGAACTTCAAGCAAAAAATTACGAAGAAATATTACGAATGACCACCATTATCCGTAATGAAAACGGTGTTATTGACGACCCTTTCCATAAAATTGTTCCATGGGCATCCAAATATGAAATTGCGCGTATTTTAGGAGAACGTGCCCGACAATTGCAGGCGGGTGCGGAGCCATTTATAGAGATAGATGATACCATAATGGATGAATATGCTATTGCAAAAATGGAATTGGAACAGAAAAAAATTCCCGCCATTATCGAACGCCCCTTTCCGGGAGGTGGATGTGAATATTGGAAAATTGAGGATTTAGAATTTATTACACTGATATGAAACCCATAAAACAAACCCATGAAGAAACACACCTATAAAACCAACTAATGATATAAATAGTATATATTATTAACTACAACCCATGAATTCGGATCTGGAACGTATTCTAATTTCAATTGAAAATCTGTATGGCACATACAAAGAATATCCCCAAATAGTGAAAAAAATTCAACAATATATTGAAATTCAATTGCCCGCCTTACTCCAAACTACCCAAATATCGATTATCGAAAAACAACGCTTCATTCAAGAGAAAAATGTCTATGTGGAGCATTTTATGCAAACATATTCCTTTTTTTACATACCACAAACCGATATATTTATATCAAAAGATAACGGTCACTATAAAATAATTTCGGAAGATGATTTACTGTATTTTATTTTACGGGATATTTCCTCGCAAAAAAACATATATCTATCCGAGTGGAAACAAAAAATTAAAACAACCATTATAAAACAAATAAAGAGTAAATTATTCGTCCAATCTGTTCCAGAATCCGAGACCATTCAATTCGTAATAAATAAATTATGCCCCTATGTATTTGCGTCTCGAACCGAAGCCAAATATTTTTTAACTATTTTGGGAGATTCTATTTTGCATAATAAAGGAAATCCTATGGTGCATTATTTGGATGCAAATATACGTCCGATGATAGAGACAATTCGCTCTCAATGTTATTCTGTTTTGGGAGTGAATATTGGACAGACGATAAAATATCGTATTCATCATAGACACCCACTCATTAACTGTCGTATATTAAAAGTTAATGAAAATATACGAGAAGAGGTATTAATGCCTATTTATGAAAATATTATCGATTTTTTGGGTGTGTGTGCGCATTATTCAATTCGATTTCAAAATTCGGACGTATTTTTAAAAGATATAAGTAACGACGATACAATTGAAACGCGCGTATTCTTTTTGGCAAATACGCCGTGTTCAACGTTGGTCTCGTCCTTTTTGGGAGAATATATTGAACCTACCAACTTACCGACACATATACTTACATGGAATAAAATATTGTATTTGTGGAGATTGTTTTTATCAAAACATGACATGCCTCTTGTATTAAAAATGGAATTAAAAGACACATTGTTGTCAGAAAATAGTCCATTCAAAGATTATCGGTTGGTGGATAGTGGCAGTGGCGAAGTTTCATTTGTGGGATTAACAAGTAAATATCTTCCGATAGTGGAACAGTGGATGGCATTTTGGGAGGAAGAAATTGAAATTGTGGAGGATACCTCTCCGTTTTCTGTATTGGAAGTCGATGAAATAGGACAATTGTTTCGAAATTGGTCCGGTCAAAAATTGGGAGAAAAACAAATATTGGATTTATTGCATTTTTTCTATCCAAATATACGAATATGTAATGATAAATATATATGTTCCGTTATATCATCTCATTGGGATAAAGTGGCAGATATTAAACGGGCAATGTATCATCAACATATAGAAAATAAAAAACATACAGAAGACCCTTATGTATATTATTGTAAATATTATCGTAATAAAATGGACCCTATTTCTTCAAAAAAACATTTATTGGTATCAAAGTCCTATTTTACTATGGTGTGGGAACAAGAACAGGAACCAAGACAAGAATAAGAAAGAAACACAGAGAAGAAAAAACACAGAGAGAAGAAAAAACACAGAGAGAAGAAAAAACACAGAGAGAAGAAAAAACACAGAGAGAAGAAAAAACACAGAGAGAAGAAAAAACACAGAGAGAAGAAAAAACACAGAGAGAAGAAAGAAACACAGAGAGAAGAAAGAAACAAAAAAATGAAGTTAAATAAAATATATAATAATGTATAGTATTGTATATTTATGTTTTCAAAAAAAGAAAAAAAGGAATCAAAAGAACTCCTCTCACAAAAAAAACCAAAAGAACAAAAACCAAAAGAAACAGTTCAAACACTTATCGAAACGGCAAAATCGCTTGGACTAACGGGTTTATCAAAATTGAAAAAGGCTGAACTTTTTGAAAAAATAAAACATCATTTCATGCGACAATCCAGTGCTATTATTATACAAAAATATGTGAGACGACAATTTATATTAAATTATCATCGAATACGTAGACAAAATAGAAACGAACCGGTAAACACAACTGATTTTTATACATTAGAACTGTTGTCGGAAATACCAAAGAATCAATTATTTATATGCACGGACGCTGGATTTACCTATGGATTTGATATTTTATCGTTGGAAATACTTATTCGACAAGGATATGGACAAGGACAAGGACACGGACACGGACAACAACAACAACAATTACAAAATCCATATACCCGCACCCCCCTCTCAGAATCCGTAAAGAAAGATATATTGTCATTTCTGTTTTATTTTCAAATAACAAATATACAAATCATGCCCGAATACACAAAATTGTCATTTAAAGGAAAATCCTTATATCCATCGTCGATTCATCCAGAAACAAATAAACACATGTCAGCTACACTACTTACTATTCTTGCTATTAGAGAAAAACCATTATATCAAAGAATAGATGATATATTTGGCGATATTTGTTCGTTGGGGTATTTTGTGTATAGCGAGTGGTTAATAAATCTTTCTCGACGAAATATTATTTATTTTTATTACGGATTAGTAACATTTTGGACAACACGAGGAAATGTATTAAATGAAACCAAACGTGCTATTTGCACCATTACCCAAGGAAATGCTTTGTATCAAGTTGAATATCCAAGTCAAATATTATATTCATTTTCTACGAATGACATAATGGAATTGTGTGTCATTATTATGGAAAATTTAATGTATGGTTCTGGAGATATTGAAATGCGTCGTATGGGAGCTATGTATATATTAATACAGCTAACACATGTATCTGAAATGGCATCTACCGGATTACCGTGGTTGGTTTATTAGTCGATTCAAAAAATTGATTTATAATTAAATATTATATTAAATGAAATATAATGTTTTATCAATATTTGTATCCCATATGTATCTCTCTTATTGGAGCCGGATTTATTTTATGTATTGAGGAAACCAATACAAATAAAATAGACACAGACGAAATAGACACAGACGAAATAGACACAGAAGAAATAGAAAAACAAAAGAAACAAATAGAAAACAGAATACTATTTGAACTGTTTCGTTTATGCAACATATTATTTTAGTATCGTAACTTTAGTATCAGTAACTTCTTATACATTTGCATCTCGTCTCATTTTTTCGAATAATTCATCTCTAACATCTGGACTCGCTACCTCTCTATCGTCCAATCCAAGCGTATCCACCAAATTGGTCAATTGCCCATTTTCATCAATATCTTGGGTAAGTTTATTTCCGGTTTTAGTAGCCAATTCAACATTTTCTTTGATGGCACGTTCCTTTGTCTCTCTCACGCGACGTTCAAATTCAATCTTTGACTTTTCATCACTCTTTATTTTCTCATGATGCAATTCATTTAATTCCTGATTCAAAAATTCGATATTTCCTGTCTTGTATGCATCCGGATGCATTGGCACCCAGTATCCCAACGGCATCACATGCACATCATGATTCGGGTCGCGCTCGCGTGCCTTGATTCCCGATTTTTTCGCTTCTTCTTCTGTATTGGTCGCCTCATGGATTTTTAGCCCACTAACCGATGTTTGAAATTTATTGTCTTTATTAAATTTCTCGGTTAATACATCTTCGTTCTTATCTAAAAATGTTTTGTATTCATTTACCGTATCCGCCACAGATGTCTCTCGAATCTTTGTTCCCTCTTCCACCAAGAATTCTTGAAAATCTTTTAGGAGATTTTCCGTATTCAGATTGTATTTATACGCCATATAATGAACAAATTGTGTATATTTATCCATGGACTTGATGAAATCCCATTGATGAATAAATTTGGTAAAAAGAAAATCCTCTCTACGTTGAATAAGATCTTTCGGAGAAATAAAGGACACCGATGCCCATTTAGGACCATGTGTAGGAGGAGTTTCCGTCAATAAATCTACATATTTAGGATTTGGTTCGCCCGAGTGTAATGTTTCTGTGGGAACATTGTTTGGAGGAGGTGTTACGTGAGAAACAAGATTTTCAAAAGACATAAGATAGATGTAATAGAAACCGTTCTTTATGTTGTTTAGCAATACATTTAGCATTTTTGTTATATCTGTTTTTTGTAGTCTTTTTTGTTTGTTTAATATATAATAACATGTCTGCTTTTAATATTACCGAATTCGTTAAGAAGGTCATTAAGTATTTGTTAGAAGGTCTTGTAGTGGCTTTAGTTGCCTATGTCATTCCGAAAGCTTCACTTAAAGTTGAAGAAATTGTGGTTATTGCCTTAACCGCCGCCGCAACATTCGCGGTTTTAGACACATTTCTTCCATCGGTTGCCTCATCTGCTAAAAATGGTTTAGGTTTTGCCATTGGAAGTTCTTTAGCGGGAGGTATTCGTGTTATGGGATAATTAATTAACATATCATCAATAAAAATATCGTTTACGATATTTTTATATCATTCATAGTGCATAAAATTGTAAATATTATATATAATGTCATCTATTTTACGTAAAACCAGTAAATTTCGCCCAACGAAAAAAGATTCGTTATCCTATTCATCATCGTCTTCTTCTTCCCGTTCCTCTTCCTCTCGTTCTTCTCATGCATCTAAAAAACGTCGAACACAAAAACGCGTCACGATTGATATAAGTCGCAATACATCTGTCTCTCCAAAACAACAAAATCATACCTTCCTGACCAATAGAGAACTTGCTTACAATAAACAAACACGAAATAAACATTCACCTATACCCGATTATGTTGATGAGAATCTTATATTAGAACACGGCATTGCTCGACAAAATGCACAAAAACAGCGGGATATTGCAAAACAGAAAAAAATGGAGCGTATTTTTACTAAAAAAATTATTATACACAAGGTATCTCCAAGACCAAAATAGTCGTTATACAATATCCCCGTATTTTCGCATTTGTATATCTTTAATTTTATCGAATAATGGTGTATTTTCTGGCACTTCTATATATCGAATTGAATTTCGAAATATATCGTTTCCGTATGAAAAGAGCGGTTGGCTTAAAGAAGGAATCCATACGATTAGACATGCGATTGTAAATATACCAATATACACAGATTCAAATAATGGCAGGTAGGTTTCGTCCGTATATATTTTATTTCGGGTTTCATCGTAATGGTATCTTTTTGGTTTCATCATTTGTTATATATTTTGTTTAGTTCGTTTTTATTACGTTTTATTTATCAATTTTATCTTGGATAAATGGATAATCGTCATTATGCGTCTCTCAAATTGTCGTCATTGGGCTTTTGCCCAAGAGAGACACGGTCTACGACAATATGGTATTATATTACTTTGGACATACACCGTAACACATACCCTTATAATAATAATAATCCCGATTTGTTACAAAGATATCACTATAATTCGCTTTTGCGGTTGGTCCATATTCATCTCCATGCACACATTTTTGTCCTCCCAATAAAACACAACAACTCGTGCTCGCACATGTATTTTTATCCATGGCTTGACATCGTTTTTCCAGTTCTATCGGTTGGTCTCGGTATTTTTCACAAAATCCCATAAAATCTTGTGCCGATGTATATTGTTCTCCTGTTGGCATTATAGCCGGATTTAAAAACACGCTATCTGTATATGACGGCACAAATCCTCCTCCTTCATTTGGATGATATGTTCCCGGTTGATAATAGGTTGCCGGTGGAATATTTACACTCACATCATAAAAATTGTTTCCGGGAACCAATTCATCGGCGTGATAGGAAAGATTAAAATTATCCGAGTTATATTGTGTAACTGGATTGGATGGACTATTGGTAGAATTTGTAACGAACAAATTTGTTGGGGCGTTGCCATTGTTCGGATTGTTTATAATCGATGCCTGAATCGTTGGTTGAATTACCGTTTTATCCGTATTTGTTGTATATCCATATGGAATCGGTGATATGTAAGGTGTGCCATTTTGTGTGGTTCCACTTTGATAATACCCATCCGGAATTCCGGACGACGGAATAAGTTTGCTTCCAATCGGAATCACATTTCCGGACGCATCCATAATAGTTGTTGTTTGCATTGAGGAAGAGGTTTGTGTTAAAGGAGAGGTTTGCATGGTTGAAGAAGAAAAAGAAGGGGTAAATGATTCTTGAACGAAAACGAATCCTGATAAAAAAAGAATTAATAATGAAATTATTACGACTAAATATAACATAATATATCTGGATATTATTCGTCTGTCAAACTCGCCAGACAAAGCTTGATTTCCCCAAGTGATGCCACATTGTATTTAACAATTAATGGCTTATCATTTCCCAAATAAATTTCCAAATGACTGCACAAGGGCGTGCATTTAATAAAATTGTTCAGTGATTTTAATGAAAATTCGCCCTGAATAATAACCGAATCGTCCGGTTTTTTACAAAAGGTGAGTCCTTCGGCTTCCGTTCGATAAATTCGCGATTTTGCATATAATCCCTGACATGAAAAAATCAGTTCGTTTCCAACCGATTTAATTTCAATTCTCTCTGAAATAGCATAAAAATCACGAATAATCTTCTGAAAATAAGAACTCGATAAATTAATAATGGTCGAATAATCTACATCCGGAACAACCATTTCCTCCGTATCCGGTTCAATTAATTTCAATTTTTGATTATAACACTGCTTTATGGTTACATCATCAAATTGAAGTCCGAGTTCGCTTACGGACCCATCATGATAATCGTCTTTTTCAATATAAAGTGACAGTATATCGTTGTTCGTAATGGTTGAAATAACTCTATTTAAATGGAGAGTATTTGCGCAAATGATAATTTTATTTGGAATACAAGTGAATGTTTCGAATTGATTTGCGTGTAATTCAACGCTAACAAGCGTCGTATGAGATTTATCGAAATTTACTATTTTAATACCGGCAAATAGTTCTTGTCCTGCCACGGTTGGTTGATTTCCAGAGTAAATAGTAATAGTTGCATCTGTTAACAGTTCTTTTAGAGCCGCAATCATATTTCGAACTGGTTGAATTTGAATTGTTTTTATTGTGAGAACATTGTTTTCGGGGTTCATTTATCTTGTATTATCTATTTTATAAAGATTTTATACCCTTTTTTGTCGTTTAATTTAGGAATTTCATTGCCGACGGTATAATAATAAATGAGTGGCGCATTGGCATCTGCAAGAAAACGACGTGCACCTGCACCTCCTCCTCCTACTCCTACTTCTATTCAATCAGCTCGTCCCGGACAAGGATTAGGACAACAAGGGCAACAAGGACAACAAGGATTAGGACAACAAGGGCAAGGTTCGCAATCAGGACTTACCTTGCCACAAGTTATTTCGGTTGTTGATAAACGCTTAACAACCTTGGAATCTTTTATGAAAGAAACAAAATTATCATCACCCGTATTATCATCGGCTCCTCAACAACAACCACAACCACAACCTCCCGATAATTTGAGAGAGATATTGGATGAATTTAATACTCGACATGAAATGCTTGCTTCTGAAATCGGTAATTTGAAAAATATAGTAATGTCTCTCCAATCGTATACGATGGATGTAAATAAAATGTTGATGGAAGAGAGAGTAAAAATACTTGGAGATGTTGGAGAGGGAGAAGGAGAAGGAGAGGAAAATACAAAAGAGGAAAATACAACATCGCCCATGTTATTTTCAATGAGTGAATAATACGAATATTTCATATAAAAACATCCAAATAAATATGTATAATATGATGTCCATATATATTTATTTATTATGCAACAATGAATCTGCTATATTACGTGCAACCGTTGAACACTATCGTCGGCGATTTCCAAACAGTATTATTACAATTCTTGATAATGAAAGCACCGATGCCTCTCCCTATATTGCCCGAGAGATGGGGTGTATCGTGATGCCTATTTATACACAACAAATTATGAATGAATTTGTTCAAACACAATTAAAAAATACGATTTGGAATCAATGTCCCGCAAATTCATGGATTATCATGGCGGATATGGATGAGTGGTTAAATATTTCAATGGAAGATATTGTCTATGAAGTTACACAAGGAACAACTATTTTGTCGGTAAAAGGGTTTAATATGGTCGGACAAAGTAAAAAAACAGATTTGTCCGACATTGATATTCATCTTATTTGTAGAGGATATGAATATGAAAGAGAAGATAAGAATATTTGTTTTTCATTTGACGCCATTCGAGAAATGAATTATTCGTATGGCGCACACTTGTGTGCGCCGGTTGCACATAACGGATATATGGTGCGATTCAGTCAAAAAATATATTCGTTAAAACACATGGCGTATTTAGGGAGAGAGTATTATATTGCTCGTTTAAAACACAGGCGCATACGAGCAGAAACATTTGCGCGCGAATATGGATTAAATTTACATTATTGTATTTCGGAAGATGAGGCTGGAAATGATTTTCAAAAAAGTGCAGACAACGCAACCTTTTTGCGAATTCATTAATTATTGTTGTAATTGCTGTTGTATAGTTGGATGTGGAATTACGAGAGGGTTCGATGATAAGGGTGGAATTGATTGACTCATGATTACATTATACGGTAATACATTATTTTGTGTCGTTCCTTGTTGCATCGTTCCTTGTTGCATCGTTCCTTGTTGCATCGTTCCTTGTGTCGTTCCTTGTTGCATTGCCGGATTTAAACATAAACTTTTTTGCGGAAATAATTGCCCTGATGTGCACGTATCATCGTTTCCTACTTCCATACAATTTCTCGTTCCATTATACTCTCCAACCAAACACCAATTTGATTTTCCCACCGAAATAGGTTGTTGAATTGATGTATTTGTGTCACTTGGTTTGGCTTCATTCATATGTAGTGCATTTGTATTTAACACATTATCAAAAGTTCCTTTAGACGATTCTTCTAATAAATTACCCACACCATGAATGGCGTTATTTGCCAAATCAAGCCCTGTTTTACCTACGTCGGTAACGGTTTGAGAGCTGGCATCGAGAGTCCATCCTAAACTATACAACAACAGTTGTAACGGTTTAATAATTAAAGGTCCAATCCATGTTAAAATCCAATTGTATATCTTTGCTAAAACTTCAAATAAATTAATGCCAAAGGACGAAAGAATCAAAAGAATCACCAGACAAAAAATAAGAATTGTTTGCCAAGACAAAGATAAGGAAGAAGAAGAAGGAGAAGAGAGAGCTAACGGTTGTTGTGAATAGTCCATATAGACAATGTTATATTACGTGCATATATAATACCGACATGGACCTATGTTTTTCTACCTTTATGTCTTGCATTTACGACAGTTCCCCCGCTGCTAACCGACAAGGAATGATTTTTATAACACACTAACGAATTGTCCGAGAACAATGATTGCATAGAAAATTTTGCTGGTATTACGGGAAGATTTGGACTAAAAAAAGAAGGACTTGTACTTACAGGATTTGTAAATTGTATATATGGATACGGTTGAGCGGAAGACATTATAATATGCGGATATTTATTTAGACAGGATATATGGAAGCATATAGACAAGACGCATGTAAAGAACATAAAATATTGCCCTACTATATTTAGTATAATGTCTGAAACCCCTGTTGTAGTTCACGTATCACATCCCAAACCTACTGAATTCATTCTGACACCGCAAGAAGAGCGGTTTGTCATGTTTCCGATAAAATATCCAGATGTGTGGGCATTTTATCAGAAACAGTTGGATTGTTTTTGGCGGGTAGAAGAGGTTGATTTGTCGAATGATTTAACAGATTGGGCGAAATTATCAGCAGATGAAAAATATTTTATTTCTCATATTCTCGCATTTTTTGCGGGAAGTGACGGTATTGTGATTGAGAATTTAGGTGTGAGATTTATGGGAGAAGTGCAAATTGCCGAAATGCGTGCATTTTACGGTCTTCAAATTTTTATGGAAAACATACACAGTCAAATGTATAGCCAATTGATTGAAACCTACATTCAAGATAAATCCGAAAAGGACAATTTATTTCACGCCATTAGCACATTTCCATGTATTAAAAAAAAGGCGGATTGGGCTCGTAAATGGATTGGAGATCATCGTTCCTCTTTTGCAACACGATTGGTTGCATTCGCCATTGTTGAGGGAATTTTTTTTAGTGCATCTTTTGCGTCTATTTATTGGATTAAAAAACGCGGGTTGTTGCCAGGGCTTACATTTTCAAATGAATTTATTTCAAGAGATGAGGCGCTTCATACGGAATTTGCCATTTTAGTATATTCAAAATTAACACGTAAAATAGCGAAAAAGAAGATATTGGAAATGATACAGGAGGCGGTAGATATTGAAAAAGAATTTATTACGGAGGCTCTCCCGTGCCGTTTAATTGGAATGAATGCAGATTCTATGTGTAAATATATCGAGTTTGTGGCGGATAGATTGTTGTTGCAATTGGGATACGACAAGGTGTATCATTCCATCAATCCGTTTGATTTTATGGAACTTATTTCGGTGGAAAGCAAAGTGAATTTTTTTGAGAGAACCAATTCCACCTATTCTCTCGCAAATAAAACGACTACCGATGACACATTTGATTTTTCGGAAGATGGAAGTGGATTTTAGCGTCTTTATAAATCTCCTATTATAATAAAATATATGCGTAAAATACATTTTATACACACAAAACAAACGAAGAAAAGACAAAGACAAACGAAGAAAAGACAACAACACAAAAAAAGACGAATCACAAATAGAAAAGGCGGTTCGTCAATATTGCCGTTGCCTTATCCGAATTTTTTAAGTGGAAATTCATATGAATATGTGTCCAAAGCAGTTGGTGGGAAAAAATCCAGTTCATTGTCAAATGAAACTGATTTTTCGTTTGGTTGGAGTGACCGCGAGCGAGAAGACCCTTATAAATTTACAGTTCCACGATTGAATCGAAATAGAAAAACAGAAAAAAGAAAAAGAGGTAGTTCAGAAGCAGAAGCAAAAACAGAAGTTCGAAAAAGAAGAAATAAATCAGTAATATCCACAACAGAAAAAGATATGTATCATTAAAGTTTAGCAATTTGCGTTAATATATTCTCTCTAATATAATATAATAATAATGACAAGACGACCACAACGCCAAGAGGATGGAAAATATCATATTGATGGACGAACATTTCCAAATTTATTTGGAAGTCGTAAAATGGTTTGGTCGGGAACGGCTTTTAAAACCGAAGGAGGGTTAATGAAGAAAGACCTTTATTATACGAAAAACAATCGTATTGTTAGTAAAAAGAAACATTTTACGGCAAAAAAGGAACGACGTTTAGAGAAAGCCGGCTTTTTTACACAAAGGGGAAAATTCGGGTATGTCCGAAAAACACAAAGTAGAAAAACAAAACGTGGAGGAGATTCGTCTGCGCCTTCTTCTCCGCCGGTTTCTTCCACATCTGCTCCGGTTTCTTCCGAAGTTGCGACGGCTCTTTCCACTGGCGGAAAACGCCGAAAGACCGAGAAACGTTAAATACAAAGACAAATTATAACCACGATGAAAGAATCGTTTCATCTGTGTATTCGTTGTCGCAAATATAGTCTTTGATAGTAAATATGAAAGTTGCCGGTGTTATCTTTTTTTTCACAAGAATATCCATATACATTTCCGGAATAGAACGTCCAATAAATTTGTTATATATTTTTTGTAATTGATAGGCATCCGCTTCCGTCATTTTTATTTTCACGTCAAATCTCCCGTCTCGATAAAACGCTGGGTCTAATTTATCCAAATGATTGGTTGTTGCTATGAAGATCAAGCCGTCGGGTGTAATAGTTCCTTGCAATAGATTCAGAAAATATGCGAGAGATAAATCGTTGGTCCCCATTTCCATTGTTTCGGTTGTGTTTGTGTCTACTTTGCTTGTGTCTACTTTGCTTGTGTCTACTTTGTTTATATTCACCTTATTTGCCTTATCAAGTTTTCCGCGAAACCCAATCTTTACAAAATCGTCTTCGGTCGTTTCGATTTTAGTAAATCGTTCATGTGCGAAATTTCCGATTGCGTCGATATCCTCAACTACACAAATTCCTCCATTGCAATTTTTCACAACATGATTTACCATGAATTGAAAATCCTCATTTGTTTTTACGTTCTGGAAGGACATGTAATAAATATTTTTCTTTAGATAGGATGCAATTGTTATAATTGCTGACGATTTACCAGTTCCGGGTTTTCCGTCCAATAATATACATAATTTATTCGGTAGTCCGAGAGAGTGGAGAAGTTCTTTTTTCGAATGAAATTTATCAATAACGGAGATAAGTCGTTTTTCATCCTGTTGTTTGAAATACATTGTGTCGAAATTCTTTTGTGTATCTTGAATATGTTCTACCGCCAAGGATGATTCAACTACGTTTTTTATAATGAATTTTTCGGGAATATCCGACCGAAACAATTCGTTCATCATAAATTGTTGTTGAAATTTATTGGATTTTTGGTCGTTTGTCGTGTTTTCTTTTTCTTTTTCATCGGTATTTGTTCCAATTAACAATTGTTTTTTTTCCTCATATGCCACATATTTTGGATTTGGCACCTGTTCTTCCTTAACTGTTTTCACCAGTTTTAATTGGTTAATTTCTATTTTGGTGGTTTCATTTGTCATAATAAGCGATTTAATATGATGTAAAAGCGCATCAACTGCACACTGATTGTTATTTGTTCCATTTACATCGTTATTATTTATACATTGAATTGTTAACTTTTTGGTAGTATTTAGTTTTTTATTTGTATCGCTTTTTGTGTCATCTTCGATAAAACATACAGTAGGTTCTTTAAAATATATACGCATAGGCGTACTCGATTTAACCGAAGTAAATTTCATTGCTTTATACTGATTTGTAGTATTAAACGCATATTTAATCCACGGTGAAGTATCAAATTCAGATTTAATTAATTTTGACCATAATGTATTATTTAATTCTGATATATATACGTATTCTTTAAACATACATGGTGCTGAATCACATATAAAATCATAGTATGAATTTTGTAAAATATACGGTGCATTATAAGATATATTGATGGATAATATTGTTGACCAATTTGGTAATGTTGACCAATTTGGTAATTTTATTTTAATACCCATAAATCTTTGGTTATCCAATAACCTAAGTATAATGCTTTTTATTATTTCCTTCGACTCTACCGAACTATTAAATGAATTTAGAATAACTACTAATTGTATATATACATCATTTATACTTAAATTTGGAAAGTTATATTTTAATATAAAACAAATACATCCGATCTGATATGGTGATAATGCTGCAGCATTCGTCCGTATATAGCGTGAATTAAATGAGCGATTTATTTTGAATGAATTTGCTACAGATTTTACATTGTCAATTGTAAGTGAATGAATATCTATTATTGGTAGTAAAGACCCACCCCCATCATTCTCGTGCATATCAATTGTAATAATGCCAAGTATAGCACAAACAAATGGGTCTTCGATAAGGGCTCTAAGGTCTTTTACCTTATTTGCATCAATCGAATTTACCCATGATGATTTTTCGGGTGCGCCTGCAATTGACGATTCAATACATTTTTGTTTTAATCCGATTTCAATATCCAATGAAATATTGTTTTCAATAATAAATGTCATATTTGTATTTGCGTGTTCAATACAAATATTTTCGTATTCTTTTGTAACAATCGATGTATTCATATTTACTATACGTGTTTTATGTTCTGTGGGTGTTGTAAATGAAACCGTATATTCAGAATCAGTAGATAGTAGCAATCGATAAAAACATTCCATAAATTCGGAAATAACTTCGATATGGTGTGTCGTTTTCATGTGGGTTCTTTCTTTTTCTACATCATCTTTGTCCTTTTCATTATATACCAATATTTGATTTTTATTTCGATAACGATTTAATATATTTGAATAGGTTGTCAAATACATAGAACTTAATCCACCGTAAATTCCAGTCATACATGGAACAAAATTTGTTTTTAATGACTGAAATCCGTCTTTAAAAACGGATGACACAACTCCCTTGATTTCCCAGAGAGAAAGAGTCATTAACAAAATTCCGATATTTGTCGCCGTTATTTCACTTTTATTGTTGAATTTTGTTAATTGACTAACCACTTGTGCACCAATAATCATATCAATATATGAATACGGATTTTGCTGGACCTGTGGTTGTTGCACAGGTTGTTGTTGCACCAATTGTTGTTGCACAGGTGGTTGTTGCACTTGTCCCTCTGATATATTGGAATTTGATTTTGACATTTTACTTTTGTTTGTTTGTTTGTTTGATTGTTTGATTTTTGTTATAAATAATTTATCAATTTTTTTACGTCTTTTTTAAACGCCGATTTTTACAAAACAGTTATATTTGTAATAAATCAATCTCAATAATTCCTGTATCCTCAATCTCAAATGTGATACGGTTATTTTAACTTTTATTTTTCGATAAGAGGTGTAAAAAATTGATGAATTATTTATAACAAAAATCAAACAAATAAACAAAATAAAATGTTTCGTCATATCATGAATTCAAGCATTGCGTATTATTTACGCTCATTAAAGGTAACTAAAATGGAAGAAAAAAATATAAAAAAGATATATGAACTTGCCGAAAAAAAAAGATTAATTGAAGCAGAAAAAAGATTAGACCAAAATTTAATTGTAAGTGGATGTTGCGGTGTTACGATTGGAGCACTGTCTGGTGCTGTTTTTAATGCGGAAACACAATACATGTTTTACAATAAAAAAAGCACTATAGAATATACTATATCAGCTATTTTTGGAGCGAGTGTAGGTATAATAATTGGTGGAGTCACGGGTATAATAATTGGTGCAATTATGCCTTGTCCACTTATTTTCACTTTCTTTATTGTACCCTGTTTTAACTCAGGAATCTTTAACCTTTAGTATGACTTCATTGAACAGTTTTTACAATAATCTTTTTTCTTTTTACGCAATTAGGTAAAACAAAATAGAAATAAAAATTGAATAGAAGAACAAATGGATATTTTACAAATAGGAAAATTGACTTATTAGAGAGATGTAAAGAATTAGGTATTACAAAGTGTAGTTCAAAAAATAAACCAGAATTAATAGAACTTATTAACTCCAAAAATACGGAAGAATGTATAATAAGCGAAGAACCATCAACTATAACCGAAACATTAAATGTAATTGACTTATTTTGTGGGTGCGGTGGTATGTCAAAAGGTTTAACCGATGCGGGATTAAATATAATTGCAGGAATAGACATTTGGGATAAAGCAGTTGAAAGTTATAATAAAAATTTTGAACACAAAGCATATTGTGAAGATTTAACAAATTTGTCTCCTGAAAAATTCAACGAATTATACAATAAAGAAAATAAAAACATAGATATTTTGGTTGGGGGACCGCCGTGTCAATCATTCAGTATTGCTGGAAAAAGAGATAAAAATGACCCAAGAAATGCTTTATTTAAATATTTGGATTATTTTAGTCCAAAAGCGTTTATTATGGAAAATGTAATTGGTATGCTTTCAAAAAAAACATCAAATGGTGAAAAGGTAATTGATATTATAATGGAACAATTGAATAGGAACTATAATTGTATAATTAATAAGTTATACGCCAGTGATTTTGAAGTTCCGCAAAATAGAAGACGTACTATAATTGTAGGAATTAGAAAAGATTTAAATATAATGCCAAAAGAACCTGAACCAATTATACAATCCGTAAAAGATAGAATACCGGTTAAAAATATATTAATACCAAGAAATGATATAGATAAAAAATATTATTTAAGCGAAAAAGCATTAGCAGGAATAGCAAATAAAAAGGGAGTAAATAAAGAAAAGGGGTTTGGTTTTGGAGCTCAAATGTTAGACTTTGAAAAACCTTCATATACTATTCCTGCAAGATATTGGAAGGATGGTTATGATGCTTTAGTTAGATATAACGAAACAGAAATTAGAAGATTAACCATCATGGAACTAAAACGAATACAAAGTTTTCCTGATAATTATATAATAGATGGGTCAAATAAAGAAATTATTATGCAGATAGGAAACGCAGTTGCGTGTAGATTTGCGTATCATCTTGGTAAGTATATAATTAATACTCTTCAAGAACCTCTAAATTGTGAATAATTACGACTATTTTCATCATAAATATTCCCTTATAACACTGATATTTTGTTGTATGATGTATATGTTCATTCATTTATCAAGATACTCTTTGACTCTTTGATTTATCAGTTTTAATGTTGTCTGAAATCCATATGCGTCTGTAAATATATGTTCATCGAATCTATGACGTATTAATTCTATATTACGACATAATATTTGTGTAATTCGCGTATTTTTATTTTTTGATAATCCTTGCCAAAAATATTTATCCTGTAACCGATATGATTTATATGGACCAAATACCATAATTCCATCTTCAGTGGAAACATCCAATAACATTATTTTATCTGTTTCCTCTAACATTAACGCATATAATACATCAACTGCTTCGTCTAACGAATTTCCCCATAATTCACTAATTGTTATTTGGTTGTAGCACAAACATACTGTTTTGTAAATATTGGGAAAATATAATATTTCTTTAAAAATATTAAATACGTGTATATTCTCTGAACTTGCAAGGTCAGAGAATAATATAAAGTTGCGAGAATATTGGTTCATGTTATAACTATTCATACCTTGTGTTTTCATGGGAATAGATAATTTGCTCATATAATTCCCAGATACAAATCCAGTTGTTTGTAATGCATCGTAGTCAATATTATCTCGAAAAAACTGAATTGCATCTGGATTTGTATTTTGTAGTATATATCGCCATTTTACAGAAGAAATTCTTTGTGTTTTTATATAATCAATTGCTTTTTGATTTGGGCATTTATATAGAAGTTCTGTTTTTTTCCATGAATCATATGATTCGTATTCACCTGCACTAACTCCCAATATATCAGCAATAACTTCATTATTCGTCATTTCGTTTGTTTTGTTCGTTCGTTTGTTTTGTTTTAATGATACCAATTCATTAAAAAAAAGATTTTCAATTTTACATGAAATAACGAAAAGATAGAAAATGTAAAGTCATGATTTTCGTCTATGGTTTTCGTCGTTATGCGTCTCCCATTTGTCGGTCGCTAAGCTCCCTCCTTTGGGAGACACGGTCTACGAAAGAATAAGACAATACTACGACTCTTTGATTTATTTTAAAAATAAATATCTGCATATAATTTCCAAAATAGTATTGTATGGGAGCGCCTTTGGCGCTCCCGTTAACAATATTTATCTTAGAGAGGTTAATGTAATTTTAGATTTTTACAATGAATGTGTAAATTAAAAATGGGAATACAATATCCTTCTATACATAAAAATGGTCTTAACTGTTGCCAGACAATTTGATAATTGTTATATTTTATAACACACGTTTCATTTATAAATCCCCTTGTATCTCCCTGTATATTTCTCGGATCAACCCCAAATAAATATTGACCAATTGCAGCCGCGTCAAATATACATCCAAATGTATCAAAATTTTTGCTAACAAATCGAATCTCGTCGGAAGCAGGGATAGTATTCAATAAAGGAAAAATAGGAAACGTTTCAATAAGTCCCGTTTTTTCACGTATTACCGAAAAATTCGCCATATCTGTTTGTGTGTGGTCATAATGTTGTAGAATATTGCCAAACACAACATGATTCGGAATATACACAATAGACGCAATATTTCGATTCCAACAATCAAATGGCATATATACATAGGTCGGATTGCATGCGGGTATTAATATGTCGGGGGAATAGTAGATTAATACATCGTTTTCCAAATGAAGAACCGATTCAATCTCGTATTTTTTCATAAACTCGTATATATAAAAGAAACGAAGCGACGTTAAATGCCAGAATCCGTTGCGAAATGTATCTTTTAAATAGACCGATGTTTTATTATACGTATGCGAAATAGATAAATCGTCGGATGCAACAAGAGTTATTTTATTTAAAAAAATATGAAATAACGGGAAAAATTCTTTGTTTGTAATAACAAATATGCGAGATATTGGATTCATAACGGATAAACTATGTTCTATATTATCGAGAATATAATCCTGAAAATTATTCAACATTACATAAACAATATTCATTTTATAGTAATACCTAATACTTTTTATGTTTGAAAATAACGACAATTACAACGCCCTTATTATTAGAGGTGAAAAAATACAGCAGTTGGCAGATATATATGTGGCAAATACAAAAGAAGATATTTTATATAACTGGAAATTATTACATTCCGAACAAGAGAGAGCCAAATGTTATCTTATTCGTGATATGTATTTATTGACGGATAAAATCGTCCGACCTTGTCGTATTTTTTGTTACGGGCACTGTTTGCGAGAGTTTTCCAAACAAATTCATCATATACAACAACCGTTTCTTTTATTGTCCCATAATTCCGATGAAAATATGAATGATGGGACGTCCTATGTATCTACGATTCGGGAATGTCCTTTTTTAGTCGGATGGTTTTCGCAAAACGTATCCGTAACATCGTATCATACCAAGGGTCCGTATCCATTACCAATTGGCATTGCAAATAGTATGTGGGACCATGGAAACGTATCTTTCGTTACCCCCCCTCATTTAAAAAAAAATTCCATTTATTTTCAGTTTAATGTAAAAACAAATGTTTCTGTGAGAGAGCCGTGTTTCAATATATTACACAATCATATTGAATGGCTTCCTTCTCTCCCTCCCCAAGAAAATATTGAGAGGTTAAAAACGTATAAAATGTGTATTTGTCCGGAAGGAAATGGCTACGATACACATCGAATATGGGAAGCATTGTTATGTAAAACCGTGCCCATTTGTCTGCGAACATTTTTTATTGAGAATATAACAACTTTTTATAATTTACCTATTCTCATGGTCGATTCGTGGGATGACATTATACATAAAAGAAAAGAAATAGAAGAAAAAGCGGACGAATTATTATTGCAACAATGGAATATTCCGACAATGGAATCTTTGTTGTTTTTATTTTTGTTTTTTATTTGATTCGTGTTTTGTTTGAATCGTGTTTTTTGATTCGTGTTTTATTTGTTGATTCATGAATTGTCATTGTCCTTATGAATTGCGGTTCGCACGATATGTATAATAATTGGCGGAAAATGGTGTTTCAATAATAATTTATAAATACAAACTAATATGGGCGTATCAATAGTTGAAATAAGTTGGGTTATATACGGAATAAGCTGGTTGGAATTTATATACGATATTATTTTTACGATAATATATTGTACGTTAATATCTTGTACGTTAATATCTTGTACGTTAATATCTTGTACGTTAATATCTTGTACGTCTACCGGTTCCGCCAAAATTTCATCTATATCTTCGTTCTCTTCCGCGATAAAAGAAAAGTTATGACATAACATCGTGAATGCCTCTTGAATTTCAACAAACGAATGTTCGGACGGTTCTTTTTTATTTGGTTGTTTATCGGGGTGATATAACAGTGCAAGTTTATGAAATTTTCGTTTTAATAAAGCAAATGTAATGGGTTCGAACTCATCCAATTCTAAAATTCTATATGCTTCTTCAAGAATCATCAATATAATAATTGATGGATTTATTTATATTGTGTTTTTATGTTTCATGTTCATTTGCGCCGGAAAAATAGACAATAAATGTAAAGAAAATATTCTCCAAATGAAAAATAGGTCTATAATTATTGTTGTATTGGCGTAAAAAAATATATATCTCTCGAAGTAGTTCTTGCATTTTTTCAGAAGATATGGAAAATTCGGGAACTAAATAGGTAAAAATATACCATATACACTCAACGGCATCCAAATTATATACCAAAATATCATATATTTTATCCCGAAAATCGGCAAATGAACTTACGGCTAAGGAGGATGCGGAAAAAGCCTCTCTAATACGTTTGATAATTTCTTTTAAAATGGTATCACAAATACTGTTGAATATATCTACCGGCATATCACTGGTCGAAGAAATGAGAGGAAATGCGCGAATTTCTTTCATATTTACTATAAATTGTGGATTCACTTCTTCCATTAATGACGAGGAGGAAGAAGCCCCATCATACATATTCGCCAATGTTATGTATTGTTCTTTGGATGGACGTGCAACATGAATGATAAAACTACACTGTAAAATATTTTGCGGAATAAATCCAATATGTTCAGACATTAAAATAAAAATAATACGAACAGACTTCATGTGATTTTGATGATGTTGAATATAACTGTAAAAAATATCCAATAACTCGTTATGAATTGCATGAAAATTACGACAAACAATAATACCGATTTTTTTGTCAGAACCTCCGCCCGGTTTCATGGAAACAATATCCACGACTTGGGTAAAAAATTCATGCCATAACAGTTTTGAATTACACCCCAATAACGACATATCAATTTCATAATGAATATCACTGATGTGATATTGATATATTTGTTTATCAATTTGAATTTCCATTTGTTTTTCGTATTTTAATTTGGACGGACTGTATTTTTGAATCAGACATAAAATTTGCGAGTATTTTCCAACACCGGTTGGACCATAAAAAATAAGATTGGGGAGAGTGAGCAAGGTGGAGTGAAATACAGATATTAATTCAGGATGAAGATTGTATTTTTCAACGGAGGCAATATATTCCGTATAATGCGTTTCATAAAACTTCATAGAATATATTTGTTGTTATTTGTTACATTTTATTATTTATTTAGTTATTTAGCGAGAGAAGTCAGTGATACATCATTGTATTTCTCAATCGTGTCACTTGAAAGTTTAAATCCGTATATTTCCTTGCATGTTGTATAAATTGGATTGTTTCTACAGTGTAATTTTCAATTGTTTTTTGGGAAAGTTCAAATCCATGTATTTCATTACATGTTGTATTAATTGGATTGTCTTCACATTCTAATTCTTGTAAATTGGGAGGAAGATTATTTAGAGAAGTTAATTGACAGTTTTCACAATACAATTCTTGTAGATTGCGAGGAAGATTGTCAAGAGAAGTAAGTTGATTGTTTGAACAAACTAATTTTTTTATATTCAGAGGAAGATTGTCAAGAGAAGTAAGTTGATTGTTTGAACAATTTAATAGGTGTAAAGTGGATGGAAGATTACCGATAGAAGTCAGTTTATTATTATCACAATATAATCTTCGTAGAGTGAAAGGAAGATTGAAAGAAGTTAATTGATTCTCATAACAATATAATTCTTCTAGATTGGGTGGAAGATTGTCAAGAGAAGTCAGTACAATCTAATGTTTTTAATTTTGTGTATAGAGATAAATCCGGTAAAACAGTTAAGTTTTGTTTCGATAAATTTAATGATGTTACGGTATAATCTGTCATTTTATTCGTTTGTTTGTTTGTTTGCATAGGACAACATTCTTTTTCCATGCGTTTGATTTCATTGTATTGTTCAATTGTTTTTTTAGAAAGTTCAAATCCATACATTTTCTCGCAAATTGTATAAATTGGATTCTTTTTACAATGTAATTCTTGTAAAGTAAGAGGTAAAATATCAAGAGAAGTGCCAAAGGCGGACTCTAATCGGTCGTTACGAAAGCCGAGCCTTGTGAGTTGATTAGAGTGACACCATAATTCTTGTAAATTGGGAGGAAGATTTTTGAGAGAAGTGAGTTGATTAGAGTGACAATATAATGTTTGTAAAGTGGGAGGAAAATTTTCGAGAGATGTAAGTTGATTATGCGAACAATCTAAATTTTGTAAAGTAAGAGGTAAAATATCAAGAGAAGTGCCAAAGGCGGACTCAGCTCCGCCGAGCCTTGTTAGTTGATTACGTTGACACCATAATTCTTGTAAAGTGGGAGGAAAATTTTCGAGAGATGTAAGTTGATTAGAGTGACAAAATAATGTTTGTAAAGTGGGAGGAAAATTTTTGAGAGATGTAAGTTGATTATGCGAACAATCTAAATTTTGTAACTGGGAAGGAAGATTGTTAAGAGAAGTGAGTTGATTATTAAAACAATCTAATTCTTGTAAAGTGGGAGGAAGGTTGTCAAGAGAAGTCAAATAATTATTTGAACAATGTAATATTTGTAGATTTGGGTATAAAAATAAATCCGGTAAAACCGTCAATTTTCGATTCGATAAATCCAATTCTGTTACGGTATAGTCTGTCATTGTAGTTTGTTTGTTATTTCTGAAAAAAGATTTTCAATTTTTCGGTCCTTTGTTTTATTATCATAATATGCAAAAATAGATATAAGTATTTATTAATTTATTATTTGCACAATATAATATTTGTAAATTGGAAGGAAGATTGTCCAGAGAAATAAGTTGATTGTTGTAACAATGTAATATGTGAGTCAATTTTCGATTCGATAAATCCAATTCTGTTACGGTATAATCTGGCATTTTATTATTTTATTTTAACACGGGACAACATTCTTTTTCCAAATTTTCGATGCGTTTGATTTCATTGTATTGGTCAATTGTTTCTATAGAAGGACTAAATCCATATAGTTTCTTACTTATTGTAAAAATTGGATTATTATAACAATTAAATTCTTGTAAAGTGTGAGGAAGATTTTCAAGAGAAATCAGTTTATTATCGTGACAATGTAATCTTTGTAAAGTGGGAGGAAGATTTTCAAGAGAAATCAGTTGATTGTTGTAACAATATAATTCTTGTAAAGTGGGAGGAAGATTTTCAAGAGAAATCAGTTTATTATATGAACAATGTAATATTTGTAGATTGCGAGGAAGATTGTCAAGAGAAGTAAGTAGATTATTATAACAATCTAATTTTTGTAAAGTGGGAGGAAGATTTTCAAGAGAAATCAGTTTATTCTTTTCACACTGTAATGTTTGTAAATTGGGAGGAAGATTGTTAAGAGAAGTGAGTTGATTATTATAACAACATAATATTTGTAGATTGGGAGGAAGATTGTCCAGAGAAATAAGTTGATTGTTGTAACAATGTAATATTTGTAGATTGGGAGGAAGATTGTCAAGAGAAGTAAGTAGATTATTATAACAATCTAATTTTTGTAAAGTGGGAGGAAGATTTTCAAGAGAAATCAGTTTATTATATGAACAATGTAATGTTTGTAAATCGGGAGGAAGATTATCCAGAGAAATAAGTTGATTAATGTAACAATACAATCTTTGTAAAGTGGGAGGAAGATTGTTAAGAGAAGTGAGTTGATTATTATAACAACATAATATTTGTAGATTGGGAGGAAGATTGTCCAGAGAAATAAGTTGATTGTTGTAACAATGTAATATTTGTAGATTGGGAGGAAGATTGTCCAGAGAAATAAGTTGATTGTTGTAACAATGTAATATTTGTAGATTGGGAGGAAGATTGTCCAAAGAAATCAGTTTATTATATGAACAATGTAATATTTGTAGATTGGGAGGAAGATTGTCCAAAGAAATCAGTTTATTATGTGAACAATCTAATGTTTGTAGATTGGGAGGAAGATTGTCCAGAGAAGTCAGTTGATTATTGTCACAATGTAATATGTGTAGATTTGTGTAGAGAGATAAATCCGGTAAAACTTGTAAGTTTTGTCTCGATAAATTCAATTGGGTTACGGTATAGTCTATCATGGTATTCGTTTATTACAAAAATATAAAAAACAAATATCAATTTTATTTTAACACGGGACAACATTATTTTTCCAAATTTTCGATGCGTTTGATTTCATTGTATTGTTTCATTGTTTTTATAGAAAGTTCAAATCCATACATTTGCCTGCATGTTGTATAAATGGGATTCTTGCGACAATGTAATTCTTGTAAAGTAAGAGGTAAAATATCAAGAGAAGTGTCAAAGGCGGACTCTAATCGGTCGTTATCACTCCCTCGAAAGTCGAGCCTTGTGAGTTGATTGTTTGAACAATGTAATGTTTGTAAATTGGGAGGAAGATTGTCCAGAGAAATAAGTTGATTGTTGTAACAATGTAATATGTGAGTCAATTTTCGATTCGATAAATCCAATTCTGTTACGGTATAATCTGGCATTTTATTTGTTTATTTAAAAAACAAATATCAATTTTATTTTAACACGGGACAACATTCTTTTTCCAAATTTTCGATGCGTTTGATTTCATTGTATTGGTCAATTGTTTCTATAGAAGGACTAAATCCATATAGTTTCTTACCTATTGTAAAAATTGGATTGTTTGAACAATTAAATTCTTGTAAAGTAAGAGGTAAAATATCCAGAGAAGTAAGTTGATTATCGTGACATTGTAATTCTTGTAAAGTGGGAGGAATATTTGTAAGAGAAGTTAGTTGATTACAGTGACAATCTAATTTTTGTAAAGTGGGAGGAAGAGTATCCAGAGAAGTAAGTTGATTATCGTGACATTGTAATTCTTGTAAAGTGGGAGGAATATTTGTAAGAGAAGTTAGTTGATTATCGTGACAATATAAGTATTGTAAAGTGTTAGGAAGATGGTCAAGAGAAGTTAGTTGATTACTAAAACAATATAATTTTTGTAAAGTGATAGGAAGATTGTTTAGAGAAGTAAGTTGATTATATTGACATTGTAATTCTTTTAAAGTGGGAGGAATATTTGTAAGAGAAGTTAGTTGATTATCGTTACAATGTAAGTATTGTAAAGTGTTAGGAAGATGGTCAAGAGAAGTTAGTTGATTACTAAAACAATCTAATTCTTGTAAAGTGGGGGGAAGATGGTCAAGAGATGTCAGTTGATTATTAAAACAATATAATTTTTGTAAAGTGATAGGAAGATTGTTTAGAGTGCCAAAGGCGGACTCAGCTCCACCGAGCCTTGTGAGTTGATTATATTGACAATCTAATCTTTGTAAATTGGGAGGAAGATTATCGAGAGACGTTAGTTGATTATGTGAACAATCTAATCTTTGTAGATTTGTGTAGAGAGATAAATCCGGTAAAACTTTTAAATTTCGTCCCGATAAATTCAATTGGGTTACGGTATAGTCTGTCATTGTATTCGTTTATTTGATAAAAAATAAAACAAAATAAAAAAAATCAATTTTATCTGGGAATCTTGAAACCGTCCCGTCGGTTACCAATATATTTAGGAATTTTGTTCTTATTTGTTTTTTTTCATTCGTTTATTCATACATCATTTTTCTTAAAAGAGTTATGAACACTTATGCGTTAAAGCACTTAAAGAAAAAGAGTATTATACTGTATCACAATGGCAAGAACCTCCAAAATCGAAAAAACCTCAACCGTCTCCGTCCCAGCTCCTGCAGTAGAAACTACTACCCTCTCTGTTTCCGTCGCACCTGTAGAAAAGAAACAACGAAAGCCCAAGGCTGAAAAGGTGGTTCCCGTGGATGAACCCGTTGCCGTTGCACCAGTTGTCCCTGTTGTTGAATCAGTTGTGGATGAAGCCGTTGCCCCTGTTGTTGTTCCTTTACTTGAAAAGTTGAGTGATTTCAGTTCGAAACTGCTTCAACTATCTGCCCTAACCTCGGCACTAAAGACCGAGTATAAGGCGTTGGAGAAGGCTGTTGCGAAGGAACAGAAGAAATCTGCCCAGAAGGGTCATAAGAAAAAGGCGACGGGAAACCGTCAGCCATCGGGATTTGTGAAGCCAACTTTAATTACGGATGAGTTGGCGCACTTTCTTGGAAAGTCGGTTGGTTCCAAATTGGCTCGCACGGATGTGAGTAAGGAAATCAATGCGTATATTCGCGCAAACAGTCTTCAGGACAAGGCAAATGGTCGTCATATCATTCCAGATGTGAAGTTGTCTACATTGTTGAAGATTAAGGACGGTGATGAACTTACCTACTTTAACTTGCAACGATACATGAAGCACCACTTTATTAAGGAGGTTGCTGTTGTTGATGCAGTGACTGCTTAGAACCTATTACACTTTTTATAAAAACAAAAACATAATATAACCACATCAAAAAATAAGAGAAACATTTCTCATATTTTTAATTGAATAACGAAATTTATATCCACATATAATAGTTGCTATTAAATGAAAAAAACACATAAAAAAATACACCAAACAAAAAAACATACATGTAATAGAAACAATAAAACTAAAACTCAACAAGGTGTTCGAGTTGGTGGAAACAATAAAATTAAAATACTTACGTCAGGAATGGTGGCTTCATTCACAGGAATAGTTGATTTAACCAACTATACAAATCTTACCGAACTAAACATTAGTGAAAATAAAACTGTTACTGGGTTTACAAACATTCCAAATACAGTGATAAAAATAATTATAAATAACACCAATATTAAAACCATTGACCGATTTCCGGATGGATTAAAAGAATTACAATGCACAAATATGCAAAAAAATACAGTAGAACATCTTCTTTCACATCTTCCGCCAAATTTAGAAATATTACATGTAAATAAAAACGGACTTACAGGGCGCTTTATTTCATTTCTTCCACCAAATATAAAAGAACTGCAATGTTCCGAAAATAAAATAACCGAAATTCATGTTCCGCCATCTCTCTATAAACTAAATTGTGTAAAGAACGAATTAACATCTATTTATTTTGACCCCGCGTGTATATTGATGAAATTACAATGTGATATGAATCCCGAATTAACACATATTGATATTTTACCAAATACATTGACACAGGTTAGTGCGATAGATACTCCTATTGAATTTCTTATTAAAGACACACAGACATACCGAATATCTCAAAAACATGAATTGTATATGAAAATGAAACATCGCTCTATAAATGACACATTAACACGGGGCGGAAGACTTGATTTGGGTCTTCCATTATTTTGGAATGAGTCGCCGATAGTCGAAGACTATCTTACCTATCTATTGCATCATCGTCCTGAAATCATGGATGAAATTCAATTTAGTATTAACAATAGTATCAAAAATGGATTACAGACAAATCGATTGAATTGTGTTACGGCGATTCGTTTTTTTATGGAGAACCATTTATTTGATGAAAATGGGCAAAGGCAAATAACAAAATTGTCGGTTTTATTTACTACCAACGACGGAATTCAGTTCGATCCATTTATTGAAAATCGTAACATTGCAATATATTTATTTGGAATTATGCCGGAAAATGAAGTAAATGCTATATACAATTTGGATACAAAAGAAACCTATTTACTACATGCGTGTAAATACAACGACGTTGAATTGGCAGAATGTATTGTTTCTCGATTACGAGACAACGCAACTCTTCATAAAAAAGATGATTTTGGGTATGATGCGGTTTATTATGCGAAACAATTTCGTATGAAACATGTGTTGCATCAAATTCATGAATTGGATGAGAAAACGAATGAAAAAATGCATGAAAAAGAAAAAGAAACGAATACAGAAAAAAAACGAAAACATATTTTGCCACTTCCTCCACCCCCCGGAATAAAAATGCGAATAGAAAATGGATGGAATCCTATCGACCTTCAATATGTCGATATACATACATGGTTGTTATCAAACACGGATAATATAGTATTGTCGTTTCATAAAAATACAATTGTCAGTAATTATCCGGCTATTTCTATTTGTATATCGTTACAGGATATTGCCACTATCATGCGTCAGCCATCGGTATATGTAAAAGAGTGTGTATATATTAAAGATAATTTATTGGATTACGGACAAACCAGCGAACCATCCACTACCTATATTTCCATGTCGTCTTTGGGAATTGTTGGTATGAAACATCCCATGTTGATGAGTTTAGAATCTATATATAAACTAAAAGGAGGCGAACACATACATGCAACAAAACAAAAAACGATTCGCGGAATTTCAGAAAAGTATATATTGCATCATCCGTCCTCGCATGGATTTTTGGTAGAAGGAGAATATATGGGCTTTGCCACAAAACAAAGCTTGTCCTTAACGAATTATTCAAAACACTGGGATATTGCTATGAACGCCTATTTACGCAATGGACCGAACTATTTTTTATCGGATGAATTTTTAAAATATCATCGTCGTTTCGGAAAAAATGTGGATGAAGCGAGAGAAAACGTATTGAAAAATATTGAAAATATAGATATGGCATTTACCTATGCCCCGAGAACCGGAGATTTGGTGACGGTATTTCGAGGAACCAAGAACAAACAGTCGGATGCGCCTTATACGGGAGTTCAATCGGGATTTATTTCTACGACAGCAAATGAAGACATTCTTGAAATGGGAGATACATTTATTTCATTATCGGACAAATGTTGTGTGTATGTATATACGGTGGAAGCGGGTATTCCGTATATATCTATGAATAAATTGAGTCATTATTCAGAGGAAGACGAAATATTATTTCCGAGAGGATTGATTGTTACGGTAGATGATACGGAAATAACGGAAGATGGATTCAAAAAATATTTATGCACCATACACATGCCAGAAGATATTCAAGAACGATATCCGTTAAAAGAAAAATGCATTATCTATGATGCCTATATTTTTTAAAATTGAAAATATTTGTTTATATTTTTTAGAAAATAAACAAACAAATAAAATGGCAGACTATACCGTAACCCAATTGAATTTTTCGAATCGAAGATTAACTGTCTTACCGGATTTATCTCTCTACACAAATCTACAAACATTATTGTGCCAAAGTAATCAACTGACTTCTCTGAACAATCTTCCTTCAACGTTACAAACATTATGTTGTGAAGATAATCAACTCATTTCTCTGGACAATCTTCCTTCCAATCTACAAATATTACATTGTAAAAAGAATCGGCTGACTTCTCTGAACAATCTTCCTTCAACGTTACAAACATTATGTTGTGAATATAATCAACTCGCAAGGCTCGGCGGAGCTGAGTCCGCCTTTGGCACTTCTCTCGAAAATCTTCCTCCCAATTTACAAACATTATATTGTTATAATAATCAACTCACTTCTCTTGACAATCTTCCTTCCACCTTACAAATATTACATTGTTACAATAATCAAATCACTTCTCTCAAAAATCTTCCTCTGAATCTACAAACATTAGATTGTGCAAACTGTCAACTTACTTCTCTTGACAATCTTCCTCCCACTTTACAACTATTAAATTGTGAAGTTAATAAGTTGACTTCTCTCGACAACCTTCCTCCGAATTTACAAACATTAATTTGTAACAATAATGAACTAACTTCTCTGGACAATCTTCCTCCCACTTTACAACTATTAAATTGTGAAGTTAATAAGTTGACTTCTCTCGACAACCTTCCTCCGAATCTACAAACATTATATTGTCGTGATAATAAAATCATTTCTCTGGATATTTTACCTCCTACTTTACAAGAATTATATTGTTCAAAAAATCCAATTTACACAACATGCAAGAAAATACATGGATTTGAACTTTATGTAAAAACAATTGAACAATACAATAAAATCAAATGCATTGAAAATTTGGAAAAAGAATGTTGTCCCATGTTAAAATAAAATACCATCAACTGATAAATAATTTTTTATACAGTAACCTATTTGAATTTATCGTTTAAGAAAATTGAATTGTATATTACATAAATAATTATCAATAATTATCATATACATGCTAAAAATTCCGTCAAAAATTCATAGTTCTGGGTATTATACAAATCCAGAACGGTACTTTATAAAATATGGAGTAGAAATAAAAGAATATAAAATACATAAATATGTGTATGATTTACACATTGTTCCAATTCCAAATATTATGAATTATGATAAAACAAGTAAAATAATGGTACTACAAAAAATTACCGGTTGTAATTTATCGGATTTTTACGGAGAAAATTCAAATGATATTCCAACATTATTATTTGAAAAAGTACGAGATATTGTGAAGATATTAATGCAACATGATATTGAATATCCAGATATTACAGGATATAATTTTATGTTGGATAATAATGGAAAAGTATGGATTGTCGATTTTGAACACGCAACCTATGGAAAAATACAAAATACATTTGTAAAACAATTTTGCGATGATACAAACAAAATTCTTACATGGAACCCAGATTTTATGTAAGAATCCAGATTTTATGTAATTTTCTTTAGTGAACGACGACGATTACGACGAGACATTTTGGTAGTAGTTCTACGTTTATATTTTTTTGAATAACCAGAACCATACATAATATGTAATCCGTCTTCATACTCTTTAATAAACATATCGCTTTTACTACCACCTTTTATTTCCATTGTTTTTTTCACCTTTGTAACCTTTGTAAATGCATATCCAATACGAATTCGAGATAATATTTCATAAGAACCATATGTTAATTGGTCTGAAAAATCAGAGAGAGTTTTAAACATGGCAAGTGCTCGAATAATCATAATTCGACTTATATCTGTTTGTAATCCACGGAATAAAATAGGTTTTTTTAGATTTATAACAGGTTTAAAAATATGAACCATTTGTGGCATAATAGGGAAAAATATCAACTCTAAATTTGTATTATCCGCATAAGATAAAATATTGCTATAATCTGTCAAAAGCATACCAGTAGGTCTAAACAATACATTATGTCCTCTGGCTAATAAACCTAAAATTAAAGGAATTTGCTCTTCAACTTTGCATACAGATTCATCAACTTCTATAAATCCAAATGGTCCTTGTGCTAATTTTCCATTTGCAATTTTCAATATTTTATTTTCAATTATATATTCGTCGTTGAACATATTTCCCATTTTTGCATTTTGTCGATAGATTTCATTTTTAGTACCATATTTATCGTCGTATTTTGTAATATATAAGGGTGATTCATTATTTTCAGGATTGTCCGGATATACAAAATTATTTTCAATAAGCTTTTGATTTCCGTCGTCCATATATGTCACAGTTGCCATATAATTTAAATATGTTTCAAAACCAGCAGCGGTTAGTTTATCTGGAAACATAAAATATTCATGCATTTCCTCAGAAACAGGATTTACCGCCTCGTCCATTTCCAAGAACCGGTAATACATAGGATTTCTATTTTTTGAGGCGCCAGCTCCAGATGCGGTTTCTTCACTTGTTAAACATTCTGGATGTTCAACATATATTGTTTTTTGCATTTCTAATTTATTATCATTGTAATGTTGAACCAGTCTGTCGTCATAATCAAGAGATAACCATAAATATTCAATAGGTAATTGTATTATATTCATATTTAACACAAATTTTTTAGTGTTGAAAATAAGAGATAAAATACGGTCATCTGCCTTTCCAGATTGTTTTGGATTTGCACTTTCTTTTATCCATTCTTTTATTAGTTGTTTTGATTCATGTGACTGTGAAAAAAACATAATCCCTCCAGATGTTTCAAATATATACGGGTCATACGTTATACTCTCGTCCATTCTATAACTTGAACGTGGATCAATTGACCATCCGCGCGCCATAAAATCAACATTTTCCATATCAAAAATATGTGGATACTTACGGATAAACATATCACCGTCAATATATAATACATTTCTCCCTGTACATAATTCAAGAGCCTTTTGAATGAATAACGGTTTTGCGTTAATTGCCATTTGATACCCACCAGCTCCTGCAAATTCGGGATATTCTATCGCCATGTGATTGCAATTAAATTTCGCACATTCAGTTTTCCATTTTTCAATCATAGTTTCGAATTGAACTGGTTCATAATAACGGAATGTTTTATGTAATACATCATAAATATTTGAATTTATAAATTCCTTTCCAAAAAAAGTATAGGTTGTTTTCTTTTTTAATTCTGAATTTATTAATTCATTAAACCTATCCTTTTCTTTTTTATAAAACAAAATTTTACTCTTATATTCCTCTCTCTCTTCATTTGTAATAACATCTCTTTCATCAAAAAATATTTTCTTAATCATTTTTCCATTTTTATTGGTATGAAATACATCAAAAATATGTTCCTTATTCATTTCAAGCACCACAATCATAATCTCCTTAAATTTGCTATGTATATCATCTGGTTCAAATAATACAAATTCGGGTGATGTTGTACCTTCACGTTTGGATATTTCGATTGCATGTTTTGCCTTATTAAATTTATCGTCGCCAATGATATTAAATGTTTCATAAATAGAATCTAAATACGATTTTGAATATTTTTCAATAATATTGTTAAAATCCTTATTTTTATCAAAATGCATACTTAAATGATTAATCAATGTTGTAACATCATTAATTTTAAATTTTTTTTGTTCTATAAGCATCATTACATAAAAATTTATAGCATAGGCGATAACCTTGACTTTAATTTCTTCAAAAAATGAAATACATGGTCGAGCCAAATTTCCATTCCAATTTCCTCTACCCCACCAATATGTTACAACCACAAAATTACTTTTTTCATTTACTATTATAGGTGATGTATTTGATTTGTTTATAATTTCACTTAATGATGACATATACATAAACTGTATATTTAATCTTTATGTAACCAAATAAATTGAAAATCTTTTTTTCAAATAAAACAAAGAAAGATAACCAAGAAAAGACCAATAAAAGAAATGGGCGCAAAATCTTCTAAATCACAATATGTGAAAAAATGTATAGATTTGAATTAACCATAGATGAATTTATCGAAAAGAATGTTGCCCACTAATGAAATAATCAAGAATGCAATAGAATAATCTGTGAAAAAATTGAAAAATTTTTTTTATATTTTTGTGTGCATAAAAAAATCAATACATACAAAATGCAAGTAGAGCAATTTCAACGTATAGGTGAAACAGACGAAGACATTCGACGCGCAAATAAATACACGATTTTCCCGAATCAAATTTTGGCGCATGAAGAAATCATCAAGGCATCTTTGATAAATCCATACACAACACTTATCGCGCAAATGCAATCCGGTAAAACCGATACGTTTTTACTCACTGCCTTTGAATTTCTACGAAATGAAATGGTAAATCAAGTGATTATTTTCTCGGGAAACAATGATACTACACTAAAAGACCAAATGCTCGCCAATATTTCCGAGTTTCGACATAAATACGTGGCGCATTTGCAGAATATATTAAGTCAACCTTGGCGTGAGGCAAATGACATATACGACAATTGCGTAATTCGTATTAAAGTATTGTGGCCAAGCCAACTTTCAAATATTGTCAATAAAAAACAATCAACTGCAAAAAAAACAATAACCAAGTTAGAAAATACACCAACCCTCTATATTTGGGAGGAATCGCATTACGCACAAAGTATCGGAATGATACCAAGTATGTTTTTGAATATGTTTCATTTATCTCCCGCGGGTGATGTCGAATCATATACAAAAAGGAATAATTATTTCTTATCGGTATCCGCCACACCTTTTAGTGAAATACAAAACATCATTCAACATCGACAGCAAAAAAATATTGTGTATTTAAAACCGGCGGATTCATATACCGGAATACAGAATTTTATTAAAAATGAACAAATCTATGAACACACGGGAACTATCGATGATATGTATTCCGCCATGGAAACGTCCGAACAAAAATTTGGAGAAACTCCGAAATACGGAATTGTCCGAGCCGTTAAATCCGAAAAATACGCAGAAATTATCCTCTTAAAAGGATGGGACATAAAATATTATAATATGGAAATACGCGATGTTGAAAATACGCGATTGGCGGAACAGCCCGAAAGAAACACCATTTTATTTATTAAAGGCGCGATGAGAATGGGTCAGCAAGTCGATAAAACACATATTGGATTTTGTTTTGAAGATGCCGAATCTTCCAATACCGATACTATTTTACAGTCACTTATCGGTAGAATGTGCGGATTTTCGCCAAATATAAAACATATTTGTATTTATATACACCAAAATATTTTACAGAAACACGACATTGACAAATATAGCGAATTTATGAATGAAATGGCATTGGGTTCGGAACACATCATTGACGCGGGTAAATTTTGTCCAACAAACGCAATGAACTGTGTATCTGTTCCTCCTCCGCCAACACTTGAGGATAAAATAAATAGTATGAAAACACGGCGTGAAAAGGAGTATCATTGCTCACCCATTTACATTCCCGTCAAATATATGACAAAAGAATTCATACGAAATAAAAATATAACGGACATTGAAACCATATTACATAATCCAGAATCGTATCCAGAAATCATAAATAGAAATTCAAATGAACAAACCGTGAATATTCGCAAACGGTTTTCGGAGGCGCTGACAAAAGGTGAAATTATGTCATTTCATCTATTGAGTAAAAAAACAAACCAGACCATTTTCACAAAATTGGTACAAGCCATTTCAAATAATTCCTATTTCAATTCTGGGGCATCCAGTGACCGAATTCATATTTGGGAGGTGGATGTTGCGAGTAGTCGAGGCGGAAATGATTATTCGGTGGGTGACCTATTTATAGAAATAAAAACAGACATATTAAATACGGAATTTGCACCATGTATGCGTGGACGACCTAAAACGGCGATTACAACTGCAAGAGAGGTGTTTTATCATTCAATAATTGAAACGAATATGATTATAGAAGCAAAGACAACTGAATTAATTAAATAATTAACTTTAACAAAAATTAACTTTAACAAATTTTCTTAACAAACATCTGAATGTCGCTCATGCCAAGAACAACAATTTTTTTATGAAATCCCGAGATAAATCCATCAATTCCACGTTGCGTTAAATCAGGACCTCCCCAGCCATAATCGTCGAAAATAAGTATGCCTCCCCGTTTTAGTTTTCGAAAACTTAATACAGCATCTTCCAACACAAAACTTGGTTCATGATTTCCGTCAATATAAATGATATCGAAAAAGTTATCGGGTAAGGTAGGTATTATATTATGTGAATATCCCCGACGAACCTCAATTTTATTTTTTTTACCTGAATTTTCGATATTGTTAAGAAACATGCGGTAGATGGTTTCTTGTTCGCCGTTGTATTCTGGATATTCGCCATAGTGTTCCCACGGATCAATTGCATACAATTTACTTTGTTCGTGAATGGCAAATGACGTTTCAACCGATAATAAATTAGCGCCATAAAATGCGCCAATTTCAAGATAATTTATGGGTCGGTCATTATAATTTTTTTCGTCTATAATTGAAAACCAGTTGTCTGCCAATCTATAGTGTTCGCCTTTGAAATTCGTTAATTTATGTATCATATATAGATAAAATACGAATGGCTTTATTTGAATTATCTTGGTAAAATTGATTTAAAAACATCTTATATTAACTATAGAAATGCGTAAATACAATTGTGGCGTATGTGGAAAGGAATCATGTATAAAACAAAAACAAACAACCAACACAACGAATATCGTTAAAGATGTTTCTACCGAAAAAATACATATTCAAAAACCATTTTTAAAATGGGTCGGCGGAAAAACTCAAATAATAGATAAACTTATTGCCGATTTTCCAGTTGAAATAAATAATTATCGTGAAGCATTTTTGGGAGGAGGTAGTGTTTTATTCGCTTTATTATCTTATGTAGAAAGTGGAATTATAAAGATACACGGAAATATATATGCGTATGATTTGAATGAACCATTAATTTATATTTACAAAAATATCCAAACACACCATAACGAATTATATGATAGTATGCAAACTATTATTACGGAATTTAACGAATGTGAAAATGGAGAAATTAATCGAATGCCTGCAACGATAGAAGAAGCAAAAATCGCAAAAGAAAATTACTATTATTGGATAAGATGCAAATATAACAAATTATCTATCGACGATAAAAAAGGAATAGTAGGTTCGGCTATGTTTATATTTTTAAATAAAACTTGTTTTAGAGGTGTATTTAGAGTTGGTCCAAACGGATTTAATGTTCCCTATGGCAACTATAAAAATCCAGAAATTATAAATAAAGAACACATAGACGAAATACATAATTTAATACAAAATGTGGTATTTGAATGCCGTGATTTTAATACATCACTTATAAATGTAGAACCGAATGATTTTGTATATTTGGACCCTCCCTATGCACCCAACACAGGTACTTCCTTTGTCGCATATACAAAAAATGGTTTTAATATAGAAAATCATACTAATTTATTCGCATTAATACACATGTTAACCGATACAAATAAAAAAATAATGTTAAGTAATGCCGATGTAAGTCTCGTGCGTGAAAACTTTACAAATGAAAAATATAATATATCATCGATTCTATGTAAAAGGTCCATTAATTCTAAAAATCCAGACGCAAAAGCAAAAGAAGTTATTATAAAGAATTATTAAACCATGCGTCAAATGTTTCAAAATAGTTTTCATCGTCGCCGAATAAAACCGCAATATTGTTTTCAATAAATATTTTATTTAATAGTATATATTTTTTTTCGTTTGAAACCAGTTTATTTTTCAAAAATCCACTTACACAAAATCCATAAATTATTTCAAATCCAGCGCCAAAATCCAATTCATACTCTCGTTTAAGTGCAATTCCCGCCCATAATTTAGTTTCTACGGAACCATCTACGTTTTGCTCCTTTTTTTCTAATATTTTTATCACTTTTCTACCGTTATTATATTCAATAATATATGCTTCATCGGGACACCGACATGAATCAATATTGTATTTTTTTTTCATATACTTCTTTAATCCATTTTGTAATACAAATACAATTGTTTTATCCTCAAATGTTTTTGATAAATAATAATTATATTTGATTGATGCTTTTTTGGAAAAATTTGTTTTCGTGTATCCAATTTCTAACAATCTTTTCTGATTGTTAGTTTTTTCTTCAAATTGTTTTCCATAATGATTTGTATTTGCCCCACCTGCACCGGTTCCATTATTAATTACGGACTGTTGTTGAAATGTTTGTTGGAATAGTTGTTGGAGTGTTTGTTGTTGTTGGAGTGTTTGTTGTTGTTGGAGTGTTTGTTGTTGTTGGAGTGTTTGTTGTTGTTGGAGTGTTTGTTGTTGTTGGAGTGTTTGTTGTTGAAGGTCTATCGTATTATTCATATAATAATGTAATATCTATACGTAATTATATTTCAATTTTCTGAGGCGCTGTTGCGATAGCGATCATCTACCTGCTGTTCTAGGACCGATTCGAACTATTCCTTTCCCTTTCCATTCATTCCATGATATATCTTTTCCTTCCACCATAGGCGTTTCAGGGTGTTCTTGGTCATATTTTTCCCCCTGTTTGTTTCCACTATTTATAAACATATCACTGATTAGTTTGCCTACAAGAATACTCCCTTCACCATAGTTAATTTTCTTATCTTCAATCATACGCATCACATAAATAACCTTTTTAAAGAGGTGTATATCAATTTCGTCTTTTACCAGTTTATGAAAAATAGATGTAAATTTGTTGTATAAAAAATGGCATTTCAACTGACACAATTCCATAAATTGTTCGGGGTGATTGCGCCGAAGTTCTCCATGGTCGATTTTTAACTTTTCAATTAACGCAAGAGATACTTCTAATTTTCGACTATATTGTTCTTTTCTTACATAATCCGTATTATCTATTGGTTCATCCATTTCACTTGAAGCTTTTGCGAACGCAACGCGGTCTTGAGGAGTAATATTGGGTAAACCAAAATTTTCGTTCATAATATATTTTATTCGGATGTTTGTTTATGTTGTTTTATTGGTTTTTCGCCCACATCCCCACCAACAAGATGATACTTCTACTTGTTCAACAAGTATAGGAATATCGCTAACTGCCTCTTTAATAACGGGAATGGATAGTTCTACAATTGGTTCTAAAACAACGCCGATTACTTCTGCCACAATTTCAACTTCCATGTATAATATATATATTCATATTATTGTCGTAGACCGTGTCTCTCAGGGCTTTTGCCCTGAGAGACGCATAATGACGAAAATATGGTCATCTACTTTATTTTGTTTCCATGTATTTTATAAATCCATGCTAAAATATCATTTGATGACATATTTTTTGTGTCCATCTTTCCTAAAGGAAAAAACTGTGGTTTGGTTGCGCTCTTATTCATATAATACAAATAATCTCCCCGTTTTCCACGTCGAATACTCCAATCTTTATTTAAACATCGAACAATAGATGTATTGTTGTTGTAAATTGCAGGTCTCTCTCGTAGAGACTCTGATGGCGAAGACGACTCTGATAACGAAGAACCAGACAACAAAAAAGGTTTAATATCGTCCCATGTTAATTCCGATAATGGTTTTTCAATACCTTTTAATGAAACACGCGAAGTTCCAAACTCAATATATGCGCCAAACTTACCATTTTTTAAATGTACCATTTCTCCCGAAACAGTAGTTCCAATAATATCATTCGTTAGTTCATCGAATGAGTATATGTTTCCCTCTTGTATTTTCAAAAGAGGAGATACCGATATATATGTTTTTTTATTCGTGGGTTTTTTTGAAAGAAGTTGGAGAGAAGGCTGTCCATTAAAAAACAACAATTTATATGTACCATCCGGTCCAATAATTGGGGGATGTTCGGTTTCTTTTTTGGATTCAGGTTGAATGATATTGGATGCCAATTCTTGTATTAATTTTTTACATACAAATAGACAATTATTTGCATCATTTATGTCATTCTTTACGTCATTCTTTATACAAATCTTGTCCAATTCTTCTTCCATTTCTTTCGTATATGAATACAAAAACAATGGATTAAACCACTGAATTAAAAAATCAATAACCTGTTTTCCTAAGGGAGTCAATTGTAATTTGTTCTTTTCCGTTCCCATAATACGATTGGTAACGGTTTCTATACATGTTTCATCATTCGCCGAAGAAAACATAAATTCGCGACACGTATATGTTTTTCCAATAATATCTCCACAAGTCACATATTTTCGGTCGATAATAGTATGTACAATAGAGGCAAATGTAGAGGGACGACCAATTCCCAATTCTTCCAATGCATGTATTAACGAAGCCTCTGTATATTTTTTACTTTTTCCGGTCCATTGAACGGTTGCGTGTATCCAATTTGGGAAGGGAACTTTGGAAGAAAGCAATGATTGTAAAAAAAGAAGTTGTCCTTTTGCTTTTATTTTTACTTTATCTTCGTCTTTTTGTACGACAATTCGCCAACCAATTTCAATGGGAATTACTGTAGTGTTTTCGTAACAAATATTATATGTGGGCGTGGTTGTAGTTATTGTAGAAATCGTATGTGAATCTATTGCGGGAATCATACAACTTTGAACCGTTATTTCCCAAATAAGTGCATACAATAACACACATGTATTATCGTCGGAACAAATCGTGCGGGTTTCGAGATGCGTTACCCGAATTGCTTCATGTGGTTGCTGACTAAGGACTTTTTTTTCTTTTTCTTTTGTGTCGGTTTCTTTTGTGTCGGTTTCTTTTTTTTCTTTTTTTTCTTCTTCTTCTTCTTTTTCTTCAATCGAATATGCCGGTCCAAATGTATTTGAAATAAAAATACGGGCATCCCGTAAAAATACATCCGAATATTTTGTATTTTCTGTTCTCATATAGGTAATGTGTCCATTTTGATAGAGTTCTTGACACAATGCCATTGTTTTTGTAGGTGAAATATGGAGTCTACTGTGTGCCAATTGCAGTAATTTTGACGTATTTAATGGTGTTGGATGAGAAATGGTATGATGTGTGGCGGGATGAATAAATAGGTCGGAAATAGTCGCCTTATAATTTGAATTCATATATTGAAAAAATGCACGAACATCTGGTTCGTTTTGTAAGACGGGGGTTTTTAATGTAAACTGTATATTTTCAGTAAAAAAAGATGCTTTAATATCGTATCGTGTTTTTTCTTTGGTTGGTTCTTTTTCTTTGGTCGATTCTTTTTCTTCGGTTGGTTCTTTTTCTTCGGTCGATTCTTTTTCTTCGGTCGATTCTTTTTCTTCGGTCGATTCTTTTTCTTCGGTCGATTCTTTTTCTTTGGTTGGTTCTTTTTCTTCGGTCGATTCTTTTTCTTCGGATTCTAATACCAAACGCAATGCGGGAGTTTGGCATCTTCCCGCTGATAAAAAATCTGTTTTCGTCGATTGCTTCCATAAAAAGGGCGAGACTTTAAATCCTATCATCATATCCAATATTTGACGAATTTGTTGTGATTTTACTAAATTCATGTTTAATACGGTGGGTGATTGTACGGCATGGATTAAGGCGGGTTTTGTGATTTCATGAAATACAATTCGGGGCGTTGTAATAGGTAAATGAAACGCATCGCACAAATGCCACGCAATCGCTTCTCCCTCTCTGTCATCATCGGTGGCTAAAAATATACGACCGCTATCACGATATTCGTCAATGGTAGAACGAAGTTTGTCTATATATTTTGTTTTTATACTGTCAAAATCATATACCGGTAAAAAATCTGCCGTATATCGTTTTAAAACACGAAAGTGTCCATAACTTGCAATACACCGATAATTTGGACCCAAATATTGCTGGATTTTTTTACATTTTGACGGGGATTCTACAATAAGTAAATTGTTCATTACTACGTATTGTATTGTTTCTTTAACCTATTCTTATTTTCGGGTTTTATATGTTTTCTTTCCTCTTTTATGAGTTCCTTTTTTAGAACGTCCTCCTCGTTTTGATGTTCTATTTTTGCGTTTTTGTTTTCCTCCCATAGCCAAATGTTCTTCTTCAATTTCTTTTCCGTTTGATTTTGATTCTGCAACTGGCGCGGGAGAGGCAGAGGTGGGTTCTGATACTTTTTCTGTCACTTCGGGCGAATCGGATACAGTTTTTGGTTCAGCTACCGCTAAATCATCTCCTCCTTTCTTTTCTTTTTCTTTTCTCTCTCCTCCTTTCTTTTCTTTTTCTTCTCCTCCTTTTGTCTCTCCTCCCTTCTTCCATGTTTTAGATGCGATTTCCAACGCATTTTTAAACTTGAAATCCTTTTCACCCTTATGTTTTTGCCATGTTTCTTTTACGTGTTCTCTCCAAGTTTTTGCCATACTATATATATAGTATACATATATTATCTTGTATCACATTCCAAATTTATCCCGAATAATACTTGTTTTACTTGGTCCCTGTACCCTCTCACTCTCTCGTAAAACACTATATCCCGATTTTCCTAAAATAGAAGATACACTCGAGGTTGATTTATAATCCACATCATCATGCAGTTCTGGTAATACTCGCCCCATTGGTTTTTCCAATACAGTTAATAAATGCTGTGATTTCAACATTTGGCGATATTCCTGTATGGTGAGATTTCCGAAAAATTTATCCAATATATAATGTGGGTCCGGCGCGGGTTTTACATTCTGATCACCCCCATATACCTTATTTAAAAGATGATACCTCTCAAATTTTACGGAATCATTCACATTTTCCGCCATTAAATACGCCGTCGCACATTCTGGACGGCAAAATGAACCATATCCATACATCATATCCGGTTCTTCGTATTTTGGTATATAACAAGCCGGATTGTCATAGTCACACGTACACCAAAAACACGCCGATTTTTTATCAGACGGTAGTGTGCCTTTACATAATTGAATTTTTAATGTTTTTAGTTTTAAATGTATAGTATCTTTTTCCTTTTCTTTCATATCGGATTCGGTTATGACGGGTTGAAGATATGATAAAAGTTGTTTGTCGCCGTTTTTATTGTTTTTGTCTTCTATTTTATCTTCGTCCAACATTGTGTAAAAGGTCAATCGTTGGTGAGAAAGCACATCATCGGAGGTATCCGCATATCCGACAATAACAGGAGGAATCGTTGGATTGTAGGCGAGAGGGTCCGAAATGTATTTTGTTAATTCGTGATTGTATTCGTCCAAATCTCGTAAACAACAACGGAGATGTAAAATCATAGTAGATGTATTACGAGGTTTTACAAGAGGTGGAGCTACATGTACAATACCGATAATAGCATTTTTTTTCGTTGTCTTTGGCTTTTTTTGTTTTTTATCGTCGTCTGTTGGGGCAATCGGTAAAACGGATACCGCCCGACGACTTTGTTTTTTTACGAGAGGTGTATTATTATTTAACATTCTACAATAAATAATAAATAGTAGGATTTTTATATGATTTTTTCTTTTGCATACATTTTTTCTTTTATAAATTTTTTCTTTGTATAAATATAATACATATAAATACTTTTATTTGTATAATTAAATGAAAAATACAATAATAGAAGAAAATCAAAGTATTCCGTGGGTAGAAAAATATCGACCCTCCACATTAGATAATATTGTACTTGACCCGTTAAATAAAATAATGTTTCAAAATATCATTCAATACGGATATTTTCCGAATCTTTTATTTTATGGACCTCCCGGCGGCGGAAAAACAAGTACTATTATTAATCTCATACAAGAATATCAAAAACAATACAGCAATGTGCATATTATTAACAAAGGAAATATTATACATTTGAATGCATCCGATGAGAGAGGCATTGATATTATACGAAATCAAATTTCTCAATTTGTCAGCACCAAAAATATGTTCGACAATGGACTCAAGTTTGTTATTTTGGATGAGGTTGATTATATGACAAAAAATGCACAACAAGCATTAAAAATACTACTTCAAACCGCTCCCTCGACAAACATACGGTATTGTTTAATATGTAATTATATAAGTAAAATCGACGAATCCATCCAACACGAATTTATTACAGTGCGTTTTAACCAATTACCCGAGAAGGATATTTTACATTTTATACGTATTATCTGCCAAAAAGAAAATATACATATCGACGATTCCACGATTCGAACTATACGACGTATGTTTTGTAGTGATATTCGGAGCATGATAAATTATTTACAATCCAATCACCATTTGTTAGAGAATTCAAAAGAAATGGACGATGACTGGGCAACCAAATTACATAATTTGCGAGAGCCGGAAGATATCAAACGATTTATATGCAATGTTCAACAAATGCATCAGATGGATTTTCGTCAGATTTTATTGCAATATTCGCATTTTTTAATACGAAATACAAAGATTACGTCGGACATATTAAGTAAAATGGAGGTGCTCATACACACAAACAATGGAGAGAATCTTCCGCAATCGGTAATGATTCAATATTTCATCGATAATATCGTTATTCAATGATGAAATCTTATCCGATGAAATCTTATCCGATGAAATCTTATCCGATGAAATCTTATCCGATGAAATCTTATCCGATGAAATCTTATCCGATAAATCTTATCCGATGAAATCTTATCCGATAAATCTTATCCAATGAAAAAACATACTATTTCTCCACTATTTGTATCATCGTCGTCAAACTCACTGCGAAACTCGCCCGAATATACGGTTTGTTTATCGTCAAATAATGTAAATGTGCCACGTCCTTCAATGTAGTCATTCACAAATGCTCCTTCATATATTCCCTTGATTGATATATATTTTCCATGACCGTGCCTGTCACCGTTATAAAATTCGCCTTCATATACGTCGCCATTTACAAATGTATATTTACCGTGACCATGCATATAGCCGTTGTAAAATTCTCCCTCAAATATTCCATCATCGCAAACATATTTGCCGTGTCCGTGACGTTTACCGTTGTAAAATTCGCCTTCATACATACTTCCCGATGCATATATATGCCGATTTCCAGTTACTTTTTCTTTTGTTTTATTTGTGTCGTTTTCATTTGTGTCATTTTCTTTTGTTTTATTTGTGTCGTTTTCTTTTGTTTTATTTGTGTCATTTTCTTTTTCCTCTTTTTCATTCCATAAATTTGAATATTTATTCCAATAAATACTTATCCACCCATCGGTATGTCTTTCTTCTAATTCTATTTCTCCATCGTCTATTTCTCCAATTTCAATCATTAATACACAAACAATATATTGTTTATAACATTTATTTCAACAGATACATCGACCCAATCATCGCAACCATTCCAATAATAATTCCGATGGATTCAATACGTATTCTTTGCTGCATTTCCAAAAAATTATCGGTTCTCTCTCCCGTTTCTTGATGCAATGATTTTAACGCAACCAGTTCCGTTGCCAATTTCTGATTTTTGCATACCGATTGTTGTTGACAATTATAGCTAATGTCGTTCCACAAAGAAGGATCATTGCATGAAGTTTCACTAATAAGAGCCATATTTTCACAGTTTTCAGGAGAGAGACGTAACGGAGATGCGTAATATACAAAATCGGACGGAGAAAAATCCAAGGTAACCTCATTTGAAACAGAAAAAGGATGCACATCTTGTTTTGGAATGACGCTCATTTCTTTTTATAGAGAGATTTACCTTATTTTATTTTGCACCATTTTATTTACACAATACATATCGGACATTAAACATAGCGGTAGGACTATTGCTTTTTTGATAAGATACCTCACCCGGTTTCATAAACACCGCCATTGCCAATGGGTCAAATCGAGAGAAATCGGGCAATTGATTCACGGATGTTAAATTATATCGTTTCACTACTTCATCTACCTCCGTATTCGTTAAAATACGAATCTCCGGATTTAGTTTGTGATGCAATACATTAAATTGAAGTCGTCGAATATTAAAAATCGTGATAAACATGTGCTCATTATCGTATTTATATTCCAAATATTGTTTCATTGTATCATTTGGCGTATTGTTCGGGTCACCTCCGACAATAATTGCCAATGTATCCGACCCCGAAAGAACTGGTTGTTGTGTAATTGGGTCATCGACCTGAAATAAATCTTCAATGATATCGTTCAAATCCTTTTTTGCAAGTTGTTTTATATTTTCGCCTAAATGATAGCGAACATATACCTTTTTTGTATGGTCTTTATTTTCAACCAACATGTCCAATTGCGCGTTTCTATATCGAATATCGATTTCGGTCAAACTCAATCCTTCGTATTCGGATACATCATATCCCTGATATTTTAATAATTCAAGCATGGTATTTCGGGATTTGTAAATTTCTTGGTTGATGGTGGATGACATATATTACTGTATATTACTCTTTTTTATATGGATAATTACTTCAATTTTCCTAGGAAAAAGTATTATAATTTAACACTACACAATGATTATAAAATTTATTATCGATGGGGAGACAGTGACCGAGATAATTCAAAATAAAAATTGATTCTATACATACATTATTTATTTATTATATATACAAAATGGAACTACCTGAAATTTCAATAGAACAAAATATTATTATTCAACAACTATCATTACATAATAATATTGTTGTTGATAGTGTTGCTGGAAGTGGAAAAACCACGTGTAATTTACATATAGCAATGCATTTTAATAATATGAATATTTTACTATTAACATATAATTCAAAATTAAAGTTAGAAACAAGAAAAAAAGCAAAAAAATTAGGTATTACTAATATTGAAGTACATAGTTATCATTCATTTTGTGTAAAGTATTATGATAATCTATGTTTTACGGATACCATAATAAACAAAATAATAAAAAATAAAAAGATACAATTAAAGAATTTTAATTTTGATTTAATTGTTCTAGATGAAGCACAGGATATAACCAGTTTATATTATGAACTTATTTGTAAAATTTATAAAGATAATAAAAATATAAACACAAAAATCTGTATTTTTGGTGATAAAAAACAAAGTATATTTGATTTTAATAAAGCCGACCAAAGATTTATTGAATATGCAACAGAGCTATTTAATTTTAATTCTTATAATTGGATAAGATGTAATTTACCAGTTAGTTTTAGAATTACATATGAAATGTCATTATTTATTAATAAATGTTTATTAAAGGAAGAACGTATTATATCTAATAAAATAACAAATAATAAACCAAGATATATAATATGTGATTGTTTTGGAGATAAATTAGGTACATCTTCAAGAACATTTGAAGAAGTTAAATATTATTTGGACTTAGGTTATAAACCAAATGATATATTTATATTGGCGCCATCTGTTAAAAGTGGAAATTCTCCTGTTAGACAATTAGAAAATAAAATTAAAAGAGAATTACCTAATGTAATGGTATATGTTCCAACTAATGATGATGAAAAATTAGATGAAGAATTATTAGAAGGAAAAATAATATTTTCAACATTTCATCAAACAAAAGGGTTGGAAAGAAAAGTTGTAATTATATTTAATTTTGATAACTCATATTTTGAGTTTTACAAAAAAGATTCTAATCCATGCATTTGTTCTAATGAACTATATGTTGCTACTACGAGAGGAATAGAACACTTAACGTTATTTCATCATTACAATAATGAATATTTACAATTTATAGATAAAATTAATATACCGATATATTGTTATTTTGAAGATACAAAAATGTTTATTAAACCAAAAAAACAACTTCTTAAAAATATTGACACTTCAATTACAGATATTATTAAATTTCTACCTCAAAATATTATAGACGAATGTTTTAATCAATTAGAAATAACACAAATTAGTAAATATATAATAAACAAAATTAATATTCCTTTAAAAATATTAAATGATGAAACTATTGAGTGTGTAAGTGAAATAACCGGAATTGCAATACCAAGTATGTTTGAATTAAAACTAAAAAATAAAATGAGTATTTTTGAATTGTTGATAAAAACTAATTTTGAAAAAAATATTATTAATAATGAAAATAATGAGTGTTTAATTCAAATACACCATAAACCTAAACAAAAAAAATACAATATTAATGATATTAATATACAAAATGTAACACCAGAAGAATTGTTATATTTATCTAATTGTTGGAACACTCATAAAAATGGTTATCTATTTAAGATTTATCAAATTACAAACTACACTTGGTTACAGACACAAAAATTAGATGAATGTATTAATAGATTAACTGAATTAAATATTTCAATAAATTCTTTATTTGAGTATAAATTAACAACTGAAAATGAGGTAGAATTATTAAATCGTAAGTTAATTGGATTTATTGATTGTATTGATAAAGAAAATAATATTGTATATGAATTTAAGTGCGTTCAAAAATTAGAAAAGGAACATTATTTACAATTAGCATTATATATGTATATGTATGAGTTAGAAAAAATAAAATATATAAAATACATTACCGATGAGTTTAATAAAAATACCAATATATTAGTAAATGATTCAATTGCGGACTTATTACCTATAAAAGAACAAATAATTAAAAATATATACATTAATGAGAAAAAAATATTAGATTATAAAAATAATGTAATTTATTGTAAAAAAAGCGAATACTCTGTTGGTGATATAATTAAATATAAATTATTTAATGAAGAAATCGGCACAATAGTTAAAATATATAAAAATGACAAAATAAAAGTAAAAAATAGCAATAATAAAAATATTAATATACAAAAAATATTTATATTATCTGTAAAACAATATATTGATATTGATGATAAAACAAAAAATGATGATATTGAAAATTTGCATAGATTAAATAATGAACTAATCGATATCAATAATTTAATAGATGAAAAAAAACAACAAGAATTAATAAGATTAACTGAAAAATTAGAATATGAAATAAAATTACACAATAAAGAAACCGAGTATATATTATTTAATATTTTAACAAATGAATATATAAATATAAAATGTGAATTTAAAAAATTAAAAAAAATGATTGAATACCTAATATATTCAAAATATATAAATGATAAACCTATAACAAATGAAGATTTCATAAAAAATAATAAACATATTTATAAATTATATTATGAACATAATCAATTATCAAATATCAGTAAAACTGATTCCGTATTTGGCATGTCTCTTGAAAATAATCCACCAAATATACAAACATTACATTGTATGAATTCTATCAATAATATTCAACCCAATTTACAAACATTACATTGTATGAATTCTATCAATAATATTCAACCCAATTTACAAACATTACATTGTATGAATTCTATCAATAATATTCAACCCAATTTACAAACATTACAATGCTGGGATAATAAACTCGCTATCTAAAAAACCATAATAAAAATAAAAATTAATAAATATAATGATGTCTAACCAGAAAATTGCATATTTTTTAATTCATGGAGGCGACTCTCAACGACGGTCCATAATGGAGGAAGAATTTCGCCGTTGGAATTTCCCCCACGTTCAATGGATAACTGGAAATAATGCGGGCGAATTATCCGAGGAACTTATTGACCGTATTGTAATGCAATCTCCCTCTCTAACAAACGGTATTCCCGTGAATCCTTCACGTATGTTATTGCGAAAAGGTCTTATTTCATGCACATATAAACACTATTTGGCTCTTCAACAAATTTCGAACGACCTGACAAATGACTACGGAGTTATTATGGAAGACAATATTGTATTTACCGACCATATTGCGCATCTTGTTCCTATTTATATAAATCAATTAAACGCCGTATATGGACAAGGTCAATGGGATATTGCATTTAATTTTTGGACACCACATCCGTGGTCACAATATAGAGAACAACCAATTCAACCACATTTACTTGTATATCCAAAATCCAATGAATTGAATCCACTTGGACCTCACGGTGGAACAAAATCTGCGAATTTTTATATGATAACAAGGGAATGTGCCAAACAATTGGTCGCGCATTATATACCGTTTAACAATGCGCCCGATTGGTGGATGAATGATATGTTTCGAAAAATAGGAATTCGCAGTTTCTGGGTAGAACCTGCCAATGTTCGGTTTCAAGATGGACACATATCGACCACTATTTTTGGATAAATCCTTATCGGATAAAGAAAGATAAATCCTTATTATTCTGGTAAATCCGTAAATATTTCAACGGCTCGATTTGAATCTGGCACAACCGGCAATCCTGTAATTACCTGATAAAAATCCGACATTGTATGTGACATATGTGTCAACACATAGGCGCCAACAAACGATGATATAAATATCATAATTACATCACGAACAAAAAATTTCAATGGCGGAATACGCTTTTCAATATATCGCATTTCGATGAATTTCATGATACAAAACAACAATGTTATGATAACGGCGATAAACAATACTTTTTCCATATACTATACATTTTGTAAAAACGTCCGTTTTATTACGCATAGTATTTCTTATAGTATTTCTTGAACCCCCAATAAAGGAATATCATCAGAAACGGGAGTTTCATCTAAATCCAAGAAATTCAACGCCGAAATATCTAACGATTCATCCGAAATAGTGAGTATGTCCGAATCGTCGGACGTATTATTATTTTCATCTAATTCACGTTGAATTGCGCGAGATGCTTCAATCTCTTGAAGTCTCTCCAATGTTTTGGGAGCTTTGACCAATTGTTCGTTTTTATGTTCGTCCATGACCGAATCATACTCGTTAAAGGTTAATCGGGATACAACTTTTTCATTGTCCAAATTCGTAATACTGGGAACTATTTCGGGAGATTTATTTTCTTTGTCTTTATTGTCGTCTTTGTCTGATTTATTATCGTCGTCTTTTTCCTTATTATCGTCGTCTTTTTCCTTGTTACTGTTATCTTTTTCCTTGCTGTCTTCTTCTATTTTCTCAATAGTTATCTCTTCCTCTTCTTCAACAGATTCATCCATATATGCTCGAATAATAGCTTCTGTTGGAATACTATCTCTAATGGCGATTAAAATACACTCTTGGACAAGAAGTTCAAATTGACGTTTGTTACGTTGTTTTTGTAACGCATCCACGTTTATTTCAAATAAATACACATTTGTATATAATTTTTTGTAAATATGTATAAATATTTTATGTAGAAATGTATCTAACTTGGGGATAGAAATATCAATCTTTTTTTGTTTATTGCCAACTCGAATACATGTAAGTGCTTTTAATTGAATAATATGAACACAACTGATTAAATCTTCTAAATAATTGCATCCACTTTTTTCAATAATATGTTTTCGTTCTTCCTCTACAATCACCGAGTTCCATTTTGGGATTCGCGAGAGGAGAGTTTGAAATACCATTAAATATTTGGATTCTTCTTTTGTTTTGACGGCACTTTTCCACGCTTCATTAAAAATAGATGTGATAGAGTCTTGGATAAGAGGAGACAGAATACCGATTAATCTCGCACACCATTCATTTCTGGATTCTTGTAAATGTGACATGTCGAAATCATCCATAGTATAATAATAGTATATTATCCCGTTTTTTATGTGTATTTTTAACACAAAAAAAATATTGAATGCTTATACAATAATAAAGGGCTTGTATAATCGCCTACGACAGTTCGTCCCCACTTAAGCACTTGGCTCGATTATTTGCGAGCCGTCGAATTTTAATTGTTATTTCACAACCTTGAGTTACTTTATCATTTACGTAAGGTTGTATATAATTTAGGTAAGATTCTAACGATAACATAACCGGTATTAATAATAATCCCAGCAAACAGAAATAGATGACTTCCGTATCAGCTAAACGGGTTGTTGTTATTTGTGTAATGTCATAAATATAAAATATATCATTTTTTACACGTGAAGTAATATAGTTACGAATTATATCTTTTTCCGGTTTTAAGTTCAACATATTGAGATTCCATATTGACGAATTATCAACAAGTAATGCTACGGTTTTAACTGAATATATGTTTGCATTAAGTTGAGAAATAATATCGTTTATGTTTGTTCTGTCTATATAAGAGTGCAGTGATAACATTTGATGCGCTTGTGGAAGCATTTGTGATAACATATACAATTATATCTTTAATCTTTATAACGGTTTTATAGTTTGGTATTTTATTTTAATAGTGGACAACATTCGTTTTCCAAATTTTCAATGCGTTTGATTTCATTGTATTTTTCAATTGTTTTTACGGAAAGTGTAAATCCATGTATTTCCTTGCATGTTGTGTAAATGGGATTGTTTTCACAATATAATTCTCGTAAAGTTGGAGGAAGATTGTTAAGAGAAGTGAGTTGATTGTTTGCACAATATAATGATTGTAAAGTTGGAGGAAGATTGTTAAGAGAAGTGAGTAGATTATATGCACAATCTAATATTTGTAAATCAGGAGGAAGATTGAGAGAAATAATTTCATTATTTGACAAATTTTGTAAATCTTCTTGTAAATCTAAATCGGAAGGACGTAGAATCAAATTACCTTGCCTTGTGAGAAAATAAAATTGTAGTATTGGACTGTTTGAACAGCATAATTTTTTTAGAGAAAGAGGAAGATTGTTTAAAGAAGTGAGTTTATTATGTGAACAATGTAATGATTGTAAATTGGGAGGAAGATTGTCGAGAGAAGTGATTTGATTATTAAAACAAAATAATTTTTGTAAAGTGGGAGGAAGATTGTTCAGAGAAGTAAGTTTATTGTTTGAACAATATAATATTTCTAGAGTGGGAGGAAGATTGTTTAGAGAGGACTCCTCTAATCGGTCGTTACGAAAGCCGAGCCTTGTGAGTTGATTGTTTTCACAATATAATGATTGTAGATTGGGAGGAAGATTGTCAAGAGAAGTCAGTTGATTGTCTGAACACCATACCAGTTGTAACTTGGAAGGAAGATTATTTAGAGAAGTGAGTTGATTGTTTGAACAATGTAATATTTCTAGAGTGAGAGGAAGATAATCAAGAGAAGTAAGCTTATTGTTTTGACAATATAATGTTTGTAAATTAGAAGCTCCACAGAACCTCGAGATTTGATTCTTTTCACAATTTAATGTTTGTAGATTGGGAGGAAGATTGTCAAGAGAAGTCAGTTGATTGTTAGGACAATACAATTTTTGTAAATTGTGAGGAAGATTGTCAAGAGAAGTCAGTTGATTATGAGAACACCATAATTCTTGTAAATTGGGAGGAAGATTGTCGATAGAAGTGAGTTGATTCTCTCCACACCATAATGTTTGTAAATTGGGAGGAAGATTGTTTAGAGAAGTGAGTTGATTGCCACAACAACGCAATGTTTGTAAATTTGTGTACAAAGATAAATCCGGTAAAACTTGTAAGCCTCGATACGATAAATTCAATTCTTGTTGGTCGGTGTGCTCCATTTTTGTTCGTTTATGAAAAAATAAACAAAATAAATATCAATTTTACATACTCTATTTTTATAACAAACCAAATACAATATGTTTATTTCAGTAGCGGACAACATGCTTTTTCCAAATTTTCTATTTGTTTTATTTCATTGTATTTTTCGATAGTTTCTATAGAAAGTTCAAAACCATGTATTTTCTCGCATGTTGTGTAAATTGGATTTTTTTCACACTGTAATTGCAGTAAAGTAAGAGGTAAAATATCGAGAGAAATCAGTAGATTATTTTCACAATATAATGTTTGTAAATTGGAAGGAAGATTGTTGAGAGAAGTTAGTTGATTGTTTGAACACCATAATATTTGTAACTCTGGAGGAATATCTCCAAGTGAAGTAAGTTGATTATTTTTACATTCTAATTCTTTTAACGTAATAGGAAGATGGTCAAGAAAAGCCAGTTGATTATGTGAACAATGTAATTCTTGTAAATCGGGAGGAAGTTTATTAAGAGAAGTCAGTTGATTATCTACGCAATATAATTCTCGTAAATTGGGAGGAAGATTGTCAAGAGAAGTCAGTTGATTATTTGCACAATATAACTCTTGTAAAGTGGGAGGAAGTTTATTAAGAGAAGTCAGTTGATTATCTACGCAATATAATTCTCGTAAATTGGGAGGAAGATTGTCAAGAGAAGTCAGTTGATTATTTGCACAATATAACTCTTGTAAAGTGGGAGGAAGTTTATTAAGAGAAGTCAGTTGATTATCTACGCAATTTAATGTTTGTAAAGTGGGAGGAAGATTGTCCAGAGAAGTGAGTTGATTATTTTCACATTCTAATAGTCGTAGATTTAGAGGAAGATTGTTCAGAGAGGTTAGTTGATTAATTGAACATTCTAATTCTCGTAGGTTGGGAGGAAGATTATCAAGAGAAGTAATTTTATTATGCATACAATATAATATTTGTAAAGTGGGAGGAAGATTGTCAAGAGAAGTCAGTTTATTATAGCAACAATTTAATATTTGTAGATTTGTGTATAAAGATAAATCCGGCAAAACAGTCAATTTTTTTTGGGATAAATTCAATTCTGTTACAGAATAATCTACCGTTTTTGTTTTCTTGGTTTTAATCGAATTTGGTTTCATCATTTTATTAAGTTTACTAATTAAGTTTACTAATGTTTAATTAAAAAAAGATTTTCAATTTTTTTATATTCTTTTGGTTAAACCTATAATCAAATTGGATGCACTCTTGGTTTTGCTCCCAAATAATAGTCCAAAATAGTGGATTGGTGTGATATTTTTTTAGGTATCTTTTTTGCTTGGGACGGAGTAACATGAGTTCGAATAATATACGGTATAGTTGTCTGAGTAAGAGCTTCTATCTTTTGCAGTTGTATTTGAGTTTCTTTTTTATTTTGTTCCTTTTTTTCTTGGATTCGTTTTTGTTCTATTTTTCGTGCTAAGTTCTGTTCTAATTCCAATTTTCGATGTTGTTCCAAGTCATCTCGATTTTTCTGTCTCTGTTCCTCGGTTGTTTCAAAACACATATCGTGCTGGTAGTCCAACACTTCACCAAATGCATCATTAAAATAATACATTACATTATACACATCATCCATTATATAATCATAACGATCATCCCAATATTCGCCCTCATATATATCTCCATTTGGAGATACAACTATTCCAAATGAACCATCCACTTTATATGTATACACATTCCCATTTGCGTATGTGATTGTTCCATTTATTTTTTTAGGTTTGTAATAATTATAATTCTCATGATTATTATAGTAATGTGACCATGTGTATTCTTGCGTAACGGGAATATGACCGTCAAGAACAGTTCTTTTATTATCTCCAAATACAATTTTACCACAATGTATAATTTCCGTATTCATTTGCTCTGCGTGTGTTTCACCTTCATAGATTAGATTTAGACGCGATATGCACGTTATTTTTTCATGACCGCCTAATATACCGTCAATAAATTGACCTTCATATGTATCTCCGTTTTTATTCGTAAAGATAAATGGACCTTCCAACCTATCATTCACAAATTCTCCGCGAAATGTAGAACCGGAATCAAGCGTTATTTGCCCGAAACCGTGTCTATTCTCTCCCTCTTTATTTCCAGTATATGTATAAAACATTTTCAATTGTGTTTGTTTGTTATTTGTTATAAAAATCAAAAAAATAATTTTTCAATTTTTATTTTGGAACTATATGTAGTCCATGTAAAATTGATTTTTTATTTTTATAACAAACACGATAAACCAACAAAAATGGAAACTCCAGCTACTTTACGAATTGATATTTCAGATATATCGGAGTTTGTAAAAAATTCTCCCTCCCTATACGAAAATATACGTATTTTATACATATCTGGTACTAGTTTTAAAAGTTTTGATTTGGTAAAACTTCCTCTCAATTTAACGGAATTATATATGTCAAACGTTCATATTCAAGGTTTTTCAGAAGTATGCCTTCCTCCTCATTTACAAATATTTGATTGTTCAAATCTTTACATTGCAAAAATTCCTTCACTTCCTTCCACATTACAAACATTCATTTGTAACAATAATTATATTACTTCTCTAAACAATCTTCCCCCGAATTTACAAACATTAAAATGCAACCATAATTATATGACTTCTCTCGATAATCTTCCTCTGAATCTACAAACATTATATTGTTCAAACAATCAGCTTACTTCTCTCGACAATCTTCCTCCCACTTTACAAACATTACATTGTTATAGAAATCAACTGACTTCTCTCGACAATCTTCCTCCCACTTTACAAACATTACATTGTGCCCAGAATCAACTCGCAAGGCTCGGCTTTCGAGGGAGTGATAACGACCGATTAGAGTCCGCCTTTGGCACTTCTCTAAACAATCTGCCATCCACTTTACAAGAATTAAATTGTTCGTATAATAAAATTACAACGCTTCCTAAGCTTCCTCCTCTTTTACAAACATTATATTGTTCGTATAATAAAATTACAACGCTTCCTAAGCTTCCTCCTCTTTTACAAACATTATATTGTTCGCGCAATCTACTTGGCAATGACAAATACATGCTTTATAATTCATATAACTTAAAATCATGCAACTTAAAATTATTCAATTGTTCCGACAATCAACTAACGGAACTACCAGAACTTCCTCTCACGTTAATAAAATTACATTGTGCCCGTAATAAACTAACTACACTTACAAATCTTCCAAATACATTGGAAAAAATAGATTGTTCTCATAATCGGATTGACAATATCCAACAATTTCCTTCCCATTTACAAATATTTTATGGTGCATACAATCAACTTACCCATATTCCAGAACTACCTCTTTGTATAATAGAAATATATTGTGGAAATAATTGTCTTATAGAACTTCCCGAACTTCCGGATACATTAACAATATTAAGCTGTGAGTACAATAAAATAGATATTCTTCCCTATCTTCCAACTTCATTGAAAACATTGTGGTGTGGGTCAAATTTACTTACATATCTATCTGATTTACCTCCACAATTAACTTATATAGTATGTTCAAAAAATAAACTAACTTACCTACCTACTTTACCAAACACATTAAGAAAATTATATTGCGAACATAATTCTCTTACACGCCTCCCCGAATTTCCCAAAACATTAATTAGTTTAGATTGCTCTGATAATCATATTATGGTAATGCCAACAAAACCAAATGCAATGTGTTGTATAGATTGTAACAATAATCCGTGTAGTAGTATCGTTCATTTTGCTTATGAAATGAAACGTAAATATTGGGGAAGTGCCAAATAAATGAATAAAATTATGATTTATGTGAAGAAATTAGTATGTTCCAAGATATATTCGTCTTCATCGTCCGATTCTTTTTCTTCTTTTCTCTCACATTTCGACATACAATCTACGATGGACAATCCTGTATGAATTTGGTAATTGTTTTTTTTATAATATGCTTTACGTTTTTTCCATTGATTTACAAAGGTTCCGTGTGTATCAATAATATCAACTACCATCGGTCTTGCACGTTTTTCTCTTAAAATACGTCCCACACACTGCACAATATCCGTTTTCGGTGTGGCGAACACCATCGTCGCCAATGTTTTTATATCCAATCCTTCACTTGCCATCATATATGACCCCAAAATAATCTGTTTTGTTTCGCTCTCCTTTAATTCAGGCTCTTTCATTCCTCCCTTGTAGTATCCGACCGAGATAGACCCATCTTCATTTGGACCAAATCCGAGAGGATGTTTTTTTATTGGTTTTTCTTCTGCTTCTTTTTCTTCGGCTTCTTTTTCTTCGGCTTCTTTTTCTTCGATAGCTAATTTCTTCTTTACTTTTTTTTCGATTTGTTTGGATTTTTTTTCAATGGGTTTCTTTTTTTCAACGGATTTCTTTTTTTCAACGATTGGTTGTGGAAATGCTTCATACAGAAATGTCAAAAGAGATATATTATGAGCCAAAACAATAATTTGTGCATGTGGCGACTCTTTTATTAAATCGTGCAATATTTGAACAATAAACATAGATCTCGGCACAAAATCACATATCTTTGAAATCATCGTGGAATATTTTATATTTCCCCGAATATCGTATTCACATGTATTGAAGTCTTTATCCGAATGTTTAAATTCCACTCCTCGAACCAATACAGAATTATCCGCTTCACGTTTAATGGAGCAAACGGTTGGTCCGAGAAACATATGAATAAGTGATGTGAGTCCATCTTTTCTCTCCAAGGTTGCCGTAACTCCCAAAATATATTTGGGAGATAGTTTCAACAATGTTTTTGAAAATTCTTCACTCCCAATACGATGAACTTCATCCACGATTAAAAGCCCGAATTCTTGAAAGGCGGGTTCTCCCAATCCCCGTTTATAGAGAGTCTGAACCATTCCAATCACAATATCTTTACCTTCTACGTCAAATGTGTCTCCCTGAATACGACCAAATGTCGCATTTGGCAAGAATTTTTTCCCCTGTTCTATCCACTGATTTGCCAAAAAATCTTTATGAACAATAATAAGAGTTTTCTTTTTTAAAAGGGAAATTAAATACAATGACATTCCTGTCTTTCCCGCGCCACAATATACTTCCAAAATACCTCCTCCTCCACCACCTTCTTCAACATGGTCTGTGCAAATTGCCTGCACATAGGATTGCACGATAGGAATCTGATAATCACGTAATGCGTATTCAGGAGAGAATGCAACCGAAATATCGGTTCCATCACATATCGTGGTTGCATCTGGAAATCCGTATCGCTGAATTCCGAAAAATCTTGGAATATAGGTATATTGTCCAATGGTTTGAAGAACAGAAAAACCTTCTTCTATCGGAGGACCAAATGTTACACCGCCGGCTTTCACGGGAATAAGAAACAATTCTTTTTCTAAAAAGGCAATTTCATCGGGGGTTAAGACCGATGTTGCAATTCCGTATCCATTTTTTCCCAAAAAGGAGTTTTCTTGAATACGGGTTTTGTATTCATCGGTTAGGACGGTCGGTGTAATAGTTTGTTTTTGAGATGTGAAAGTTTGTTTTTGAGATGTGAAAGTTTGTTTTTGAGGAACAATAGTTTGTTTTTGAGGAACAATAGTTTGTTTTTGAGAGGCGACAGTTTTTCTATTTAATTGTTTTTGTTGATATAAAAATAAGCCATTGGGTTTCGAGGATGCCATTTAATTATGTGCATAAATTATATACATAATTTGTTTCAATTTTATTTCTGTGTGAGGTAAAAAACAACGAGGTAAAAAAACGAACGAGTAGTGAAATAAAGAGAGATGGTTAAAAAAGCAATTAGATGGAAGATGCTCCAACAACCTTGTCATACACGGGTTTAAATGTTGAAGGTTCGTAAAATACAGGGCGCGATATATCTACCGGAGAACGTAATGCGACCATTTCTTCTTCGAGTGTAACCATTTTGGGAGGATTCATCATTATCATTTCTGCATCTTTTACGTTTTGTGATGGAACATACTCTATTATTGGAACGCGGTCGGTTTCTTGAGCGGAACGACGCAATAGTTCATAGGATACAATAATAAATAATACTCCTAAAATGGGGTGTGTATTGAAAAAAAGATAAACAGTTACAGCAAACATTGCTACTACAGAAAAAGGCGAATCAATGTAAAAGGCAATATTTTGTGAAATATGAAATGGCAATACGATAAAAAGGGCAAAAATGGCTAAAACGGACAGTTCTATGGTCGACAATCCAGATAAACCAATTTTACTTATACATTTTTTGATAAACTCCATTATATTATTTATTGACATATTATTATCTTTGTCAGTAACTTTGTCAGTAACTTTGTCAGTAAAATGGCATAAAAAAATAATATGCAACATATAAATGTCCGAACACAGTATTGAAGATTCTTTATTATATCGAAAAACACAGACATCTCAAAAACCACAGACATCTCAAAAACTACAAACCGACGATAAAATACGTCAATATATTCAAAAGAACCGACCGAGCATTGTTCTTTTAACTCCATGTTACGGGGGAACATGTTTGGTATCCTATGTGCATTCTCTTATACAAACCGTAGATATAATGCGCAAATATGAAGTGCCTTTTTCTATTGAATTTTGTAAAAATGATAGTCTCGTAAGTCGCGCACGAAACAATTTAATTGCGAAAGCTATGTCGAATACGAGCTCAACACATATTATGTTTATTGATAGTGATATTACATGGAATCCAATGGATGTATTAAAACTAATGGCGGATGACAAACCTATTATCGGCGGAATATATCCGTTGAAACATTATAATTGGAATAAACTGTTAATAAATCCAGTTTCGTCCATGTTGACGAAAAAACGTGGAGGAGAACTGAATCATATTATTAGTGACGAAGAGTACATCCGGCATCAATTAGTGAATTATAATTTAAATTTATTGGGTCCCAAACTAACGATTGAAAATAATGTAACACAAGTAAAACATTTGGCTACTGGTTTTATGATGATTCAACGACACGTATTGGAAACCATGTATAAGGCATTTCCATCAACAAAATACAGAGACGATGTTGGATTTTTAACGGAAGCGGAAAATGAATATGCGTATGCGTTGTTTGACTGTGGTGTAGAGGAGGGTCATTATTTATCAGAGGATTGGCTGTTTTGCAATCGATGGAAAAATATGGGAGGTGATATTTGGGCAGATATATCGATACGATTAAATCATACTGGATTGGAAGAATATACGGGGTTTTTATTATCTACCTTGCTATAGTTATACTTTGGACCTTTTGTTAAGAACTACTTTTTGATAATAGTCCGAACATAATTCCAAATTAAAAATAACCGAATCCAGTTCATATGCGTATTCAATAGAGGATTTTGAATATTGTGAATTTACATGTTCAAAATGCACATGTAAGTGAAAAGTTGATGGTAAATAATGAAAATACATTTTAATATATGTCTCATCCACGTCAAATACATTTTTGCATACACGAAGTCCTTCCTCTCGTATATGTTTTAATAATGGAACGTCTTTGCCGGTTAATGACCGAATAGTTCGTAATGATTTGTCGGTTGGTATTCCTAATATATGTAAATTTTTAATATTTCCCGTTTCTTTATTCCATAAATAGGTAGGAATAATAATAATATCATCATTCGAAAATAATATTTGGTCTTGTTCGGCGATTTTATCGATAATATTATAAATCCATGTATCCTTTCTTTCTTTGGTTTCTTGTTCTTCGGTTTCTTGTTCTTCGGCGGTCTTTTTCATTTCCTCCATATATTCTTCGTATGTCTCTCGATATATTTTATTGTCATAGGTAGGCAGAGAGGTTATATCATTACACACAATTAATTCTCCTTCATACACGGCAGTTGCCGAATATTTTGAAAATATATCATTTTCCATGTTCTTTTCAATTATATGTATATCCTTCAATTTATTCGGATTAAAATCATATTTTTTATTATCTATTGTAACCGAGTTCATTACAATAAATATATTTTTTTATTTATATAGTAATACGTTTTTTATTTATGTATGGGTCATCATGAACACTCGCAATAATTCCATCGACGGATGTTTTATTTTCATCTTGAATATTTGTAATTACATTTACTGATGGCTGCGATGATAAAGAAAGTTCTTTTGTATTTTGAAACGGAGTTTTATATGTATGTTTTTGTTGTAATGCATCCATCTGAATATACATATTTGTTTGTTCTTTGTTTTGTTCTTTGCCTTGTTGTCCTTCATTTATATTTGTGTTTATGGTTGTGTGTTTATAACGCGGGTCTTTTTTAAATGGGTCATCCTTTATACTTGCTAACGTGCTATCTATATTTGGATATGGCGTATGTTCGATTGTATTATGAACTGTAATAGATGGTATATCTTTGGTTGCCATAAATGGACGATATGTATTTTCTTGACGGTCCAGTGATACTTGCACGGTTGGAAACAAAATAGGAGGTTTTGGTGGTATTTCGTTATTTTGTAGAGGTTTTTGTGTTTTTATTTTTAATTCTGGTTCTTTTTTTTGTTCTTTTTCTTCTTCTTCTTCTGATTCTTCTGGTTCTTCTTCTTCCGATTGTTCTTCTTCTTCCGATTGTTCTTCTTCTTCCGATTGTTCTTCTTCTTCCGATTGTTCTTTTTGTTCTTTTTGTTCTTCTGGTTCTTCTTCTTCTTCTTCTTCTGGTTCTTTTTGTTCTTCTTCTTGTTCTTCCGGTTGTTCTTCTTTGGGTTCTAATGGTTTTAAAAAATGGTACAATCCGAGAACTCCCGCAATATATTCAAATATATGTTTATTATCCATTATTTATATATAAACAACACTTAATAACAATACAAATAATGTCTTATATTATTTCAACCATTTGTTTTGGAAAATATACACAAATTGAACCAATATGGGCTTCTCGTGTACGAAATACATGTCCAACATCACATATATCGATATATAAAGAATCTTCATCACGTGTGCCATTTTCTCCTACATCCTATGCGTGGTGGGACCCATTACGTCTTCAACATAATTTACAACTAATAAAAAAACATATGATTCCAATTGCGCATTGTGATATGGATATTATTATTGAAAAAGATATATCTTCATTAATCCACTTACCATATGATATACTTTTTTCTACTGAAATCGGTGGCAACAAAGCATTTCCTTCCGAATGTAGCCGAAAAATAGGATTCGGAATTTGTTCGGGGTTTTACGCTTTAAAATCGACAAGTTCCGCTATTGCATTTATGGAAGATATGTTGGTGCGTATGATGTCAAAAAAATACGGGTCATTTAGTGATCAGGAAACTATCATGAACGTGCTCGCAGGTAATCAGAACGAGTATCGTATTTCGGTTGAAAAAACAGATATTCAATTAGACGGTCACGTATTTTCAAACAATTGGGTATTTCATATTACATCTATTATCAGTAATAAAACATGCACTCTTTGTGTATTGGATTTCGATATTATTACAAGAGACCCGATTTGTATGAATAAACAATATATGAACCATATTAATATTGATAATGTGGGAGGAATTGCACAATTTCTACGATTTTTTAAAGAACCCATGTGCAACCTCCCAAAAACATGTCGATGTGGTAAATTGGGAGATACATCCGTTTGTAATCACACGGCACCGAGCCTTGCATAGTTCCTTTTATTTCAGTAGAGGACAACATTCTTTTTCCAAATTTTCAACTTGTTTCCTTTCATTTTCAATCATTTCGTTTTTGGTAAATTTACACCCTCCGCCTGTGTGTGGTTTGTCATTTAATGTTTGTAAAGTTGGAGGAAGATTGTCAAGAGAAGCCAAATAATTCTGTTCGCAATTTAATTCTTGTAAAGTAGGAGGAAGATTATCGAGTGACGTCAGTTGGTTATTTCGACAATGTAATGTTTGTAAAGTATAAGGAAGATTGTTTAGAGACGTACCAAAGGCGGACTCTGTTTTCGTCAGTCGTTGCGCTCCCTCCTCAACCAGAGTCCATCGGTCGTTATCACTCCCTCGACAATATAATTCTCGCAAATTGAGCGGAAGATTGTCAAGAGAAGTCAGTAGATTATGGTAACAATATAATTCTCGTAAATCGGGAGGAAGAATGTCGAGACTTGTGAGTTGATTATTATTACAATGTAATATTCGTAGATTTGTGTATAAAGATAAATCCGGTAAAACTGTCAAATTCAGATTCGACAAATTCAATTCGTTTACAGTATAATCGGTCATTTTATTCGTTTGTTTAGTTTACAAAAATAAACTAAAAAAAGATTTTCAATTTTATTGCCAAATGAAGAACAGCTTAGGTAAAAATACATTCTGTGGGGTTCGAACCCACGCGTTTTAATAACACCGAGACTTAAGCCCGGCACCTTAGACCACTCGGACAAGAATGCATCAACACCAAAGTAAATTTTATTTAATATAAGTCCGAGAATTGAATAAAAAGGAATCGGCAAAGAGAACATCGTTCATTGTGTATAAAATTGATATTATTTTTAAACAAAACACGAATAAAATGACTGATTATACCGTAACCCTACTGGATTTATCAGGACAAAACTTAACTGTTTTACCGAATTTATCTCTATACACAAATCTACGGTCATTACAATGTAAAAATAATAAATTGACTTCACTAAACAATCTTCCTCCCACTTTACAAGAATTACAATGTCAAAGTAATCAACTAACTTCTCTTGACCATCTTCCTCCCAATTTACAAGAATTATATTGTGGAAATAATAAACTCACATCTCTAAACAATCTTCCTTCAACTTTACAAATATTATATTGTCATAATAATCTACTGACTTCTCTTAACAATCTTCCTCCCACTATACAAAAATTAGATTGTGAAAATAATAAATTAATGTCTCTCGAAAATCTTCCTCCGAATCTACAAGAATTACAATGTCAA